TCAAGCTCAAGCTCGTCAAGCTCAAGCTCGTCAAGCTCAAGCTCGTCAAGCTCAAGCTCGTCAAGCTCAAGCTCGTCAAGCTCAAGCTCGTCAAGCTCAAGCTCGTCAAGCTCAAGCTCGTCAAGCTCTTCTTCGTCCTCAAGCTCAAGCTCAAGTTCTTCGTCTTCTGATTGCACCTTGCCTAGTATGATTAGTGATAGTACCGCATATGGTACACAGGGTGTGCCGTTTAGCTTCTTCTTGGTATTCTCACCGGGTCCTATTACTTCTTATTCATACTCACCAATGCCACCGGGTCTTTCCTTGAATAGCTCTACCGGTGAAATCTCTGGTACACCATCAGCTACGACAGTAAGTGCTGGTCTTGCGAGTGCGAATAATAGTTGTGGTAACGGTTATGACGGACTTACCATTATTATTAGTGGTGGATCCTAACAACTAATCGCAGCAGTTTACTTCACACTGATATTTGATCATCGGAACACCGCTGAGCAGTCCGCGATTGTTGAACAGTTTGATCCAACCAGAAAGCTGTTCGGTATTCACACGAACGCCAGCAATGGCAATTTCGCTGAGCAGCGAGTTGGTGAGGAAGAGTTCACCGCACTGCCCCTGAACATGCAGGGCATAGTCCGCATTCTCGAATGAGCAGCGATCGATACAGACGCTGTGGTGAACGGCATCGGTAACGGTGATCAGTGCGGGATTGTTGACTGCGCTGCCAAGCGTCAAACGACGGTAGAGACCGCCGTAATGAATGTTCAGCAATGGCTGACCGTTGATGGCTTTGGTGAAGTTGATGCGATCGAGCAGGCAGCCGATGCGCTCGAAGTATTGACGGCTCAGACTGCTTGGAGGGTAAGCGGTGGTCTCTTTGTAAGAAACCAGACTGTACTCGATGTCCAGACATGGAATGCAGTTCGTGATGCTCGCCGGCTTGTTGGTTTCCACGTTTCCAAGACGAGCACGATCAACGATGAGCGACATGCGATTCAGCGTGGTATCGAGACCGTCAGCGGTATTGGCAGCAGTGAGTTCGTTGCCGCTCATCTCGATATCGAGAGGAACACCCTGAATCTTCTTGAGCGTTACTTGACCATTACCACACAGTAAGAGTTTGCCGTAGCCTTCGGTGACGATGCCGTTGAATTCAACGTCATTTTCCGGCGAGCGGAAGAAGATACCCTGTGCCGCAATGGTGACACCGGCGAAGTAGAATTTGCACTGACCAACCGCACTGAAGTAGAGGAAGTATTGGCTGGTCATCACCAGACGAGCCTGCAACCACCCCTGATCGCTGGTGGTGATGGTGATAACGCTGTTCACCTGACGCAGGATGCTCAGGAAGATGTTCGCCACTTCATGATCACCGGGTCCGAGTAAAATGCGGTAATTCTCGGTATCCGAAACGATGTAGTTGTTGAAATCGGAGACGATCTGAAGCAGACACAGATTCAGTGTCGGGAAATCACCAGAGCCATCGACGTTGATGTGGTAGGTGATCATGGGTAGCTCAGCGGATTGTCTTTGAGGAGGCCGTTCTTATCGCATGGGCCACACCACGTGCGCAGTTGGAACTTGGCTCCCGCCTCGTTGTAAACCATCAGGTTCGACCAACCGTCTTCACCGGCCTGACTATGCACGTGCTGGATGAACACTGGCAGCGATGGATCGCAAGTCTCCATACCCAGTGGTTCGAGGCAGAAGAGGAAGCGAGCGCAGCATGGGCCACCGATCACGTTATTGATGGCGTAGCTGTTGAGGTCGGTGTACTTGGTGACGTTGGCGTAGACATCCGGATTCGTCGGATCAGCCAGACGAGAGTGGAGATCTTGACCGAGCTTCTGCCACTCGCTGAGCGTCATGTACTCTGGCATTCCAAATGGACCACTGATCCAGTGGACAACCGGCTGTGAAGCGAGTTGATAGAAGACGTTGTAGTCAGAGTAGACGTGGTTGAGGTCGATCTGACCGACGATGGTGATCGGTACTTCATAGTTCTCGACGACAACGGGAACCACCGCTGGAATCGTCACGAGAGCGCCGGCAGCGACCATCGACGAAGGGTTGAGGAACACCAGACGCTCAAGTGCGATGTCGGCGAGTTCCTTTTTCGAGTTGGCGAAACGGAACAGTGAGAAACGACCGAGCCATTCATAACCGCCTGCGGCAGCATTGGCGAAGGTCATCGGAGTTTCAGTGTTGAGACCGGAGTTGATGTTGGCGAGATCGGTCGTGGCCAGGACAGAATCGAAGTAGACCTTCAAACCGTCAGCAGCCAGAACGATTCCGATGTGATGCCAGCCGAGATCACCAAGTGCTGGAACCAGGGTGTCTGTTACGAGAGCCCCGTTGACGACACGAAGCGTGAGTGGACCGAAACTGTCTTGGCTGATCAGTACCTGAAATTTCTGTGGGCTGGTCAGATCAATCGACGAAATCAACGCAGAGAAACCGGAACCAGGGTTGGCTGCATGTTTGATCCAACCAGTGATGGAGAACGAGTCCTCCATGCGTACCTGTGGGAAGTTGATCTTGGTCGCAATTGTGATCTTGCCGCATGGCAGACCGTTGAGTCCAGCCTCTTCGGTAACTGCTCCCAGGATGATCACGCCATCGTTGTTGGCGGGGGTCAGGTCATGAACGTAGGAGCCATCAACTTCGCCGAGAGTAACGATGTCTTCATCGATCGCCCAGGTAGCACTTGGTTCGGGCTGGGCGGGGTCACTTTGGGTACGACCGCAGTACAGGTAGATCAGGGTGTCTGCTACGCTGCTGATGACTGGGATCTTCACCCATACCATCAGGTGACCGGTGACCGGATCGTAGACTTGGACCTTGCAGGGGATGTGGTCGATCTGATTGGAGTCGGTGAAGGCGATATCACTGCCATCACTGTTGACGACGTTGCCGCCATTGGCGATCGTCCGTAGACCGGCGTCGGTGATATCCACCAAGATGACGTAGTTGGTGCGATCAACTAAGAAATTCACCGAATCGATGGTGATCGGCATACGGTGGGTGTAGCCACCGAGCAGATACCCTGCGGGGTTCGAGATCGTCTTCCTGTGGGGGAGGAAGGCGTGGTTCTTGATCGTTACGTCGGGCACGCCTTATCTAGCAGTCAATCAACCAAAACGGCAAACGGGAGTCAGTTCACAGGAGCTTTGCGTGGTGGCCTTACGAGCCTGTTCCTGGGTATGCAGTGCCTGAGAGACCTCTTCGGCTTGCAAACGCTGGTTGTTGACCAGTGAATGGGTAGACACCCGAGCGACGAAGTCGGCCAGATCAAGCTCAATACGGTTGAAGACTTCGGCCTTGATGTGAGCCTTGTCCAGGCACTCCTGCGCACCGGCAGGATCCTGGGTGTAGACGGTCAGGAAGGCAGAGGGGTCGAGGTCGGTGATGTTCAGCAGGAGGTTGAGGGCGGTACCATCCATCTCAACCCGGTCGATCATCTCCAGGTATTTGTACTCGTTCGATTCCGGATCAGTCGTCCACCAGGAGGTCACGACGATGCGCGGGCGGATGCCAGCCTTGAAGAGACGCCAGTAGAGTCCGATAGCTTCGACTTGTGAGTCAGAGGTGTGTACCGTGGCTCCAAGCCCTTCAAACATTCGTGTGAGGGCTTTGGAGGTTCTTTTATCACTCATCAACAGCAGGACATGAGCATCATGCAGGATAGAGATGGTATTCATGAGGTTTCACCTTGGCCGTTTTTGGAAATGCGAAACTTCAGCTTCGAGTCTGGCGATGTCTTGCAGAGCGCCATCGTTTTTATCAACGAGGTTCTGCAATGTACTCTTCAGGTTCGAGATCTCATTGGTGGTTGTGGCCTCACTGCGTAAAAGACTGCGAACATCGTCTCTCAACGTGTCCCAGTCTTGACGCTGTGTTTGCAAACCAGAGATGAGAATCTGAAGACGTGATTCAAGATTCTGTTGCTGTGCGAAATGATTCTGTTGTTCAATGGCACGATCATCAAGACGTTGGTGGATACGAGTGATCGCAGCATTGAATTCATTACGAATTATTTCTGAAACATCATCATTACTCTCATTCAGATCGACCTTCACCTGATTGAGATGTTCTTTGACGATAGAAGAGATCTTCTCTTCGTGTGGATTTGCTTCCTGATATTTCAGGATCTGTTCGAGCTTGGTGTTGACCTCGCCTTTCCAGATGCCGGCCTGAAAGATCCAGACAACACATCCACCGCCAGTGATCAGGGCGATGATCGAGATAACGAGGTTCCAGTCCATGACCTATGTATCAGATCACTGTGTCGAATCTGGTGACATATGCGACCCATCCGGTCGACAGAGCAGTGAGGACCAATGTGAAGTTGGGAGCGTTGTAGACCACAGAAGCAGACACATCAAAAGTGCCACCGGAATCCGGATGATTGAGGTAATCACTGATCAGGTATGAGAACTGATTGGCCGCACGCATGATGAGGGTCAGTTTGTAGCTTTCCATCACGCCATCTTTTCGCAGGATGATGTCGTAGACGGTCTTGTGCAGGGTTCCTTCGGCGATCGAATCGATGTAATTTTCACCAACAGAAAGCGGTACTGGTGCCGGTGTCGCATTTCCGATCGGCAACACAGACCGCTCTGTCAGTACCTTGATTCCAGTGCCGATGAGCGGGTAGATCATCCCGCCTTCGCCAATCACGTAGAAGTGTAGATCGCTAGATCCATTGGGGGTGAACGGCAACACCGCCTCATAGACTCGGCCCACCACGAAGCCAGCAGGCATGACCTCTCTACTGCCAGACTTCCTTGGCAGGACGATGCACTGACCGATAGCACGGATGGCGACGATCTTCACAGCGTCGTAGCGCAGTGGGTAGATCATCCCAGCTTCGCCGACCACGTAGAAGTGCAGGTCGCTGGAGCCGTTTGGGGTGAATGATCCGACGATCGGGTAACGGGTACCAATCTTGAAACCAGCCGGCAGCACCGTCCGTGTCCCCGACTTCCGGGGCAGTACCATACAGAGCCCGCTGATTGTCGTGTTTACATCCACGATCTATCTAGCTTTCAATTTGCCACAGCCGCAGGACTTGGAACGACCAGAATAGAGATTTCCCGACAAAATCAGCACTTCTTTTCCGCAGTCACACCGGCATGCCCAGGCGCGGGAACGTGGGTGGTGCATCGTCACTGGAGCCAGGGCGACCAGCTTTCCGAAGCGTTGGCCTGTCACATCTTTGGCTCTCACACAACTATGTATGTTGGTTCCGTAGATAAGAATCCCAAGCCTCCACATCCTCCTGAAGGAAAGTCCCATGACCGAAACCACCAATGCCTACTACACCGACAAGACGCCGCCGCTCATCAAGATGACGGCGTTCACGGATCTGAGCGAGCAGGAAGTCGCCAAGATGCGCTCCTTCCGCACGGTGTCCGACCCCCTGATCCAGCCCGGTGAAGTGTTCTTCTACATGCCCAACAGTGGCGGTGCGAAGAACATCGAGGGTGATGATCGCTTCTGGGAGTCGAACAAGCGCATCAGCGCGGCCTTCCTCAACGAAGCGAATCCGATGAACCGTCGTAAGGTCGAAACCCTCCAGTCCAACGGTTCTTCGGTCACCGAGTTCCGTGAACTCGCTGCCACTGCCGCCCATGCCAACGATCAGCGTTGCATCAAGGTCATGTGGCTCAACCCGGTCACCAGCCCGGACTCCTTTGTCCAGGTCCGTGTCAACCTGAAGTGATCCCTGTCTCGGGCGGTGGTTCTAACAGCCACCGCCCGAGGTAGATAAACCATGCCGATTTTCCCACGCGACAACGCCCGTTACGGTGATCCTGTGCGTCTCAACGCACAGTTCTTCAGTGGCGGTGTCTTGTTTGATCCGCCCATTCTTGAACGGGTCGAGATCTATCGTGGCGGAGACGGTACCGAGAATGGTGGTGTCCTGGTCGATACGGTCGACAGCGCCAACATTTTCCAGACCGATGTGGGTCTCTACTACATCATCCTCGATCTGCTCTACCATGCGTCGCCTTCGCCGGCACCGCTCTCGCCTGAAGATCCCGCTGCCATCATTCCGCAGATGCGGTACTATGATCGCTGGATCTACCGTGAAGAGGTTGACGGTCCCGAAGTCCACAGCGTTGGTCTGAGCTTCTACCTCTATCCGAGTGGTTCATTCGTCTGTGATGACACCTCGAAGTGGCGCTTCGAGATGAAGCCCGATCGCAAGCGTATCGTCAAGGGCGAGAACCTGGACATTCGTTTGCAGATCATCCCGGTACCGCTCTACCGCAGCCGCCGCGAGCCGATCGTCGACTACCTGATGCCCATCAGCACGATGCGGTACCGGCTGATTGACGTTCAGAACAATCAACTGGTCGACTGGACCACGATTGCATTCACTGGCAAGGAAGGCATCCTGCCAACCAACATCTTCGCCGCCCTGCAACTCGGCGAGTACCACGTCATTGCCGAACTCACCCTTCCAAACGGTCAGTCAGTCAGATACCCACGTCTCCCCGTGATGCTTGTCGACTGACACCCTAGATAAAACATCGAGAGGCCAAAGCCATGCCGACCAAATCTATCATCCACGAGAGCGTCGTCAGCGTCCTGAAGGAAGCTGGTGTCAAGCCCAAGGGAAGCGGCATCGCCCCCTCGAACCATCGCGGTCTGCTCGCTGAGAGCGGTCGTGCGGAACTGCTCGACAAGAAGTCGGTGGCAGTCATCAAGATGCAGTCGCATCCGAAGCTGTCGGACTGCTCTTGGGAAGCCAAGACCGTCGCCGAAGCCAAGACCCAGGCGTTCGCCGCCTGCAAGAAGGCTGGCGGGTTCGCCATCTTCGAGTCGTGCAAGGACGGCGTGCTGACCTGCCGCTTCACCCGCGACGCCGCCAAGGCGACCGTCAAGGATGAGGCCACCCTGGCTGCCAGCATCAAGGAAGACGACGAGACCGACGGCACCGGTGAACCGACCGGCGACACCAAGACCGATGTCGAAGCCAAGAACGACAAGGGCGTCTCCCTCAAGACCGATGTCCAGGTCGACAACAAGGGCGAGAATCTGGCCGAAGGCGAGAACGAAGTCGAGACCAAGAAGATCTTCGTGAACAAAGAGAAGCTGGCCAAATACAAGGAACTGATGGCCAAGAAGGCGGAAGCCGCCAAGAAGAAGCCGGCCACTGCCGAAGAGAAGAAGGAAGTCGCCGAGCAGATCGCCGCCATCGACGCCGAACTCGATCAGATCAGCGAAGAGTTCTACAGCACCCGCTCGAAGACCATCACCTTCGTACTCTACGAAGGTGGCGTTGCTGAAGTCCACGGCCTCAACGAAGATGAACTGGCTCCGTTCGGCGGCACCGCCCCGGCGATGCCCGTCCGCTACGCCAAGAAGGCCAAGGATGCTGGTCCGAACAGCAAGGTCGACATGGGCGTGTTCTCGCTCCAGAAGATCGAAGGCATGGCCGCCCAGTCGGCGACCATCCTCACCGGCAAGGACTTCAAGGCCAATGGCTGGGGAACCCCGGGCAAGGGCACCGGCAAGCAGGGCAAGTGGTCGGATACGGGCAAGCACCCGCTCGACTCGGCCAAGAAGCTCAAAGCCGGCCAGGAGTGAGCCGATCAAACCCCGGGTTGCCCCGGGGTTTTTTCATGCCTATCGATAAGGGTGTTGACTTAGACTAAAGTGTCGCTATACTGTGCTCATCAACCAAGGAGCACTTATGGCCGTCACCGTCAAAGCCTCGTCCGACCTCCAACTCTCGCTGCGCCTGGACAGCAAGCTCGGAGCCGAGAATCCCGCCGCCTTCGGCGTGAAGCGCGGCTATGACGGTGCCGATCGCTTCTTCCTCAAGCCGGGTGAGACCTACTTCGCCGGTCGCGTGGTACGGGTTCGCAGTCATACGGTGCAGGTGATGTCTGACGTGTGGGCTGATGAGACCTTGGTTGAGGTGGCTCTGCCCAACGGTCAGGTCGAAGAGATCATCCTCGGCTACAGCGGTGATGCTGAGGTCACGGTTGACGCCACTCCAGCGGTGCTCTCGAAGGTCGAGACCTACAAGAACGTCGCCATGAAGCTCGAACAGGCGCTCTCCAAAGCCCAGGCCGAAGTCGACCGTTTGAAGCCGGCCCTGCGCAAGGGTGGCAAGGCGCTGGCCTTCAAGGGTCGCAAGGTGAAGGTCGGTACCGAGGTCGAGATCTTCTGGTCCGGCACCGTCCGCAACAAGTTCAACGGCTGCAACGAGCACCGTCTGGGTGTGATCCTGCCCAACGGAGACAAGACCTGGGTCTCGGCTGACAACTTCGAGCCCCTGCCCACCCCGGCAGAAGTCGCCGCCTACGGGTACGCCCTGAAGTTCCTGGATCTCGCCACGGTCGCCTCCCTGGAAGGTCCGAAGGATGTTGGCGACCTGGGCAACTACGAGGAGGCCAAGCTCGCCAACCGTGAAGCTGAAGAGGACCTGCGTCGTCTGATGCCGGCCCGGGTCCGGGCTCGGGAGTTCGTCCGTGGGCAGGATGGCGATGAGGCTGCAAGCGAGCACGAGCGCCTGTACGCAGCCGAAAGCCGTCAGGAGGTGCAGATGGGGGACTACTGAGAAAGTCCCGCAAATCGACCGCAAAGGGGGTTGGCGCTGCTAGATAAGCCGTGCCAACCCAGTTCGCATCCAATGTCAAAATCGGCCAGGACATCTTCGTCAACGATCTGGCGGTGTTGTATCTGTCGTACCGGATGCTCTGGGATAAGGGCAGCCGGCTCGATCTGTTGATCTTCGACCCTGACTGCAAGTTCCACCGGAGCCTGGAAGGCTTGGGTGGGGCACCGTCGCCGGCAGTCGAGTTCCAGCTTGAGTACGAACCGTCTGAGGGGGCGCTCTACAAGAACAAGGGCACCAAGCACACCCTCTACCTGATCAAAGCTGGTCAGGTGCTGACCCCGCTCGGTCTCTGCCTGCGGCTGAAGGCCGTCGACAAGGCCAGCATGCTCCTGCGTGGCACTTCGCTCAACCACAACGCCAACGGGGTGAAGGCCGGCAAGTTCGTCGAGGCTCTGGCCGGTCGTGTCGGCATCACCGCCAAGATCCCCGACACCGGGGACAACGCCGGCTCTCACCGGGCGGTACGTGCCAAGCCGATTGACGCCATCCGCTACGAACTGGACCGAGTGCTCTCCGGTGGTGGCAAGCCCATCAGTCTTCAGTTCGACGACCGTACCGATCAGCAGGTCCTGACCGGTTTCGAGGAACTGTACGACGCTCAGACTCAGCTACTCACCGACTCTCTCACCGGTGGCACCTACAGCTACGGCGTTGGCATCAAAGAGAACAATGGAGATTCGGTTTCTTACGGTAACGCCATCTACCATTGGGAACTCGATCAAGACTATCGTCCGGCCATCTGGGGTCACAAGGTCAGCATCGACCACCTGAACTCGAAGGGCGAGCAGGTCACCGGTGAGATCTCGGCGAAGCTCTCGAAGAAGCTCGGCATCCAGGGTGACATCCTCGATGCTGGTTCGTCTCGCCTGCACCTGCCGATGAATGGTCCGGACTCAGCCACCTCAGACGACTACTACGCCAAGGCGGTGATGGTGAACTCAGTCTTCCAGACTGAGATGGCAGTGACCAGTGGATGGATGCTGATCGACTCGGATTACAAAGCCTACGACGATCCTACTATTCTGAACCGGAAGCATGTAGTCGTTGCTCTAACAGGCGGAACCAACGAGAAGAGTGGGAATGCGATCATTCCCAAGCAGGCGGTGATCATGGGCTTCGAGCATCGTATGACACGCAAGTCGGCCTATACCAGGGTCCACCTGCGTCGGGGTAGCTAAGCCATGGCCGAACCGATCATGCAGGAGGATGTTCTCGTCAACTTCATGGTTGGCGATGAAAAGGTTGTTGCCATGGCCAAGCGGCTGGCTGAGAACATCAATGGCGTCCGTGGTGCCTCTGAGCAACTGTCCAGTGGTCGTCATTTCATGAAGATGGCTGATGAAATCTTACACCTGGGAAAGGTGATGGAGGCCATCAACTTCAACAAAATTCTCGACACCGCCTCCAGTGCGACCAACGATATGTTGAAGAACATGAGGGCTATCAGTGCCAGTGCCGGCATGACGAGTAAACAGTTCGCAGAGTTGAATTCTGGCATCGTTGATGCGGCAGCACAGACCGGTGCAGAATTCGGGAACATCGCAGCGAGTGCTCGTGATCTTTTCGGCAGCACCGGTCTGAAAGAAGGTCTTGGTAAGTCCGTACTCGACGCTGAGCGTCTTGGTATGGTCTTCGACACGAGTTCTGGTTCTTTCGCCAAACTCACTGCCAGCATGATCCAGTTCGGTGATGGCGCTGTTGATGCCAACGATGTGATGAAGTCGTTCGACAAGGTTACCGGCATCACCGGTAAGCGTATGGACGATCTGTTGGAGTCGGTCACTGACATCAGCAAGACCATGCGGAATGCTGTCGGTAGTGGTAAGCAGTTCGGTGAAAACATGAAAGCCGTTTTGACTAATACGGCTCAGATCTCAGCACAGTTTACCGAGATGGGTGGCAGCGGTGCCTCTCTCAACGAACTGATGCAGGGTGTGATGGATCCCAACAAGTGGGGTGATATCGCACAGAAAATGCCGGGCATGGCTGGTCACTTGTTTGAGATGCAGCAGGCGATGGCGGCAGGAAACATGGATGCCTTCAACGCTGCGTTGAAGCAGGGTGCTGAAGATACCGCTGCGATGGGTGCCAACATGCCGGCCATCGCTCGTGTGGCATCAGGTATTGATTTCACCTCAGCAGAAATTCTTGGAAAGATTGATTTCAAGAAGGTCGGTACAGAGGCCGAGGGTACGAACGATGTGATGACTCGTTTTGCTGAGTTGTCACATGACCTTGGCACACGATGGGCTCAGTTCTCAAACACGCTCTCGAAGAATCTGATGCCGGTTCTGAACATGATCATCGGTGGTATTTCCAAGCTGATGGGTTGGATCAACTTTGCCATGGATAGCCTTGGTCCAGTTGGTGGCCAGTTCCTTGCTTGGGGAATCGTCATCACAGGTGCAATGGTCAGCCTTCTTGCCGCAACGAAGATGTTCGCCAAGGGAGCGATCAAAGCAGTTTCCGAGACCGCTGCTGAAGCTGGTCATGGTGTTGGTAAAGCTGCCGGTTCAGTGGTTGGTGGCTTCATGGAAGCGATTGGCAAGGCTGCCTCATCGATTGCCAAGTATGCCGTTCCGATGTTGGTTATCTCTGCCGCCCTGCTCGTCTTCGCCGCAGCGGTCTACGTGCTCGCCAAGTCCTTCCAGGTCCTCGATAGTGTTGATCTCGGTCACGTTGCTCTGGGTCTGTTGTTGGTCATTGGTGCCTTCGCCGTATTCGCTATCGCAGCAGTCCTATTGGCACCGGTAGCGCCGGCTCTGATCGTGGTTGGCTTGGCCTTCCTGGTCTTCGCCGCAAGCGTCTATGTGATGGCAGCCGCCTCGACCATCCTGGTGGCCTCCGCCATGGCTATGGGTGAAGTCCCATGGTCGGTACTCGCCGCTGGCTTCATGGAACTGGCACCAGCCCTGCTGGCTCTGTTCATCGCTGCTATGCCATGGGCGTCGCCGGTTGGCTGGCTGGTCTCTGCCGGTCTGGCTCTTCTCGGTACGTCGCTGGAAGGCGTCGCTGCATCCGCTCAGCAACTCGGCATGGGCTCGCTCAATGCAGCCAAGGGTCTCAAGGGAATCACTGACTCAGCAGACAAGATCAGTGCTCTGTCGGGGCTGGACTTCACTGGCCTGGAGAAGCTGGGCAACGCCGTCTCTGCCTACAACGTTCAGGTCACCACCAGCATCAGTGGCAAGACCACCGGTGGCAATGCTGTGCTCAAGGGTATCCAAGAGTCGATCGCCTCGGTGGTCAACACCGTCAAGTCGATGCAGGACTTCTCGGTCGATGGTACCCAGGCCATCCTCGATCCGATTCGTGAGATGACTGCCATGGGTACACTGTTCGCCTCCGGCAAGGACAAAGATCTGCTCTACTTCGCTGCTACGCTCACTGCCTTCATGGGCATGATGCACAATGCCGCTGGCTCCTTCAGCGAAGGTGACTTCGACAAGCTCGGCATCGCAGCTAGCAAGCTGGAGAACGTGCAGGCAGCTATCAGTCATGACGTGAAGATCAGCACCAAAACTGGCGCTGAGTTGGCTCTCGAAGACCACACCGCTGCTACCGCTGAACACCAGAAGAACGTCGAGACCCTGTTGGCTGATATCCGTGATGGCATTGATCGCATCAATGGTGGCCCTGGCTCTAAGCAGGTTGCTGAGTACAACGGAGGAACCCCAAGCTGGCGTCCTGAAAGTCTGTTCTCGTCTGAGGGAGAGAGCTTCTAATGGCTAAAGAAAAAATTGGTGCAGCCGGCATGACCCGTGGCCCCGTTCAGGGTGCTGACGTTGGTGCCACTCGTAATTCTCCTCCGCTATCGGCACAGGAGCAGGAGGCGAATCGTCAGAGTGATGAAGTCAACATCGCTGACGCCAAGACCAACATTGCCAACAACAACATGCCGGCAGCCAACCAGAATGTGGCCAATATCCATGATCCGCAGAAACGCATTGAAATGCACAATCAGTTGGCTGCTGCTGGTGGTGCCGAGTCTCCGCCCGCGAGCCTGTTCAAAGATGGTAGCGGCGGACTCTCTGATCCGCTAGCTCTCTTCTTTATGATGGTGTTTTACCTCGACAAGGCTTCGCCGACATTCAACTGGAATGATGTGCTGAAGACCGCCAGCGATAATGGCGGGGACAACGTCAAATTCGGAACCATCAAGGTCGAGGATGGTTTCCTCCCACAACGCCGCTTCAGCGATTCCAACGTTCAGACACCACCAGTGGTTTCATCGAGTGCTGGAAACACCAGTCCAGAAACCACACGTGAACTCAACACAAAGCAGACCGAGGTCGGTGCGCAGAAAGATGCCAACCCCAACCCGACAGCCGTCAGTCAGGGTCAGGGCACGTCTGAAAAGAAGGCCGGTAACGTCATTGTCTGGCCAACCCAGACTATGCCGATCATCTCTGGTGGTATGAACAAGAGTGTTGATTGGCCAAGTCAATCAGTGGCGACTTTGGCTGAACCAGTTCTCTCGCTCAACAAGGGTGCTTCACCTATCGAGATCGACATCGAGTTCGTCTATGCCGTTGGTACCTTCGGCATCGGTGATGGTGAGATCAGCGGCTACAGCAGTGTTGGTGACAAGGACCGTGGAGGTGAACCAGCCAGCACATCAGAGCCGCCTCTGACGAACCGCCAGAAGGGCTGGTGGACTGTTGAGGAGATCATGGGTGCGATGTATCTCGCCACCTCCCTAGTCTATCCATTCAAGAGCAGTCAGGTAGTATCCAAGGGAGTGAAGGACAAGGAGAGTGCTGGTGCTCAAGCGCAGTTCCCTGTGATCTTCATGCGGCATTACAGCCTCTTCCCCTTCCTGACGCCGTTCGTCGTCAAGGCGGTCAAGATCGAGCCAGATGAGGAACAGCCGCTCATCGTGACGGAACCACTCAACCTCAACAAGACCATGAAGTCTCACCTGACCTTCCCAGCCGTGCGTCAGGTCGTGAAGATCACCCTATCGATGATCTCGGCTCACTACTACCTGCCGGTCTTTGGTGGTAAGGACGAAGGCAATCAGATTCAGATTCAAACTTCAGGTGAGACCTATCTTGCCCTGGCTCAAAGTCTCTTGGGTAAAAGGTTAGAAAAATAAACCATATGCCTGACTATGGAAGTAACAGCCGTTTCAGCACAGACGACGAATTCAAGGTCGTCACCCGTAAAGGCGTGACCCTTGGTACAGTCACCATCATGCCAGTCCCCAACCGTGGGCCGGACGACTCGCAGTACATCGTACCGCTGAACTTCCAATACCGGTGGGATCTCCTGGCCAACGCATTGCTGGGTGATCCAAACGACAAGTGGATCCTGATGCGCCACAATCGCATTGAGGACCCGTTTACCGGTCCTTTGGCCGGTGATCGTCTGCTGGTGCCTACGGCTGATCAGATCGCTTATTACAGGGGTCAGCAGAGCTAAGTGTTCGGTCCAGAGTGAACGGTTGACATAGATTGTGGTGTCGCTAATAAATTGGCATGCGCCCACAACCAGTCGTTGACTTCGACCCTTTTGTCGCTATACTGTGAGCATGCAAAAGAAACTCATCACCCTGGAACTCGAAACTGAAGTCGGTGGCCCGGCGCGGATGCCCCGTGCGCCCCAACTGCCAGTCCCCGAAACCTACTTCGATACCCTGTGGATGGCGATCGAAGGGTGGTACAACTACCTCAGCTTCAAAGGTGCGCAGAAGGGCTGGGGTGAGCCCGCGACCTTCCTGTCTGATCTGGATGTCAAGGTGATGTACGCCGGACAGACCCAGCAGTTCCTGATCCCCTACGTCAACGGCAAGGGCAGCCACGCCATGCTGATCACCATCTACAAGCGCGACGAAGGTCAGCGCGTGTACGAGGTCACCGCTTACAACTCCTGAGGATTCATGAGCCCACAAGAGATCATGCGAGCCTACCCAGTAGGCCGCATCCTTGAACTGTCACCTGAGGCGAAGCATCGCATCAAGTTCCTGGCAGTGTGCCTTGATAACATCGACCTCTGCCAGCGTAAATTGCAAGACAAGCTCGGTGGAATGCATGCAATCGGCCAGCCCGTCACCGGCGAGCAGATCACCGAGGTGATCGACAACATGCTCGATGCCCAACCGTTCGAGGGGATGATCTCGCTCACCCTCGGCGAGGGATGGAATGGTCCGGAAGCGATCATCCACGCCAAGAATTCGGCTCGATGCCTGCGCAAGGTCATCTGGTCGGTGATCTACGACGATGTCGTCGCCACCTACAGCATCACGTTCTCGGTCTGGAAGAAACTCAAGTGCTCGCTGCTGGAGAATCCACCCGGTGGTGGCGTTCTCATTCGTGGCTACGAGTTCGCCGAGAAGGAACTCGGACACGAGGGTAAGTCGAACCGCCCTGATGTCTGTCCCGACTTCCCACCGATGGGTCTCATGGATGAGGATGAGGAATGAGCAACCTCAACCAAATCATGGAAGCGATCATGTGCTCGGACACCGGCGAGGAGGTCGACACCGACCCGATCGTTGGCCAGCTTGCCGGTGGAAACGCCGTCAGTTGGAAACCGTCTGACCAGATGCTTCAGGCTGCTGCCTCCCTCGGTTACGGCCAAGGCGTCTCACAGTTGAAGCCGATGATGACCCCCAAGGGTCGTCTGATCGGCTTCCCCTTCCCGACCCCACGTCCCTTTCAACTTGAAGCTGTGGATGCCGTGCTCGAAGAGTTCAAGGCCGGCAACAACGTTCTATTCGAGGCTGGTACCGGGTTCGGTAAGTCACCACTGGAGATCGGTGTCGTCTCGGCCTTCCAGTCCGCCTACCTGCTCATCGGTCGCAATGATCTGGTCGACCAATGGGAGCGTGACTTCGATCACTTCAGCAAGATCGGCTTCTACAAAGCTCGTGCTCGCTTCGACTGCACAGAGATCTCCGGCGATCGTGGCCCTCTCAACTGTTCCCAGGCCAAGACCCCCTGCGGCAAGAAGCGCCAGAGCAAAGACAACGACTGCCAAGCCTGCCCCTACGCCGTGAATCGTGATGTGGCGCTCGCCAAGCCCTACACCGTGATGACGCTGTCCCTGGGGATGACCATCTTCAAACACCTCCAGATGCACCCTGGCGTGACCAAGCGTGACGTGATGGTGATCGACGAGTGCTCAGAGCTTGAGTCTGAGATCATGAAGTTCTTCGAGTTCCAGGTGTCGACCAAGACGCTCTTCCGGGCAATTCAGAAGACGATCACCATGGGTCAGTTCTTCAGCGAAGGGGATGATTTCTATAGCCGCTGGCCGAACGTCACGCCCAGCACCAACTTCGCCATCGCCATCAACCAAATGCGCCCGATTTCAGACACCTCCGCCTGCTTCCGTTGGGCGATCGAGATCTCAGGCATTGCCCAGCAACGCATGAACTGGCTTGGTGCCGGCCAGAAGTCCGAGGAGGCTGAGAAGATCGCCGAAGCCTGCGAACAGATCATCCGCATGTGCAAGCAGGTGATCGACGCCATCGGCGACAACGTGCCCTACTTCGGGGAGATGGTCCCAGATGAGGTTGATGGCACCTACAAGGTCCGCGTCTCCCCCCTGGAGGCTAAGGGCATGCTGAGGCGTCTCCTGGCCCCGTACGCGAAACATCTCCTGTTCGTGAGTGCTACGACCGGGTCAGCCGAGATGTTCGCTAGAACGCACTCCCTGCCCAAGGAAGCGCCTGTCGTCAAGGTGACCGCCCCGTCCGGCTTCCCGGTGGCCAATCGTATGGTCTACAACCTGCGTGCCGGCAACATGAGTAACAAGACCCAGGTGGCCGACTCCCCCTTGGTCCTGAAGATGCTGGTCGACCTCGCCACCCAACGCCAGTCAGAGCAGCCCCGGTTCGATCACATCAACCAGAAGGGCATCATCCACACCTACAACAACAAGATCACGGACATGGTCCTGGAAGCCTTCCGGTCGGCTGGCCTTGGTCACCGGGTGATCCCTCTCAAGGGGTCTGGCAAGGCTCGTGAGCAGGCCATGGAGATCTTCACCAAGACCACCCAGCCGCTGATCCTGGTCAGTCCCTCGGCGATGCTCGGCCTGTCTCTGAATGACGATCTGGCCCGCTGGCAGGCCATCGTGAAGGTACCGTACCCGTACCTCGGGGATCAGAGCATTGCCCATCGCAAGGAGACAATCGCAGGCTGGTACGAGTGGCAGACCGCCAAGGATCTGATCCAGACCTTCGGTCGCATCGTGCGCTCAGACAGCGACTGGGGATCCACCTACATCCTCGACGACGCCTTCACCGGGTTCTACTCCCGCAACAGTGATCTCTTTCCTGCGTTCATCCGCGAAGCCATCTGGCAGAAGCCGTGATCGAGATCCACATCGACGAAGTTACGTGGATGAGTGCTGATCCTGAAACACAGGAAGCAGCGAAACGTTCATGGCCTCCTGGCTATTTTCTTTTTCTACACGTGGTCGACCCAACGGGCCAGAAGCTCGGTCGCCATCGCTGGGATCGCCACTACCCATCTCTACCAAAGGAATCTTCATGTCCCTGACCAATCTCACTGAACACGCTCAGCGTGTTCTCTCCTTCATGCTCCGTGCGAAACAGAATTGCCCGGTTGTGCCGACCTTGCCTGATGAAAAGACGCGGATTCTACGGGCGAAGTTGATCTTTGAGGAGGCGATGGAACTCATCAAGGATGGTCTGGGAATCGATGTCAGCATCGAGACCGACAAGGAAGGGAATGCTGAGTACGCTTTCAAAATCGTCGGCCCTGGTGATCTCGTGCAGATCGCCGATGGCTTCGCTGATCTCTCGGTGGTGAACACCGGCACGGCGCTCGCCTGCGGCATGGAAGATGTTCGTCTGTTGGAGATCGTCGACCGCAACAACCTCGCCAAGTTCCGCCCTGGTCATTCATTCCGCGAGGATGGCAAGTTGATCAAGCCACCTGACCACCAGAAGCCGGACTTCAAATCTGAACTCATGCTTCAGGAACACGCAGCGAAACATGCCTGAAAAAGTTCCATTCGTCCAAGAACCAGACACGTTCATCACTGCAAAACCAGTCGAGAAAAAGGCTGGGAAGCAATGGGTCGTGAAGAAAGTTCACACCACTATCAAAATCATGGATCAAGATATTCCAATGAAAGATCCAGAAAGTGGTGTGGTTGGTTTTCTGCCAGTTCTGGATGATTATGAGAAAGCACTTCGTTTCGTAGATGGTGATAGAAGTCTTCTAGCCGGTATCGAACCGGTCACTTGACTCCTATGGTAGCCGTGAAAGCGCAAGGTGTAAAACCCCCAGGCGAGTAGAACGGAAGGAATCCGAAGTGGGTAGTTGACCAAGCTGTGGCCACAGCCGTCAGCGAGAGCGGAGGAGATAGGTGGGTTCGATTCCTGCCGGAGTCACCAAATGCTGTGTCCGTGATGGTTATTTTCTTCGGAAACCCATCACGGACAAGAACCTACGACACACTTGCCAAATTGTTCTTGCAACTGAAATCAGTCTTGCTACACCTCCACGTACCAGCCATGAGACCTCTCACCTCCATACCAGCCGTTCGCGCCACCAAGTGGCAAGCGAAGCCCATGACCAAAACGGTCAATGGCGCACAGGGTTGCTTTGGAGTGACAACTGAACGCAATCAGGCCGATCACATTCCGGAACCAGGGTTCATGTAGCAGACAAGGGTAAAACCTCCAAGCCACATGAACCCCGGGACCAAAAAGTCTCGGGGTTCTTCTTTTTCTGATCCTCACGGATCTTGACAACTTTATAATCGTGGAAGCCAATGAGGGGAGAAATCCCTTCATTCTTGGACCTACCATCCTGTTCTACTAGACAGGGAAGCCTGTGGGGAGAAATCCTCTAGCCGTGGTGGTGGTCCTGGTATCGTCGAGTATTTCAGCGGAAGAATATCTGCATGACATGCAGAAGGTCGGTGGTTCGATCCCACCCTCGACGACCAAACAATGCGGAGTAACTGGAGATGGAACCAGCCCAGCCTCATAAGCTGAACAAACGTGTGTTCGAGTCACACCTCCGCAACCATTTGCAAGGACCTCTCTGCCCACCATCTCGATCCTAAGAAGAAAGAAGACAACATCGGTACGATGGTCAGAAGAAGAGTGGCTATCAAAACTTTGGAAATCGAACTGCAAAAGTGTCTCTGCGTGTGTGAGAACTGTCATCGCAAGATCCATGCAGGTATCATCAAACCTTTTCTCAGTGCTGGATCATGACCGAACGCCTGTGGTCATTCCCTGGCGGGCACTCGGATTCTTCACATGGTGGTCGTAGCTCAATGGATAGAGCACTGGACTGTGGCTCCAGCGGCTGTGGGTTCGACTCCCATCGATCACACCAGTTCATTGTGCGGAGTACGCGCCTGACCCAGGCAAGAGGGTTTGCTCTAACCTCCCAGAGAAGAACGGGAGGTTGCTTCGGCATGGCTTGGTCGCTCAACGGCAGGGCGCTGGTTTGAAAAACCAGAGACGAAGGTTCGACTCCTTCTCAAGCCACCATCTCCTTCTCACGGTCGGTTCACTGCATGGTGCAGTGTGCGCAAGGACAGTCCCCTAAGCACGGCGGTTCGATTCCCCGGCTGACCACCATTTTTTTCATCGGCTGGAATAGGTGCGCGTAAGGCATCAGATCCCCTCAAGCGATGGAGGTTCGATTCCTCCCTGGCCGACCAAGTACGACTTCTCGGGTTCCGCAAGGAACGATCGTCCTACTGGCTACAACGGTGAAAATCCGGTGGATGCCAGAGGTGGTGGGATGGCTCACCAAATAAACTGAGACTCATAAGCACCGATCGGCTGGTGGAAAAGCTACCTCCCTTTCAAGGAGATTCTTCGCGGGTTCGACTCCCGTTCGGTGTACCAACGACGGAGCACAGTGATCGAAAGATCGACCGGCTAGGCAACTCGCAAGAGTGCTCGAAAGGGCGGAGTCTAGTGGGGTGTAAGCACCTCGAATAAACTGTGAGTTATGGTCCTTTCTGTCAGTGGCAGGCAGCCTGATTCTCAGTCAGACAACGTCGGTTCGATTCCGACAAGGACTACCAGCAAGAGCGGGACACTGGTTCGAGGCCAGTCATCGCAAGATGTAGCTCAGGGTGAAAACGTAAGGCATCAAACCCCCAAGTAATCCGGAAGAGCACGCTCTATTTGTTCCTGAGGACTAACGGCTAGGTCACCTCCCTGTCACGGAGTCATTCAAGTGGGTTCAACTCCCATCAGGAACGCCAACATCCACGCTTCGTCTAATGGCAGGGCACCGATCTGATACGTCGGATACCAAGGTTCGATTCCTTGAGCGTGGACCACTTCAGTTTCACATTGTGGGATGGCCTATGTGGTAGGGCACCCGGTTGTTACCCGGACTATACTGGTTCGACTCCAGTTCCCACAGCCACTTTTGGGGTCGTAGCTCAATTGGCAGAGCACCTGTTTTGCACGCAGGATGTTAGCGGTTCAAGTCCGCTCGATTCCACCACGCGGGAGTAATCTGAGAAATCAGAGAGAATTACCAGCCTCACAGCCGGCAAGGAGTAGACTGTGGTTTTGGGGAGTTAGCTCATCTGGTAGAGCGCGAGCATGGCATGTTCGAGGCGAGGAGTTCAAGTCTCCTACTCTCCACCACTTTCAATCATACGGGCGGCGATATCTCAGAAGCGTAAGGATGATCCCCCAAGTTATGAGAAAATCCTATGGGGTGAAAGCCCTCAACTGTCCACCACTCGATCGGAACGTCAGTCGCAGCGTAAGGCTTTTATCAAATCCCCAAGCTGTGCAGTAACGCAACTGCTGGTGAAAGACCAGCCTGATCACTCTTCAAACGAAACCCTGGCGGTGAAAAACCGCTTCCTCGGCGCATCCCCTACGTTGGTCTACCTCTGAAGTTTATCGACCCAGGGCTTCGTGTTTCTGCTAGCTAGATTCATGGGTACCATCAGCGACATCGACGATCAACTCTACGTTCAGCACATCAAGTAACGCATACGTCGATAGCTCCAATGTAGAGCGACGGTTTCCAAAACCGTTGGTTGGGGGTTCAAGTCCCTCTCGACGTGCCATTCACTGAGAGATAGTTCAACGGTAGAACGCTGCCCTCTGGAGGCAGATGCTAGAGGTTCGAGTCCTCTTCTCTCAACCACACTCAGGAATAGTTCAACGGTAGAACGCTGACCTTTGGAGTCAGTTGCTCCAGGTTCGAGTCCTGGTTCCTGAACCATTTCACATCTGCGTGTAGCTCAGCCTGGAACAGAGCACTTGCCTTGGGAGCAAGGGGTCGGAGGTTCAAATCCTCTCACGTAGACCATTCATGACGGTCGAGTCGAAAGTCGGGCGCTCCGGCATCAGATTGCAACCCTGATGACAGGTGGTTGAACTCCACCGATCGTCTCCATTCACGTGTGTGTATCTCAGTGGCTAGAGAGCTTCCTTGCCAAGGAAGAGGTCGCAGGTTCAAGTCCTGTCACACACTCCAACAGGGGCAAATGCGGGTTCAACTCCCGCTGCGACTTCGGTCGTATCGTCTAACCCGGTAGGACGGCCCCACCCCGTGCGGATTGGATACCCGCACGGAATCCGAAGTCCTCAGGTTCAAGCCAAGGCAACCGCTCGCCGAGCGGAATACAAAATGCGGCTAGAGCAGGGGAGCACGAACGTGGCCCCGTTTGCCGATGTAGGTCAATGGTAGATCTGCTGCCTTCCAAGCAGAGGACGCGGGTTCGATTCCCGCCATCGGCTCCATCATGTGTGCCTAGCTCAATGGATAGAGCATCTGACTACGGATCAGAAGGTTGAAGGTTCGAGTCCTTCGGTACACGCCATTGCATAGCGATCTTTTTGGCTAGCATGTAACCATGTCACTCAAAGATGCCCTCTTTCACTTTCGTGATCTTGGTTACTACGTTGATGATCAAGGAAATGTATTCAACCCAAGAGGAAAGATTCTTCGGTGTTCAACAAACAAAGATGGTTACAAAAGAATTACCACAAGAATGAGAAATCATCCAGTTCATGGGGATTGGTGCCCTAAGGTTGAGGTTCACCGTCTTGCCGGTTATCAGAAGTTCGGAGACAAAATCTTCACCGAAGGACTTGAGATCTGTCACGATGATGGCGATAAGCGAAACAACGCCAAAGACAATCTGCGACTCGATACGCACAAAAGTAATATGATGGATGTTCCTCAAGAGGTAAGGATCAATAGAGCAAGACGTGCTGGTAGAGAACATGCCAAGCTAACAGATGAGCAGGTTGCTCACATTCGTTCATCTGGCATGACTCTGAAACAGATCATGCAAACATACGGTATCAGTAAGTCTGGTGCCTCCTACGTCAGATCAGGAAAGACTTACGCCAGCCCGTGTATCCCCTCGCTTTCCTAAAGCGGTGAAAGGGTAACTGGACACATGCAGGTTCAAATCCTGCCTCGGGTACCACATCGGGGTCCTAGTACGGGAGTGTCTGCATACCATTCGGTCACTACAGCCTCGGCGGTTCAATCCCGCCAACCTCGACCACATGCGATCGTATTTCAATTGGAAGAACACCACCCTCCGAAGGTGGAAGGTGCAGGTTCGAGTCCTGCCGATCGCGCCATCTGGTGACGTAGCTCAATGGACAGAGCTTCCAGCTTCTACCTGGATGGTTGGAGGTTCGAGTCCTCCCGTCATCGCCATCATGCTGCCATAGCCGAGTGGTAAGGCACTTCATTCGTAACGAAGAGACCGGGTGTTCGATTCACCCTGGCAGCACCATCACGCCCCCATAGCTCAGTTGGTAGAGCAACAGTTTTGTAAACTGTAGGTCGTCGGTTCGATCCCGACTGGTGGCTCCATTTTCACGCTGCTATAGTTCAGTGGTAAAACACGTCCTTGGTAAGGACGAGCCCCAGGTTCAATTCCTGGTAGCAGCACCATTCATCCATCAGTAGCGTAATTGGCAGCGCAGCGGGTTTTTACCCCGTGGGTTGTGAGTTCGACTCTCACCTGATGGACCATCGCATGCATCCATAGCTCAACTGGCAGAGCACTCGGTTCTTACCCAAGGGGTTGGAGGTTCAAATCCTCCTGGATGCACCATCATTACATAAGTCATGCCAGCATGGAAATGGATGATCCTGAAGTTCTGTACCAGAGCGCATTTCATGCGGCTCATAGCAACCTTGATCATCCTCATCGCAGGCTTTCAATCTCTCTACTACCAGAAGATTGAAGACACGTGGTTGATCCTGGTTGGTGCAGTGATGAACCACTACTTCAACCACAAAGAAGCTGCGAACGTCACGGAAGAAGACAAGAATCCGGACGACGAATGCAAGGTCGGTTAGTTCAGCGGTAGAACGCTTCTCTTACACGGAAGATGTCGGGGGTTCGATCCCCTCACCGACTACCACTTGCCGGTCTGTATCGGCTCGGTCTTATAAGCCGTCGAAACCGTAATTGGTTACATGAGGGTTCGACTCCCTCCAGACCGACCACAAGGCTTCCACGATTCCCCTCCAAGGAGAACGCCATGGCACCCGGTGCCTGCATAGTGCTGAACAACTCGTATGCCTTCCTCTCGATCAACAACTGGTTCGAGGCGATGCGTCTCGTCGTCCGTGGCCGCGCCGTGCCGCTGGCAAACTACGAGACCAAGATCCGGGCAGAGCGTGAAGAGTTCGACGCACCAGCAGTCGTGATGCTGAAGCACCACGTGAACCTGGGGCGGAGAAGGCAACCTTTCACCCTGCCATCACATCGCAACATCTGGGTCCGTGATGGTGGGCACTGCGCCTACTGCAATCACCCGCTGACGCTGCGGACAGTGACCAAGGAACACGTGATGCCCAGGTCACGCGGTGGAGAAGACAGCCTCTTGAACGTCGTGTCCGCCTGTGGCGACTGCAACGCCAAGAAGTCGAACCGCACGCCGGCAGAAGCCGGCATGAAGTTCCGTGACGGCATCGAACTGCGTCACCTCAACGATGAGGAGAAGCTGACGGTGCTGCTCAAGACCTCCCAGAGCCACGAACGGAAGACGTGGCTGGGGTTCCTCAAGAAGCAGGGTCTGACGCTGTTCTGACGGATGTTGTGCCTCCGGCTCTGATCGCTTGATCACAGTCGGAGGCGAACCGTCGAACGGACTCCCGATCGTTCCAGTTGAAGGTCCATTCGTGAACCTCTCCGCTGGATGTGGTGATGGTTCCGATCACGAGTAGAGTGCCGGATGGATAGGGGCGTGCTGGCATACCGGTGAAGTCTACAGACTAGCACCGATTGCAAGTCGTCTGGGTGTGAAGTTCACTCCATCAAGCCGTCCAGGTCCCCCTTCATCCAAGCACGCACCGTGATGGATCGCCCTGTGCGGTGGTCCCTCACGTTGTCGTTCTGCACCTGGATGGTGCGGATCTTGTCACCACGCTCGCCGGAGCCTATCTGCTGCCGGCGATCGTCGTTTTGATCGGTATGGTGTTGGGTAGCGATGCCCCCCGCCAGACGCTCCTGTAACAGGGCCATGGCAGCATGCTTGTTCGACAACTGGTGGCGCTCTTTGTCGGCACGGACAGTCATGCCCGTCGGACGATGGGTGATCTGCACACCCGACTCAGTCTTGTTGCGGTGCTGACCACCTGGGCCAGATCCACGGACGGTGATGATATCCAGGTCGCGTTCATCCAGCACGAACTTCTGCTGCTGGCTTCCATCGATCACCGCCACGGTGACCGTCGAGCTATGGACACGACCCTTGCGCTCAGTGGGTGGAACCCGCTGCCAACGATGGCCGCCTGCTTCTTGGCTGAAGGCTTCTTTGGCTCCCTTACCAGTAACGGTGAGCCGCAGAAAGCCGTGAGACTCTTGATCCACTACAACTTCAAAGACCCCTCCGCGCTCCCCATTTGCGATAGATGGTGAGGTGTTCGCGCACGAGCAATCGTGCGTCCTCGCCGCCTTCAGCGGCTCTGATTTCGAGGTGGATAGTCATGACGGGCTTGTAGCAGGTGGGTGACTAGATTCAACGAGCACTTGACATAGACCTTTTGGTCGCTAATAGTAAGCCATGGCAAGCGATCCGCAGCAGATCTCAATCGACAAACAGATCGAGCAATCTCGCATCATCAAGAATCTGACTGCCAACAACAATCAGCTTCGCTCGGCGCTCAAGAAGTGCCTCAACGTGTTGAGTGGTGAGGATCTAAATAAGGATTGTCTGATCAGGGCTTTAGAAGCCGGTCGAGACGCCTTGCAGAACCAAAAAACACAGAAGAAAAAATCATGAACGACACCCCCGAGCCCGCTCCTGTTCTCTTCACCCTCGAAAACATCAAGTCAATCGTCGACTGGCAGTTGGCTGGCTTCGTCCATCCGCTGACCTGTGGGAACGACAGTAGCCACCCCGATCTGTTGCCGACCATGGGAGAGGTTCTTCCATACGCACCCGGCAATGTGACCATGGCCCTGGTCTGTGTTCAGTGCGGCTACAAGCAGACGCACATCCCTGAAACCTGCATCACCAGCCCTCGTGACCCGGCGTGGTTGCAGATGCGTGATATGCTCAGCGGGAAGAGCAGTCCGGGATGAGCACCAAGATCTACAACGGCTACCGGATCATGTCCTCGAATATCTTCGAGATCATGAGGCTGCTCGATGATGTTGGCAAAGCCTATGACAAGGCTGCCAAGGTCTACATGGCCACCCTGTCCGCCCACGTGATGATCAATGCCTGGGATACGCTGACGTTGGCCGCACCACAGAGGATCGCACAGGATGAGGAGATGGAAGATCTCCTGGAGTATTCGGTCTCAATCCACACCTACCAGTTTATCGCCAGTCGGCAGAAGAAGATCAAGGCGACGAACCGTCGTGACCCGGTCTATGACTTTCAACTCGACATCATCATCTTCCCAGAAGGCGGCTGGAGCGATACGCTGGCCATGGTCTACACTGAGAACGCCACGTTCAAAAAGGCGTTCGAGGAGCATCCGCTGGTGGAGGAGTTCGGCTATTGGGACAACTCTGATCGCCCCGAAGAAGTACCAGAGCACGCCTGGAACAGTCGTGGTGAGCGGTGGATGGCTCTGGTTGGTGATGATGTTCCGAGCCGCCGTGGCCTGACCAGACAGTACGAACGGCAGTACGGACCTGAAGTTCTCTACTCCGACATATTGCCGCTTTTCCCACTCATCGAGCATCGTGCTGAGCGGTGGGCAGAGGAGAGTTTGGTCAGTGAGTATGGCGAGAAAGTTGAGGCACCAGCCAAAGATGGGGTCTACTCATGGCTGACAAGAGCCAGGGCATGGGCCAAGGAAGGTACCCGGTTGAAAGACCGCATCGCCAAGATCCTGCCCTTGATGAGCAACCCAACCAAAGAACAGATCAGCAAGTTCCCCGAGAAGAAGTGATGCCGAAGCACCACACCTATCTGACCAGTCCACGGCTGGCTTTGCAGGAGATCCGGAAGCTCCGTCATGGTCCGAGTTCAATCGTCGATCCAAGAGGCTCGGATCCCATTGCCACACTGACACCAGCGCAGCGAGAGCAGATCAAGCGTGACTTCCATCTCTGGTGGGATTCGTGGGTCGCTCCTTGCCTGACCACGCTCGAACGTCGCCACAGCAAGACCAGGGTGAAGAAGTGAACAGACACGGCATCAAAACGACAACGAAGGAGGTTTTCTTTTTCTCCTTCAAGGGTGACTCTACCGTCAGTTCACTCGATCAGATCACCCTTCCCCCAGCAATGGGACTCAGTGATCAGATGTTTCACCGTTTTGGCGAATGGCTCAAGCGTGAGGGTCATGCCTGGGAATACCTTTCAGAGGAACGACTCTGTCAGCTATCGATTGAGTTCTTCAACCTTGCTCTCATGCAGCATGAGAAGCCACGTCGCTTCGATCGGATGGCTACCAAGGAAGAGATCAAAGTAGGGTGTTGACTTAGACTGAATGGTCGCTATACTCTGGGCATGAGCAAGAACAAAGACGCCACCACTGATCCCGCCAACGCCGTCGAATCCGCCCGTGGCATCCTGGAAGAGTTGAGGGAAGAGTTGCAGGCGTGGTATGACAACCTCCCCGAGAACTTTCAGAACGGCAGCAAGGGTGAAACCCTCCAGTCCGCCATTGATCAGTTGGAGTCGGCTGACGGGTACCTGGAAGAGCCGCCCACCTGCGCTGAACTGCTCACGGTCAACTACAGCTTCTCGACCAAGCGGAAGCAGTCCCGCGCCGACCGCTGTGCTGATGCGTGCAGTCTCCTGGCCGGCTGTGTCGATGCCGCCCGCGAGAAAGCCACCGAGCTTCAGGAAGCCCAGGCGCTCTCCTCCGAAGCCAACCAGGACCAGACCGGCCTGGATGAAGCCACCAAAGAGAAGATCGCCAAGGAAGCCAAGCAGGTTGAATCTGACATCAGTGAACTGGAATCGTTCGCTGATGCCTGTGAGAGCGCCAAGGATGAAGCCGAAGCCACTGAGTTTCCAGGGATGTTCGGATGAATGACCTGAACGATCCAAAACTCACCGGCCCCTGGTTCGCTGCCCGCCTTCAGGTCTACGTGACCGGCAAGTACAATGCCTTCAAGCACTGCGCCTCATCTGGCCTGCGCTGGGCTTGGGTGATCACCAATGGTGAGGTGGTTGAAGGCTCAGGCGACCCGATTGGCAGCGGGTGCTACTATCGCCGTTACGACACCAAGAAGGACGCAGCCGAAATGGCTGCCAAGTACGACCCCAATCGTGGTGTCTACACTCCCAGGATCCTCAACGCTACCTGCCGGCAGCAGGTGGCCAAGTACGCCCCGAAAGGCACCCCATGAGCACTCAGACCCAGGTTCGTGTCACCGTCCGCTTCTATGGCCGGCTCTCGGGAGCCTTGGGCATTGGTAGCGAGCATGTCGAGCGTCGCACCATCACGGTGCCCAGCCCGTTCACCGAGGAGGAGGCGAAGGAAGCCGCCCGGGTGAATCTCTACGATCGCCAAGGCGACAGCTTGGCCTACGAACACGTCACCGTCAAATCCATCGCTTTCAACTGAGCACCCCATGACCATCTCCAAAATGAACTGCATGCACTGCGGCAAACTCTTCACCGAGCAGGAGCCATCCTACCTCGGCCTGCTGCTGCACAGGATCTGCTACCAAGTGGTCGGTGGTCAGATAGACGAGCAGTTGCCGACCCTGTCATCCCACAGCAGCCACGGAGACCGGCAAACCGACCTCCTGGCCCAGAAGGTCGCCTACCCTCCGACTGCCGACCTTCCTGGTCAGCGTGGTACTCACGGCTGCCAGTATCCGGCCCCGCCACTCGATACCGGCGAGATGTCCCTCAACGAGGTGCTGGTCCGCCTGGGCATCTCGAAGACCAAGATTCCCCTGTCGTTCGACAAGTACGACTTCGAGAAACGGGGTCATCGGATCTTCACTGGTGACTGCCAAGAGATCTGGGTGTGGCTGCGCGAGCAAAAACTCATCCTCTGACAAGATCAGGAACCCGGTAGTTGAAACCCGTGTTCCACGTGGAACACTGGGGGCTCTCACAGCCTCGTACAGGCAAGATCTCCCACAAAGTGACCATGGCCAGCCAATGACCATCGTCTTCGCTCTGAGGGGTTTCTATGACTCGCAAGCGCCTCCCTGGAACCTCGATCATGAGCCACGCCCTCGACATCACTCCGATCCTTGGGATACCAGTTCTTTTTGACCCATCAAAGCTGGTGATCCCGGTCAATGAGGCTCGGGTGATCACCAACCGGACCTACCACGAGCGGGATACCCGGTGGTCGGTCATCTGGCAGCGGGCCGATGGACGGGTGACGGCGACTGGGTTCCTGACCGAGAAGGCTGCGCTGACCTGGGCATGCGCTCGGGCAGCGGTGACCCAGGTGCTGCCGGAATGAATGAGGTCCAGGTCTACGATGGTGATGGTACCATTCCGCTGGTCGACTTCACGACGATTGAACCCATGCGTGGCGGTCAGCAGGTGAAGGTTCTCTTCTTCAACGATGACGACTCCATCAAGCGTGCGTACGGGTTGGCAACGGTGAGGAAGCTCGAACACACTCTCTCGCTTGTCATCGGGAGCCGTTTACTGCCGGCCAACGAAGAACTCGGTAAGAGACTGACGAGTCTTCACGGCTCTTTCGAGAGGTTCAACCTGGAGATCCTTGGCGTCAGGTACGTCGATTGCCTTGTCGCCAACCTCATCTTCAACCCCAAGACCGAATACAGTTACATCCAGGTCAGATTCGCCAGAACCATTCAGAGGGATTAGGTGTTGACTTAGACCAAAAGGTCGCTAATATACCGGCATGAGCACTACCACTGAAGCCCCTGCCACCCTCATCCCTGCTTACAAGGTCCGCGTCCGTGATGACAAGGGCACCAACGTGGGCTGCCTGGGTCACAACGGCGATGTCTGGCGACTGAGGGTCTACCACGGGCACTACACCAAGGAACAGGCCGATCGGTACGCTGCCGAGTTGACCAAGCAGAACCCTGGCTACGTCGCCACCGCCGAACGCTACGAGAAGGGCGACGGTTTCCTCAACGCCTTGCTCGCCAGCAACAAGAAGACCTGACATGGCCCACCAGTGGGTACATCGTCCCCATACCCTTGAGCACTTCCAGAAGCCGGAACAGCGGACGTGCTCCGTCTGTGGTGCTCAGCAGGAACTGGTTGTTGAACAGGCTTGGATGCGGGTTGTCTCTCGTCGCTGGCTGCCGCTGGCTGGCCGGTGCAAGATCAAGAAGTCTTGACTTAGATCAAAGAGTCGCTATACTTCCCATGTCACCCAAGGAAGCCTGTCTATGACCATGTCTCTCGCCGAAGTCTGCACCTTGGTTCAAGATCTGCACGGTAAGAAGACTGGTAGCCGCGACATCTTTCGTCTGGTGATCAAGGCGCTCGTTGCGAGTGGGAAAGATACAATCGAGGCCGGTGACACCTTACTCGGTGTCGTGCCGGGTAGCCCACGTGAAAAAACCGCATGGCTCAAAGCCGATGCAGAGGTACTGGGCGGACGCTGGGTCAAGGGCCGTCAGGTCGTGACCGGACGTGGTCCTTTCGGTCGTTACGGTGGCGGGAGTGCTCGCAGTGGATACTACAGCGGTTACTTCACCACCAGAATATAATGCTTACTTCAAACCCATCACAAAGGAATCCCTTCATGCGCTTCTTCCTCCTGCTCCTCCTGTCCTTCTCCACTCTGTTCGCCGGTGATCCTCCGGCTGCCGAGGCCAAGCTGCCTGCCGATGTGCAGAAGGTAGTCGATGAACGTGATGCTGCGGTGGCCAAGGCCAAGGCGGTCTTCGATGCGGCTCAGGCCAAGGCGACGACCGAGGCTATCGCCAAGCTGGAGAAGGTGGTTGTCGCCATCACAAAAAAGGGCGATCTCGCCAACGCTACGGCTATCCAGAAGTTGGTCGACGAGTACAAGGCCGGGCTTCCGGATCTATTGGGTAAGAAACCAGAAACAAAAATCGATCTTGAGGAGGCGATTGTTGGTGTGAAGTGGAAATTTTACTGGCAAGGTCTTGGTGGTGAAAACAAGATCATGAGATTTGCCCGTAAGGGTGTCATTAGTGAAGGGTCCAACTTCGGTGAAAACAGTTATCGCATCAAGGACGGTGTTCTACAACTTCTCAATCAGAATGGTGGAATACACAGCACTCTCACTCTGAGGGCTGATGGGAATCTTGAAAGTGGAGACACTTCTGAATCAACCTGGAAGGGGAAGTGCTTCTTGATCAAGGCCGAGAAATAATCCTGATCAGTTCGTTGTTTTTCACGTCCTGACAGAATGATGGGCGATCAATAAGAAGGCTGTCGTTTTCAAATACGTCGATCGACAGCCTTTCAACTTCTGCCCATCTATAGAGAAAATGAAAGTGGTAGGAGTAGATCTCGAAGTCTGACTCAACCTGAAGAAGTCGACCATCGATGTAGCGAACGGCTGGATGAATGCCTTTGTGATTCTGAAGAGAGTCGCGGCCAACGTGCTTGGCTCCAACTCGCTTCATCGCTATGGAAAACCACCGCTCATCAAGACAATGATGTTTTTCAGTATCGCAGATCTTTTGCCGAAAGTCCAGATCTTCTGAAAATTCTTTGAACCACTTTTCTTGAGTAGAAGAAAAGTAGTCATTTTTGAACCATGTCCAATATCCTCCGATGCGATCATAATGACTGATTATTTCAACATCGTCAGAGATCAGATTTTTTACTAGATCGTAGTTTCCGTACATGGCATCCATGTCGGTCCACATAAAACAATCGTAATCTTTGATGATGTCGTTGAAGATCCAATAGAAGAGCGGTCGAAGATCACAAATTTTATAGGCATGCGGAAGACCCTTGAACTCTGGAATTATCTTTCTTACACGCTCGTTGATGTCCTCCATCGACATCTTTACGAATTCCATGTTAGGATACATCTTGGGAGGAGGTGTATCAGCAATAACGATGTACTTGTCGATTCCCTGCTTCGCACCTGAACGTCCAGTCAGGTGCCAGATCTTAGGGTAAGGTCCCTGCCAAACGTTGAGCATGCAAGAACGCATCTTACCACCATGCCTTGAAGAAGCCGATACCGTCGGCGAAATATCTGAATGTAACTGACATACCTTTTTTACGCAGGTAGGTAGAAAGACCTTCTATGGTATAATCAGAGATTGAATGACCACTCATCATACTTGCTGAGTATCGATTGTCTCCTTCCCTGAAGTTATGAAACTCACCGACAATCTTTTTTATTTTAGAAAGTTTTTTGGTGGTGTAGAGGATAGGGAACTCAGATCCTTCACAGTCAATCTTCAAAAGATCAACTTCATCTAAGATATCGTCTAGACCAATTACAGGGACACTTATTGTTCCACGCTCATAAATCACGTGTGCTCCTCCAAAGTTGTTTCCAACGTTGGTGAGACTTGCTATTGATTTACGATATTCGTCTGATCTTCCTATAGCGGCTGTGATGACTTTGATAGATGGATATTTTTTTACATTTTGTGCAAGTATGAGGAGGTTGTCTAACATCGGCTCACAACATATCACTTCTTTTGCACCAAGTGAGGCGCACATGGCTGAGAATGCACCAATGTTGCCGCCGATGTCCAACACTGTTTTTCCGCTCACGTCAGATGGTTGTATCTCATACTCGTTTTCAATGACAACAGAGTGAATGACGCCCTGGTCAGTTGTATTTTCACGATAAACGAGTTCGTTGGCGATGTTTTTTGCTTTGGCTTTACTGATAGGAAGTTTTGGAATAACTCTTTTGTGTGAATAGTATTCATCAAGCTGTGTTTGAGCAGTGATAAACTCAACAACATCGCCATGATAAAAACCAAGACCACCACTCTTCTTTATTTTGAAAAGATACAATGGTGTTCCACAACACATAGCCACATGCGCAATACCTGAATCAACGGCAAACACAGCACGAGCCGACGAGATTTCGTCAAACAAGGCTTTCATGTCGGTGCCATGGTCTTTGAATGTTGCTAATGGGAAGGATGCCTTCATCCATTCATCATGTGGTTGAAGGAAGACTATGTTATAGCCTTGCTCCGTGAATCGAGCGACCAATTGAACGATGTCGTCTTTAGAGATGTCGTAGTTGTTCGAGTAAGATCCCGACGAATGACCTACAAGGTGAAAAATGACATTGTTCCTTCCGGAATCACCACAAGAATATCCAAGATAGTCATGTGGAAAATCCAACGCATCAGCCGAACGGTCTTTATTACCGAATTTCATGACCTTGATGAAATTTGAAATAAAGTTAGAGCACTCGAAACTACTCCAGTGCTCGTGAACACAGTTGTCACTAGGAACTGGGATCCACCCTGTGAAATCCTCAGGTCCACCGTCAACTGGTCGAATCTTTGTTACAGGAATCTGCTCGATCCATTGATCAATGTCTTGGTGTTCTATCCTGGCGATGTCTACAAACTCTCGCATCTTTTGATCAATGAGTTTGCTGTTACCGTAAAAGTAAAGTTTCTGCTTTGTATGTTTAGCATACCAATAATACAAAGAGACATGCAATATAGCATCACCAAGACCTGACTTCCAGTTGATGTAAAGGAAGGGTTTTTCTTTCACCGCATTCTCCTTCCTATCAAACCACCGCTCAACCTTGTGTTCATCGTAGTTGAGCGTCCAGTCCCAGAAGGCTTCCTTGCTGCGGTAGACCCACATAGGAACACGCCACCCTGCCGCGATGAAGCAGGGTCCGCTCTGGGGGGTGATCAACAGATCGAGCTTGCTGACCATGTCGACTATCCAGGAGATGTCGCCGTTGACCTGTCGCAGGTCTTCAACGCCCTCAGGAACGATTCTGTTGTCTCGGTTGCCTATCAGGAAGATCCGATGCTTTGGATAGCTTTGACGGGCTTCCTTGAGCATCTGGTCTAGGACTACAGGGTCGATATCTCCCTGGGTGTTGCTGTGGGTGATCAAACCGATGAGTCCGCCGTTTGGCCTTGGCTTTGGTCTGTTGAAGTGGATGTCAAAAGACTTTCCTGGAGTCATGGTCGGATCCATGAAACGGTAAAATCTCTTCACACCGTTCATCTGAGGCCATTCGTCTAAAGAAGGGTTACCACCGCAATCGATCATGTCGGGAGTGCGTTCAGACCAGATCACCCCATCAAAAAACTCACAGGCAGCTTTGCGTTCTGGTTGAAACCAGACCAACACCGAGTGACCGGTTTTTATATGATAGAGATGAGCGGCAGCACAGAAACCTAACACATCACCGAGCATCTGGTGACCCATCCAGAATGATTTTTCGGCTTTCTTGACGTTGTGTGAATCGATAAGGAAATCGTCGTAGACGACCTTTTTCTTGAATCGAACGACTACCTTTTTTTCAATATCAGAGAAGTCATCAAGCTGGAAGGCATATCCCTCTACGGTGATTTTGACATTTAGATTACTTGCACGATAGAGATAATCGACACCTTCCTGCTTCAAAATCTCAACATTATATTTGAGAAAATCATAGGTCTTTTTTGGATCATTTACGGCATAAAATTGTGTGCCCCATGGAGCACCACTTTTGATGGTGAATAAGCCTTTTGTATCGAGAGGTAGTGTTGTTTCACTGTGAAAAAACAAAAGGTCGTAATCGTCACCTTCGTTCATGATACCATCAATATCAGACATGAGTCCACGACGAAAGAGAGCATCATCTTCACAGATGAAGATCTTCTTATGTCCAGCTTTTATCGCCATTTCTAGGACTTTGATATGACCGAGAGTACAAGCCAGTCGACGATTCTCGTTCACGACTCCGTCTACCACAACGTAGGTCGTGTTCATCTCTTCCATTTGCTTAGCAAAAATGGCACGTCGATCACTACGGCTGGGGAGACTCAGGACGTAGACCTGATCAACGTAATCATTCAACGATGTCATGAGATGGACGCCCTGTCTTATTGACGTTGCAGATTCAGTATTTCTAGCTCAAGGTCAATAAGCAAACGCGGAACGTCGCCTCCGTTTGGCTTACCCTCACGCTTCAGACGTTCATTGATCCAAACGTCGAGGTGTTCCTTCGGGGTATGCTTACGAAGGTGATCAACGACTCGTTGCAGTAGATCGATTTCACGATTTTTTGACAATGTTGAATCCTTTGATCAAGAGTTCTTTGGCACGCATCAAGTGGACAATAGCCGGACTGTTTTTGTTTTTCTCTCCGCTCATGTAGTCTTCAAATGTCCAAACCTCTCCCATAGGGAGCTTGTTTACATACTGACCAGTCCAATCAGAAGCCCAGTAGTTGTTGGTGTTTTTGTAGACGTTCAACTTCCAGTCATTCACGAAATGACCGATATAGGCTAGAGCAACTTCCTCGGTGATATCAAGTAGGTGTAGCTCGTTACGACCAAACTCATAGAACTCAATGGCTTTATTGTAAAATTCGTCAATCGACTCACGACGCACAATCCAAAAGCCGGCGTTTGTGTTGTAGACAGGTTGGTCTTGAGGAACACCACGATAGTGTAGAAGAACCTTGTACCATTTTATCGGTACTCCCCACCAGTCATCACGCTTTACGAACTGACCTTCGCACTTGGATTCAAGCTGGACGAACCATTTGTTGTCGCGCAGTAGTTTGTCGAATGGACGTGGCTTGCGGACGAAGAAATTGTCAGCATCGAGCCAGACAAAGTAGGCGTAGTCGAGCTTGGAGACCTCTTCCTTCAGGTACTCGAACTTGAACAGGTAGTGATCGTTGCTCAATTCCTCAATATGGTGGAAGAAGACACCTGGATCGCCAAGGGTATCCCATGGCTCATCAGTCCACACATGGAAGTCTTCAGTAACACCAACTCGCCGTGCTGAGATAATGCAGGTCCTGAACATTTTAGCGTGGTCACCGGTGGCAACCGACCAGTAACAGAACTCACGATTCGTATTCGGTTGTACGTGGATCAATTCATTTACTTTGTTCACGGGTTGTCCTTCGAGTAGGCTGCGTCGTCGATGATGCGATGAAGGCGCTTGACCTCCATCATCAGAATAACGATGTCCCAGTCGCTTGGTACGACCTGAACGATGTGGGGTAGCTCACACATGGTTTTGTGAGCGTGGTCCATGGCCTCTTTGAGTGTTCGATCTTTGATGGTCGCGTTCTTGGCCATGACGAATCTACCCAGGGGAAAGGTGAATCAGGACGGGTCAGCCGGTGTGTAGCGGATGACCCCGCGACCCTTGGCAATCAGGGCAGCACTTTCGGCATCCCAGCCATCGGCGGTGTAGGTCACGAGGTGCTTCTCGTGGGAGTTGAACGCCAGGGACACCCAGTATTTGCCGGGCTCCTCAGGCTTCTTTCCCTTGATCCAGGGGCAGCGGTAGCCGTTGGGGGTGATGGTCATGTTGGCCTCGGTTTGAACTGGCCGATGTCGTCGGCGAACTTGGCCCAGCGCAGGAGAGCTTTGGTGGCATCCTCCATGTTCCAGATCAGATCTCGGCCATTCTCTTTTCGAGTGGCTTCGCTGATGGCTGTGTAAAGCGGAAGGTTGCCTCTGATCAGATCCTCAGCGAAGAACTTCCGGCTCTCCTCCTCTTGCGAGTGTTTGCAGATGATCTCGACAGCGTCTGGGACATTGTCTGGTGAGTCTGGTGGAGTGAGACCGCTGCCGACCTGGATGCTCACAGGCGACTCGCTGTGTTCCCGATTTGTTCGAGCTTGTCGAGGCGAGTACCGAGTTGATATTTGGCATGCTCGGTGATGAGTTGGCCGAGGATTCTACCCTTCAACTGGTAGTCTGACAGGTTGTAGGCGATGGTGTTGAAATGCTGATCTCCGCGCACACTATTGACGATGTCTCGGATGATCTCGCAGATGTTCTTGAGGGCGTTTTTCGCATCGTACTCACCACTGAAACCGGGCAAACTCTGATCGTTGTCTTTGAGTAGCTGTTGTTCGATCTCGTTTAGCCTAACACTGAGAGATTCGACGAGCTTGGTAAAGTCGTTTTGATTGACGCTGTGAATAGCATTCAAAACCTTATTACCCTCATCGATGAGTTTTTTCAGGTCAGCAGCTTTGGCTTCGATATCGACGTAAACCTTCTTCGCCGCGACATCGATGATCGTCTCAATCTCTTTCTTTGTGCTCTCTGAGATCTTGAGGCTTACTACCTTGATGGCCTCATCGATCGCACGCTGACGCATCTCTGGCGATGGCCAGAGAAAGGCTTCGTCCATCTGAACTGGCTCAGGAGCATCAACCATCACTTCGACTCGACGCGGGCACCACTCAGGGCGAGTGTACGGGCTAGGACGACCGCATCAGCCTCGGAGGAGCAGGGGATCCAGACGCCGAATTGCAGCGGTGGATTCATCGGAGGAACAGCCAGTTCCTTCTCGACCGGTTTGACACGGAAGCGGTTGATGATTTCAGTCAACTCTTGGAAGAGGACCTTGGAACGATCCTGGATCTCGACGCAGACCAGAACGGTACCTTTTTTGACATCTTCGCCGATAGGATACCGGGAGACTCGGTGGTACTTTTTCTTCTTCAGACCGGAGTTGATCTTGTCGGTTCTCTTGTTGAAAGCGACGATTACTTTCGAGAACTCATTGAACCGATCGTGCTTGATGGTGGCTTTGAGATCGTGTCCGCTGCTCATGCCGGAAGTATAGCGACCTTTTGGTAGCTGTCAACCGTGATCCATGTCTGGTCTGCTGTTGACGAGACGGATCTCGACGAACTCGGTGATCTCAACCTCCAACTTCAGGAAGTCCTCACTGTGGATGCTCCTGGACCCACCAGATGGCACCAGGATCCTGCCGGCGACAGCCTCGTAGAGGATCTGTTCGAGAACCTGCACCGAGAGCCGTTTGTCCTTGATGGTGAATGACCAGCACCGTGGAGTGGAGACCAAGGAGGTCATGCCGGCGTTCTCACCCGACCTGATCATCCAGAGCACACCATCGCCATCCTGGTGAACATCGATCAGGTCGAGGAGCTTCATGGCTTAGTTAGGCTTCGCCGTTGTTGGTGTCTTTCCATTTATTCCAATCCAATCCCATCATCACCTTTGTGGGATCGGTGTCTCTACCAGTGTGATAGGTATCACCTTCATCTTCTTCCATCGGTTGTGAGAGTAGACGATTGATGCCGTTGAATTTATCCCATAGAAATTCGTTTTGTTTACGAAGATCGGCTATGTCTGAATTTTTATATTCAGATTCTCTTTCAAGCTCTATGATACGTTGGCGTAGCCGTTCATTCTCCTCAATCAGCTTCTGAAGCTCTGGAGGAATCACGCCATCACCATCAAACACCTGCACTTCAGACAAGCCCATCGGTCACCATGTCCTCTCTGTCGACATCTTCTCCGAGGTACTTCTTCTCGAAACGTTTTTCAGCGATCTCACAGTTTCTGATGAAGCACTCCTGCTGTTTGGTGGTCCACTTTGCGGTGGTCACCTTGTAGGGCTGCTGGCCTTTGTTCGTCATCTGCGTCCGGTCACGAGTGTTACGAAGGCAGATGTAGAAGGCTTCCGAATCGTACTGTGACTGAACGATCCACATCACGGTCGTGTCTTTGAAAATGATGCGACGAGAGCCGACTACCACTATCAATGATTTCAGCTTGAATGGGTCGATGATGCCGATGAAGTTTTCTCTTGTCTCGTCGGTGATCTTCTTCACCTCAAGGACGATCGTATGTTGCGATCGAAAGAGATTGGCTTCGAGAGAACCGCATACGATGGTGTGTGAAGTCTGGTTCATCGCATTCTCGTACAGACAGCGATGCTTCTGACGAAGGGCGTCTATGTCGATCCGCAATCCAATGTTGGCCAGGAAAGCGCAGAGGTAGCCGTTGATGCGAACGAAGACATCTTCGTGTTTCTTATCTTCCCCTGTGAACTGGTAGAGACGCAGAGCCAGCACGTGCTCATCGAGCAGCAACTGTTGGAGCGACAACTGGTCACGGTCCTTCTCCGTGATGTTGTGATAGTCCATGACCTGACCTTTGCCGGAGATCAGGAAGCAGTAGAGCAGTCGACGGCAGGCGACGCCGACCCGGTCAGCGTAGCCGGCACGCTCCAGGATGAAGTTCCGGCAATCGCCTGGGATGTAACCCCAGTTGATCGGGTTCTCCCACTCAAGGGGGCCGCCAATGCCGTCACCGACCTGGATCGATCTCACTTGGCAGCTTTCGCCAGCTTGAGCTTTTCCTTGGCGTCCTTCACCGCTTGGCGGGTCTCTTTGACCATGACCTTGGCGCTGGCCAGGGTCGGCAGGAACTGAACCTCGGGGTTGTTGCCGAGCTTGGCCCAGTTCTTCTGGACGCTTTCCAGGTTGCCATTGGCCAGCACCCCGCCGTTGTACTTGGCGCAGTAGCTCAGGGTGCCGTAGAGGTCATCCCAGCAGCGTTTCCGGCGCTCCAGAGCCTCGATCTCGGTCTGAAGGGTCTCCAGGTGCGTCTTGCGATCAACCTTCGCCTGAGCGACCGCACGGTCGATCTCTGCCTGCCGGGCGACCACATCGAAGCCCTCAGCCGACTCAACCAGGGTGGGCACCTGACGGTAGACGGTCATCTGACCATCGGCAGCGTTCTCGCCGTAGCGGTAGTTGGTCTTGAGGCTGGTTCTGAGGACCAGCTTCTTGTCGCCCAGGACCACAGTGCAGTAGCCGACCAGTTCCGAGTCCAGGCTGACGTTCAGGGTCACCTCACCATCACCACCGATCAGATCGGCCTTCTCGCCGACACGGGCGGCGAAGAACGCCTTGTTGTCTTCCCACTGCTGATCAGCCGCCTTCTCGATCGCGGCTTCATCCAAGGTCCAGCCGGCGATTTCCTTCTGGAGGTTGCGGAAGCGGAGGTCCTGATTCTGGTAGGTGGGGGTGGCCGGAGCGGCTTCCTTGTTCTTGTTGACCCAGGCGTGGCGGATGCGGCTGGCCGGGAAGCTCTTGTAGTCGTCCATGGAGCGGACGTGGACCGGCAGGCGCTCGCTGGGCACCCAAGCGGCGACCTCCTTCTGGGTGATCGCCAGCAGGCGCTTGGCCCAGTCCAGCATGTTGGCGCGGATCTTGTCGCGCACGACATCGAAGGCCGGGGTGTTCAGGGCAGCGAGGATGGCGGTGCTGTTGCTCATGCCCATATATTAGCGATCTTTTGGTCTAAGTCAACACCTATCCTAGAACTTCCATCCAATCCCGAAGCTCACGTCCGACAGGTAGACGGAAAGCATGCCTAGAAACGGCCCGTTTTCCAACTCGGCCACCACCCCAACGTGGTCGCTGCGGCTGACGATGCTGTTCATGCAGTCAGAAAGCTGATCCCCATACCAGTAGCGGTACCGGAGGATGAGGGAGCCACCGAAGGTCGGATCTCGCAAGGCTGGACCACCGAAGATCCAACCACCCTCAGCCCAGGATCTGGACTCAAGGTCGAACCAGGGGTGATCGTAGTCAATGCCGATGAAAGGACGAACGGTCGTGTGCTCCTCTTCCCGAAGATTATACCTTTGGCTGCCGAAGGTGTCGTGAACGCTGTTCTGGATCTGCTTGCCATTGAGATCGCCGGAAAGCAACACACCAGCCCTGATGAATTCGTAGCGAACCGAAGTTGCCAGGATGTCTACCCGGGAGTCGCCGTAGATGCGATCGGTGTAGAGTCGTCCGTCGATGGTCAGTTCTGTGGTCGCTTGTCGGAGTGTGAGAACAAGACCACCGGTCATGTAATCATCACCACCGTCGTTGAGAAGGAGCAGTAGGAAATCCATCTTTCAAATATAGCGACTTTTTTATCTAAGTCAAGAATGGCGGAAGTGGCACGAATCGAACGTGCAAGACCCGTGAAGGTCTGTTGAGGTTCAAGCTCAGTCCCCTCGCCTATAGGGAGCACTTCCATGAATGGCGGATACGGCAGGATTTGAACCTGCGGGTGACTTGCGCCACCTCCTAGTTTCGAGCTAGGTGCGATAAGCCGGGCTCTGCCACGTATCCATGAATGGCGGATTGCTAGGGAGTCGGACCCTCAACGTGTTTCCACGTTTCATCGCTTTCCAGGCGAGTACGGTTAGCCACCACCGTCAACACAATCCATGAATGGCGGAACGGGTGAGATTTGAACTCACGGGTGACTTTCGCCACCTCTTCCTTAGCAAGGAAGTGCAATAGGCCAGACTCTGCCACCGTTCCATGATGGTCTCTGAGGTGGGACTCGAACCCACAAAGCTGCGATGTTTAGGACCGCAAGGTGTGCCATTCCCTATGAAGCCACTCAGAGAAGTTGGTGTCCCATGCAGGAGTCGAACCTGCAAAGATCTGCATTTTGAATGCAGCGCGTCTGCCAATTGCGCCAATGGGACGTGGTATCCACGAAGAGATTTGAACTCTTACTGTTCGGTGCCTAAGACCGATGCCTCTGCCGGTTGGGCTACGTGGACGTGAAATGGTGGGATAGGCTGGAGTCGAACCAACAGTGGCGGTGAAGCGTCACGTTTACAGCGTGGTGAGCCTTCCAATGCTCAACTATCCCAGATGAAAAATGGTACCCGTGACAGGAGTCGAACCTGCAATTTTACTACCACCTCAAGGTAGCGCGTCTGCCAATTTCGCCACACGGGCATGTGGTACCGGGGGCGGGAGTCGAACCCGCAAAGAACATGGACCTGAACCATGCGCGTCTGCCTGTTTCGCCACCCCGGCGTGTATGAAGCGACCACGATCAGAAAGTTGTAAAAGAAAGAACCCCGGCTTTTTGGGCCGGGGTTCGAGAGTTCGCTTTGGGCTTTTGTGCCTACTCCAGCGTGCTCCGAATCCCGGTCTCCGAATAGGAGAGGGACAACGACAGCAGACTGAGTGAGAGAGAACGGCGCATTGCGCTGCTCCTCATAGCGAGACTACTCCAGGTGGCAAGAACTATTTCTTGTGGGTGCCCTCCACGCCACGAGCGACACGGTCCATGGTGCGCTTGTGCAGCCAGAGGCGAGCAGTGTCGAGATGGTTCAGTGCGACAGCATTGTCACGGCAGGAAAATTCTCCCTTCATGAAGCCCTCCAAACGATCGATGAGGATGGCGAGCAGGGCTTCGTGGCTGTTGCCGTTGTAGCCGGCTTCTTTCACTGGGCCGTTCTGGAAGGTGATGCGCTGGACTTTGAAGGGGGTTTTGACTTTGAACCCAAGGGAACCCATGATTGGGATCTTCGCAAAGTTGAAATCGTCCAGAATAGTGAGGGTGGTTTCTTCGTTGATGTCGAATTCGGTTCGACTCGGGCCATCCTCTTCGTTGGAATCCAACAGAGCTACAACATCTTCCCATTCTTTGTGTTGTTTCCGAATCACCGGATCTTCAGAATCCGGTTCAGGTTCGCCATAGGGGATCAACACGACATAGTCGTGGCAGGCACCACCACTTCCCGGCTTGTCCAACACGAAGATGCGCAAAGCCTCGTTGAGGCCGTTGACGCGGTGGGCGGTGAGTTCACGGATATTAGGACGCATGGCGTTCTCCAGACACGCCGCAGGCCGGGTGGGAACAGAGTGTCCCCGGTGCCGTCGGCCACATATGGGCTTCAGGCGTGATGGATCGACCTGCGATCACTGTCGACCTCTGTCTACCTGCCGGCTAAATACGTCAAGCCCAGGCTTGACTTGGTCATGATAGCGACTACTATGTCGCCAACGAGGAAACGATGGCCTATCCTAACCGTGAACTCTACCTGCCGATCCTCCTAGAGGTCGAGGAGGCTGTCACCCGTCGCGGCGAGAACCGTCCACTGATCGTCGAGGCGGCCTACAAGAAGATCATCGCCGAGTGGGGTGCCAACCTCACCGAAGAGGAGCAGACCTCGCTGGGTGCCTTCCGCCTGATCATGGAGCAGTTCGCCCTGCGGAACCAGATCCAGGCCGAGGCGGCTGCGCAGATCGTCACCAAGTCGGCGGTACAGCGTTGGGGCGTCGACAACGTCCCGAACTGGGCCAACCTCACTACCATCCAGCAGACCGCTGCCCTCTTCACTCGTCTTAGCTCGAAGGCGAAAGAGATCGTCTACGAGGACATCATCTCGAAGGACGGCAAGCCACAGCCCGGCAGCACGCTGAAGTGGGATTTCCCCGATGTCGATGAGACACGGGCGAAGATCGCCAAGGTCTTCCTCGACGACATCATCGCTCAGGGTCAGGGTGCGGAGCAGCAGTGAAGAAGCCGATCAATCAATCCGTTGCCAAGATCATCACTGAAAACGACTGGGGTTCTTACCTCAAGTTGCCAGTTTCTGAAGATGATCTCCTGAACGAATCGCAGAATGATCGGCTCAAGCGGCTGCAACGCATTCTGACCGCACGGCATTTCGGCATCATGAGCCCGCATCGTTCCTTCGCACATCATCAAGACATTCCTCAGAAGGGAATGCGTCCTGAAGGTGATCCTGCGATCTATCGTGGTGATCAATCCGCCCTTCGCTTTGTCGGCGCTGACTTTCGTGGCGGCAAACAGGCGATGAAGATGACGCACAACGCCGCTGCATGGAGTCAACTCCGTCAGACCGTATCGCATCTTGGTTTCAAGCCGCTGCCGGTAACCGGAGCCTTCAAAGAGAAGGGGGGTGAACTGGGGGCGGAGGCTGCGCTGGTGATCCCAGGGACAGGTCACGGGAAAGTCCAACTTTCTCAAGCCGTCCTGGTCAACCTCGCTCGTCGCTACAACCAGGACAGCTTCATCTACGCCGGTCCCGAAACGCAGGGCAAAGTACACCTGTTCGAGGTGTCGGCGCGAGGGAAGAGTGGCCTTCCAACCGCCTATGATCATCACTTCCCAATCGGCTCAGCAGAGACACCATCTGATATCCGATCGCTAGTGCAGCGACTCTACAAAGCCGAAGACGATCCTCAGAAGATCCAAGGCTTGGCACAGCCACGTCGTCATGGTGAACAGCCAGTGAAACGTCCGACGTTTGGCACCCAACTCGGAAAGGGTAAGGGAATAACATTTACATGAGCGAGATCCAGGTTCTTGACGGCATGCTCGACACCTCCCTGCACGATGAGCAGGGGAGAAAACATGGTGTTTTCAGACTGGTCGGGGATCCGTATAACTGGAACAAGGGCAACTGGACCTTGTTGGTTGAGTACGTTCGTGGAGTTCAACAGTTCCCGGTCAAATGGGAGTCTCCATCTGGTCGCATCGAACGCCGATCGAGAAGCTACTGGGTTGATGAGAAGGGTCTCGTTGGTCCTGATGGATGGACTCGATACTACAGCACCAATCCAGATGCGATTCTTGAGGAAGGCTTCGCCGGCCCATCAACACCTGCCGAGCACATCTACTACAACAAGGATGGCACAGAGGTTCTGTACCATAAGCGTTGGACGGCAAAACAGACACGTAAACGGAAGACCGAACCACCATCGCCGAACAAGTGGCCGAAGGTCTGGCCTGCCGAGAGTGTCAAGAAGCCCCGTCACCCCCGTTACATCGAGATCTCTGAATCAAACAACGTCACGCCAACCGATGTGATCTATAAGTAAGTCATGGACTTCATCGGCTTCGTCAATCGTCTGAACGAAGGTTTCGTCAGCGTCCCCAAGCAGCCATGGAAGACCAAGGAAGAAGCCCTGGCCCTGGCTGAGAAGGCGCTGCCGGCCTTCCGTCGTATCCTGATGAAGGCTGCGCCGGCTGATTCCGTGGTGAAGTACGCCATCAAGCCATCAGAGTCGATTGATGACAAACTCCAACGCTGGAAGCCTGCCGGTCGTGGTATCGACACCATGTTCGACATGCTGCGTGGTGCCATCCTGGTCCGTGACGGTGAGGAGATCCAGGACACCATTCATCGCCTGAGCCGTGGGCCAGTGGTCGCCAAGTTCGAGCACAAGGATGAGCCGAAGGATGCTCTGGGCTACTACGGCAGCTACCACATCGACCTGTACCTGCCTGAGTTCAAGGTGGTGGCTGAGGTCCAGGTGATGACCAAGAAACTCTGGGCGTACAAGAAAGAGGCGCACCGGATCTACAAGGAGCAGCGCGGTAAACCTCAGATCGACCCTGCTGCTGCGAGCAAGTCACGGGAACTCTACCGTGTCGGCAACACGCCGAAGAAACTTACTGCGCAGAAGCCTGAGAAAGCCGATCGCGCAATGCTGCAAGCTGCCCGTAGAGGCGAGCACCCGGACCTATCTGATTGATGCCAGCCTTGCGGGATGCCAGCAGCAAAGCCTCGGCACCTTGAAGGTAGTTCTTCACCCATTCTGGCTTCATGGTCTTCGACCCGTCCAGTAGGTTGTCGTAGCGATCGGCGAGCTTGATCAGCACCGCATCCAACGACTTGCCCGAGAAGCCAGCGATGTAGGCGTTCTTGTCCTTGGTCCCCGGAGGCTTGGTCAGTTCACGCACCAGCTTTTGCACCCGTTCAGGGAACTCGGAGATGTCAGCCTTGGTGTCTTCGAGCACGTCGTGGAGGTAAGCCGCTGCCAGCACCTCTTTGTCCACCACACCAGCGTTCTGGAGGATCTTCACTACCCGTTCAGGGTGGACGATGTAGGGGTTCTTCCCATCCTTCCGGATCTGACCTTCGTGGGCGATGGTGGCGAATGAGCGAGCGTGTTCCAGCAGGTCGCGTTGACCATTGCCAGCGATGTGGTCCATCACATCGTGGTCATCGTTCGAGAGGGCTTCGCAGAGGATCTTCTTTTTCATGTTGTCCTTATGATAGCGTTAGTTTTGTCTAAGTCAACCTTTTGATCGACGTTCTTGCGTCTACCAAAATAGCGATAGAGTGATCGCCATGCCGACCCTTTCCTTGCATTCCCATACTGTCTACTCCCAACGTGACTCGATCGTAAAGCCTGATGCAATAGCTACCAAGATCAAAGCCAACGGCGGGACGCACTACGCCGTTACCGACCACGGCACTGCCCAGGGCTGGCTGGCCGTCCGTGATGCCTGCAAGAAGGCCAAGTTGATCCCGATCTATGGGGTCGAGCTTTACGTCAACGACTTCATCCTCGTTTTCAAGGAGATCCAACGACTCCGTGATGCCGCCCCCAAGAAGGAAGCCCCACAGGTCGTATTGCAGGCGATCAGGGACAAGATCCTGCCTCTGATGTCCCCAGCACAGGCCACCTACTTCACGTCGAACCTGGACGATCCCAAGGACCCTGTCGCAACCGCCAAGCAACTGATGATGCGCCTGGGCTACGGCTACGAGCATCTGGTGGCTGTGGCCGTCACCGCCCAAGGCCGGGAGAACTTGATCCGCCTACACAACAAGGGGCAGACCGACGGCAACTACTTCAAGCCGCAGGTGACCACCGACCAATGCCTTGCCGCTGCTGAGGGCATCATTTGGACGACCGCCTGCATGGGTGGTCCGATCGCCAAACGTTTCCGCTACGACCCGACTGGCCAGGAGGCGCTGAATTACCTCAACCGCTGGCAGGCACACAAGGCGAACTTCTACCTGGAGGTCCAGCCGCTCGACCTACTCGACCAACGCCGGAACAACAAGCGCCTGATCGCTGTCTCCAAGGTGACCGGCTTCCCGCTGGTCCTGTCACAGGACAACCACCACCTGAACGAAGAGGACTGGGTTGCTCACCGTGCGCTGATGCTCTCTCAGAACGACCGTACGATCGAACAGATCGAAGAGACCTATGCCTACCAGGGGAGCCTTTTCACCTTCACCGAACTGAAGCGCAAGCTCGGCGTCTCCACCACGTGGCAAGCGCAGGAGATCATCGAGAACGAAAAGATCGAAGTGAGGATCCCGGCTGGTCACCACTACGGGGATGTGAAGCTCCACTGGCGTACCAATGACGATGTCCGCAAACAGTGTGAGACCACCAACCCTGAGTTGATGCCGATCATCGACGAATGCTTCGCCACCACCGATCGACTCTGCCAGGAGATCAAAGAGATCCCCTGGTCAACCAAGCATCGCCTGACGCACTATGACGACGCCAGGGCACAAGCGTTGGCAATCTGCCATCAGCGTCTGAAGGACCTTGGCTTCGATCGTGAGACCGTCAACGATGGTACTGTGGTTGTCACTGAAGGTGAAAAGCCGTCAGAGATCAAGGCCAAGTATCTCGCTTGGTTGGAGAAGGAAGACAAGGTTATCACCGCCTGTGGATTCTGGGATTACATCTGGACGCTCTATCGAGTGACCAAGGCTGTGCAGGACGAAGGTATCCCAGTCGGCTACGCTCGTGGCTCTGGCGGTGGTTGTCTCGTGATGTTCCTCCTTGGTATCATCCGTGTGAACCCAGTGAAGTATGGTCTGTACTTCGAGCGATTCCTGAACCCGGCTCGTCTCGGTTTGGATCCGAAAACCTTGAAGCGTGTGAAGGAGATGGCGTCCTGCCCTGACGCTGACCTGGACTTCTCATCGATCAGTCGCAAGCGGGTCATCGAGATCACCGAACAGATGTTCGGCAAGGAGTTCGTGGTTCCTGTTGGAACCGTCGGCGAAGCGAAACTCAAGACCGCCATGGCCGATCTGTGCCGCGTACTCAAGATCACGCAGGCTACCTACATGCCGGTCTCGAAGGAACTGCCTGAAGACATCAATGGCGTCATGACCTTCGAGGATGCGATGAAGGTGCCGGCATTCGCCGAGTTCATCGCCAAGCATGAACTCCTGTCCAAGCTGTTGGCTCCGCTCATCGGTGTGATCCGTTCTACTGGTCAACACGCTGGCGGTGTCTGCATCGCCGACGTTCCGGTTGCCAATGCTGTGCCGGTGATCCGTGCTGGTGCCAAGGATGGTGGCAACATTGTCACCGGCTTCGGTGAGTCTGGTGCTGAGCGTGCTCTTGAATCCATCGGCTTCGTGAAGTTCGACTTCTTGGCTACTGATACTGTCGACCATGTCTCTTTGTGTGCCCGTTCGCTCTACGAAGAACATCTGGCCAACGGCGGTCAGCCGTGGGTGAAGCCTGGGGAAATTCTGCTCTACCCTGAGCAAATCCCACACTTCACCGAGAACGATCCCAACGTGATGAAGGCGATCTTCCATACCGGCAACACCGACGGCATCTTCCAGATGGAAGAACAGATCGGTAAGCAGATGGTGCAGTTGGTGAAGCCAGACACCGTCGATGAAATCTCCGACATCAGCACCATGATCCGTCCTGGTTGTTTGCAGGCGCATTGTACGTGGTTCACCAATGCCACCGGTGCGGTTGAGAACAAAGTCGGCAGTGGTCTCCACTTCGCTTACGCTGCTCGTAAGTTCGAGCGTGAACTCAACCCACCACCAGATCTACCTCAGGAAATCTTGGAGGTCTTGAAGCCAACGCACTACTGCTGCATCTACCAGGAACAGATGATGTTCCTGATTGAGATCGTCACTGGTGGCAAGATGTCACTCGGTGAAGGTGACATCTACCGTCGTGCCGTCGAGCACTCGGCGAAGGGTGTTCCGGCAGCAATCGAGACGCTGGCCAAGATGGAAGGCGAGATGAAGGCTGCCGGTGCCTACTCACCGGACATCGTCGAGACTGTCTGCACGATCATCAAGGGTGGTGCGGCCTACTCATTCAATAAAGCACACTCGCTGTCCTACTCGCTCTTCAGCTACGGTCAGGCGTGGTTCAAGCATTACTACCCGCACATCTTCCTGGCCAGTCACGTGAGTCTGCTCGCAGCGAAGAACAAGCTGGAGAAGGCTCACAAGATCATCAACAACGGTCGCTCGATGGGTATCGAGATCAAAGCACCACACGTCCTCCACTCGAAAGAGAAGGCAACGTGGGGCGCAGACAAGAAGACAATCTTCCTTCCGTTCACCACCGTCAAAGGTGTGAAGGATGAAACCGCTCTGGCAATCCCTAGACTCGCTCAGGGCTGCACCACCGTTCTCGATTTCATGCTCAAGGCTCGGAAGGATCCGGCGATCAAGAAGAATCATCTGATCGACCTCGCTCGCATCGGCGGCTTCGATGGTATGGACAATGTTCCGCGCCTCAAAACGGTTGCTGCGATCACTTACTGTCTTGCTCGTGTGACGGCTAAACAAAGCGATCAGATCTTCACCGAGTTCTGGAATCAGGCTCTGGCATTCACGTGCCTTGGCGAGATCACCAACGAACGAAAGTCACAGATCGAAGTGGAGGTGTTCGGTTCGTTCATCAACGAGTCACCACTCGACCGTATGCTGCCATGGCTCCACGAGAACGGCTGGCAACCCATGTCCCAGATCGTGCCAGAGAAGGATCAGGAATTCCCGGTGTTCTTCCTCACCACCGGTGTGACGAAGAAGGTCCACAAGACCGGCAACAGCAAGGGTAAGGAATGGCTCAAGCTGACATGCTGGGATGGTGAGGGCGTCTGCGAACTCAACATCTGGGCTCATGACCTCCAGGGAACTCCCGAGGAGGGCATCGTCGGCTACCACGGAATCATCAAGCCGAACCAAGTCTATTTGGCCATCATCCAAGCCGACGGGGAGCGCCCGGTCTCCTTGGCTCGACGCAAGGTCTACAACGCACGGGTTCCTGAGATCCGGACGACATTGGCGATCAAAAACCTGGGTAGCTAGGCCATGGGATTACCAGCCGCTCGCATCGGTGACACCTACGCCATGCACACCGACATGATCCTCACCGGATCACCGAACGTGTTGGTCAACGGCAGGGGTATTCACCGGGTGATGGACATCTTCATGTGTCCGATCGTTGGCATCGGCATGACCGTTATGGGTTCGCAGACGGTCAAAGTGAACAACCAGTTTGCCGCCCGGGTGATGGGGGTCGGTATCTGTGCCGGCCAAAACCTCATTGCTACAGGGAGCCAAGACGTATCAATCGGAGGTTGACTTAGACCAGTTGGTCGCTATACTCTGGGCGTGCTAAGATTCCACCCCATGATTGATCGAGCCATCGATCGCTTCGCCTTGGATGAGGAGTCCATTCATGGTCCTGCCCACTGGGCACGGGTCCTTGAAAACGGGATGCGAATCGCCCCCTTCACCGGTGGCGACAAGATTGTGGTGGGACTCTTCGCCATCTTCCATGACTGCTGCCGCCAGAATGACGGCACAGACATCTACCACGGTCCCCGGGCTGCCAAGTGGGTAGCCGACATGGAGGACCTGGGTCTCGACCGGCATCAGAAGCTCGACCTGATCAAGGCGCTGGCAGGGCACACCAACAGCCTGCACACGCCCAATGTGACGGTTGCCACCTGCTGGGATGCGGATCGCCTGGACATCAGTCGCTGCGGCTTTCAGATCAACCCCATGTTCCTGACCACGGATGCAGCCAAGAATCCCGACGTGATCGCCTGGGCTCAGAAGCGGGGCGAGTACGGTGAGGTCCCCAAGTTCGCCAACCCCTACGTTTTCAAAGGGAGCACCCCATGAGCTATAGCAACACCAACAGCGAGGGTACCAATTCGCTGGGCAACCTGCTGACCTACCTGATCACCGGCGTGGTGCTGGTCTACATCTGGAACGGCTTGGTCTGGCTCTTCTTCCGCCACTTCGGCTGGGGTTACGTGCCGATCAACCTCTGGACGCCCTTCCTCGGCTGGGTGATGCTGGTGGCCTTCGCTGCCCCCTCCCTCTTCGCCTTCCATGCCACCCTGATGCCCGATGCCATCGTAGGCTCCAGCAACCCTGCGACCTACTACGCTCACCCCAATGCATGGCTCTGGTCCTTCCTGACGGTACCCCTGATGCTGCTCTTCCTGCGGGCGTTTCCTAAAACCGATGAATGACCACTAGATCAGGGTATGAATAACCAAGAGACCCTTCGTCACGACCCCAGCCTGGGTGAAGTCGATCCCCGCACCTATCATCTGGTTGGGTGCGTTCGCTTTGTCTGTGAGAAGATCGGCAGCAACGACCGCATCGCCCAGGCCAACCGGCTCATCTACGCCGTCGACAAGGCATGCGAGGCGTCAGGGGAGACCCGGGTAAGGGTCCACCTGACTTCGACCCCTGGAATCGATCCCAAGGTCTCTGTGGAGGTCCGGATCCAGCCTCTGACCACCTCCGAGAAGGATGAGAAAGCCCTGTTCGAGAAGGTGGCCAAATTGTGGCCCGAGGTGCTGGCCAAGGGTGTTGGCCGTTGGGTAGCCGCCTAAGCCTCTGCCGGCGCTAGATAAGCGCATGGCTCTGGAAAACCCTCTCCACCGGATCGACACGGCGAATATCGAGACCGAAGCCCCTGCCATCCCGTGGCAGAAGAGGGACTTCGACGGATATTCCCTCCGAAACGTACACGAACGGGCATTGGCAGATCGTGATGTGTGGTTGCTCGGTCTGATCAAGACCGTCAAGGATCACGGCGGGGCAAATGTCAGCCCACAGTTCCCGTTCACCGAGACGGCCACCATGAAGCCGTCGCAGGCGGTGGCGCTCGACAACGTCGGCGACGTGATGGCCGGCTTCACCGTTGACCCGGCACCCCTCAAGCTCAGTACCAGCTTCCTGGCTGATCTCAAGTTGATCCTCAGCAACGAGTTCCGTGAGCCTTACATCTCAACGATGGTGCTGCGCAAGGCACTCGACACGAACACCTCCCTGGTGCAGATCTTCGTCGATCTGGAGATCAGCGCACGCTACACCGGTGACCAGCAGGACCACGTGATCCTGGCTCTCACCGGCAAAGCCTTCAACGACGTGCAGGACAACACGAATCCGTCCTCCCGTGATGACATCGCTCTGACGTTGACCCCGCAGACCGTTGATGGTCGTGAATGGCTCAACTCCGGCGTCGTCCGCTTCGCCTTCATCGGCTCGGTTCAGAGTTCGCTCTCCACCTCATGGTCGGTTGGTCTCTACAACAACGCCATGGTCGAAGGCTTCTCGACGCTGCCGACGCTGGAACGCATCACCTTCGCCTTCACCCGCCCGGCGACCGAACTGACGGAACTGGCCTACAACCTTCTCGGCGATCTTCAGAGCGCGGTGCCGTTCCTCGACAAGATCAAGAACTACCCGTTCGACATCGGTGCGACGGCAGGTCAGATCCTCGCCAAGTACATCCTCGACATCAATGTCTCCGGCCCACCGGTTGCGCCGGTCTACATCAAGCGCATTCGTATCGATGGCAGCAATTACATTTTCCTGCTGGCCTACAACGAATACGATTCGCTCGGCAACTACCTCGGCACGGTGAACATCGGTGTCGCCACGCTGACACCAACCTCGGCCAACAAGATCACTGTGTCGTCTCTGGGCTCGAACCGTGTTGCCGGCGTCTCGCCGACATGGCTCGATGAAGTCCCCACCACCGGCACGACTGACAACTACGGCAACGGCACGCTGAAGGTAAAGTCGTACGCCGACATGGCATCGCTCTTTGCCGAACTCATCTCTGCGCCGGTGACCGTCGGAAGTCCAAGCCCAATCGATGTGAGCCCAGTCTCCCCTGAGCCGATCGTCGGTCTCTATGCTGATCCGACCATGATCGAAATGGTTGAGAGCAACAGCTACCTCGACTCGTTGGCGCTCGACATCCAGGGAACACCAGTGTCGGTTTACAACCGGCCACTCAGTTCTTCCCATACGTCACCGAACGTTCAGGTCTCCATCGGCGGTGTGCTGGTCAATCGCCGCACTTGCTACGGTCAAGAAGCCCTGATGCGTGACTTCTATGGCATCGCCTCGTCTGAGTCGCTGATCGACAACCCGAAGATCCCGTTGGAAGATCAATGGTATGACACCACATCAGCAACGCTGAAGGTGTACCAGTTCATCCAAGGTAAGCGTCGGTGGAGGACCCTGTGAGCGATCTGAGTTCCCTACCGGAAGTCACCCCGCTGTCTTGTCAGCGGGAACTGTCTTTCACCGAGTTCAACCGCGTCATCAGTGAACTGATGGAGCGTGACCGTGTTCTCGAAGAAGCCGTGCTCGCCTTCACTGACGAGGCATTCCTTCAGAACACCGTCAAGATGCTTCAGGCCACCGAGATCATCCTTGGATCAGATCTGATGCAGTCTGTCATCACTGCTGGCATTCTGCCGGTGGGTGTCGACAGCTACGAGAACTTCCAGGCCGATGTGAAGCAGCGTCTGGCCAATCTCGAATTGGAGACCACGGTCACCACCGGTGATCAGGCTCCACGTTCACTGAAGAGTGTGGTCGACGGACTGGTTACTACCACACAAGCCTTTGCCACTGAGCTTGCCACCTTCGCCACTCAGCTTGAAGAGATCAAGTCGCTGACTTCTGACATCGCCGAAGTGAAGGCGACGATGGACAGTCTGGATCGTCGTGTCACCGATCTCGAATCGTTGACGGCTGATATCGCTGACGAACTTCGCAACGCTCGCAAGGAACTGGCTACCGATCCGAGCAAGCGTCTGGTCGACAAGATCGACGCCATGGATTCGGTCAGCCGTGCTCTGCGGCAGCGTGTGGATTCTCTCACCAAGGAGATCACCGACGCCCGTTCAGCAGATCGCTACGACACCCTAGCCCAACACATCGGTGCCATCGAGTCGAACGTCGAAGCACTCCAGGAAACCCTGGAGCGCATCAAGGGCAAGGGTGCGGTCTCCGGCATCAAGGCTGGCCGCTCGATCCTGCATGGTGATGTTGAACTCATCCCAGGCAGCAACATCAGCATCACCCGTGAGCGCAATGGATTCCGCTTCGATGTCGTTGAGATCGGCACTGTGGTCGACCTCGGTGCTCCAAGCATCGACCCGAACAACTGCTGTGGACCGGGCCGCCCGACCTTCGGGAACTGATCTGTGCGCTTCCATCCGCAGGTGGCCAGGATCCTGAAGGAAGCCGTCGGTGAGACCAAACTCCCCGTCAAGGTCTACGCACCGAATCCAACCAGTGCTCGTGGCTTCTTCCCTGAACGCAATCACCCCAACCTGAGCATCGAGTTCAAGCCGGTTGGCGGTGGTAAGCACATCGAGCTTGGTTCCGGTCGTGCCACCCACGTGCAGTATTCTGGTGAGCACTTCGGAGGCACTTCCAACCAAGCCGAGTACGCCACCAAGAAGCGGTGCTTGATCATCTCAGCCATCGGCTCGAACTCTGGTGGCCGATACACGGCTGTGGCCCTCGATTACATCTCCAAGAACGGCGGCAAGCTGATGGGCGAAGGGTACTTCTCCTGGCAGGGCCAGCGGGCCAGCGGTGGTACCAACGACGAGATCATCGACCGCTTCTTCGCTAAGATGAACAGCCTGTTCGGGCTGCTCAACCATCGCATCCCAAATCGTAAGGCGGATGCTGACCTGTTCCGTGCTGCCGGTCTGGAGGTCGAGGAACAGCCCGCAGAGGCGATTCCAGACATCATCAAGGATCACCCCACCCTACTGCCAGCCACGAAGGTCCTGACGGCTCTGGGAGCCAAGCTGGACACTCCTCCTGGTATCACCTTCGAGATCACCAAGATCCCGACTGACTTGGGCCACCAGCACGTCATCCAGAAGGCTCTGGATGACCTGAAGGATGCCAAGCTGCTCGACTACGATCTGGCCTACCAGGGGCCGAAGATCTCGAAGATCACGATCATGAGGGAAGGTGTTGACTTAGACCGTAAGGTCGCTATAATCGAGAGCATGAGAAACCGCGACATTATCGCCACCGCCAACAAGGGAAAATACGGTAACGGTCTCAGGATCGTCTGTCAGGGCATCACCTTCGTGACGATCGAGGCGACCGATGGTAGCGGCTCGATCGCGGTGGCCGAGGGTGAGAAGGAGTTCTCGCTCTGCGACTACGAGAAGGGCGAGTTGGTCGACAAGATCCGCACGTTGGCCGGCAAGGTCACTCGTCAGGGTATCACCGAGACTATCCGCGAGTACGCCAAGCCCATCAACGGGTGAGCCATGCAACAGGTCGTCGAAGTTCTTCCAGACGAGTCGATCCCGGTGACCGAGTGGGAGAGGGCGTTGGAAGGTTTCAACAGCTACCAGCAGGCTGAGATCCGAAATGCCATGGCCTACCATTCGCGGCTTGGCTGGTCACCCAAGTTGATCCAGCGTGACCGTCCAGGCAAGCCGAGCACCTTCGCGCTTCGTTCTGGCAGTTCGGCGACGCCAACAGACAAGCCTTTCGAGGTGCCGTTCGAGTTCTCGATCTGCAACGTCTGCCATACCGCTACCTGCGAGCACAAGGAAGGAAGACCGGACTGGCCTGCTAGATAAGCCATGATCAGGGATCTCTACCAAAAGCTCACCGAAGAGGACAAGAAGGACTCTCCGAAGAAGAAGACTGATCGTCCTGAGAAGGAAGAGCCAGTTCTCATCATCAAGTTGGTTGATGGCAAGAAGATCCGTGACGGTGTCTGTGTCGATTTCATCGGTGGTGGTCACAACCTCGCCTATCCCGACATCATCCCCAAGGGTGAGATCTGGATCGAACAGGATCTGTCACCGGAAGAGCAGACCGACATCCTGGTGCATGAACTCGTCGAATTCGCGCTCATGTCGAAGGCCGACATGACCTACACGCCGGCCCACACCTTCGCCAACAAGATGGAGAAGGTGTTCCGTGGCTTCGAGGGTCGCTGGAAGATCCGTGGTGCTCCGGAGGCCGGTGAGGCGATCGTCAAGGGCAAGGAGAAGGCGGAGGTAGAAGAGAAGGAGAAGAAGGTCGCCGAGTCTCTGATCAACGAGACCTACACCAATGGTCTGATCTACTTTCTCAAGTACCTCGAAGCCGGCATCGACGTGTACGACTTCGCTCATGAACTTGAAGCCTTCTTCGAGTCCAAGGGAATGGACCATCCGGAAACCTATGATCCCGATGAGCCATTCGAGTTCTTGGAGTCGAAAGAGTTTGAGTCATTGAAACCGAAGTTCCAGAAATACCTCGAAGAGAACATTCGTGCTGATGATGCTGCGTTGCCGACTTACCTCTACCTCGACAGCGCCAAGCTGGTCCCACGCAACACGTGGTTGGTCCACTTCTCTGATGACGCTGATGACATTGCCACCAGTGGCTTCACCTATGGTGCTGAAGACTACACCAAGATCGGCCTGACTACTCACTTCAGCGACAAGGTCCGCAAGAAGGGTCCTGGTTGGAACTTCGCCTTCAAGCTGGACAGTCGGTATTCAACTCGTGCAGCGGACAGTGGAAAATACGGCAAGCATGCCGTTCTCTTCCAGTGCGCTGGCGTTGAAGCTCATCATAGTGGTGACAGCGAAGATCAAGTCGTCTTCTGGGGTCCTGCTGCACACAATCGTTACCTGCTGATGAAGGATGGCGAAGGTAATTGGTGCGTTCGTCATGCACGCACGCACCGTGTTCTCTTTCAATCGGAAGAGTTCGATGATGTCGCTGTCTGGGTAACAAAGAACGAACATCAGTACCGCAAGGTCATCACCAACGACCTGCCGCAGAAACCAATCTTCCCGACGCCGGTCAAAGACCGTGCTCGGATGCAAGCCAAGCCTTCGGTACCGATGCCGAAGTCGATTCAAGAAGCCAAGAAGTGGGACACCAAAGGTGGACGCTTCATCACTCCAGAAGAAAAGAATGACAAAAAGAAAAAGCGCCCGTCCTACAAAATCTACAAGGGCATCCCGACCAATCCGCCGCAGGCTATTCAAGTAGCACAGGGCATCTCCGAGAGCGAAGAGAACCAGTCACTGCTGGTGATCGTCAACAAGTATGCCTCGAACAAGCATCCTGATGACCATGTGCCAGAGGACTACGACTGGGCTCGTGACAAGGCGTTCAACGTCAGCAGCCTGGAGCACATGATGCCCGGTGGCATAGCTGGCTGGAAGTCTTGGCTCGCCGATGAGGTGAAAGGTGTTCCAGGTCAGTGGGACAAGCTCGCCACGACAAAGAAGATCGATGACCCAGTCATCATCTCCCCAGGCCACATCTGGGATGGCTGGCATCGCATCGCTGCTGCCATCGTCAATGGACACGCAACCATTCCGGCGATCGTAGGAAGACTCCATGCTCGGTAAGCCATGGCTGGAGATCTTGACGGAGTCGCACGATCCAGAACCCGAGGTGACTTGGGTACCATGCGAAGCCTGGGAAGATGACTGCCTCGTCTTGCCGGCTGTCGCCGATGAACAGATCATCACCGAGGGCAATGCTGCCGACGTGCTCAAGAAGCTGCGTGCTGACGGTTGGTCAACCTCTGGTCGTTCCCTGTCCAGAATCCTCAAGGAAGTCGACCCACGCTTCATCAACCACGCTGAGCACTTGAAACGCCTCACGCAGGGCGGTGTGCGCCCCGATGGGACACCTTTCCCTGGTGGTGGTGGTCTGCGGTGGGGTGGACTGCTGATCTCGGCCAAGGAAGCCCTGCTGCGCGTCCTGGGCTCGTATGAATACAACGACACTCAGGAGCAGTACCAGCAGACCATCCGCTTCGCCAACTTCCACAAGATCGCCAAGGCTCGTGGAGTGAACTGGACCGAGAAGGCTCGGATGCTGATGAACGACCGGATCAAGGTCCACTGCGACTGCCCGGCCTTCCGGTACTTCTACGCCTACACCGCCACCAAGAAGGGCTTCGGCCTGTACCCGGAACTGCGACCCAGCGAGAAGACCAACAAGCAGAAGAACGGCGGTATCTGCAAGCACCTGAATCTGGTCTTGGCCCACCTGCCTTCCCAGGCACAGAGCATCGCCGGTGAGATGAAGAGCCACTTCGGGGTGAAGATCAAGAAGAAGACCAAGTAGGTGTTGACTTAGACTGAAAGGTCGCTATAATCTGGGCATGAACGAAGCGAAGAAAATCACCTTCCTGCCCATCCGCACGACGCTCTCTGGTCGTGACTCGACCTGCGGCAAGATCCGCGAGTGGTTGGTCCTCGAAGGTGGTGTGCAGATCAGCCGCCGCTACTCTCTCAAGGACTGCAAGCGTGACTACCCGACGGGAGTGAAGGCATGACCAACTCCGAGACCATCGCTCAAGCCCTCCGTGAGTTCGCCAATTTACTGGGCGAGGAGGTCAAGAAGTCCGAAACTCCTGAAGATCAGGAGAAATGGATGGAACTGAGCGTCCTGATGCGTCGTTTCGCTCGCTTGGCGGCTGCGATGCCGTTCGAGGCGGCCAAGGAACTGGTCAAAGAGTTCGAGGAAGAGGACCGCAGCATCATCATGGACTTGCTGGGTAAGAAGGGGATCTTCTTCTAAGTCCCGTCTAAATAGGTGCATGCCTGATGGACCTGGACGTGCAACACGCCGAGATGTAGCCAGCCACAACAGCAACCCGCTGGGTTTTCAGGGGTTGTGGAGTGGTGTTGTCGTTGACGATCTCGATCCGCTGAAAATTGGTCGTGTTCGTCTGCGCATCTTCGACCTGCACGATGAAGAGACCCCGGTGGCAGAACTGCCCTGGGCGTTGCCGTGCTTCCCCTCAGCCTTCATGAACGCCACCGATCCGACCAAGTCGGGTGGTTTCTTCCAGGTGCCGCCGATCGACGCCATGGTCCACGTGATGTTCCAGAAGGGAGATCCAGAGTTCCCTGTTTGGATGGGTGGCTGGTTCCCCAAGGAACCCGGCATCATCGGTCGTGAGAAGTACACCTCGAACGACAATCGCAAGGCGCTCTACAACGGCGAAGGTCGACCAGCTTGCCCATCGTGGCGGTCATTGCGTGGTCACGTCATCGAACTCGATGATGAGGTTCCCGAACTTCGCATCACCTCCACCAATGGTCACAAGATCACGATGTCGGATGGTGCTGGTGAGCAGGGCGACTGCATCAAGCTCGAAGATCATGCCGGCAATTACATCTGGATGGATACCGGTCGCGGTCTCTTGTCGATTCGTTGGGACGGTGATGTGAAGGAACACATCACTGGCAATAAACAAATCATCATCGACGGCAATCTTCAGATGACCGTCGGTGGTAACCACGAGACATCAGCCGACGGTAACATCACGCACCTCGCTTCTGGTCAGATGTCTCTCGACTCGCCAATGATCAATCTCAACGGAGGCATTGCTCAAGAGCCTTCCATCAGCGAAGCTGCGCAGGGTGCGGAATCCGCTGGCGACTCTGTCGGCGAAGTTCTGAAACGCCTCGGCAACACCATCCGCAAGATCCTGACAGGAAAGTAACATGGCCATCTGCACCGATCCGGTTGATCTCTGCGGCGTAAAGATCCCTCACGCTGGCTGCAACATCGACTCGTATGAGAACGGCCTTGGACCCGGCATGCAGCACATCATCCAGTTGAACTGGATCACTGTGCCTAGCGAAGAGGCGACGATCCCCGAGGTGTGGGTGTTCGTCGATGGCTACAAGCCGCTCCGCCTCGGCAATTTCGCTGATGGTCAATACTACTCCATTTCGTGGGATCTTCGTAAGACGATGCAATCAGGCACCGTCCGTATTGGTCTCCAGTTCCCGCCGACGGAAGATGAGAAGATCCAGGGCAAGCAAGGTGCGCTGGTCTTCAGCACGGTCACCAACTACTTCGAGAACCGCATCGAACTGACCTTCGATCACAACGTCAGCGGTGCGGCATCTGAGACCTTCGCTGAAGTCCAGGCTGTTCCCGGTTCTCAAGAGGTCTGCGGTACCGACAGCAGCTATGGTGTCTGCATCTTCGATTGCTGCCCTCAGAACTGCACGAAGCCCTACGACAACAACGTCTTCTGCTGGGAGACTCACAACGAGTCAGCCTTCGCCGTTCGTGATGCCATCGATCCCGGTCTCGCCAAGCAGGTCTTCGTTGCTTCCGAATCTGGTGTCATGCCCATCCGTGGTGTGGCTCTGACACGTTCCGGTGACGCCTACGACCAGGACACGAAGCTCCTCTACGCCAGCCAGCAATGGGTCATGGTGTGGGACTTTGAGCAGGGTCGCTTGATGGATTTCTTCCCCAAGGAATGGCTGCGCTACGGCGCTGCGTTCTATTATCAGAACCAGACCCTACGGAAGGAGATCAAGGCCGGCTTCTCGAACCGCAAGCCGTACTACATCGAGATCGTCGATCTCGGCTTGGTGAACAACCCTCAGGGTGCCTACAACCTCGACCTCGACTCCAGCGGTCAGCATGCGCAGAACTGGGATGTCCCATCCCGCATCCTGGCTCTGCACCGTGAAGGTCAGCAGCGTCCCGCTCCCGGCTGGGGCAAGCCGAAACCAGTGGGCGCTGAAGCCCTCTACACCGAGTTCAATCACCTCAGTGTCGACACTTACCGTCAGGTCTCGAATGAGGCTGCGCCGGCCCTGCGTCAGCGTTTCTTCGAGGACCGTAAGCTGTTCCTCGAACACACCACCAAGCAGCGCCACCACGATCAGATCATGTTCCTGACCAAGGAGGTCGCCGAGCGTACCCTTCGTGCCTTGCAGGATGTGGTGGAGAATGGTCGCCATCTGGTCGATACGTTGAACCCCGAAAGCCAGAACGGCTTCGGCTATTACATGATCACCATCCTGAACATCATCAGCCAGAAGATGCTGAAGGCGAAGGCTGACATCAAGATGCAGCAGTTTGGTGACTTCAAGCTCGAAGCCGATGAAGAGACGGCTGCTGACTGGTCTCGTTACATCTACGGCGAGCTACGCCGTCTGGTGGAGATCACCAAGATCGAGAAGAAGGACTTCCAGGCCACCATGCTGGAAGCTCTGAAGACGGCTGATCCGGCTGACCCGACCAGCCTGCTCAAGAAGATCCAGGAACTGATCGACCCGGCCCTGCTCAAGCAGCAGTACGACATCGCCGCCAACGGTCGAATCAATGCCGGTGGTGGTCTCAACGATCCGGATACCGCCACTGAAAATCAGATCCGTGGCATCCCAACTGCGAAGACCATCAAGTCGACGTAACTGCTAGATAGGAACACCATGAGCGCACCATCTGGAGCAGGAATCAGCGACCCACGAGCCAAGCACCGTCCGGTGAATTATGGCCGTCCGTCGACCAATCAGCCGCTGCGCCTGCCACGTGATACTAACTCACCGGTGGCACGCATCTCCTCGAACCCGCTGTCACGTTCGGCTAGCCAGAGTTCGACCTTCAGCAGCAATGCCATTCAGGTCGGCCAGCCCGTCGATACCTCGAACAGCACTGCCCGTATGGTGGCGTTCACGGTGGACAACCAGACCAATGCCGGCGCATCACAACTGACGGCTGCTGAACAGGCTCGCAACCTGGAAGCTGTCAACGCTCGCAAGTCGGGCGTGCTTGGTTGCATCGGTAAGAGCCCGTCGAATCCGAACCCTGGCTGTGCCACGCCGTGCGACACGATCGACTGCTTGGAGAAGATGCTGGTGGGCAACCTGCTCGACCTGGATGCCAAGAAGCTCCTGTGCGATGCAGTCACTGCCACCGAGCGTGCCATCAAGCGTGATGTCGACTCGGCTGGTGATCAGCTTCTCGGAGCCGCCAAGGCACTGACCGACATCAGCGTCATCAATGCCCCGCTGCGTGTGGTGAACAACTTCATCGGCAAGATCGACCCTGGTCAGGTGGCCAACTGCTTGGGTGCCCAAGCGGTGAAGGACAACATCCAGGGCAAGCTGCGCAAAGCTCAGAACACGGTCAAGAAGTTCCAGAAGGGCTACCAAGACAAGATCGCCAAGAAATTCAACGATGGCACGGCTGCCCTCCAGCAGTTCAGCCTTGCACCTGATCAGTGCAACCGCCCGAAACCAGCTAGCCTCAGTGGAATCCTGGTGTGATCGACATCGTCAAACCGGTGCGGCCTCCGAATGTGACGGGAAGTTCAATCTTCTCGTCCGGGTTCGGTTTCAACACCTTCACACCGCAGCGTAAACAGTTCGCGTTGCTGGCCAACTTCGATTCGATCAGGGACAATATCCGTAACATCATCTTCTTCCGCAAGGGTGACTACCCGGACAATCCTGACTTCGGCATCGGCCTGCAAGACTATCTCTTCGAGCAAGCTGACGAAGTCATGCGTATCGCTCTGAATCAAGAGACACGCCGTCAGATCTCTCGCTACGAGCCACGTGTCGTCATTCGCTCCATCAGCGTCAGCACCCCATCGTGGGCTGATGATGCGGTGGTGCTGGATATCGATCTGCTGGTGAACAACATCCAACTCTCAGGCGCGGCATCTGCCAGTGGCGGCTTCTCCATCAACCCAACAGGTTCAGCATGAGCACAGAAGTCGAAGTCGGCCTCATCCCACGTGGACGCAAGTCCTACTCCCAGGTCGAATACTCGTCACTGGACCGTGAGACCATCGAACAGTCGTTGATCGACTACGTTCGTGCCACGTTCCCTGAGCAGCGCGACTACGTCGAGTCGGCTGGCTTCCGCATCGTCACTCGTGAGATCTCCTACGTTGCTGACCTGCTCAGCTACCGCGCCGACTACCTCGCCAACAACAACTACCTGCCGACTGCCACCAACCTGCGTGCGCTCGACAACCTGTTGGCTTTGATCGGCTACCGTCGCTCCTCGGTGCAGCCTGCTGCTACCGACGTGATCATCGTTCCGCAGCAGACCATCGGCAATCCAGACATTCCGGCTGAAGCTGCCAACACTGTCCGCATCCCGGCCAAGACCGTCATCACCGGCGTCGGCAAGATGGGCAACCCGGTCAGCTTCGAGTTGTTCGCTGGCCCCACCAACATCTTCGACGACATTGAGATCCCAGCCGGTCAGGCGAACGTCGCCGCCTATGCTGTTGAAGGCATCAGCAAGACCATCGTCGTCAAGAGTAACGGCGAACGCTTCCAGCAGATCTACCTGTCGGACATCAGCATCATCCAGGATACCATCCGCATCAATGCCGGTGTCTACGACTCCACTGATCCCAGCGTCGGCACGACCTACAATCCGAACCTCCCACAATGGGAGCGTGTCGACTACATCGTCACCCATCGTGCTGAGAACGTCTTCGAGGCTCGCCTTCGTCCTGATGGTCTGACGCTGATCAGCTTCGGTGATGGCACCTTCGGCAATACCATCCCCCTCGGCCAAGACATCATCATCAACTACCGTCAAGGCGGTGGTGAGAACGGTAACGTCCTGCCCGGTGGTCTGACCGGCAATGGCAACTTCCCGATCTACAACGGTGGTCTGCGTACGCCGAACTCGGTCGGCTGCGCCATGACCAACGTCGCTCGTGGCGTGGGTGGCCGCGACGAGGAAGGCATCGAAGAGGCCAAGTTCCTCGCTCCGCTGGTCTACCAAGCCCAGAGCCGTGCCGTCAAGGATATCGACTTCACCGCCCTGGCGCTGAAGCACCCCAAGGTCAGCAAGTGCGTTGCGGTGTCCCGTCAGGACATCGTCGTCGACAGCTTTGAGGATCCTGCCGAGTGGACCTTCCCATTGGCCGCCACTCAGCCGTACACCATCAACATCAACGTTCACCGTCTCGACCTGCGTACCTCGCAGAACTACACCGCCAACGTTCGCCCATCGAAAACCGTCTACACCGACATCAACGAGTTGGTGATCGAGTTGAATGCGCTGCTCGGCTGGTCGTACGATGAAGCCTCGTTGAGTTTCTATCCGACGGTACTCAACAAACAGTTCATCGGTCGCTTCGATGTCTCCATCCAGGGCTACATCGAGTTCTGGGTCACCCCAGGCAGCTACCAAGCACGCCTGAGCATCAACACCGGTGGCAATGCCTTGCTGCCGCGCCTGTTCATCCCGGCTGGTGATTACGGTCGTGTCGATGCCAACTACGTCGACCTGCACATCCTCACCTACGCCGATGACGGCAACGTGGCAGTCCCCAATGTCGCCCTGGTCAACGATCTGCGCACCTACTTCGACAAATACCGTGAGATCCAGACCGAGATCGTCATCCGTCGTGGCTTCATCCAGCGTGTCGACATCGACGGCAACGTCTACATCGACAAGACCGCAGATCCCATCCAGATCCGCAACAAGGTCGATCAAGCCATCAAGGATCTGTTCTCTGCCAGCAAGCGTGAACTGGGTGAGCCGTTCTACGTCTCGAAGCTCTTCGAGGCCATCGAAGCTATCAGCGGTGTCGCCTACGTTGACGAGTTCAAGCCCGCACAGAATGTCTTCCCAGACTCCCGCACGCTTCTTCAACTGGGCACGGTCAACGTCGTGTTCTATGAGGCCAAGTAATGTCTCTTCAGGCGAACATCAATGTCCCTGGCCTGATCACGCTGAACTACCCCTACCAAGGGCAGTCCATCACCAGCCACGTTCGCTTGGCCGGCAACGTCATCATCCCGGACAAGGACAGCCTGCCCGCTGGTACCGATTACCTGATGGAGCAGTTGTCTCCTGGTGATCAATTGTTGGTCCTGCCGAGCCACGCTCTCTACGGCAAGACCTACAACATCAAGGACATCACCTACTACATGGACGGTGTTGCGGTTCGTCAGGTGGACTACACCGAAGACGAGATCCGCACCTACCGTTTCAACGATGACTACCTCTCGGTGTTCTACGGTGATGAGATCTCTGAAGGCAATCACGTCTACACCATCGTGGTGACGGCCTACTCATCGCAGAACCCTGGCATCATCATCTACGACAGCCTCGAATTGAATTTCGTCTACGATCTGGCCAGCAACAGCATCAAGACGATGCTCGATGCCATCACGCCTCAGCCATTCCTTGGTGCTGATGATCACCAGACGATCATGTACGCTTTGGACTACGTCCTCACGAAGCGCACTGAAGGCTCGCTGAAGACTGACATCGACTTCCTCGGCAGTCTCTACGATCTCGACAAAATCCCCGACTACCTGATCCCGTTCCTCGCCAAGACCATCGGCTACGACTACTTCGCTGGTCTCCTCGGCAACGGTGACAGCATTCGTGAAGAACTGCGTTTCCTGCCTGACTGGCAGAAGTCTGTCGGTACCAAGGAAAGCATCCTGGTCCTACTGCGTGCCCTGGCCATCTCAGGTAACATCGTTCCGCTCTACCTTGATCTCCAGAACAAGACTTTGGTCACTGGTGCCAAGCAGCGGTACTTGCAGACCGACAGCACCAGCTTCCCAGCACAGACCAAACAAGCTCGTTGGACCATTCCACTCGTCCAACAGAACTTCGTCACCACGTCGATCAATCACAAGATCACGGACGTGGATGGCAACGTGCTGGCCTCCTTCGTGTGGGACATCGTCCTCAATCAAGCCGTGTGGCAGACCTTCGCTGCGGGATGGATCAAGCGTCCCGACGGCACCAATGCTGATCTGACGGATGTCGAGAGCGTCTACGCCGACAACAACCGTGGCGGCATCACCATCAGCTTCACCAGTGCGCTCAAGATCGTCGCCACCACCAAGTTCGTCACGACCTACCAGTACGAAGTGGAGACCAAGCCTAGCCGCAACACTCGTCTGTCGGAATTCTTCGACCTCGTGCTCTCTTCGTTGGAGAAACCGAACGAGAGCAAGACGAAGGATTACCAGCATGCGATGGAGATCGTCAAACGATCGAAGCCGCTACGCACCAAGCTGCGCAACATCACCTTCCCAGTGAAGATGGCCGATGCCTTCGTGAGCAACGCTGGCTCCGTTTCATCGACCAACACCTTCAGTAATCCCGATCGAATCAGTGACCAGAACATCAAGGTCACTGAGGTGAACATGCTGGGCATTCGTGACTCGGTTGGCCTCAGCCACAAGGGTCTGTTCGCCGATGGCTTCCTGTTCTCCTGGGAGATCGACTGCAACCTGTTCGAGAATCGCTTCGGCATCTACCATTCACTGGCTCTCGATCCTGCGCTCTTCGGGCCGAACTTCCGTGAGATCCTGGCCCGTGATACCTTGGTGCAGCGTGGTCACGCCATCATGGTGCTCGACGATGAATTACTCGAAGAGAACAAGAAAAGCCTCCTGCGTCGTGTTGATTTCCAGATGCGGAACTTCACCACCGAGCCGGCCTGCACGCTGACCACCGACTACCTCGGTCACTACCACACGATCAAGAACAGCATCCCGACCACGCCGGCCTCGGTCACCTTCTCCGATCTGCTGATCGAGCTTGACGTTCCCAGCATCAGCCCGGCAGGCTCGGTCACGCTGATCATCGAAGACCCGACCGCAGGCGCTAATCGCACTGGTCGGACCTACACCTGGGATGGCGATTCAGGCTTGGTGCAGGGCATCCTCGAAACCGGTGTCACCGGTTCCTTCTCCTTCACCATCGACACCGCCAACCTCAAGACGATCGAGGACTCCTACAGCGGTCTCGACTACACCATCACCCTGGTGCGTTGCCCGACCGCCGCAGACGTTGAGGACCTGTACCTCAGCCGTCCGAACCTCCGGAACATCCAGATCGACCTCAACAAGTGGTATGCGATCTACGACATCACCGGAGACTTCTACGCTGACCCGGTCCACCTGTCGGTCTTCTTCTCGGCGGTCTACCTCAACCACCAGGGCACCTGCTGCAACTGCGACCTGGACATCGTCACCACCAGCACGCCGGCCACCTTCAACCAGATCCTCGGCAAGACCTACCAGTTCGGCTACGAGTTCGACCTGGAGATCTATGCCATCTCGACTAACGAGATAGTAGGCGTCTACCACTGGAACAGCCGGCAGTGGATCCCCGTTCTGGTCGATTCCGACTTCACCGTGACCCTTTCCCCGGTCAACGGAGGCGTCTGGACCGACGATCTCACCGTGGCTGGCACCATCACCTATGTTGGCGCTGCACCGGCTGGAATCGCCCAGGAATGGGGAATCCGGGCATGCCCTCGGAAGGTCGGCGACCGCCTCGGCATCGACCTGAACGCCCAGTACACCGACGACTTCGGCTTGGCCATGGTCCACGGCGGCATGCTGGGGGTCATTGACGAGAGTCAGAGCTTCCTCGACCTGAAGTGGGGCGACCTGATCCCGCACCAGCACGATCAGGGTGACCAGCACTTGGCCGCCTTCGACGGGTACTACCTGCGGGGTGGTGTTCTCCTGCCGGCGTTCAGCTACCACGTCACCATGGCCGGCGCTGGGGTGTTCCAGTGGGACAGCAGCCCGGCGTGGGACAACGGCTTCGCCTGGGACTTCGCCACGCAGTTCCAGTGGGATGTCGACTTCTTCGATGCGATCCAGAAGGTGTGGGACGGCAGCAATCCGATTGCCACCGAGTTCTTCATCCACCACTTCCCGAAGCGTCAGGTGTACGAGTTCGCCTAACCGAGGCGACGTTCTTCCTTGTCGAGTTCGTCTTCAATCTTCGTGATCTCGGCTCGCGCATCATCGAAGCCGCATCGACACGTTGAGCCACCTTCACACAGATAGGTGTGACTCGTGAATTCCTCCAGCTTGTTGATGATGCTGCGCAATCGCCATTCACGACGAGCACCGTAACAGCATCCGGTGGTGGCGCTGGTGACCGTGATGGCCTCTCGTTGGCAGTAGATGCAGATCTTCATTCAACCACTTCCTGTTCGAGTTCCCACACGCTTGGATTACTGAGATCCACTCCGTTGAAAGACTTGAATTCCTGAATAGCATCGAATGAAAAACGCATCCGCATGCGTCTGACGTGACCCGAAATCGGACACCGGGTGACTTCGATGTCGATTTCAATCTCTGGAATATCATCTGGTCCAAAGACCTTTTTCGGATCAACTGGATCACCTTTGATCAACTCCTTCGGCCATGGATCGAGACGCCATACCTTGCGGTAACGACGATCGGCCTTGCGACCGACGTTATACCAGTGCCGGCCACGCCTGGAATTCCAACCATGGCGTTTGACCATCACCTCGGCATAGGTGGCGATCTGCTTCAGCCGCAGGAGTTCATTGAGGATGAACTTGGGGAGATTTGGATGTAGGTCGCTGAGGTTGAGTTTCATCGGTTGAATAACTTTCCGAGCCCTTCACGAATGATGGCGAAGGTCTCACGTGGGCAGGTCACCAGAGCCAGAATCATCATCAACAAAACGATGAACAAGAAACCGCACAGAAAGACGACGAAGGCCACTGGTTCGAGACGTTCAGCCAGCGTTTGATTTGTGGCCATAATCGCTCCAGAAGGTACCAGGATCGAAGTTCTTGAACTGACCACCAGCAGACTTGTGTGCCCGCAGGATGCCAGCGAGTTTGCAACCCTTGTCGGTGAACTTCACCACCGGGTGGATGCCGGTGCCTTCCCAGATGCAGAGACCCATGGCGATCAGATCCTCGAAGCAACTCCAGTCGTCATGTTTCTCCAGTTTTGCACCGTGCTTCAGGAGGGTGGGGTAATGCGAGTTCGGGTACGCCCGGTTTGAACGGTTGGCCAAACCTGGGTGAACCCTGATATCGCAGCGCATACGATCGATATCGATGACGCCACCGTTGTCGACGGCACGACACTCCAGGAAGGCGAAGGTCGCCCAGTGATCATGGCCCCAACGATCGACTGGCACGCTGGGATTTCCTGTCGCTTCGTCGGTAGGCTTGGCGACGGTCATGGAGAGCGGGCGCTGCTTGCTCATTCAAGAGTTCCAGATCAGGAGGTAGAGACGATAGAGGAAGGACTGCATGATTTCCTATAGCGACTGATTGATCTAAGTCAACGATCCGGTTTCGTTACTGGTCAATCCGCTTTCGAGATGTCTGATGTTGATCGACTCTCTCGACGTGTAGTCGACGCGAACGATCTCCATGCCAGCGGTCGCCTCCAATGGGAGTTGTGTCCTGATGAAGTTCAACAGTGCCTGCATCTGATCATACTGGTCATAGCAGATTGGTGGGCTGCGCTTGCTGAGGATCTTCTTGGTGTAGCTTAGCGTCATCCGACCACCGTTCTTGCCGGAGAGCCGGCTGAACACTGAGCAGAGGTAGTCGTTCTTGCTGCCGACGATGCAGTAGCAGGTCATCATAGAGTTCCCTTCTCTTCCTGCGTCAGACCAAGGCTCGCTTCGTATTTCGCCTGTGAGGTCTTGAGCATATCCCAATGGACCTCAGCTTCCTTGATCAGTCGCAGGCAAGTCTTGCAGGTGACCAGTGCTTTGTTGTCAGAAGCACGCATGGCGTAAACGCCACAGTACGACTTGCCGGCGTTTGGTCGAGTTCCGTGAACGATGATAATTTTCTTCTGGTCATTCATGCTGGCATTCCGGTCTCGGCTGAGGTCAATCCACCAGCTTCAATCTCGGCTTCGTAGTCTTCCTGCGAGACTTCACCACGGCACACCGGACAGGTGACCAGCGGCTGCATGGATGCGATCTTGATCCCCTTCGTGTTGGTCCGCAGACCGCAGGCGGTGGTGTCGTTCCTGAACAGGCCACGGTAGTGCGTGTGATCGAGTGATGGCTTCACGCTGGCACCCCTTGCTCTGCCGTGGTGAGACCGGGCTTCTCTTCTTCACCGAGACGAGCCCAGGCCAAGCACGACGAGCACGTGATCATGCCGATCTCTTTCGTGGTACGAACGTCCGGATCGGCGAGTTGTCTTCCACACCCAGTATGATCGGTGAAGATGACATGCCAGTGAATCATCACGTCGGCCTCCCTTGCTCTTCAGCGGTGAGACCGGTCGGAGCTTCCTCGTCTGATTCCCTGACCACATTCCCTTCAGCATCGAGCCACACACAGCGGGTAGAAGCCTTGATAACAATCACTCGTTTTTCAGGCATCTCGAAACCCTGACCAATTCCTTGATTGGCTGGCGGTTTGACTGGTGGCATCGGGATACCACCACTAAGACCACTGGTGGCATCGGTTGTCGGCTGCACAGCAAAGGACTCTGGTTCCTCACCATCTCGCCAGTCGACATTGGTTCTGAACTTCCACTGCTTCTTCCGGCAGTTCATGCAGATACGAAGATCGTGATGATCACCCAGAGTGGTTTTCTTACCCACAAAGGGCATCGACCATTTGTGATAGCCTACCCGACATCCGAGTGTTGCGCTCATTACGACAGATTCTCGTAGATCACGAACCGCTTGCCAAGGGCAGCCGCCTCTTCGGCACCGAGGCTGATGAAGAACCGGTATTTCTCGTCGGCGTAGAAATGCGCGTTCAGAGCACGCTTCACCCGGTGGAAGTAACCGTCGGCGAGGACCTGCTCCTCAGCCGTGCGCCAGTGCGGCTTGACGCTCGGGACGACATCCTCGATGTCCATGCGGTTGATGCAGAACACCTTGTAGGGAGTCCGACCCGGCAGGCTGGTCATCTCGATACCAGGGAAGCTCTGGATCTGGATACCGCTGGCCTCGGAGCGCCGGATGGCTTCTTCGATGTAGCGGTCCTGGAGTTCCCTGACCGTGTTCTCGTTGAGATCGGCCATCTCCTCCTTCGTGAAGACGGCTTCCCAGGCGTAGTAGATCCCGTAAAAGGTCTGGCTCATAGCGGCTTCCCGTATTGGAGGGTGGTGAGGACTGAGGTTTTGATCTGTTCGGGAGTGTATTCGTGGTTGAAGCGGGCTTGGTAGGTGCCGGCCCGGGCGATCACAGGGTCGCCGTTGGCATCCTTCTTCCACTCGTGATCGACAGGCAAGTCGATCGTCGCGTAGTTGCGATGCAGTTCGAGGTGCAGCACCTTCACTCCCGGGAAGGTGTCCTTCTCGATCAGGGAGATGACTTCGGCGCGTTTGGAGGCGAGTTTGGCTTTGCTCATGCCCACAGTATAGCGACCTTTCTGTCTAAGTCAACCCTGAATCAGTAGCAGCCGTAGCCGAGCACCTGGACGTGCTGACCGACCAGATCTTCACAGTCAGCCGCGTCATCGGCCTCTTTCTGGTCGACCAGATGCAGGCATGGCCCGAAGTTGATCGTACGGGGCGAGCCACCACCGTTGAAGCCGTCGAGGATCATCACCTCCTGCTCAGGATCACAGAGTTCGAGGGCAGCGATGAGTTCTTTGATCTTCATGTCCACAGTATAGCGATCATTTGGTCTAAGTCAACCTCTACCTCAAAATGGTTTGGGTGTTGACAGCGCCAAAAGGGTCAATATGCTCCCGGCTCCAAGGGCTAAGACGGTTCCGTTTCACGGAGTAGTCGAGGCAAGCCCAGAGATCACCCTCCAGCCACACCTGGAGGGTTTTTTCGTTTATAAGTCCATGAGCCCAGAATTAGTTGCAGAAGTGTTCACCCGCATCCATGACCAGAACCTCTGGGGCAGTCCTGAGAGCGTTTCTGGCGGTGGAAGTGCTCTGGAGGCCACCACCAAGATCCGCGCCGAGATCCCGGCCCTGATCGCCCAGCATGGCATCCTGAGCATGCTCGACTTGCCCTGTGGAGACTTCAACTGGATGGGTGAGATGCTGAAGGTTCTGCCTGATCTGCGGTACACCGGTGGTGATGTGGTGGTTCCGCTCATCGAGAAGAACATCCGCAAGTACCCCACCATTCGCTTTGAGGTGTTGGATGTGATCTCGTCACCCCTGGCACAGCATGATCTGGTGTTCTGCCGTGACTGCTTGGTTCACCTGCCTGAGAAGCTGGTTCGCAAGGCCATCGAGAACATCAAGGAGAGCAACTGCCGCTTCCTCCTGGCGACCACGTTCCCCAAGGCCATCCCCCAGGACATCGAAGTCGGACAGTGGCGTCCGCTCAACCTGATCCCCTTTCTGGGAGAGCCGATCCAGGTGATCAGTGAGTGCTTTGCTGACCTGGATGGCGTACCAACCGAGAAGCAACTCGGACTGTGGCGCTTCCGGTAATGCCTCCTCCACAACCACAACGACCGTTGTCCGACAAGGGTGACGTGGATGAGATCGGCGACCTGAAGGATCGCCGGACATGGCTGTCTGGCCTGCTGGTGCAGTTCGCCTACACCAACTTCCACCACGACCCACATCCGATCTGTGTGGTCCTGTACGCCGACCGTCGGTACACCCATGCCATCAACGTCAGCTACCTGAGCGGTCAGCAGCGCCGGCAGTTCAAGGGTGGTCTGCGGATGTGGTACATGCTCGATCCTCGGCTGAAGTACCACTGGATGAAGATCTACAACAAGACGTGCTTGGTCGGCTATCGGACCTACTTCACCGGTCTGCTTCATCCGCTGACGGCTTGGCCCATTCAAGAGGTGAAGGACTCCATCCCGCAAGCCATGGGGCTGCTGGGCTCGATCAACGGCATCAAGCCGACGGACTGGGGCAAGTTCGCTGCTCGTGCCACCAAGGCGGCGACGGCTCGTGATCTGGCCATGAGCAACCGGCCTAGCGCCCGTCCTAATCAGCAGAGACCATCGAATCGTCCGAACGCAAGACCATTGGCGATTCGGGTTGGAGAAGCTATTCGACGGGCTGAACGTGGGATGAACCAGGGATCAATCCGACCGGGTCCTCTGCGACCACGTGGCCAGCGACCGGGGCAGTGATCGTGAATTTCGCTCACGGCTGATTCAAGGTATCGCCAGATAGACCAATGATCAGCCCACCAACAGAGATCATTGGTGTAACCATCGGAGAAATCTGCATGGTCATGTCGAGTTTTGCTTTGAATAAAACAGCACCTCTACCGGTTTTTGATTGACCGATTGAAATATGTGAAGCCAAGACGCTCTCCCCATCACACTCAGGGAAAGCGATGTCTAATGCATTCGTTATCGTTTTACCATCGAAAGCGAAACCACTACCACGTGGAACTGCGACACGATCGTAGTTCTTATAGCTCACTTCGTTGGTTGATTGATCGTCATTCGGTTCGCCATGATGCAGCGCAACATAGAATTTTTCTGACTCATCAACTGCCATCACCCTGTCGACTGGAAGACCACCATCGCCGACCTGGACGGTATTTCCGAGATGCGGCAACACCTCAGGTGACGTTGGTTCGCGTTTGGTGATCTTGGGAAAGAGACCGGTCGCAGCGAGACCATCCCAGTCCACACTGAACTTCATCAGTTCCTTCTGAGAGAGTCCGCCATCGCCGACAGGGATATCAGTCATGAAGATCTTTCAGTGGAGTGAGCGTTGGCTTCAGGCCGATCTCTCTTGCCAGTTCTTCAGCCTCTTCTTCAGCCATTTCTTCAAGGATCTTCTGTCGCTCTCTAGCCTCAAGAGCCTCACGGAGCCGTTGGATACCAGGGCTCACCTTCTCCAAGCCACCATCATAGACCTGAATTGGATTGTTCACGTCTCTTCCCGAGGACGAAGGAGTTGAAGATGGATTCGAGGCACCCCTCGTAGAGTAAGGTCGGCAGTGGATTACGAAACTGAATGTAGCTCATGGCATGGCCCATGCTCTCCAGCGTCTTGGTCAACTGGTCCATGTTCTGCATCCCTTTGAGACGACGCTCGAAGTCGAGGATATTCGAGTGCTCAGCCCATTCGGGCTGCATGATACCCATGCGGAGGGCACGCTCATTGGTGTCGGCTTTGTAACCGCAGTTCTGACCGTTCTCGTCGAACAGGATCGCACCAACGTTGCAGCACTCATCGTGTCTGACTTGGTCGACGATCTTGAGGATCGAGTAGTTGCCGTATTTGGCCTTCTCATTCATGGGAGTCTCCTTACTGGTCCGCCGACTACGCCACTAGGTAGGCGCTTTTTGCTGGCTGCAAGGAGTTCATCTGCGTCGGTGTACTCGACAGCATTCCTCTCGCCTGGGTTTCCACCTCCGAGATCTCCATCACCGACATCAACTGAGATCGTCTGACCAACCTCGTCTACCTCAACCTTCCTGTTGTTCCGATCGAGGATGATCTGGGCGATGGTGGAAGCCTTGATGGTGATCTGACCAACAGTGCCGTCCTTCATCTGAACTTTGATTTCGATCTCATCCTCCTCGGTGACATTGGCGTGGACGATTCTCCTCCCGACGTTGAGATCATCATCCGGAAAGTCCGAGAGGAGAGGATTGATTCCCTTTGCCATCTGATCACCGCTTCGCAGCGATCAGCATGCACTTGTAGAGATTCCAGAACGCTGACCACGGACGTTTCTCGGTCAGTTCGTTGACCTCGATGAAGTGAATTAGTTCGATGACACTCCCCACGGTATCACAGGGAAAGTGCTCTAATTTCACCGTGTCGATGCCACCGTCGAGAACTTGAATGTTGTTCTCTTGGCTGTCGACGTGTTTGAGGATGTCGTTGAGCAACGCTTTATGATCGATGCCTTCACTGTCGGTGAATTCACGCTTGCGGTTCTCTTCCTGAGCCGTCAGTAGAAGTTTGCGTAGGTCTTCATGTGAGACCACTCGTTCATGAATGGTATCACTACCGGCATCGATCTTCTCAACGTAGGTGAATTTCTTATCACCCTTCACGTAGATGAGATCGCCGACGATATGTCTGGACTGATCACCGGGTTCCTGGACCCGTATCCGCATCGGTTCTGTTTTTGTCTTGGCCATTACTGGCTCCCTCCCGTGAGCTTCTTCGTCCCGAATGAGGTTGCCAGCGACTTAGCAACCTCGGCTTCCTTGCCGGTGCCGGCTGCGAGCAAGACACGGATGGCAGCCGTCTCAGCGAGTTGACTGCCTTCCTCCATGGCTTGCTCGACCACGAAGGTAGTGTTGTTCTTCCGACGCTCAGCGACCAACTGGAGGCTCTTGATCAGTTCCTCCATGGCCTTCTTGCCGATCGGCTTGCCGACGTTCTCACTCAGACTCTTGATGATGGCGGTAAGATCCTTGTCTTGCTCGCTGATCGAATCGTTGAGCCGCTGACGCATCCGATCCAGGATCGAGTCAGGGTTGAAGACACGTTCACGCAGGGCCACCGCGTTCTCGTCGATCATCCAGTAGTGATCCAGCGTGCAGGGGACCGATGAGCGACCAATGAGGAAGCTGGCGAACTGCTCAGGAGACAGAGCGATGCGGGCGATGGTCCGACCATCAGGGTTGTGGACCTCGATCGTCACATAGTGCTGGTGCTCGGACATGCTGCCGTTGAGATACCGCTGACCCGAGGTGATGGTCAGGGAGATCGTAGATCTGGAGCGTTCGAGATCTGACCAGTTGTTGTAGTCGTGCAGACCGTGCTGGGTGGACTGTTCGGCGTCGGTCCCCTCGTGCTTCTTGTGGCCATGCACATCAGCGCCCTTGCGAAGATTCTCAGCAGCGTCTTCGAGCTTCCGATGTGCCTGGATCAACTTGGCGAATGCCAGGATCTCTTCCTCAGAGATGGCCAGCATGCCCTTCGAGTTGCGGAAGCTGTAGTTCAGATTCAACTTCTCAGCCGCATTGATCCACGTACGGGCAGTGTGGTCAGAGACAGCGACGACACCCTGCTTCGGCAGGTAATTGATATCGTGGAGACCATCGGTCTTGAATTGGACACGGTCGCAGTTGGCGTGCAGGTTGGAATCGACCGCCTCCGGTTTCACGTCAGTACGCTGTGCCTTGGCGACGACTGGACCTTCCAGGCCGATCTCATTTTCGATGTAGGAAACGGCGTCCAACAGTTCCTTCGGACCTTTGTACTCAACATTCCCAGCGAAGAGTGCCTTGGTGGACTTGGCCAGCGTCCGCATGGCGATGATGAGCTTGTCGTTTTGCATTGGATACCCTTAGCGACCTTTTGGTCTAAGTCAATTTATCTCTCTTGGACGACGATATCAACCGGCAGACTCCGATCGTTACGGAACGTCCGCTCGGTGGTCTTGAGGAGGATCACCAGACCCATCACGCCGAGGTCCTGGTTGTCGGGGTCGATCTGTTGAGTGGTATGCGGGATCTGATCACGTCCAACGAAGTAGGCGTGAGCGATCTCTGGAGCCTCGGCCAGAACTATCCCGATGATGTCACCGTGGTGATTCTTGGCGATGAAGATGAAGCGTTTGCGCATGCGAGTTCCTTGCGTTCTTGAAGCACGGTGTCAATGAAGGCACCGAGGCGCTTCACCGCTTTGAGATCAGTCTCACCAACACAGGACAAGATTGGTCTGCCTGTACGGTCTCGAACGACCACTCGACAGTTGGAGACGGAGACCTTCAGGAAGAGATCGGGAATGGTCATGTTTTTTCGATTGAGACAATCGAATCGGACTGCATCGCTATCGCTATGCTATCCTGAAAGTCAGCCAGAGCTAACCGCTCTTCCTCCGGCATCGGTTTACCTCGTTTCGCTTTTACAACATGAAGTGGTTTGTGCTTCAATGAAGCACCGCCAGGGAAAGACTGGATAGCCGTCCAGATCGCCACCGATTGAGGAACCGGCAGGCCATCACCGACTTGAATCGATATGGTCAGATCCCGTGCCATCGTCCACACTGCTTGCATCGTGGGGTGGGATAGTCTCGGCCAACATGACCATCCCAGTCATGCCAGCCGATGAAGCAGAGAAATCCCTTCCAAGTCATGCGTACTGCTCCTGTGCGGCCTTCGCCGACTGCTTGCGGACCCAGCGATCGAAGATGCCGATCAGGTCGTTGATGTTCTTGCAGGTCACCGTCTCGACGATGCCGGAGTGCTTCACCACCTCATCGAGCGACACCAGGAGGCACGCCTCGAAGCCGGCATCCTTGAGCATCTTCGAGAGCATGGGCACCTCGGTCTCGTACACCGCACCGTCGGTGAAGACGAAGGCTACCTTGCGGTTCGACTTGGCACGCAGGAGAGCCTTGACGCAACCAGTGCCGCAGGCGATCAGCGAGGTACCGCCATCCGAGTTGTGCTTGTTGCCGCGCACTGCCGAGACCTGCTCGTCGAGCGACTTGGTGATGGTGGCATCGGTGTTCCACACCACCTCAGCGTTCTCGCAGCTAGCAGCCTGGAGCGCAAAGAGAGCGTTGTGGGCGAAGCTGTTCAGCAAACCGTTGATGTTCGACGTGCTGCTGCTGAAGTCGGTAGCGACCACGCAGGCCACCGGCGCATCGGTGATCTCTTCGATCGAGTTCACGAAGGGCTTGCGGGCGAGCATGCCCTTGCGGTCAGCCGCCACCACGGTGGGCAGGTGCAGGCGACCGGTCTTCCGCAGACCGGCGACACGATCCATCACCAGCGTGCGCAGCTTGCGCATGCTCATCTTCACCCGGTTGGCGAAGTTCCGATCGACAGCGTCGGCAATCTTGGTGACGTTCACATCACCCTTCTCACTGCCGATGCCGCGAACGGTCGACAGATCGGTCTCCGGCATCTCGATTTCTTCGTTCTTGTCCGGGCCGTTCATCCCAGCCGAAGCCGAGTCGCCAGCGGCGTCTTCCTTGGCCTGAGCTTTCTTGGTGCGACCCACCTCGCCGACCTTGGCCTTGGCCTTCTCCAGGGCACCTTCCAGGTCTGCCGGCTGCTGAGCCTCCCCTTCCTGCTCGTTCTTCTTCTGGCCGCCAGAGCCATTCTGAGAGGGTTTCGGCTCTTTGGGCTGCTGGGCACCGCCCTGGGGCTTGAAATCGTTCTGAGCGCCTTCCTGAGGCTCCTGATCGCCCTCCTCGCCACCCTCCCCCTCGCCATCCTCTTCCGGACGCTCTTTGGGGCGCTCGCCGGCACGACCAGCACCCGACTTGATGCGGATCTGGCTGTCGGCCTCCCCGTCTCCACCACCCTCGCTGTCCTTCTGCTCACCCTTGGGAGCGGGCTGATCGTTGAGGATCTTGGTAGCCAGGGCAACGTTGGCTGACTTCTTGGCTTCCGGGAACACGTCGAAGTAGGAGATGCACCACTTTTCCAGGGTGTCCTTGCTGACGGTCTTCAGACGGGTGATGCGCTGGGCTTCCTCGACCAGGGAGGCGAACTTATCCTTCCAGCCCGGCTGGTCTTCGTACTTCTTCTCGGCCACGTAGGCGTTGATCGAGTCGCTGGCAGCCAGACGGACCTCATCACCGCAGTGCGGGCGGAAGAAGAGCAACGCCCACAGGCTCGGATCGAAGTTCTCTTTCGACCAGGGGTCGCGGACGTTCTTGGCATCGGCAGCGTGCTCGTGGCCGGCTTCGTCATAGCGGTTGTTGGCGATGACGTTGATCGCCAGATTGGCCAGGACCGCCTCGTAGTGCGGACGGTTCAAGATGAACTGGCGTTCGATGCGGCAGTCGTCGATCAGGTTGGCGAGTTCACGCAGGTTGCCAGCCGGGTAGTTGGCCGGGTAGTTCAGGTGGCAGCACTCGTGGACCAGCACGGCGAAGCGGTCGTCTTCCTCCCAGTTGATCGCCGAGCCCATGATGACCTGACGGCCATTGGTGTGCGGGCCGTCGGACGGCAACCCAGCGATGACCTTGACCTGCTTGCCGGTGATGACCGTAGCGAAGGCAGAGGGCTTGGCGAAGTTGATGTTTGCTGATGCTTTGCTCATGCCCAGAGTATAGCGACAAAAAGGTCGCCGTCAACCTTCAGTTTGATTGCCTAATACTTTGACAAAGAGTTCCTTGACAAATTCATAAATCTCCTCTGGTGGAATCCCATCGGCACGCATCTGATCTAAGAGTGCATTTAGCTGGTCTGTGATCGATAACCACTCGATTTTCTGTTTTTCACTAATTGTCCGTCCCTGCATTAGTTCTTCCAACACATGAAGAGAAACAGCATCACGACGGGAAAGCCTTTCATCAAGAGTCTCATCACCGTGATTAGTATCGTCCATGTTCATGATTAGCCCCATTCCTGAGTGGGAGATTTGAACTGTGGCCGGAGGTTGTAACGCCCGAAGGCCGGCATGCGTACCTGCTTGACGATCTCCGCCACGGCATCCCGTTCCTTGATGGGATCGACATCGAAGTACAACTGGTCATGCAGGTCTCCACTGCCGAACAGATGAACACCGGCACAGGCCAGTCGAGACATCAGTTCCCACTTGCAAAGCTGAAGGGCGGTTTGAGCCCAGTGGTTCGGACGCTTGTACTCGGTATCGCCAAGGTCGTAGTGGAAGCCGTTGAACTCCGCCAGCCGGCTGCTGATGCACTGTTCACGCCACTCGTTGACCAATGGGTAGACCTCCTGCAATCGAGCCAGGATGCGGTCGACGTTGCGGGCATCGCCACCGGCGTTGGCGTACAGGGTGGTGTGCAGAGCGCCGTAGATGTAGGCCAGGATGGTTTTCTTGGTGAGGTCACGATCCAGGCCATCGGCGACGAATAAGCCGTAGGCGTCTTCTGGTGGCTGGTAGCCGAGGTGCTGAAGGATCAGGTTGAACTCAGCAGCCGACCAGTCGAACTGAACCGTGAAGCGATCTGGGTGCGGCGGTCTGATCCTGGCACGCAGTGACCGTTCAACGTTGTGGTAGGGAGCCTTGGCACGGTAGCTGAGAGTGTTGCTGGCCCGGTAGGAGAACGTGCGGATCTTTCCATCCCAGTCCTGCATGGGGTGATGGTGCAGTTGCCAGAAGTACAGAGCGGTGTTGCGACAGATGGCATCGGTGGTCGGGCTGACCTTGGGTACGATCTTGCAGGGTGCCTCTGCTGCCCAGGGAAAGACACCCGCTACCTGCTCAGGTTTGAAGATGCCCAGTTGGAAGACCAGGGCGAGGTAGGTGTCGATCGCCATGTAGATTGGAGCCGTGGCGATTAGTTGGGCAGCCAGACTCTGCACCTGTTCAACATTCAGTGACCTGCCGTCACGAGTCTTCCCTAGATTAGCTGTGAAGAAATCGCGGCCCAAGTCGGCACCATCCAAGAAGCCTGCCAAAGTAGTAGCCTCAGGGGCCGTCTCGCGGACGGTGAACCCTTTGCGATCGGCTGGCACTCGTTCAGCGAGCGACATCCCCGACAATACGACAGACCTGACGGCCATTGCGAAGGCTTCCGGCTTACCCCTGGAACATGCGAGACATTATGCTGAGCGTGATCGTCGGTGGCATGGGGTCATCTGTCCACTTCGAGTCAGGGCAGCATGCGAGCGTTTCGCTCGCCTTGTGGCCAACACTTACGAGTGACGCTTGATGCGCTCTTCGAGCACGCGACGTTCGATGTTGTGCAGTGCCTCGGCGTGACGTGACTGTTCTTGGCTCTTCACGATCTGCAAGGCGAGCGGGACGATGCCGTGTTGCTTGGTCAGCAGACCAACGGTCAGCAGTTCCTTGTGGTACTGAGGCAAGCCTGAATCCTGAATGAGCTTCGTGAACTCGTCACACGCCTTGGGATCATCGAGATTCAGGTTGCGGTACTTGGCGAAGATCTCCTGAAGTTGATCACCGAGGGAGCGAGACGGTTGAGGCATGGAAGACTCCAGATTGGGAAGGTCGTGTTAGCGACACTGCGGCTGATGTAAAGGGCTGGCTACTGAGCGGGGTCGTAGTTCACATCGCCCTGCTTTTCTCTTTCTTCTTGCTTTTGTTTTTCCCTGATCTCTTTCGTCAACTTGCTCAGTTTTCGGAACGCCGGCCAGTTGAGGTAGATGACGTAAAGCAGCGGCAAGAAGGCGAACGAATCGTAAGGCTTTGGTAGCATTCCGCACACTGGGATCATGAAACAAAAGAAGCTAGATTTTATGAGAGTCAGCGTCATGCGTGTTGTTTCCACGCTATCGTTGTGAATCTTTCTCTTTTCTGCTTTCAACACGATCTCATTGTCTGCCAAGATCTGTTTCTTCAACAGATCCTCTGGCGTGTAGGTCGACTTGAATTTCTCAATTATTTTCGCCTCGTGGTCGTTCATCCACTCATTGAAGTTCTTTTGTGCGTGTATCGTCGGCAAGGAGTGCTCTGTTCCCATCCTCATCGCATGAGCAATGTTTTCGATTCTGAAATAATCCAGACCAATACGGGTTTTGTCTTCTGCTGGTTTACTGAAGTCCTCGTCGGCGATCTCTTTCGCACGTTTGACGATCCACTCATGTGATCGAGTGATGCCACATAACTGATCATCGAAGGCTTCGGCTTCGGCCTTGGCGAAGAACGGATCGACCGGCAGCGTCGGATACTCAGCACCATCAGCAGCTTCATTCATCGTCTCACCACCGGTCCTCAACATAGTACGTTTGTTACCAACGGAAGCGCCCAGGGTATTTCTACCCTGGGCGGAGTGGCCACCGATGCCATTGAAGTCCTCAAACCAACCCATTTAGAAAACCTGCTTGCCCAGATCCCCTCCGTTGCCCTGGCTGGCGAAGCGACCGGCGCGACCCTTCTTCACCGCCTCGGCCTGGGAATCGCTCACCGACAGCGGCTTGCCTTCAGCAGTCCAGATGTCGTTGAAGCACGAGCGCAGAGCGGTGATCTCGGCCTCATCATCCGAGAAGCGGGTCAGGAACATCGTCCGTGCCGTCTGGAAGGTGTGGACGGCCATGTTCTTGGCCAGATCCAGGAAGGCGCGGGTCGACACGTCCGAGTGGACGGCCTTGTTCTTCACCGCAGCACGCACCTTGCCGACGAACTGTTCCAGGGCCACCGCATCACGCGGATCGAGCTTGTCGACCGAGGAGTTGTTGCGCAGCACGGCGATGTCCAGTTCCTGGTGGTAGCCCAACTGGAGTTGGATGGCGAAGCGGTCGCGGAAGGCTTCGTTCATCACCCGGACGCCCTCGTAGAAGGGGTTGCCGGCAGCGATCAGGCCGAACTTCTCGTGGGCCACGACGACTTCGGGCTCACCATCAGGACCCGGCTTCTCAGCCAGGACCAGTTCACGACGGTGGTCGAGCAAACCGTGGATGGCGAACGACACCTCGGGCTTGAGGCTGTTGATCTCGTCGAGCAGACAGACGTGACCGTTGCGGGCGGCACGGGTCAGGATGCCATCCATCCAGACGTAGCCGACACCGGAGGGGTTGGGGATCCACTGGCCGATCAGGGCTTCACTGGTCGCACCCGTGTGGCAGGGGATGTAGCAGTATTGCTGATTGAGGCGCAGAGCCACGTCAGCAGCCAGACTCGACTTGCCGGTGCCACGGGGTCCGAGGAGCAGACAGTTCTGCTTGTTGCGGATGGCGTCGCAGAGGATGTCCACGTCGGTCTTGTCGTGGTACTTGCGGGCGATGTAGGTCGAAACGGCGGGTGCCGGCTTGGTTGCTGTTTTCGTGGTCATGGTTGCTATGCTCCGTGCTTGGTTGATGCGCAGAGTATAGCGACCAATTGGTCTATGTCAAAAACTATTTCCGGATACCCTGCTTGGCCAGCCAGCCGGTGAACAATGGGTGTATCTGACGCCTTACCAGCCAGATCCTGATCCGGTAAGAGACTCGAACCGGGATGGTCAGCAGGTAGGTGACCAGGGTTGCCGCAACGAACACGAAGATCCAGAAGATTCCAATGCAACAGCCGTTCTTTTCAGTCGGGCAGAGACGGGCCAATGATCGCTTGCAATGTACGGAGTGCTGATGCTGTTGATCCAGGAGGTCAAGGAACTGCCGGTGCAGGACGTTGGACGACTCCAGGTAGCGATACAGTTCACCCTCATCAACTCGGTACGGCGAGATCAACACCAATCGTTCGATCTCACAGGCCATTGACGGGATATAATCTTCGATCACTCCGAGCATTGTCATGCGATGGTAGAAATCCATCCGACGCTTCTGGTTCCAGTTCTCTGGCCAGCCCGCTTCGAGACGGTGTTCCCCTTCGCAATACAAGCACGGCCTCACGCTGGTTTGACTTTCCGGGCCATGATGCCCATGGAGCACAGGAGGAGATCATTAGCTACGGCAACCACTCTTGGCTTCATCTTGCCGAAGATCTTCATGAACTTGTCGTCGTTGGGATTGTCACTCAGCGGGACGATCACCATCGCCCTGACCATCGGGTTGATCTGCTGGGTATCGATCTTGACCTTGGTCTTGATCAGAGCGGTGCATCCGGCACGCTCTTTCTCGATCACCCAGATTGCGGTCAGATCAGCGGACTTTAGTTTCACTCGGCCACCTTATTCGTCTGATGAGGGAGGTTGGATAGGAATACGAGCCGCGTTCGTTCTGGAGGTGAGCCGAAGCATAGTCTTCAGAGAGTGTGATTTTACCGGTGATCAGAGTACCATCGTGTAGCTCGATGGTACCCTTCCGGTCTACCACTTTTTCCCTGATCTTGCGTGGCTCCATGAACGGCTGCATAAACCTAGATAAGCCAATGGATCTGATCCGCCACACAAATCTCATCGCCGAAGAGCGAGATCCGTCAGCCAGCTTCCCGACGCCGGAGGAGATCCTGTCGGTCTTGAAGCTCTACCTGAACAAGAAGCAGAACCTGGGCGAACTCCACGACCTGCGGAACCGGCTGCTGGTAGCTGCCCGTCAACTGCTACGGAACACCATCAAGCTCAACGCCATCGTCGATCGCCCCGACTTCGATCTGCTCATGGCGAAGATGACCGGCCTGAAGAAGCTCCGTGGCTACTGGGCATCACGGCTGCTCAGTGTCCCTCTGCTGAAGTCAGCAGTCGACCAGTTGACCAAGGCGCAGAATGGTCCTCAGCTTGCCCTGGCCATTGCCCGTCTAACCGGTGTGGTCGAGAACGCCGAAGACACCATCCCAGCGCCAACCAAGACGTTCCTCGACTCCGGTGACGACACCTACAACTCGATCTACAAGTACCTGACCAAGATCGATGGCTGGAACGAGGCACGAGTCGATGAGTTCAACACCGCATTGCGGAACTTGCGTGATCGGTTAGTACAGCAAATGGCAGCGAAGATCACTGCTGCCAAGACACTGAAAGCGCCGAGGCCGGCAGGGTGGTAGTTCGCAATGCAGAAGGGTGATGTTGCTCCGTCCACTTGGACCATCGTGCGGCACGGAAAGTTTCGCTTCTACTGGTTCCCTGAGACCGGCTTCAACATCGTCCACAACTTCTGCTGGGAGTTCTCCTGGTTCTTTGTGGTCAACGTCTGGCTGTTTGCACTCGAATGGGAATACGAACCTAGCTCAGAATCTTGTTCAGACCCCGACGCAGCGAACGTGACTCCGGAAGGAAGCCATCATCTGGCGATGGATCAGGCACGTGAGCCTTCTGACCAATCCGCTGACGCATCAGTGTCCGATTCTGTTTGTCAGAGAGACCCGTAGGAATCCCCTTCACGGCTTTCATGCCCTTCTTGACCAGGGCAGACACCTGGGATGAGTCTGGGATCTTTCCGGCCTTGAGATCCTTGTGGATGTCGCTCATACCTTCCATGAAACGCTGCTGGTAACCTGACAGGAGATCGCTGACCAGGATCTCACTGTGCGGGCCGACGCCGTTCTTCTTCATGAACGGCAGAACCTTCCTGAGGTGTGAGGCTGTGCTTCCAAAGGTCTGGATGGCGTACTTGCCTTGGTAGCCACGCACACGAACCCAGCCCTTGGCCATGGCAGCCTTGAGCAGCTTGCCGCGAACGCCTTCGGGATCAACATCACCCGGGTTGTAGTCGGTGGTCAGGTTCTTCACTTCGGCTTCGGTGAATCCATACCGCTCAGGGTTGGCCTGGATGTCCATGCCATGCTCGGCGACGTGGTAGCCCTTGCCCGTGCTGCCATTGACCCACCAACCTTGAAAACCAGCCATGGTGACCCTCTGACGTAGTTAGCGAAAGGGTGCGATCTTGATGGCTGGGCCGCCTAGTGTGTCCTGTTCTTTCTTGGCATCTTCGACGGCCTTCTTCTCACGCTTCTTGATGCACCTCTTGCGTCGACAGAACGGTCCAGGGCCGTCGTAACGAGGCGACGACATCATGCACTCACCGCAGGCTTTGCAGGAGAAGGTTCGACCATCTCGATCACAGATCCAGCCAGCCATCAGCGCCCCGGGTACTGAGGTTGATCGGGTCGTTCGTAGCGACGAATCCACCGATCGATCAGATCCTTCACCGGTGACTTGTGCAGTCCCTTGCCGAACTGGAATGCCCGTTCGGTCAGCGACACGCCCATGCCGAAGTCCGTGAAGGTGATCAGGGTGGTATTGCCGATCTCCTTGGACTTGATGTAGCGACGGAGGACCTTCAGAGCATCTTCAGGATCTCCGGCGAACTCCCAGCCCAGGTGACCCTTCCACTGGCGAATGCGGATGTAGCCGGCGACGGCAGTGCGCTGGATGATCAGGGCTCTGACATCTTCGTTGTTGACGACAACATGACCTTGGCATGTGTGTGGCTTCTGGTCACCACGTAGAATGGCACGTTGCAGGTCGACAGCGGTCAGACGAAACCGCTGTGGGTTGCGACAGACATCCTGTGCATGATCGTCGATCAGTAGGTAGCGACGGTTGAGCCGGTCGTACCAGTATCCAGTTCCGAGAGGCATGTTGAATTAGACCTTGGTGAATTGTGGGTGATTCTTCTTGAGGAAGTCAGCGATGAGATCGAAAGTCTTGGTCTCGAACTGAACTTCCAGTTTGGTTTTGCGGAAGACGAAGCTGACACCAGGGAAATCTATAATGGTTCCGTAGGCGACTGAGGTGTCTGTGCCATCACAGCTTTGGATGGCCTTCCTCATGATCTCAGCCATTGGCTTGTGATCTTTGTGGACCGCACCGAGCAGGGTCAGAGTATCTTGGATGGTTTTCACCAGAAGACTTCCGCCATCGCGGCAGCCATTCTTCCAATCGATCTTGTTTGGGACCACCTTCCAGGAGTCTGCCACGTAGCAGCAAACGTATCCGTGAACTTCACCCTTTTTCTTGGTGAATGACTTCTCGATGAAGTTCTCGAACTTCTCCTCGCTATTCATTCCAGACGATCCAATCCAACCGGAATGACCGAGTTGTTCGGCAATGATCTTTGCGAGTCGTTGTTTCGAGATGTCTTCACCACGTCCGGCGAACTGACTGACCATGTGATTGTAGAACTTGATCAAGTTGAGCGACATCGGGTCCTTGAAATCCTGCTGTCTGGGCAGGATCTCGGTTGGGATCGCACAAGCCAACTCGACCTGCACACCCTTGTTCAGAGCGGTCAATTCCTGGCCGAGTTTGGTGATCATCGCCTCACAGAAGACACTGGCGTTGGTGTGGTAGATCGACTGATCGTTATCTCCCTTCAGGCCGTAAATCTCAACGATTCCGCTGATCCGGTTCTTGCAGATTGCGAAGTTCCGATCGCTCTTGATCAAAGCATCGGTCATTTGCAGGTAGCTGTCCTGGAAGGTCTGCACCCATGCCGGGACATCGTCAGGTTCTTGGACGAATTGGTTCACAGTGATTCTCTCTTCGAGTTCGAGCATGGTTCCTCCGATTATGCGAGACGAAGAAGTGGACGATAGCTGTTGAGAGAAGGGGCCACACCACATGGTGTTGCCCGATACTCCTCGACCGCTTTCTTCCACACACGTTCGGCACGGTCAGCCGCACCAGATGCGCGAGCCAGGAGAACGAGGTTTGCTTCCCTGTTCTCTTCGTCCTCTACACACAGACTACGAAGGTCACATTCGAGGGCGATAGCCTCGACCATTGCCTTGCGCAGCGGGTGATTGGGAAGAGTTGGATCAGACGGTTTGAACATGCCAACAATATAGCGACCATTTAGTCTAAGTCAAGAAGGATCCAGTAGCAGATCTGATCTCGATCGCAATCGGTCAATGAGCCTTCTTTCCGAAGCACCACACCAACCAATCCTCATTCAGTCACGGTCGCTCGGTGGGGTGTGTCCACTCCGCTCTTATGACCTCCATCAGATTCGTACCCCACCACCCTTGCGAGGGATGGGTTTCCAGCAACGCGAAGCTGGTCTGCAAAGCGGCTCCTTACCAGAAAACCCCACGAGTGTCGGCGTTACCCGTTACACTGTGAGGTTTCCTGATGGTCTTTCGACCGTAGGGCGAACCGGTATTATTCGGTTTGCCTCCACCATCCATGATTGACCGCATGGCCGGTTGTGGTGGACGCGCCCGGAATCGAACCGGGGTCCAAGAGATCTTCTTTCTGTGTGCTCTACCAAGAATATGAGGTGTTTCTGTCCTCCAACCTAGTTGGTCTTTTCTCGATGACCTACACTCGTCTGCGTTGTTCTTTCGTGCCTTACCCGCAGCGGGAAAGCCCTAGCGTCCGGCCTATGGTACCAGGGTGCGACCGGCGACGGCCCTGGGGTTGTTGGTGCAGCGTCTAGCTGCCTGATTGCTCAGGCGGCGAGTGCGATGCGACCGTACTCGACGTGATCGTCGGGTATTTTTTTACGGGTTTTTTAGGTGGACTCCCGCACCACCTCTTGGCTCACCCTGATGTCTGTTCTCCTGTCGAGACCTGTTCGCGCCCACATGAACTGATTGTAAAAGAGACCACCGGGCGCTCGGTGCGTACCGGTGGTCGGAATCTCGTTGGTTCGTCGTGCGTGTCAACCGATGGTTAGGTCAATGTCGCATGTCGTCCTTTCTTTTTGGTGCGCTGTCCGAGGTCGCGCCTACCTGTCGTCTCTCCGTTTTTTTTCTTACCGCCAGATCAGCTTGGGGGATTGGCCTTACGCTGTCGTCGCAGCACATAGTACGCATGTGTTGTGTGTGTATTCAATGCATTGGAACCTCCTTCTTTGTTTTACGTAAGGCACCTTCTCAGTCGGTCAGGTTGGGGGTTGTCCTTACCCTGGGCTCCGTGAGTCGGCAGATCATCGTTGCGGCGATATTTATAGCGACCATTTGGTCTATGTCAAACAATTTGTGGAACGCCGGCTTCTGCGAGTCGTGATTTTCCGATCGTCCTGACCTTGATGCCCAGTGTACCGAGAAACGGCATCAGGTGACGGTAGTTGCGCACGATCTTCGGGAAGTTCTGGTCGATCTCTGAAACCTTGGTCTCTTTGTAGAATCGTGGCTGCTGTGGTGAGTAGTCATGACCACAACCAGCGAGCAGGATGTCCTTGGCTCCAGCCCACACAGCGACCTGAATGGCCACCCAGACGATCGAGTAACCATGGAAGATGCCACGGGTGAGGTCGGAGCAGAAACCCTCATGGCCGATGGTCTTGATGTACGAAGCATCGCAGTTGCCAGGAAGGAATGGACGAACCACCGAGTTGTAGATCTTCAGACCACACGCCTTGATGGCGATCTCTTTCTTCTCTGGAACATCGAGGAAACGCTTGTCGCCGATGCAATACACATCGAACGGGATACCGAGTTTCATCGCAGCGTTGGTGCCGATGTTCTTGGCGTTTGGGTAGAGTCCAACCGCTTCAAGTGCTGTTGGTCCATTTCCCCAGATCACCACCTGCTGATCTTTCCATTGCCCGAACAGTTCAAGCACGGCGGGCTGGATCTTCTCCGGCACGAGGTACGGAGAGGCGAGACGCTGGAAACCTCCCCACTGACGGAAATAGGTTTTCTCTTTCACTGGTGGAGTGATGGGACTCTGACCGGTGGTGACTTGCTCATAAACATCGGTGAAGTGTCTGACCAGTCGATTGGGATTCCAGTTGTTCTCCATCCACGAACGACCGTCAATTTTCAACTTCTCCACCAGATCTGGATTGGCGGCGAGATTGCGCAGTGTGGCTTCGAGTTCGTGCTGCTGCGTGTTCACCCATGGCAGGGTGGTGTCGTATCCAACGATCTGACGGATGGCATCCTTCGTCTGATCATCAATCCAGCCGATGGTGACCAGACCCTGGCTGAGAGCTTCCAACGAACAGAGATGGTAGCCACCAGTGACGCACTCGTCGATGCAGACATCGTGCTGTTGTTTGATGGGCATCAACTCTTCCCAACGCTTGTCGGTGATGAGTGTGTACTCGATGAGCCCTTCGGCCTGCAATTTCTTCAGGACAGCGTTGACGGTGGAATAGCCCTTGCCGCAGCAGGTGTTGGTGTAGATGGCGTAGGACTTCAGATCGCTTGGTGTGTAGATGACCTTCAGTTTGCTGTGCTTCGCCAGCATCGGCATCAGGCGTGTGTCGTAGATGTCGATCATGTTCGGAACTGGCGTGCTCTTGGGATAGAAGCGAACATGCTTCTGAGCGATGACCAGCGTGCGAATGTCATCACGATTCACCACATCACGCTTATAAGCCTTCTGGAGGAGTGATGGTTCGGTGTGGTACTGGAGGACTTTGTATTTCTCCCGCAGCAAGTGCTTGAACGGAGCCATCTCAGGCGATTCGTGATCCACCCAGTTGTGAAAGTGAATCACATCAGCCTTGCTGATGAGGTGCTTCACTTCGTGGACTTGATGCAGGAAGACATCGTGCTGAAACTTCCGACCGTTGGTGGTGTCACTGGCGGTGACCGTCCGGCAGGTGTGTGACGTGTACTTGTTGATGGCGTCATGGATGCGCCAGATCGCCCCGGCACAGTTGGTCCGAGAGATCTGAAGGATCAGTTTTCCTTCCGCCTTGTTGATTGCCGGGGCGGCGTTCTGCAACTCGGGAAAGGATGAGTTATCCATCGGGATCAGTTCGACTGGGTAGTTGGTCATGGATGAGTGCTGGTCTTCTACTTATGAGCGATGACCACACTCCGATCCGCCAAAGAACTCTGGTCCGACGCCCAGCCCGCCCGGCCTTGTTTGATCATGGGGAACTCCCCCAGCCTGGATCTCTACAAGGACGAGACCTACGACCAGTTCTTCACCATCGGCTGCAATTCCCGCCTGCACACCCGGTACACTCCCGATCTGACCATGATGATCGACCGGAACATACCAACACCCGATCCTGAGGCTGATCTGGTCTCACAGATCCCCCATTGGCAACAGAGTCATCCAGGGACGGTCTACAAGTTCCAACTCGGCCTGCGACTCCAGTTCCACCCCGATCTGAGTTCTGACAAGATCGACTATTCGATCACCAGTCCGTACATGGCCATCTGCCTCGCCTATCTTATGGGATGGCGCAGCTTCACTCTCATCGGGATCGACCTGGGCATGGTCGACGGGAAGAACTACCATGACGACAAGGAGAAAGCTCCCATCGTCACCCGTCCTGGCTTCGTGCTCGGACCCGATGGCAAGGAGATCCCCGACCCCCTCAACACTCGGCGTCGCTTCCTCGCTGCGTGCTACAATCACCTCAGCTACCTCATCAACAAGATGAGCACGTACCACAACTGCCGTTTCTTCTCGCTCTCGCCCTACTCGCAGTTGCTTCAAAACGGTAACGTCAAGAAAGTCACGCTGTGAACGACGCCGACAAGTTGAAAGACGAGTACCACTCGAAGCTCGCAGACAACCAGACCTACTGGTTGAAGATCCGCTTCACGCCCGGCATGGAGATGCTGGCCAAAGAGCTTGCCACCGGTCGCCGGATCTATGAGCAGGATTTCGTCGATCCGAATACCTCACCAAGAACGGTCATCATCTCACCGGATGGCAGTGAACTCAGCCCAAGTATTTCGCCGAGTCCGCCACCTCCATCACCGGCATCCTCACCATCACCAATACCAGCCTCGCCACATCCGGTCATCACTCGTCGTCGCAGCCAACGCTGGATGATCGATGCTACCGGCAGCTTTCCCACGCTTTTCATCGAAGAATCGAAGGTGAGCTTCTATTCGACGCTCGCTGAACTGAAGCAGGGTATTTCCGATCGTTCCGACACCGGTCGCAACAAGGTGGTGATCAACATCGCCAACGTCATCTCGGTCGAGAAGATCATCACCCGTCGCAGCTACTCGCAGAGCATCGTCTACCCCGATGTCGAAGCAGGCATCAATGGTCAGGAACCGAAGATCGTTGAAGAACCACTGACGATCGACTCACCGCAAGAGATCCCAGCGATCACCGACATCAACCAAGAGATGATGTTCAAGATCCTGGCCCATGGTGGTCAGGCTCCGTACCGCTATTCGATGATCAACGCGCCCACCGACCTCTACGTCACCGAGGACGGCTGGGTTCGTGGCTTCATCGAAGAGGACCAGTGGCCGACCTCCGACTTCCGTGAGTTCGTGGTTCTCATCCTGGTCGAAGACTCCTCCATCCCAGTCCAGACTGCCGGCCTGGAGTTCCGCTACCGGCTCTACCCACGCTCATGATGCACCAACCCACCAAGGTTTCCAAGCAGACCATCGGCTCGGTCCTGGAGGACATCAAACGCCAGCAGAAGCGGCTGGAGGATGCCTTCAACTGGACCAGCACGGTGGCCAAGGCCATCCAGACTGCCGGTCGCCGGGTGGTGTTCACCAACGTTGGACCGATCGAGCCAACCACCCGGGAGGTCGGGATCGCCTTTTCCCTGGTCGTAAACGGGGTCATGCAGGACGTTCTAGTCGTCACCCTGGTCGTTACCCCTTCCAAGGACGATCTTGCCTCCATGAGGCGGGAAACCGCCCTGGCGATGGAGGGAATTCGCCTGGAGACCATGCTGGCGTGGCAGGAGCAGGGGGTGCGGGTGTTCGAGACGTGGTTCGTCAAGGAACAGACCCTGTGGCAGGGCTCGCCGGAGAAGACCCAGGTCTATCTTACTAAGGTCATAGCAGATTGGCTGGCCTACTGGTTCGAGACGCCACCTTCGCCGATCTTCCGGGCACCCGAACTCCGCATCCGGTCGATCAGCCCGAAGGCACCGCTCGCCACACCGCTTCCTGTTGCTTCACCGATGGGCGGTTAGTCGCTCCGTAGGTGTACGGGATCTTCTTCATGCCCGGCCATGGCTGGAGGTTGCTCAAGAAGCGTTTGAACTCGTAGGTGTCGCCACCGTAGGTGAGCACCGATCCGAAGGGCATGAAGTGGACCGAGTAGTATTCGCCGGTGGCGTGATCATTGATCTCGCTGTCGACCAACGTCATCAGATTGCGATGCGGACGATTGACCGTCAGCGAGATACCCAGGGCTTGCTCACCCTCTGAGGTGATGGCACTGGGATGCAGGCCGAAGTTCGTGCCGTACTCCGTCGGCGTTCCCTCGACTCGTGACAGACGCTGATTGTAGGTCAGGCCAGCGGGCAGGATCAGGTCATCAGGATCGAAGCTCGGGTAAACGCTGTCGCACTGTTCTTGGTTGTCACAGACGTTCGAGCATTCGAGCGAGCACAGGTAAGGAACACCCACCACGCCGTGCGGCATCTTCACCACGGCACCCGGTGGGTATCCATCCTGCACGACGATATTGCGCACGAACACCTGACCAGATGCATCTTTGATGGCGATCGACAGTGCGGTCGGCTGGCTGGCAGTGACCGACAAGGTCATGTAATAGCCGCCGATTCCATCGGCATAGACGGTAACCGTCGCCACTCCACCGACATCGCTGCCTGAGGGATTGTACGAGTCGATGCCCTGCTCGGCATCATAGGCGATCACTGCACCAACGTTGCCAATGATCGGCAGGTTGACGATGCAGTTCTCGTTGAGCATTGGGATGATGTCGAAGTCACAGTCGAACTGCAACGGCACCAGATGCTTCATCAACAAATTCTGATCGACGTGGCGAAGGTCCTGCCAGTAACGAGAGATGAACACCAGGAAGCCGGTGCTCATGTCATCCGTGGTGGCCGAAGCGAGGTCGATTGGACGCGGGAAGTTCGCTGGCGGCTCATCGAGGAAGAGCAGACGACCAGAAGGATCACGAATCCCTTCCGACAGACGAGCCCGGCAGATGTTGCGATCTGGCTCAGCATGGAAGCCGAAGGTGATGCCAGCCGACTCCTGGTTGACCTGGGCAGCCATATCGGTGGTCAGCCGCTTGCAGAGTGCGCTGGTGAAGATCGCCTTCGAGAAGGTGGGTGTCTCCAGGTTCAGGCCAGACTTCCGACCCGCTGAAGGGATGTGAATGATCTGTGGCTGGATGGCAGCGCAGTTCTCTGGCGAGTCATAGTTTGCACCGTCCACCGTGGCAGCCAGATAGGGCGTCCTGAGGAAGCCTCCGCCAATCGAGAACAGGTGAACTTTTTCGTCAAACTGCATGACCTAGTTAGCCTGTTTTCCCTGTAGTTAGATCATGCCACAAACACTCGCTACGCTGCGGTATCTCTCCTTCGAGGTCGGTTCCAAGTGCAATCTCGCTGACGATCACCCGACCTGCCCGATCAACCACATGAACCGGGTCTACGAGAAGACCATCCAGCCGGCTGACGTGTTGGCCTTCGTCCGCTCGGCTGTCGACCACGGCTTCCGTGGGTTCGTCGCCTTCCACTACTACAACGAGCCGATGCTCAAGATCATCGACGTGTTGACCATCATGGACCTCATCGACGAGGCCAAGCTGCCGGTGCAGTACCTGCTGTGGTCGAACGGTCTGCTGATCCCGAGGAGCCCGGACAAGCAACAGTTCCTCAAACGCTTTCACGACATCATCATCTCGCAGTATTTCGCCAAGGACGTTCCCTTCTTCGTCGAACTCCAGAAACGCTTCCCCCACATCCGCATCATTCCCAACGCTCAGTTGGACGACCGTGCCGCTGTGGTCGAGAAGCCGGCCACCTCCTACACCGACTTCGGTCAGTGCATGCGCCAGAAGATCGAGATGATCATTCGCAACGATGGTGAGATCCACCACTGCTGCATCGACTACGGTAACGAGATCAAGGCCGGCAACGTCCTGCGTGACGACCATGCTGCCGTCATTGCTCGCTGGCAGAAGAACCGCGACATCGTCGGTGCCGGCGACATGAACCAAGAAGGGTTCAACGCTCTCCCCTCCGTCTGCAAAGCCTGCGTCGTCAAGACGCCTCACTCCGTGATCATGCCCAAGAGGACCTGATGCGTCTCGACTCCGTTCTGTACGTCAACCTTCCTGAATCGATCTATCGCCGTGATTGCGTTGAATCAGAGATCCACAAAGTTGGTCTCTTCGACATCGCACACCATCACGAAGGCATCCGACCGGAAGCTAGTCTCCCGTTGCCACGTGGTTTCTCTCCCGAGCTTCTAGGCAGCCTCTATGGTGATCAGCAGGCACGTGGTGCTCTGGGTTGTGCGTTGGCTCACTACAACGCCTACAAGCGCATCCAATACAACGGCTGGCAGAACACGCTGATCCTCGAAGATGATGCAGTGATCGACGTGGCTCATTTCAAGACCCTGCTCGACAACGCACCAGCCGATGCCGACATCATCTACCTCAATCGTTCACAGTGGCCGGTGGCGGTCATCGACGACACTCAGAACAGTGATTTCTTCGAGCGTGTGAAGGGACAACTCTGCACCGTCGGCTACATCGTCAGGCAGTCAGCGATCGAACGACTCATCGAACGTTGTGATCCGTTCGCTCCGCGTCCGAATCCCGTTCATATCAGTGTCATCGACGTGGTACTGGCCAATGAGATGACCGACCTGAAGATCTTCCGTCCATTGCATGGAGCGGTCGATCAGGATCTCACCAAGTTCGGCTCCATCATCGCTGGGGTGCCGGCTGTGGAGTATCAGAAGAAGAAGGAACTGGGATCGGTGTAGTCTACTGGTCTTTGAAGCCCGGCAGGAACTGCACACCCACCGTCGCTAGTGAGAGGTTTCCCATTCGAGCGGAGTACCGATTTCCACACGGCAGTGCTGAATGGCTGGGAAGCGTGCGGTCTTCCTGTAGGCAGCCTTGAGAGATCTCGCACAGCGGATGCGACGGAATCGACCGTTGGGTAGACTGACGATGGTGTCACCATCGTCGGTCTTGCGAGTCTTCAACTCACCTTTGATCGGACACATCTCGGCGAGATGTTCGAGGATTGCGTTGATTGGTGTCATGATCAGTCCTTATTGAAGGTGATGTCGGTGGTCGACAGACGCCAGTAGTCGAGAGCGTTGTAGGGAACATTGATGCGCTGGGTGGTGTAGACGCTATCCGGCTTCAATGCCACCACAGCATCCTTCACGCACCAGCCACGACCGGTCAGGATGAAGTTCAGATTGATGACTCTGTTGGTGGTGTTGCGGAAGGTCACAACCACATCAGATCGTCCACCACGATCGTACTCACGATTGTCGAAGCACCACGGAGAGCCATCGCTCTGAAACCGGGTCTGCGTGATCTCGAAGTGGCCGACCGGCTCGTCCTGGTTGCGGTTCTGCACCACCTGATGGGCTGTGGTGGTGACCATGCGACCGTTCTGGCCGCATCCGATGGTGAACAGGCAGGCGAGCAGGAGGACGAAGTGAAAGATGTTCTTCATGCCCGAAGTATAGCGATCAATTTGTCTAAGTCAACACCTACTTGATGAAGAGCAACACTCCGATCACAGTGGCTGCCATCGTCATCGCCAGAATCACCACCGAGGCCAGGACATCAGTCCGGTGGATGCTGCGAGCCTTCTGGACGGCTTCTTCCACGGCTGAGAAGGGTACCGTCACGAACAAGTGACCATCGTGCAATTCAGGCCGGCAACTGGTGGCCATGGAGGTCAGCAGGGGTTGGATCTGGGAGGGAGCCTTGGCGAGGTGACTGACCAGTTCTTGGTTGGCATCAGCGACGGCGGTCATGGACTTCCCCAAGGGGTGGTAGGGTGGTATTGGGATCATCTCACAGCCAACGGCAGGGCACCGGGCACACGAGGGTAGCCAATGCGCCTCCAGGCTTCGTTCAGCAGCGTGGTGTGGTCGTGGTGCCCACAGTCGACCAAAGTGTCCAGGTACGCCTCGCAGAGGGCGTAGCAGGCACCGGCAGTGTTGGCATCGTCCAGGGCGGAGTGGGCTCTGGGGTTCTCGATGCCGAAGAAGCTGGCGATCTCTTTCAGGTTGGACTTCCTGACCGGGCTCTTGATGCGACGCTTCAGATTCCAGAAGTTATACATCAGGTCTTCAGGGTGGTAACTGACCTGGGCTTTGAGACCAAACTGGCTGGTCCAGTAGTTCAACAGGGGGAAGTCGAAGTTGACGATGTTCTGCCCCACCAGGATGGCCCGGTCACTGCCACCACCGGCGACCTTGAAGACCCAGTCGCAGAACTTGGCCCACCCTTCCAACTGGGAGACTGCTTCACGGTCCCAGACGGCTTGGTCGTAGTGGTTGTAGACCCCCATGGTGTTCGGGGCGATGCGGTGTGGATGTTCGATCCTGAGCTTGACGTGAAAATTCTCCGTCGTCGGCACCAGCGTGTCGTGACGTAACATGACACCTGCGATCTCGATTGCCTCGTTGTGGCGAGGATCGAGACCGGTGGTCTCAGTGTCGAAGGAGATGAGCACGCTCATCCGGGACGGATACCCTGCGTCAGTTGCTTGCGGATGATGTTCTGGGCGATGGCTCCCAGGACATTTTCATGCCAGTGCTTCTCGAAGCGTTCGGCTTCAACACGGAGGAGAGCCGGTGCCTTGGTGTAGGCTTCCTCGACCGTCACCGCTGGCACCGGGACGAAGATCGCCTGCTTGTGTTCCTTCGGCTTCTCACCGGGTGCTGGGCGGTAGTTCTTGTCGAACGGGATCGGCACCGTGACGACGGCATGCGCCACCCAACGTGGGAAGTCGGGAGGGAAGGCACCGGAGATGAGGATGTTTTCCTCAATCCGCAAGCCTTCCTGGTTGTAGTAGTTCTCGCGCTTGAAGATGAAGATCGGTGCTGCCTCGAACTTCTTCAGTGCGTCGGCGATGACCCCTTCCGGGAGCAGCGGAGCATCGGCGGGCGGGGCTTGATTGGTTTCGTTCACTGCTGAGTTCCTTCTTCGTCTTCTTCAGCCGGTGGTTCTTCACCGGTGAGGTCCTTCTGAACCAGACGAGCTACATCGGGGTGGAGGTTACGACCTGAGTTGGTCTTGTCGACACGTTCGATCAGTCGTGCATCGGCTTCGGCTTCTTCCATCGCCATGGCAAGGCCGGCGATCACCTTTTGGATCTGATTGCCAAAGAGGGCACGGTAATCGGCCATCCGCACACGGTGCATGGTCGCATCGTAGAAATCGAGAGCGTTGGTCAGTTCCTGCCAGAGCTTGCGATCGGTGCCAGACCAGAACCAAGACTCAGGATCGTTGACGAACGTGTAGACCAGTTCACTGCTCTTCGACAAGCCAACCAGACTGATCGTGCGCTGGGCGGTGTCGATACGAAAGACTTCACGACCGTCGAAGAACAGGAGGCGTTCGTCCGAGTTGGCGACCGTGAATTGTCGGTCGATCTTGAAAGCCATCGCTTTGATAGCGTCGATGAGGACCACCACCTCATGCCGGGTGATCAGGTTGGCGGTTGCCGCTTCGTGACTGCTGATGGCGTACTGGGATTGGATGACCCTTTCCAGACGCTCCCAGATCTTCACTTCGATGTTCAGACTGAAGATCTTGCGAGGTGGGCAGACGTATGCCCGCTCGACATTCCCATCACGCTTGCGGCTGATGGTCCGGTTGGTCAGGTCGATGCGAAAAACCTCGACCCCAGCCGACGAGAGGGTGGCCACCACGTCTTCCCCACTGCTCATGGAGACCGTGAAGGCCGACTGCTCAACACCATCAGCGATGGCTTGGATCTGGTCAGGTGAGAGCAGGTTGACCACTCGTTTGACCGGTTCTGGTTTTCTTGCTCGCATGGACTAGCTAACCCTTGTCGCCCTGTTTGGCGTCCTTCTCTTTGATCTCGGCGATCTCGGCGGTGGTTGGCTGTTCGATGTCCTTGATCAGGTAGTCATGGAGCATGCGAATGCCCCGTCGAACCTGATCCGACTTTCCGAGCCTGAACTTCTTGCTGATCTCCAGCAATTTTTCGTTGTCCTCATCCGTGATGAGGAAGCTGATCTTCGGCATCAGGTGCCTCCCTTCTTCACGGGGCAGAGGCAGTCCAGGTACTCCGGGTGGAGTGCCAGGATGCTGATCGCCCACGAGATGTTCCTGGGGCTGAAGGCGATCACCATGGTAGTGCCGTCTGGATAGAAGAACGTCGGAACCTCGAAGTCATCCAGGCTTTCGTCGAACAGCATGGTGTTGATGACTGCGACCACATGCGGTGCCAGATTGATCTGCTTGGAGACCAGCGGCAGATAGAAGTCGCTGAACTTACCATTGATCGACTTCTGACGCACCGTTGGAAGCTGCGTGATGAAATAACCGAAGGTGGTTGATTCCTTGGCGTTTTCTTCTTCCCGCTCGTCGAACCTTTCGCCCAGGGAGTCCGGGAAGTAGAAGTTCACTCCGAACACATCGGAGAGGTAATGCTCCAATGCCTTTCGGGCATCTGCCACGGGGTCTTTGACTGTTTTCATGCTCATGCTGTGCTTCCTGGATCTAGGGGGTGCCGACCGGTTTCAAACCTTGGGAACCGGCAGGGCCGCAGCCTGCTGGAGGATCCACTTCACCGCACCACCCGACACGTTCTTGCCGGCGATGATGTCTTCGATCACCTTGCTCCAGCCGTAGTTGCCGGTGGCCTGGAGACGCTTGGCGAGCGCCAGGACCTCGTCGCTGGCCTTGCCGACAGTCGTGGTGTCCTGCGGGGGCGGGACGCGGCTGGCGAGGCTGTGGACGACCACCGGCTTGGGAGCAGCGGGTGCCGGCTGGGGCGTGGCAGCAGCCAGAGCAGCGGCTTCCGCCTTCTTGCGTGCCTCTTCCTCGGCGGCGAACCGCTGCTGGAGGAGGTTGATCACCTCGTTGATCGGCACACCGGCAGTGCGGTGATCCGAGCACCACTTCAGGAACTTGGGGATACGGCGAGCCTGCTGATCGTTCTTCACCACGTGGCGGTAGTAGCCTTCGCGCACACGGTAGCTGCGATCGAAGACACCGCTTTCGCAGTCAGCCAGCCACTTCTCATCGACACCGTTGGCCGAATCGAGGCGGCGGACAGTCTCCTGCCACAGGCGGCGGTAGGGGTTGCTGCCCGAGGCCAGGAGATCGCGGTGCTCGTAGAGACCAGGGAAGTCACGCTTGAAGTCGTTGACCTTCTCCATCGTGCGGCGGAACTTCTCGGAGCGGGTGCGTTCAGCCTTCACCGCTTCGATCATGGCTTCCGCAGCCGGCAAGCCGAGGTTGCGCACGATCTCACCGAAGCAGTCCGTACCCGACCAGCCGAGGTAGGCACCCTTCAGCGTGCGGTAGAACACGCACCAGTTGTGATGAGCATTGCAGAGGCTGCACTGAGCCGCCCGCTTGCCGTTCACCGTGGGGGAGACCGCCAGAGCGTACTCGAACTCACCGAGTTCGGCGACGGTGTTCACCAGGGTGTTGCGCTTGTCGAAACGATCACGCTTGTCGGTGATGATCGAGTTGTCCTTGAGGACCGTCACTTTGCGCCACGTCAGCGGCTGACCGTAGGTTTCGACATTGCCGAGACCCGGTACCTCCGTGAGGACCACACCGCGCTCAACCTGTCGGAGGTTGCTGCCGGTGGTGGGGGAGAAGGGGATGTTGGAATTGAAGGCCATGGTGAATACTCCTGCTTTGCTTGTGCGTGGAGTATAGCGACACTTTGGCTGATGTCAACACTTAGCTCAAACGTCTAGCCCGGACCCCTCGGTGGATTCCTGGATCCGGTGGAGCCCTTTTCCCTGGCTTCCTTCATCCGCTTCGCCCGTTCGGTCATCAGATTGATCCAGTTCTTACGCTGGATGTTGGTCATGTTCATGACCTCCCAGCGTGCCAGACCACCGTCAGCCGTCATTGTGAAGACCTGATTGTCCAGGGCTTTACGAGTGTCCCAGTTCTCGGTTGGGCTCAGATTAGGGACGAAAAAACGACTCCGTGATGGCGATGTTCACATCTTCCATCGAACCAGTCTCGGCGTTCTCGACTTCGATACGCACCTTCGGACCCGGGTTCTTGTCCATCAGTTCGGCACGGATGGCATGGGCCGTCTTGGCAATCATGCGATCGACAGCTTTGCGGACAGTGTCCGGGTTGCTGTCACCGTTGATGCTGACGATCTGACGACGCAGGGCCGAGGTGGGCGAGGAGTCGGGAGCCTTGGGGTTCTTCTTCTTCTCGTTCATCCGTTCGATCACGGCGTCTTGTTCATCCTTGCCGCGACTGAAGCGCAGTTCGTAGGTCACGCCATCGTACTGGAATGGCCAGGGTTCCTGGAAGCCCTCGGGCAGCTTGTTGATCGTGAGCTTGCTCACGTCGGTCTTGATCTCCTGCTCGGTGCCGTCACGCATGCGGGCACGGAAGCTGTACTCGGGGCCATAGCTGATGGCACGCAGGTAGAACAGCAGGTGCAGGCGATCTCCACTGAGGAGATCCATGGTGTTGATGCCCTTGGTCATGATGCAGCGACTCAGCAGCATATCGATGGCGATACCCTGCTTGTGGAAACGCTCAGTGACCAGGATCTCTTCCTCCTTGGTTGTCATCGGACGCACCAGCACGTAGCCGGCACGGGCGGGTGACTTCGCATCGTAGAGGGAGCCACCGCTGGGCAGGTCGACACGCTCTCCGGTGAACTCGGTATCCTGGCCAGTGGTGCCGATGCTGGCCTGGGCAAAGACGGCGTCGTTGGAGATCACCTTCTTGGGTGCGATCGGAGCTTTGGAGGGATCGTTTTCGGTGGGCATGGTGGCTTCCTGCGACTACCTACCTGCCCACCTCCAGTTTCAGGACTCAGTTTGTTTGGTCAGGTGGTTGCCCACATAGGCGTCGTCGTAAATGTCGTCGATGCTATGGGCATACGGCTTGAGCAGGGCTTCCAATTCCGTCCGAGGGGCACGGAAGTGCAGTTCGATCTGGAGGTAGTTGAAGACGATGCTTTCCTTGGCGACCTTCTCCAGGCTGTCACGATACCCCAGCAGACCCTCGAACCCGAACCAGCCCTTGATGCCGGTCATGACGAGTTCATCGTCCTTGTCCCCGTAGGTCGGCCATGGGCTGGAGCCTGACGGGTTGGGTGATGCCCCATCCTTCCAAGGCGATGGAGAGCCAGCGGCGGCGAAGTTCGGCACCGGATCCTGAACCGAGGTGATCGAGTTCCATTCCTCGTTGAGGACGGAACGCAGCCACTCCAGGTAGGACAGCTTGCGGGGAACGTACTTGTTGCACACCGGATCCCACACACGGTCGTTGTAGTCGTAGGTGGCAGCCTGCCCGGGATTCATGAAGTCCCACAGAATCAGACCGTCGGCGAAGCCAACCGTCTGGATGTCGATCAATTCCTGAAGGTAGGCGTTGTCATACCAGTCAGCGATCAGACTGCGGCTGCGGTCGATGTCTGGCTCGATGGTGATCGGATCTTCCACCGACGCACGAACGGCACCGAACTTCTCAGTGATGGGGATTGGGAACGGCTGGTAAGGGCTCTTGTAAGTTTCATTCCACGAGGTCCACAGACCGAGGTCGGTCGTGTTCTCCTGCCAGAAATTCATGATGCCGTCTTTGTCGTAGTCCAGGTTCTCGCCGAACAGGCTGTACTGGAGTTCGTTGAAGTTGACGGCTTCACCAGCGAAGATGCTTGAGCGGTCAAGCGCCGGCATGCGGTACTGGAAGATCTTGAAGGAGTAGAACGACACCGGTGCAGCGGTGTTGGTCGTGCGTGGGTTGCTGGTGCCGATGAGGAGATCGTCACCGTTGGAAGCAGCATTCTCGTCGATCGACGCCGAGCCTTGGATCACCGTGATGCTGTTGATGCCGACTTCGAGATCACCCTGAGCCATGGCGATGTTGATGTGACACCAACGATCGTAGCGGATCTTTCCACCAACGAACAGCGGGTGACGGACGCGCATGTTGCCATCATCGATCAACGTATCCCAGGTGAACGGACTCCACAGCGGTGTCGGTCCATACAGGAAGCTGTCACTGGGCCAGAGGATTGGCAGATCGCCCCAGTCCTGCGGTGCAATCGGCCAGTACACCGGATAGGTGTCGGGCTGAGCATTCGCTGGTGAGATGGGCGGCGAGGCTGGGGTGAAGATGTTGGCCGGGAACGGATGTGGATCGAGTGGCGACGGGTACGGCGAAACCGTCGGCGAGAACAGCCAGCGTGGGCTGTACTGTCCCGGGCTCGGAGCGTAGACACCATAGAACTGATCGATGGTGTAGAGCAGTGGATTGATCGGGATCGGAGCGAAGACGAAACCTTCAGCCGTGCCAGCGGGATCGACACGATCAACAGGCATGATCTGGGCATAGGCTTGTTGAGCATGCCACATCAGGTATTGGCTGGCGATGATGGTGCCGTGGCCAGCGACGTAAGGGTCATCAGGCGACACGAGCAGGTACTTGCCACCACCGATGTCGAACGGCACACCGATCGACACCACGCCGTCATTGCCCTGCCATTCGAGCGGCTGCAAGCCAGTCTCTTTGAAGGCAGTGTGGTAGGTGTCGTAGATGTTCGGGTTCGCCCAGTCAGTGCGCGGCGGGAAGATGCTGGTGCCGACTGAAGGATGGATCAGTGAGTTCCGGAAGGTGGTGCTGTTGAAGACACCTGAGTTGGCCAGTGAGAAGCGCAGCAGCTTTTCACGATCGACCGAGGCGATGTAGCCGGGCAGGTATGAGCCAGTCTTCTGGAAAAGAGTGAGCGCACCACGGGTGCCGAGCACGTCGTTGGCCGTCTCGTCATCCGAGTTGATCTTGAACCACGTGTCGATCGTCGTGCCGGCACGGCGGATGTTGTAGGCATCACGATGCTCAGCTTGGACGATGGTGTTCTTGCCATCGAAGCGGAAGGAATGAGCCGCACGTTCACGAACGCCGAACTCCGAATCCACCTGGAAGCACTTCTCCAGGTCGACATGACGAAGCTCAGGGCGGGTATCGTAGGGCTGGGTCGACAGGTTGACCGTGTTCAGGATCTTGACGCTGTGACCGTAGACATCCTGGTAGAGGTTGAAGTGGTCGAACAGGGCAGTCTCAGCCGTGATGACGACGTAGATCTCGTGGGCCGGGTAGCCCTCACCCTTGACCATCATCTGGTCGACCAGATCGAACGACAGGTTGATGTGTCTCCATCCGTCACTCTCACGGACATTCGTGGCGACGACCGTCTCGTAGTTCTCACGCCAGTGCTGGATGCTCGTCACCCGGTTGGTGACCTGATCCATGGCCCAGCCCTTGGGGCGGAGGCGGTTGTTGCGGACGACCTCGATCTTGGCATCCCCGGAGGTCGTCTTTACCCACAGCGAGAGGCCGTAGGAGCCGTTTGGAAGCACGATCCGGCGACAGAGGTACCCATCAGTCACCTCGACCGACTTCGTGCCGTAAACGGGCGTCTTGTCCCTCAGGAAGGCATAGGGCGGCAGGTCAGCCGGGATGTCGGTCGACGAGGCAGTGGTGGCAGTACCGCACCAGCCATCTTCGTCGATGGTGCCAGCCTCGAATGACGAGGTGAAGCGCCAGTCGCCATTGGCATCAAGCAGGTTGAACACGTCCTGGGTCACGTCCAGGGCGGTGAGGGGGTCGACCTCGGTCACCCGGTAGGAGTCGTAGTCCCCCTGGCTGATGATGTCCCGGTTGAACGGAATGTGCAGCGAGCGGTTGGTGGTGGTGTCCAGGTAACGGCTCACACGACCATGCTGGGCAGCGTTGACGCTGGGCGGCTCAGCATCGACCGCAGGGCGAAGCACGTCGATGTACTGACCATACACGTACGAGAACGCAGCGCAGTCGGCCACCTGTTCATCGATCTTGCGGCCAAGGTATTCGTCGTAATTCGCCCGGATCAGATCCTCGTATGGTCCCCACACCTCAGGGTTGAGGATGGACATGCTGGGATCCATCCACATGGCGGCGAGGGTGACCATGTCGGTCTTCTCGCCATCAGGACGGTAGAGATCCTGTTCCAGACCGATCAGACGAGCATCCCAACGACGATCACTCCACTTGATCGAGATCGAGTGGAGGTACTTCAGTTCTGTGCAGCGGAACGACAGGTAGTCGATGACCGAAGTTGCATCAGCCATCATGATCGGCGTACGAACACGCCACGTGACATCGCCTGGGCGACGCACGTTGTATCGCTGAGCTTTTTCCTGCTTCTCAGTGGTGGTGCCAGTGGAGGTGAAAACCACTCCATCGAGATCGGTACGCCCACCCATGTTGGTCAGATTGTAGAGCGGCTGCACCACGCCTGCGGAGTCAGGCAGGCCGGTGAATAACAGGTTACCAGTCAGGCGGGTGAACTGGCGATCATCGCAGCCGACGCCGGGCTTGGTGGTCTGCTGTTCGCAGACGGTGATGCGACGCAAACGATGAACGTTGCGACGAGGATCTTCGGCCTGATCATCAGTCAGCAGGAAGCGATCTTCGGGGAATTGACGAAGACTCAGCGCGATGGCTGAAAGGATGGGAATCCGGTAAAGCCGCAACGCTCTTTCGAGATCATTCGTTAGAGCTTTGGCGATGCCCATGTAGTCCTCTTTGAAAACGAAAAAACCCGCTGGCCTATCTAGCCAGCGGGTCTTCGTTTGAAGCCAATGATCAGTTGGTGATGGCTTCTTTGCGGCGGATGCGGAAGGCACGGTCGTAGCGGAAGCTGACCGAGATCTCCTGCACATCGCTCGAACCGTAGTCGAGGTCGCCGTACTCGATCTTCTGCGGGAAGATGCCCTGGATGAGCCATGTCTGGGTGATGCCCTGGCCAGCGTTCTCAGCGGCGAAGTCGACATCACCATCTTCGTTGTAGGACTCCAGCAGCATCGGCTCCAGCATGTGGAGGTAGGCCAGACCCTTGCAGTTGGCAGCCGAACCGAAGGCATCACCCTTGTTGGGCTGGTACATCAGTTCGCGCCAGCCTTCCATGACATCCGAGGTGGACGGCATGCTGGTGTCGAGACCCTGGGAAGCATCAGCACCACCAGCCGAGCGCATCTGGATCGAGTCGTAGAACGACACCTGAAGAGGCTCGTACTTCGGCTTGCCCGGCAGGTAGATCGAGCCGTTCAGGCGCTTGACCTCGGTGTCCTCGAAACTGATGTTCGGGCGGGCAGCCTTCGAGCAGTTCAGGCGCAGCGAAGCCGCTGGGTTGTTCATCGCAGCAGCGAGGCCAGCCGGGAGAGTGAACTCCAGGATCCAGCGGTTCTTGCGCATGTACTCCATGTGCGGAGTAACCAGATTCTGATCGGCTGCGGCCCAACCGAAGGTCTTGGTATCATCTGGCATTGGAAGGTCCTCGTGTTTATCTAGTAGGTGGGCCGGTTTGCTGGATCAGACAACGCCGACGGCGGCGAGGGCTTCGGTGAAGTTCGCACCCTGAGCGGTGATGACGAAGCTCAGGATGATCTTCTCGGCTGCCTTGGTCGGTTCGACCACGATGTAGCCGTAGACCTCGTTGTTGTCACGAGCGGCACTGCTCGTGGTCTGAGCGTCAATCTTCACCAGGAAGTTGTTCAAGCCACGCTTGTTCTTCACTTCCTGGTAGATCGGGGTCAGGATCTTCACCAAGCTGGCCCAGAGGACAGCGTCGTTCGGATCGAAGAGTTCCGGACGAACGGCGGCGACCGAGGTGCGCTTGATGTAGTTCAACATGCGACGCACGTTGACACGATCGAGAGCCGAAGCGGCACGCTGGAGAGTGCGCTGACCGAAGATGACCACGCCATCCTTGGGGAAGTTCACGATCGGGTTGACGGCGTTGCCGTTCGAGTACATGAAGTCGCGGTCACCCTGGTTGTTCACTGCATTGCCCTGGATGCCCAGAGCACGCACGAGGCGACCACGCTTGAAGCCAGCCGGAGCGAACCACACCTCACCGACGTTATCGGAGTAGGCGATCTGTTCGAGGACGCAGACGCTGGGCGGAACCCAGATCGTGCCACCGTTGAACAGGTCCTGGACCGGGAGCCAGCCGTAGTACAGAGCACCGAAGCTGGAGTTGAAGGCAGCGGAGTTGCCGAAGCCACGACCGTTGTGCCAGTCAACCACATCCTGCGGAGACAGACCCTTGGTGACATCGCTGCCCGAGGGCGGATCGACGATGTAGATCAGATCGCCGGCACCTTCACAGATCGACAGACCAGCACGGACGACAGCAGCCTGATCGAAACCAGGAGCAGCCAGAATGCTGTTGTCGTAGGTCTCGCGGTTGGCGTAGCCGTAGAGGCCGGAGTTGTCAGCAGGGTTGCCGATGACTGCATCGACGAGGTCGTTGTAGTCTTCCGGGATGCCGCTCTCACCACCGGTGAAGGCAGCGTCCTGCGAGGTGTAGAACTCGTAGGCGTTCCAGGTCAGGAAGGACTTGGCTGCGACATCGCTGATCACGTCGATACCACCCAACGCCGTTGTCAGCGAGGTCGAATCGCTGAGCAGGGTGATGTCTGCGGCAGCGAGCGGCGAGATGCCGCTGAAGCCTTCGAGTGCATCGATGAAGCTGCCGCTGACACCAGACGGCTGGATGCGCAGGTTGACAGCCTTCTCGCCGAGTTCGTTCGTCTCACGGTACTCGACGGTCATGAGACCCGAGTCATCGTGGCCGAAGTACATCTTGGCGCTGTTGGCGTACTCACCAGGGCTCGAAGCCTTGAAGTGCAGCTTGAGCGAGTTGGTGTAGTCGAGGCGCTTGGTACGGGTGCTCGACAGATTGATGGTGCCGATGCTTTCGTCGACCGGGTTGACGATCTCACCCTGCGGCAGGTTGGTACCACCGTTGACCAGGGTGACAGTGCCGGCGTCGATGAGACCAGAACCGTCGCTGCCCGCACCGTTCGCAGCGGTGACGATCAGACGGGCCGTGGTGTTGGCAGCCAGAGCGGACAACACTTCAGCAGCCGTGGTGACGGTCTCGTTGATGTTGACCGTGACTTCACGACCAGAAACGCTGACTGGTGGCAGACCGGTGAAGGTGTTGCCGACATCGACGAAGGTGACCGAGATGCCATTGCCGGCGATGCCGGGCTTCTTGGCCGTCAACTGAAGCTGGCTGTACGGCGTTCCACCATCGTAGGCGTTGGTGGCGTAGCCGGGCTCGTTCGGGCTGACCGACGAGGTGTCGTCAACGAGCTTGAACTCCAGGTTGAGAGCGACGAGATCAGCGAGGTTCGCCGTCTTGATGGCGATGAACTTCTGCACGCCGTTCACATTGTCTTCGACCAGGATGTTCTCAGCACGCAGCGGAGCGTCGACCATCAAGCGGTTGAAGCGGTTGGTGAACTGATCGTAGTTCTCGAAGGTCTTCGTGGCGGAAGCCATCGGCACGAGCACCTGCACGAACGCACCGGAGCCAGTGATGGCAGCGTTGAGTTCGTCGAGAGTGGTGATCGGAGCGAAGGCGGCGGTGAAGATGTTCGAGGCACCGAAGCGGCGGACCAGGGCATCGAAGGCATCCGAGCCCAGGAACGAACCACTGCGCTTGAACACCTGGATGGCGAAGGCGAGTTGGCCACCATTGATGGTGATGCCGGAATCGTCCTTGGCGAGATACAGGACCTGCGAGTTGACGACGATGGGCGAGTCAGCACTGGCGAAGGCTTCCGTGCCGTCAGTGACGCGGGTGTACCAGACCTGCGAGGTCTTGGACAGCGCATTCATCACGGCGTGCATGCCGAAGCGTGCTTTACTGGTGCCGATCGCCGGTGGCTTGCCGAAGATGTTCGCAGCATTGGACTGCGAGGTCAGCAGCGTGGGTACGCCGACCGGTCCCTTACTGGCCACGCCAACCAAGGCGAGGACGGTGCTGGCGATACGGGCAGCGTAAGCCGACACATCGACTTCATTGGCGTAGGCACCAGGGCTGAGATAGGTCGTCATTTGGTACTCCGGTGAAGGTCTGCGTTTATCTACGGTTGGACGTAAACGACTGCTAGTCGCTCAAAGTCACATGCTCACGACGGTACGTTCGGTTTCCGTAGCTTCCCCTGGGGAACCAACCACTCGAATCCGCTGGATGTAGCGTCGGAATGTGGGAACAAATTGGAAAGGAAGGCCAAGATAGGCTTCCAACTGAACTACCAGGGAACCCTTGACCGTACGTTCGGCATCGCCGTTTTCGACGTTGTGACTGTAGGAACGCAGCCAGAGAGGGAAGATTTCCTGGGGAACCGGCTGTGCGCCGACGAAATCAAGGGGATAGGCCATCTTCAGGTAGGAGAGGCCACCGTGGTGGTGGAAACGCTGAAGGATGGTACCGATGGAGTAACGAAGGTCCTCCTCGAACTCGGCATAGACCTCGACAGCATAGGTCAGCTTCCAAGGAGAAGGCTTCGAGAAACGTGCGGCCCGGCGAGCCTGTTCCCGAGGTCCATCGTACAGCACACCAACGTAGGATTCTGGTGGGTGGTAGCGGTCACCGTTGTATTCCACCTGCTGAAGACGCAGCGTCACTACCGGCTGTTTGGCACGCTCGTTACGCGCATCATCACCCTTCAGAGCTTTGATGGCGCGGATCGCCTTCTCACCACCGGCATACTCGACGCGGAATTCCAGGGAATGGCTATCATCGCGGGGTGTTTTGATCGTCCGGAACCAGTCAACAAAGGCTTTCTCATACGACAAGAAAGCCGGGATGAAGGGAATCACCTTCTCGTATTGTTGAATGGCTGCCATAGCTTCTTCGTCCTCTTCTATGTAGACAGCCTCGGCGATCACAACAGGCGCAGAAATCTTGATCGAAGGGAAACTTACGCTGGTTGAGGCTGTGCCGGTTGCCGTGCCGGTTGGTGGTGTGACGGTGATGGTGCCGATGTCGCCGTTGCCATGAACGGTGACCAACACGTCGACCGTCGGAGCGTCCAAGACGACGGTTGCCAGAGATCCGGAGGTATTGGCCGAACCGGTTCCCTGTGCATCAATTGCAACAATTTGAACGGTACCGATGAGTGATGTCGCCGATGCCCCAGCCGTGGTGTCGGCTGTGGGTGCGGTGACGTTCACCGTGCTCAGGTTGCCAGAGGCGTTTGCAGAGCCTGTGGCGGACGATGTCGGTGCCGAGGTGGTGATGGTACCAATCGAGACCGAAACGGTCACGCCGGCACTGACAGTGGCCGTTGGGGCGATGACGACGACTGCCGGCAGCGAGGCGGTTCCTGTACCGTTGCCGGTGCCGGTCACCGTCGGTGAGGTAACCGTTACGGTGCTCAGGTTTCCAGAAGCAACGACGCTGACACTGCCCTGTGCCGTCGGAGCCGACACGTTGACGGTGTTGAGGTTGCCGTTTACCGAAGCGGCACCAGTCGCCGATGCCGTCGGAGCGGTGACGGTGACCGTCGATAGCGAAGCAGAGGCAGTCGCTTTTCCGGTCGCCGATGCCGTCGGTGCGGTGACAGTGACCGTACCAATATCACCCGATGCACTGCCGGTTCCAGTTGTCGACGCCGATGCCGTCGGAGCGGTGACGGTGACCGTACCGATCGAGGTGTCAGTGTTTGCTGCACCAGTGGCTGAGGCAGTTGGCGTCGAAACGGTGACCGTGCTGATCGAGGCACTGACATTCGCAGTGCCCGTCGCCGAAGCGGTCGGAGCCGAGACGGTGACGGTGTTGATTGAGGCATCGACAGCAGCAGCACCCGTCGCCGAAGCGGTTGGCGCGGTGACAGTGATGGTACCAATCGAAACGTCGACAGCAGTAGATCCAGCAGCCGAGGCGGTCGGGGTCGAGAGAGTGACGGTGCCAATCGAGGCATCAACGTTTGCGGTACCGGTCGCCGAAGCTGTTGGAGCCGTGACAGTGACGGTACTGATTGAGACATCAGCGATAGCAGATCCAGCAGCCGAAGCTGTTGGTGCGGTGACGGTGACCGTGCTGATCGAGGTATTGACATTCGCAGCACCGGTCGCCGAGGCTGTTGGAGCCGAGACGGTGACCGTGCTGATCGAAGTATCGACGTTCGCTGCACCGGTTGCTGAAGCGGTTGGTGCGGTGACGGTGACCGTACCAATCGAAGTATTGACAGCGGCAGATCCAGTCGCCGAAACAGTTGGTGCAGAAACTACTACGGTACCGATATTACCAGATGCAACAGCGTCGGTACTGCCACTTCCGAAGAAGTTGCTGGCGAAGTGGTCGCTACCGAAGTGATTCCCATTCAGATAGCCCATGGACTACCTTATGGGGTAAGCGTTACGACTGACCTGTTACCATCGACATCAGCCGTGGTAGCAACACGGTTTGCTGTGTCAGGCATGTTGCGGAATACAGTCGAGCCAGGACCTCCAGAGGCTTTGCCACACAGAACCGCAGCCATCAGGCGCAGAGTCTGTTTGACGGTGTAGCTGGCTTCAACGCCGTTGGCGAGATCCAACAAGGAATTGGCAATCGCATCGCGTTCGGTGCTGTCAAGCGTTGCGGTGATCTTTCCACCAGAGAGAGAGGCGGGGAGACGGGCACCTAGTGCAACCATCAACTCACCAAAGCTGCCAACAGCTTGGAGACCCGAGGTCTGTGCATTCCAAACGGCAACAGCAAGATTTTCTGGGCTGAGTGTCGTGAATGGAGTGATCGCACAACCGAGGATACCACGCATGAACGGTGTGATGGAAACCACCGAACTCATGCTCATAGAGCACGAACGAGTAGCTGGAGTGCCGAGTGTGATCGTCTGGACACTGTCCGTCCGCATCACGTACGACATCGAAACTACGCCGGGCTTCTCAGCCCAGATCCACGCCTGTCCTGGTGCATAGCCGATCGGCACTGAGGAGTATTGGCTCCACTGTGGATTGATGAATTTATTACGTGACGCACCGGCACCATTCCAGTTCGCACGATCACCAGACAACGTCGATCCACCAAGAGACCGGCCAGGGCTCTTGAGCAAAACCGAATAGTTGCCTAGCAGCGGCATGTATTAGCCCCAGCCGAAATCGAGGTGACCGTAGAAGGCGCTGTTGGTCGGGGTGTTGGCACCGTGGTAAAGCAGCCAGTGCAAGCACGCGCCATCGTACACGCGAGGCAGTGACGGCACCTGATGCATCAGGTCACGCTCAGCAGCCACACCGATGGTGGTCATCGGCAACGTGAGCAACGGCTTGGCGAGCACAGTCGAGAATTCACCCGACACATACGAGACCGACAAGTTGATCTGATCGATCTTCTGGATGCCCGAATCGCCAGCGGCGAGTGGCATGAACGGCCCGTATTTGCCGGCACCGGTACCCGAGTAGAGAATCAGACCGTTTGGAGCAGCCGTCTTGCCGATCGGCAACGTACCGGGAGTCAGGTTGCCGGTGTTGTTCTGTTCATCGGTGTAGGTGATGCGCAAGTTCGGTGTGGCAGCGCCGAGCGGGGTGGCGTTGTTGGCAACCATGAATGCCTGCACACCACGACCCGAGGTGTAGCGAGGCAGGACCGAACTAACGGTGTGGGTACCGGTACCAGCGTCGGTGATGTTGACGGCGGTGCCGGCGACGGCGTTGGCATAGCTGGTGGCGAGCTTGAACGTCAGGTCCGACTGCTTGATGACGAAGTAGTCGGTAGCGAGCGATAAACCAGCCGGCAGCGTGGTGGTCGTGGTCAACTGGACACGAGTCAGATTCTCGATGTTGATGTTGGTATGAGTGCAAACATCGGTTGGAGCATCAGCCGTGAACGTGCTGAGCGCCGTGAGCGGATTGCTGGTCGCCTGATCACCCGTGGTGGTGGTTGAGGTCACGCGGTAAAAGCCGAGCAGGTCGACGAGCATCAGAACAGCCGGCATCGTTGTTGCGGCAGCACTGAAACCTGAAGCGTTGAGGATGTGCTTGTAATCCGGCGAGACGTTACCGCCGTGACGAATACCAGCAGCGCCCGCAACGGCATCGCTCAATTGCTGGAAGGCGAGGTTGGTACCAGCGTTGAGAACGGTATCTGCGGTGGGGTTACCACTGCCACGGCTCAGGCTGTTCCATTCACCGGCAACACCTGCCGTGGTTGGCAGCATGTTTTTGTTCCAGTCAGTACGCAAGAATTTGCCGTTGACTGTGATCTCATTGATGAAGTCGTCGAGAGAGGAGAATCCAGGCATGGGTTAGTTCCAGGTAGTGGAAAGGACACCGTGTAGCGAGACACCAGACAGCGATCCGTTCGGCAGGCAAAGGAGATTGAGATAGGCGTTGTCGTCAATCTCAGGAAGGAGCGAGCGATCAGTCACATATGATACTTCAACCGGAGCGTCCACGCCGCGCAAAATGAAGGAGGTGAGTGGTTTCACGAGGACCAAAGTGAACAAACCGACATCCGAACCAAGCATAGTCACCGATTGGATCGAACGAACGCCGGTGTCACCGTCCTGCAATGGCAGAAATGGTCCAGCGCAACCATTGGTTGCTGTCGCTGTTGTTGCAATAGCACCGGTGAAAGTAGCAGTATTGAAAGTAACAGCAGGGGTTACTCTTCCAGCAACTCCATCTTGATTGGTATAGGTGACTGTGAACGACTGACCGCCCGTCTGCGCACCCACGAGAACCGGCAGGATCTGTACGCCTTTCCCGTCGGTGAAACGTGGGATCGGCACAGTATTATCCATCGTCTGTGGGTCTGTAGTTCCCTGATCAACGAATGGATAATACAGAAGATAATCGCACAAGATCAACGAGAGCGGCAAACCAGTGCCACTGCTCGATAGGATCATACTCTGCAATAATTTTTTCTTCGCTGGTGTTACCGGTGATCCGTGAAATAGACCTTCATTACCATTCAGAACTGCTGCCACCAAAGGCGTGTTGGCGTAATAGTTCGGAATCGGATTGCCCGGTGCCATGCTGAGATCGTACCAAATGCCAGCAACCGTAACGACCGCAGGAGTCTTACGGAACGAAAACTCCCTAAGTTTTCCGTCCAGAGTTGCATCAACAATGGATTTGAAGTTAGGGAATCCTGCCACGTTAGTCTACCTGGATGGTGAACGTTCCAGCAGCGATAACGGGCTGAATCGGGGGGACGATCGGAAGGGTGGTCGACAGAGGACCGGACCACAGGATCACACCAGCGCCGGAACTGGCGAGTCCGATGGATCCGTAGGTCGCAGAGGCACTACCAGCGGTGCATTGACCGAAGGTGATGGCAGCAACGTTCGAGATGGTATCGCCTGAACGAGAGAAACCAGAACCGGTGCGAGGAATGGCGACACGGGCGTAGCCGGTGTAGGAGACTTCGTTGGTTGACTGGGTGCCTGCTTCACCCGGATCCGCACTGTGCAGTGCGACGTAGAAGTTGCCTGGAGTTGCTGAGTTCTGAAGACCTGCTGCGTCGCCGACATCGGCCCAGTCGATGTTCAGAAACAGCAGATCGAGAAAGGCTGCTTCCGCAGCATTGGACATACTCATGGCAGTTGGTCCTCAGCTTAGTTCTGGAAGCGGAATGGGGTCAGGAAGTTGACGGCGAAGTCACCGAGCGTCGAGACGATATCCGAGCCGAAGTCGACGTAGGCTACCAGTTCGTCGGCTGATGCCACACCACCACGGCGCTTGTAGATCACGCCGGCACGGGCGGTAATCGTCGCAGCCGGCCATGTGGTGCTGGCGAAGGTGATGTCTTCACGATCGTTGGCGGTGTCCTTGGTGACCGTTGCAGCCGTGGCCTTACCACCCGAGGTGTAGCCGGTACCGGTTACCTCGTTGGTCACGTCAGACCGCTTCATATGCGTGTCTTTGTTCGGGGTGTAGGCGCTGGTCACCAGCATCAGATAGAACGTGTCCGCATCACAATCGATGACACCTCTGACGATATCATCAATGGCTGAGTTGTAGATGAGTGAAGCCATAATGTCCTCGTAAGGGTGAACGAGTGCGAAGGTGGATGATCTAGTTACCCCTATCAATCGACCAATCTGACGGGGCTTTCTTTGGCTACATAGACTTATGCGATACAAAGCGACCCGTGATGTCCCTCTCGGCGGCGGCCACATCGTGGCTGAGGGGCAGACCGTAGAGCTATCAGCCGGAACCCACATCCCCGGTCTGGAACCCGTCTTGGAGCGGGTACCGAGCGCCAATGCCCTGGAACACCAGAGCGGTGAGCGCAATCTGGATGCCCCAGGGCGCGGGAAGGTCCTCAAAGGATGATCTTCGCCCGTTGCAAGCCCAACAAGGCCGGGATCCTGATCCTGGCTGACAAACTCCACCGGGTGAAGCCCGGGTGGACTGGGCTTGTGCCACGGGACCTCTATCTGGCCAACTCCTCCTTCCTGGAGCCAGCCGAGGATCGGGCTCAGGAGGTGCCGAAGGAGGCCGACCCCTTTCGTCGAGGCAGTTGTTTCCATTTTCATGGCCAAGCTGGGTCCTGGTCCGCTCGTGCTGCTTGAAGACACCGACCCTATTCTGGACTGAACCATGACCACCGCGACTGAGACCAATTGCTCGACTTCATCCTGCTCACCAGAGCCGGTGATGAACACGTGCCTGACGCTCAGCATCAAGCGGTACATCCTGACCGAGCTTGGCTACCCCAACGTCGAAGTCGAACTCTGCGATGAACACCTTGAGAATGCCATCAAGGACACCATCAGCGACTTCCTGCGTTTCAATGCCCTCAACCTGACCAAGTATTGGAAGATCACCCTTCAGAACGGTGTCAGCACCTACGATCTGCCATCAGACTTCCGTGTCCTGCGTGAGGTGGTGACCTTCAAGCTCAGCCAGTTCGATGTGATCTTCGGTGCCGACCTGATCATCAATCCGATCTATCTGCGCAATACCCGTGATGCCTATCAGGATATCCTGACCTTCTGGCTCAGTGAAGCCGCCTTCGAGACCCAGAAGCGCACCTACGGCCTCAACACGTCCTGGGACATCATCGAAGGCAACAAGAAGATCTGCCTGCGTCCATGCCCGTCCTCTGATCGTGTGGCCATCCTCAAAGGCAGCTACCAGCCAGAACCCGGCACGGTTACCGAGCAGACGCTGGGCACCAAGGATGAACTCTTCCGTCGCATGGCTTTGGCTCGTGCCATGTCCATCCTTGGTCGTATTCGTGGCAAGCGTACCTCCGGCATCAACACCTCCCAAGGTGTGGTCATGCTCGACGGCCCTGAGCTTCGTGCTGAGGGAGAGAAGATGCTGACCGAAGCTCGGGAAGAACTCAAGAACACCGGTCGTCCTCTTGGCTTCTACGCGGGGTGAATCATGGATCTCTATAAAGCACTCGTCGAAGCTAGCATGGGCGTGGGAGGCTCCGGTACGGATACCGGTTCAGCCGACGCCGGCACTGGCATCCCCGTGAAGAAGCCAGTGCCAGCAAAGAAGATGAAGAAGAACATCGGCGATCGTCTGAAGCTCGGATCACCGGCCAATGCCGGCATGATCGGCACCAACATCGCCATGCCTGGACGCTCTGCCTTTGCCAAGGGTATCGAGTAATGGGCAACGACTCCCGCAACAACTTCGAGCCTCCATGCTACATGGACGTTGGCTCAAAGCTCTTTCCGGAAGCACCGGAAGGACAGGGACTCGATTTGACTGATCCCAACACCCGGGATCAGTCATTGACGAAGCATGTCATTCGTGAAGGGCAGAAACAGGGCTTCAAGCCGATCTCAATCTGGCTCTTCTCCCATCGTGATGCGATGGGTAATCAACCCGGTGTCGGACCAGTTGGTGCTGCTGGACCCGTTCGTGACGTGGATGACTTCTACGGCGATGGTGGTGGCGGCAAGATGCGCAACGACAAGTCGGATGCCGCTGGCTCCAACTTCTACAACGAGATGCCGACCAAGGTCTACTCAGGACCTTTCGAGATTCGTGCTGAGTATATTCCAGTGCAGGCCGAAGCTGTGTTGCTCGATTTCGGCTACGACAAAACCTACAACGATGTCTTCAATTTCCTGATTGAAGATGCTGTCAAAATTCTCGGTCGAGTTCCCTACAACGGCGATCTGATCCGTCGCTTCGACGGCAAGATCCTGGAGATCGTCAAGAGCATCGAGATCCAGGCAGAGACATGGCAGTGGATGTACCAGCAGTGCTCGGCCATCAACACCGGCAAGGATGATCGTACGTTCTTCCGGAGTCAGAGTTGAAGAACCGCTTCAGTTCAGTCGGTGAGTGGGCACCAAACTTTCACCTACGTGTGAAAGAGTGCGTGAACGACGAGATGATGGAGAAATTCATCAAGCGGTACATCGAGCGTCTTCAGGAAGATCTCAACCGCATTGCTCAGAACCGAATCGCCGAAGAAGACCTCTCTGAAAATCTCACCTTCGAGGTTGCTCGTTCAGGTCCGAAAGAGATCGCCATTCGTCCGTCGAACCCAGTGCTGTTCTACAAGCTGGAGTTCGGTGAGTTCAATGCCGATGGTACCCTGAAGACCCCACCACACTCGATCATGAAAGAGTGGAAGGCCATCATCAGGGTCTGAACATGAAAGAGCCCTGCCAGGATCACCAGCAGGGCTCTTTGCAGACGATCTGAAGCAGAATTACTCAGTGACGAGGGTCTTGTCGCCATTGACTCCCAGCGACTTGCGTTCCTCATCACTGAGGCCATCTACTGCCATGGCATTGATGATTGCTCGACGTACCCAGGCTTCGGTGATGCTGTGGACAGCATCGTTGACCGCCTGAGCGATGATGTAGACCACCGCTACCAGGATGATGCCGTTGATGGTCAGGGCGATGTTCTCGCGGCCAAACCAGATCAGGCAGGCGACGATGGCCAGCATGGACAGCAGCTTCTTGCTGAGCCAACCGGACTTCTTGGGGAGAAGGGAAGAGAAACCGGCACCGACCTTGAGGCCGGCGATCTTCTCTTGGAGCTTGGCGATGTCCGACATGACGTTCCTTTCAGTAACGTGTTGACAGAGAGATATAAGGAGACCAACCAGAACCAGACCGATAATCGGAGAAATAGCCCAGACCGATCCCGAGCCGTTGCCAGAAGGGGGAGACAGTTTGGGAGGGGGCGTAGAAGGAGACTCCAAGTCCAGCCTGATGAGGGGAAATGAGTAGGTCGGGGGAGATGACACCGTAAGCGTATCGAACGGGCGAATATCTGAGTCCCACGTCAACTCCCACCTCACTGTCGGTGGTTCCTCCATGGGTTCTGTCCTCGGCAACTCGAAGTCCAGTCCAAGCACCAAGGTCTGTCCGGTAGTCGCTAAAGTAACGTTTTGCAGTGTACTTGACGGTCCATCCGTCTTTGGCGTCACGCTGGGTTCGCTCCTGGTAGAGCAGCCCGCCATCGTACACAGAAGTAGACCAAGCAGCACCAGTTGGCGAGAAGACCTCAAGCACCCCATCAGGCTTGTCATCAGCATTGCGTGACCCCACATAGTCGTTGGCGGTGACCGGGATTGCGACTTGTGTCCCTTTATCGGGGGCACGACCACCGGACCCAAAATAGACCATGGCGGCGAAAACGCCGAGCACGACAAGGATGAGACCAGGGTGGTTTTCCACCCTAGTATGTATCAGGCCAGCCCTACGCCCATTCCTTGTCGAGGTTGATCTTCAAGCGGCGAAGAGCAGCGCAGGCATCACGTTTGGCTGTCAGGCGGCTGTCACGCTGCTTGGCTCCGCTGATCGGTACGATGTTACCATCGACCATCAGCACACCGAGGTAACATAGAACTTCACCATACTCATCACTTCTCATCTGTTGGATGAAGTCGGCTTCGACCACCGGGCGCTTCTTGGCACGAGCGAGAGCACGAACGATGCGCTTGGCTGCCGGTTTCTTTCCTTCTTTCTTCAAGATGTCGACGAGGGTGAGTAGAGCGGTAGAGACGAATGCGTAGTCCTCTCCCGTGAAGGTGATGCGGACAGGCTGTTTCATGATTTCGCTTTCGAGTAGAGCTTGGTCTTGCGGTCAACCGAGATGAGTTTCTTGCGCTTGAGTGAGGCGAGACGCTTGGTGATCTGTTCACAGTAGCCATGATGTTCATCAGCAACCACGTCACCGTTGTGATAGTGGAGATCATAGATCAGGTTGCAGATCTCACAAAAGCTAAGGAACACACCGGCCTTTTGGGTGAAGAGATTCAAGATCCGCTTGTCGACATCATCGGTACGCAGCAGAGCCTTGGGTGGGATGTAAGTCACCACCTTCGAGAGATCTGGCACCGGCACATCGAACAGTTGGCAGACCTGCTGGAAAATGTTTGGATCGGTAAAAACCATCCAGCCGTTGTCGAGTTCGACACCGCCGATGAAGGATCGACGTTCTTGGTTCTTCCAGAAGCTGGTCGGGTCGAAGAGGGAATCCCACAGGCAGATGCCACGCTTCAGACTGACCGGGCTTGGATCGCCGTATTCACCCTGGATCTTGGTGCCGTTGAGCAGGGAGTCGATCGTCTCTTCGATCTTCGGCAGATGGTTCACGCAGCCGAGAACGTAGACCGTGGTTTTCGTCTTGGTCTTACTACGGGTAAGCCAGCCATTTGGCCGATCACGCTCAGCGAGTGGACCGGTGACTTCGATCGCCTTGGCCACCAGGAGTTCAGCGACACGGAAGTGACGGATAGCGTTGAAGGCACCAGCGACGGCACCAAACTCGTACTCGGCTGCCCCCATGTAATCGAAACTGAAGAACTGACAGAGCAGTTTCTGAGCTTCGTTCGAGAGACCAGATCCACCACCACCGAAGTCGAAGGGACCGATCTTACCACCCCAATGCTTGCTGGGTGGGTTCAGCGATTGGATCAGGTAGGTGCTGCGATACTTGTCGGGGTCGGGGATCAGTTCTCTCACTTCTTGGCCTTTCTCTTCTTTTTCTTCTTCACCTTGATGACTGGTCCGATCCAGAATCCAATGGTCTTGTTGCGATGTTCGATGGCAAGTTTCCTGGTCGGCTCATGACCGACGATGGAACCACCTCGCAGCTTGGTTGCCCAGGTCACAGTAAGACCTCTTTGAGTGCCTTCATCACCCTGGCCAACTTCTCCTGGTTGAGTGAACGAAGTTCCAGCTTGAACTCCGGAGCTTCAAGGGTGCCCTCACCTCGATTGAGATCGGGGCAGAACTCTTTCAGTGCTTCAAGATCTTTCTCGTAGTTCGAGATCACACCATCAACTACTTTACGATACTGCTTTGAAATCTCAGTGTTCTTCTTGATTCGACGTGCCCGTTCAGCTTCTTCCTTGACCACTTCGATCACCTTGTCGAAGTCGAGGCTCTTTTTGACCTCACTGACCCGTGGCGTCTTGGCATAGTAGCCGGTCGAAGACTTGATATCGAGAACGTAGCGAATGTAACTGGTTTTGTAATTGCTGTCACGTCCTTCGATTGATTTGAAGGTCAAATTCACTTCCGTGTCGTCATCGAAGAGAACATTGATGATGGAAAGCCAGCCATAGACGGCTTCATTGCGCTTATTACTGGTTACTCCTTTGACCGTTCCGGCGACTCCACTCCGCAACCGTTTGATGAGTTCTTCGTGAGCTTCGTTGGAACGCTTGAGGGTGGCGAGTGAGGTTGCGTCTTGCATGCCCAGAGTATAGCGACCAAAAGGTCTATGTCAACCTGAAAGGAGACCCTTCACGTGTCCAACAACAGACTCCACCTTCGATGGCCTGAAGAGGCCATCTGCCTCATTAGCATTCCACGGCAAAGGGAAGAGTAACGACAGACCACCGTGTTGTTTGAACTTACGGCAGTTGAGCGGATGATCATCGATCAGGATGTCACCCGGACGGGCAAGGTACTCCTTTTTACAAGTGAAGATCCAGTCCTCGAACTCCAGACCGAAGCGATCATGGAGCCACAAGAGCTTACCCTTGCAGGCATCGGATGACCAGCTTGGGTTGGTCAGGATGGTAACATTGTCGATCTCCTTCAATCCGTTGTAGAGGTCCATCGCCCACGGGTAGGGCTTGAGATTCCTCCACCATGCTGACCCACCACAGTTGATCAGATCCCACATCTGTTGATGAGTCATGCCGAGGCACTTCCAGATGTCCCACTGATCAAGGTCATCATGGGTGACACCGATCGTGCTGGGAAGTAAATCGAGGAACCCCTGGTTGAAGTTCACCAGGGGGCCGTCCATGTCGAGGTAGATCATGCCTTGGAGAGCTTGACCACGATGCGACCGAGGCGCTTGTGCCCGGCCTTGGTGAAGTGCTTCTCCCACCACTTGCCGACATCCTTGGCGGTCCAGGTGGAGAAGTTCTTGGCGATCTCAGCTTCAGCCTGTGCGGCTGCTTCGTCCATCTGGCTGGTTGGTCCACCGTCTTCGGTCATGATTCTTCCTTGGTTGAGAGGATCTTCTCGGCCTGTTCCCAGGCAGCGAGACGGCGGGCTTCGTACTCGGGGGTCTTTCCACCCGAGTCCTTCATGTTCTTGGTATCGACGAGTTCCTGGAGTGCCTTGATGGCAGCATCACCCTTGCTCAGCGGCTTGGGATCGCCGACACCGAAGTATTTCTCGATCTCATAGATGATCGAGCCGTACTGATTGTTGACGTTGGCGTCTGGGCTCATCAGAACGCCGATGATCTCCCAGAGCTTCTGATCAGCCGTTGGGAGAGGTGCGACAGCGGCAGCGAGTTCTTTCTCCTCCATCTCCTTGCGGATGTCGTCTGGCTGATGCTCCTCAGGGACCAAGGAGAAACCGACGAAGCGTACCAGTGGATTCTTCCCATCGGCACTCTTCTCGGTCGGAGATGCGAAGAATTGAATGCTGATCCGTGGAAGACCAGCAGCGGTCAGGATGCCATTGATGACACCCATGGGTCCGAGCGAGAAGTAGGGAGCAACCTCCTCCTTACGCACGATGATGTCTGGATGGTCGAGCAGTGCTTCGTTGGTTGGCACACGCATAGCCATCAGACAGTGCAGGGCACCGGCGTCGGCTTGTTGGGCGGAGTTCAAGCAATTCAGGATGGCTTGAATTTGAAGAGTCTTTGCAGGTGAGAGCATGGAATCTTTCAGGCGTCAGGAGTGGAGTCGATGGCGGCGAAGTATTCTGCACGGGGGATGACATCAGCACCCGGCATCTGTCGCATTGGTGTCATGAACGGAAGTTCGACGAAGTAATTCTCGCCGATCTTCTTGAAACCGCAGTCAGTCATGTAGTGCTGACCGCAGTTGTAGAAGAATGGATTGCAGCCGAGTTTCACGGCGAGATCGGTACCAGACGGAATGTGGATGTCCCACATCGCCTTGGCGATCTCCTTACCGGCCTTGGCCTTCTTGTTCGGACGGTAATAGAACGGCATTTTGGCGATGGGACGCCAGAGCTTCTGGTCTGGTTCGGCTTTGAACTTCAGACCTTCGACCTTGGTACCGTACATGACGTGCTTATCCATCTCGGCACCGTAGCGTACGGCGATCTCATTGATCTTGGCATAGCCGGCGCGGACCTCAGCATGCCAGTCCTTGATGATGGTGTGGGCTTCGCCAGAGACCACCTTGTAGTAGCGCATGTCGGGAAAATTCATTCGTCGTCCTTTGGCCAATCTGCTGGAGTGGTGATGATTACCCGTTTCTTACCGTGACGCCAACAGATGGGTTTCTTGTAGGCTTCGATCGCTTTGTTGAGTTCATCCAGCTTGTCAGCGATCACTGACGGAAGTTCACCATCTTCCGGCAACTCATCTTGCCAGAATTCACTGGTCACCTCACTGAGGTATTCAGGTTCGGTGATGACAAGCATGACTTCGTCAGGAGCAAGATCATTGTCTCGGCAGAACTCGTAGAATTCTTCGAGTTCGCTGAAGTATTGATCCCCGTCGTGAACGGCGAGCATACACTCACCATCCCACTCGACGATCGGCATCTTCAGCCACTCTTCCCGCTGACGCTTGGCGTAGCAGGGTGAGCAGTAGCTGTTCTTGGGGATGATGTTTCCGCACTCACACTTTTTGTGTGTACTGCCGATGTAGCGAGCCATGTGCTCGTCATCGCCAAGGAAGTGACCGGTGGAGGCCACCCAACCGGTGACAGTCTTATACTCAGCCGCCTTCGGCGAGTCGTAGAGAATTTGTTCTTCTTCAGATCCCATCGAGTGTTCCTTTGCATACAGCACGGAGACGAACGCCGGCATCTTTCCACGAACACATCTCATCGGTCCACTGACCAAGCGAGATCAGCGTGGCAATGGTCTTCGACAGCGGATGCTTCGGACAGACCTTGATGTGCTCCTTCAGAACTTCAGCCATGGTTGGTGGCGTGTTGTCCTTCGGACCATAGCGGTGACCGCAGTAGACGCAGTTGATGAACATCCCCGACTGGAGATCAGAGATCCACAGCTTGAGCTTTTCATTCTCGGCGAGGAGTTCGTCAAGCTGGCTGGACATCGGTTGATTCCTTCACTGGGTTCTGGGCGTGTAAGACCTCAAAGTTGGCGAAGCAACCGGTGATACCACACTTGCCGCTGTTCGGCTTGATGTGACCAGCAGAGGCGCTGTTGATCGTGTAGACCTGAAGATCGAGGTTGACGACGATGATTTCTCCATCGTTGAGCATCTTGCTGGCGAAGCGTTGGCCGGCTTCAAAGGTGACGATGTCGCCGACCTTGAAGCGTGGTGTAATGGGGTTTTCCTTCGCCCACGACTTGATCACTTCCTGGTGAGCGTGGTAGAGGTGTGAGCCCCAGCCGTCGAGAATTTCCACCAGATCAGAGTCTGGCATGAACGATTCATCCTCGAAGTATCTGGCGAGTTGATAGCCGTCATCCTGTCCGTAGGCGTTCTTCAACACCTTCTTCGCAGCGTTGCGGGTATCCTCGTCATCTTCGGTATGACCGACCCACTTCTTGATGGATGGCCAGATTTTCTCGAAGGCGATGTCGACGACAGCATCGTCGGTGCGTTCTGGGCGAGGGATCATTTCTTGTTCCTGAGTTCAATGATGAGATCGAGCAGTGTGTTCAGTTCAGGCGAACTATGATTACCACGTTCACCGTTTCGGATCGCTTTCCAGAGGACATCGAAGAGACCGTGGCAGGCGGAGTCATGCCCCTGCCAGAATTGCGGGTCGAATTCACCGGTGAGGAAGTCTTCATCGACGTTGAGGTACGCCTCGAAAATTGGTAGCAGACGAAGATGGTTGAAGCTGAATTGAAGTTCGGCCTCTTTCCATTCGAGTTTTCCACCCGGTGAGCACTCTGCATACCGCTCAAACACCTTGCCCACCTCGTCACGCAGGGCCATCCACCGGGTGATCTTGTCACTCCTGTCGAGGTGTGCCGGCGCACCAACGTTGTCTTCTCCGTCGATGGCGTTGGTGGTGGCAGCCTCAAGCTCATCCATCAGTCGATTGGCCACTGCCCCTGGCGGCATTTGGTCAGGGCCGATGGTCCCACGTGGGTAGGCTTCACGGACGGCTTTGGCAGCCCGGATCAGGCGGACGAACTTCTCATCCATGGTGCTTCAGGACCTCTTTGGCGTCGTTCGACAGGCTGGTCAGGATGTTGACCATCTCAAAGGGTCCGGCCTTCTGGGCAGCCACAACCGAGTCGATGATCAGGGAGGCCACCGCCACCAGGGCGACCTTGTCCTCCTGGAGCTTCCTCACCACCTCGGAATCGACCTGCTTGGCCTTCAATTCGTCGACCTGGAGGAGTAAAGCCTCCACCTTGGCCAGGGATTCAGCCTGGGATTGGCGCAGGCTGTCGTTTTCCTGCCTCGTAGCGGCCAGATCGGCTTTGAGGGGTCCGGTATCCTCAATTCCGGTCAATGTGGCCTTGGCGAGGCTCTGGCGGGCAAGGCGGGCACGGTCCAGGACCGACCCAGCCGTCCGCATGGCAGCTTCGGCAGCCTGCATCACCCCGTCGAGGGTCTTCAGGTTGGCGCTGTGGACCGTGTCGACCTGGGTCTGGGCGAGTTCCTGGGAGGTTCGTGGGCGGTTCTTCTCGGCCTTCCGGGCTTCGATCTCGGCTTCCTTGGCCTCACGCTCGGCACGCTTCTGTTCCTTTTCGGCCTGTTCGGTATCCCGGAGCAGGTCGAGTTGGTCTTTGACCTCCTCGTAGATCTCCAGGCTGGTGGGGTAGGACGGGTCGGCGGTCTTCAGGGCGGTCCATTCACGCTCGGCGTGTTCTGATCCCATGATATCAGCCAGCACCTTTCGAGGCGAGTCGAACTTGCTCAGCAGGGTCAGCAACTGGCCGACGGTTTTGCAGTTCGTCGTGTTCTTCCTGGTGTTGGCCACCATCGAGTTGTGGATGAGATCGCCCACGAAGCCTTCCGCATTCCGGCTGCTGGCCTGGATGATCAGGTCGTCGCGGATCTCCTTCTCGGATCGTGTGAAAAAAGTGCTGGGAACGTTCGAGGCGACCATCGCATGCATGATCGCATTCGCTGCGGTAGCGAATGACCGGACCATCCGTCGGACATCGGCTGCCAGTCTCATCGGGGCACGCCAGTCACCAGAGGTCTTCGCTGCGTTGATGGTCAGCTTGTTGACGACCTTGTGTCTCCACATCCACGAATGCGTGGTGTCGCCAGCGTACTCGTAGTTGTTCTGCTCTGCCCACTTGCCCCAGTCGTCCTTCGTCCATGCACGTGCCTGACCGGGTGTTGGACATTCATCGGGAGTGGGGATTCCCATCCATCTGCACAACGGCGTCACGTCTTCACTGTGGGTCTTGCTGAACGCCTCTTGCAGGGCGACCAGATAGGCCGGCTTTGAGATAGTTTCCATGGTGGCTCCTTTGTTCATTGTGGCTTTCCTAACTTGGTGATTTGTTGACGACTCTTCTTCAGCTTCTTGCTCAGGCGTTTGATCCGTTCCTGCATGAGCAGATTATCGAGACGGCGATAGTCCGGCACAAACAGATCCAATTGCAGGCAGATGAACTTCACCATCAGGTGATTGTCATTCTCTTGAGCATCCTTCTGAAGCTCTCTGATCTTCTTGGACAACTCACGATGAAGCCGGATATCGAGACACCAGTTCCTGACTGCTTTGCGGAAGAAATATCGACGAATCCAGTCTTCTAACATTGTGATCCCTTTAGGCGTTTGAAAGTAGCGACTGAATTATCGCTGTCAATGCCAAGGATCAGGGTACTGCATCGGCGGCACTGGCAATGCCGCATCTGGCATCCAATGCTTCAATATCACGATGGCAGTAGCCACACTCTTCGTGACGAAATCAACTTCCCGGGTAGTTTCAGTTTTGTAGAGCCACCACCGCTTGCCGGCTGTCTGCGGTCGGAAGCCCTTCTGCTGCATCATGGTCTTCGATGATTGCAGACCCAGATACGTGGATTCCCGGAGGATGGCATCCTGTTGTGCCTTGTGCCATTCCTGCACGAACTTGTCCAACTCCTCCAGGAACTTCCGGGCACCATTCTTCGGATCGTCGCCGGTCACCACGGTACGCTGACCATTGGAGCGTAGCCAGTCGACCAGACGCCATTCCAACACATCCTGTTTCCAGGACAACACGAGGTGCCCGGTGGGTTCCTTCTGGCAGCCTTGGCCGTGAAAGCGGAAGCGGACCAGCGGGAGATCGGGCATGGGACTCAGGGGTTGTTGAACAGCCTCACTTGGATACCGAAGTCAGGCCGTTCGGCGATGGTGGCAGCATCATCGTCATACCACTCGCCCTTGCCGAAGACTTCAGCCAGGACATCGCGGTTCAAACGTAATGAGTACCACAGCAGGATGGGCGCTTTCGGTTTAGCGACACGTTTGACTATGTCAAGCAAACGACGCTGGTCCTCTTCGACGAGATGTTCGAGGACGTTGATCGAGGCGACCACGTCGAAGGAGGCGGTCTGAAGGTCGTCAGAGACGTTGGTATAGAACAGATTGGGCTGTGGGACCGCACACTCCTTGCGGGCCAATTCAACGCACTCGATCACCGGGTCGTAGCCGACCACGGTTCTGAAGTAGCCGGCCAGCGGACGGGCGATGCGACCGGTACCACAGCCGTACTCCAGGAGTGTCATCGATGGGCTGATAGAGGCACCGGCGTGAAGCCTGCGGATGCACTCCATGGCGACAATCGCCCCATGCGTGGCATAGGCGATGTCGTCGTTTTGGTACTTGTTTGCGATCGTCTTCCGAGGCGAGCGCCAGTGGTCTTGAGTGAACGGCATGGTCTATGAACTAGGCGGCGACTGCTTTCACGACAGCGAAGTTGATGACGGGGGCATCGGAGGCAGTGCCTGCGATTGATGCGAACGTGATTCTGAACGATCCAGCCGCGACAGCCGACACACAGGCGATGTAAGTGTTGGTGCCAGACTTGACCGAGACAACAATCGTGTCAGTTGCTGCAACGGCTGAGTTGGTAACCGTGAAAGAAACCCAAGCATTCAGGGTCGGAGCAACGGTGAACAGAGTGATTGCACCAGCAACGGTGTTGAGGGTAACGCCGGTGGTTCGGCTGGTGATCTGGGTAACCGCACCACCAGCACCGGTCGAGTAACCGATACCGGCAGTGGCGTTGTTCGAGAGGACCGCACCGTTGAACTGCGAACGACCAGCCTGCACCCAGAGAGCGTAGGAGTTGGTCAGGGTTGCATTGGTACCAGCGACAGGAGCACCAGTGATCGCAAAGGTGGCTGCGCTGGTGATGGTCGATGTACCAACGAAGGCGTAGGTTGGAGCAGCTACTACGAAGGCACGCTGAGTCGTGATGGCACCAGTCGCCCACTGCACCGTGCGATCCAACGAGAAATTTACATCATGGATTTCAGTTGAAGCAGTAAGAGAGGTATGAGCGCCACCAAGAATAATGAATGCTTGCTGTGGCGACCCTGTTCCAGCCGGTTGTGTAATCCTGATGCTTCCATCAAACTGCGAACGACCAGCCTGCACCCAGAGAGCGTAGGAGTTGGTCAGGGTTGCATTGGTACCAGCGGCAGGAGCATTGTCGATGGCGAAGGTAGCTGCGGTAGTGATCGTTGAAGCACCGACAAATCCATAGGTCGGAGCCATGATCAGAACGCAACGTTGCGTTGTTAGAGCACCAGTGTTGAATTGTTGTGTTGCTGAAAAATTGAAAAGGACAGAGTTGTATTCCGTTGAAGCTAGAGCCCCTGTATGCGCCCCACCAATAAGTCTAAGCATTGGGGTTCCACCACCAGCGGCAGTACCTGCACTTTGTGTAATCGACCAGCCGCCAGCCCCCTGACCTGCACCACCTTGATTATGAATAGTTCCAACAATAGCACAGTTGAAGGTCCAGGCTCCAGATGTTTGAGAAGTTAGTGTTCCGCCTTTTCCACCAACACCGTTTCCAGCGATAAGCGCATCGGTGTTGACAGTGAGTGTTCCGCCGGTGGTAACAGGACCATCAAGCTGAGTTTTTCCACTCTGCACCCAGAGAGCGTAGGGGTTGGTGATCGTTACATTGGTGCCAGCCGCAGCAGGACCTTCAATAGCAAAGGTCGCAGCCGTGGTGATAATCTGACCGGCACCAGAGCAAGCATAGGTCGGAGCCGAGATGAGCACCGCACGCTGTGTGGTCGGTGTCGTCGTCGCAAACTGAACAGTGCGGGCAAGGTTGAACCAAGCGTCGAGCAGTTCGGTCGATGCTGGAGTGAGGGTGTGGGCAGCACCGTCAAACCGAATGGCCAGCATGTTTGCCGCAGTGCCAGAAGCGATTGCTGCCGGATTTATGAAGATCGTATCAAGATAGACCCTGCCGGCTATACCAACACCACCAGAGATGACAACAGCACCAGAGGTCTTGTTGGTGGAAGCGGTCGTGTTGGAGAACGTGTTGATACCAGAGAGGGTCTGCGTCATTCCTCTCGTGACGAAAGTATCGTTGCCGGTCACTACTGGCAGGGTGAAGGTTCTTGAAGAAGTCTGTGCTCCGGTGTCAAACGTGGTGAGCGTATTACCAGTGTGATTGTCGACCTGGAAGTTTAGTTGCTTACCAGGAGCAACGTTGCCAGCGATGACGAAGTTGGAGTCCGATACCGTAACACTTGTCGCTGAGTAGAAGTTTGCCTGCCCAGAGGTTGAAGAAATATCAGCAAGAGTGCTAATGCTGGCTGTGCTTAGTGTAGCCGTTCCAGTGACAGTGAGATTACCCTGGAGACGAGTATTACCTGCCTGCACCCACAAGGCGTAGGCGTTGGTAATCGTGGCATTGGTGCCAGCCTGCGGAGCATTATCGATGGCCACGGTTGCAGCCGTGGTTGCTGTGCTGGCACTGGCAAAAGTGATGGTCGGAGCCTTGATCGAAAAAAAACGCTGAGTGGTGAGTGTTCCTGCTGCCCATCTCACCGAACGGTTCAAAGCAAAGTTCACATCCGAAACTTCGGTTGATGCCGTGTTTCCAGTCGCAGCACCGTTTGCTGCGCCGATAATCGTGAAAGTCTCTGGAGTACCACTGCCCTGCGCTGTCGGAGCAAGGGTCAGTCCGTCTATTGAACTGTAGAGTAGTTCGGAGCTACCTTGAATCGTATTCACACCGGATCCAAAGGCGATTTGTTCGGCTGAGATCGAGCCACCAATGGTACCAGATCCGAATGGACCAACGGTAGAACTGTTGATTCGCGCAAAGAGACCTGAAGTGGTCGTCCACACATCACCGTTCACCGGCGAAGTTGGAGCGGTACCGTGCGGGAGTCGGAAACCAGAAACAGAAGTTGTCGATGCGGCAGTACGGAGAAGACCACTCTCAATATCGAGAGCGACCGAGGTCGTTATGGTCGCATTGGTTCCAGCAACTGGAGCACCACCGATACTAACCGTTGCGGCAGTTGTAATCGTCGAGGCACCGACAAAGGCGTAGGTTGGCTGTAGGATTCTGAAAGCACGCTGAGTCGTCAGCGCACCAGTCGCCCACTGAACGGTACGCAAGAAGTCCCAACGTACATCGTTGACTTCTGTTGATGCCGCATTGTTGGTGTGATTTGCACAATTCAGCGAGAAGGCAACCGGCGCACCTCCAGAAACTGCTGGTCTGTTGAATACGAGACCGCCATTGACGGTGTACGTCAAATCGGCAGAGCCACTGATGGTGTTGGTTCCAGAACCGATGGCCAACTGATCAGCCGCGATCGAACCACCAATCGTACCACCACCGGAACCGAACGGACCAACTGTAGTGCCATTGATCCGAGCGAACATGCCAGCAGTGGTTGTCCACACGTCACCATTGGTCGGCGATGATGGTGCAGTTCCATGCGGAACACGAAGACCGGCAACGGTTGTGGTCGAGGCTGCGGTACCAAGAAGACCAGACTCAATCCAAAGTGCGTAAGAAGTGGTGATGGTAGCATTACTACCAGCAGCGGGGGCACCAGAGATCGCAACCGTCGCAGCGTTGGTGATCGTTGAAGAACTGACAAAGGCGTAGGTCGGAGCAGCGATGCGGAAAGCTCTCTGAGTAGTGAGTGCGCCACCCGCCCATGTCTTCGTAGCCGACAAGTCGAAAATAATACTCGACGCTTCAGTGCTTGCCGTTTGGGCGGTATGCGCTCCAGCAGCTACCCGGAAGTCAGCAGTGGCAGCACTACTGTAACTCTGAGATACGATGTCGACGATGCCTTTGGTCTGCGATGCACTACCGCCGATGGTCATGCCACCAATGCCAACATAAGAGAAACCAATTCCGTCTGTGTAATAGATTCCAGTGCTGTTGCCCGGTGATGTGAAGGTGATGCCTGGGGCTGAGGCACTGCCATCTAGCGCGACGTATGGTACAAACGCTTGAACCGAACTGGTACTCGCGGTTAGCACTTGAGTGCCGGTTGCTGATAATCCAACAGCACCACCAGCATTATACATGCCGGTATCATTTGACGTGGGGCCAACCGAGTAAGTTGGGAGAGACGCTGATCCGTTAGGACCACCGTACTGACCTGCTTCCACTCGGATCGCATAACCACGTGTGATCGTGGCATTCGTGCCAGCAGCAGGAGCACCGGTGACTGACAGTGTTGCTGCCGTAGTGATCGTCGAGGCACCGACAAAGGCGTAGGTTGGAGCACGAATAACGAATGCACGCTGAGTTGTCAGGGCACCGGTTGACCACTGGACTGTACGAGAAAGATTGAAGTCAACATCGGGAACCTCTGTCGATGCCGTGTTACCAGTGCTTGCTGCACCAACGATAACCAACAGTTTTGGAGTTCCGACACCGCTTGCGGTTGGTGCAATGTGTACTTGACCAAGCGTACCTGAGCGATGTGGACCTCTAAAGTAGACTGAATCATCAAAGTTGCTGATTCCAGCCTGTACCCAGAGGGCGTAGGTGTTGGTGATGGTGGCGTTTGTACTAGCGACAGGAGCACCAGTGATAGCGAAGGTAGCGGCGTTGGTGATGGTTGAAGCAGCAACGAAAGAATAGATCGGAGCAGTAATAACAAAGGCGCGTTGGCTAGTGATATTACCAGTCGCCCATTGTACGGCTCTTCCCAAACCGAAAAGGACATCGATGACTTCTGAACTAGCTGATAATCCAGTGTTGGCCGGAGCGGTTACCTGAATCAATTTTGGTGTACCGGAGGTGGCAGCGACAGAAGGCGCAATCTCTAATTGACCGGTTGTAGCTGAAACCTGTTGGCCTCCGAACCCTACCTGACCGTCAAATTGTGAGCGTCCACTTTGTGCCCACATCGTGTATGCGTTGTTGATGATAGCATTGCTACCAGAAGCAGGGGCACCAGTGATGGCAAAGGTTGCTGCTGTGTTGATCGTCGAAACACCAACGAAGGCGTAGGTCGGAGCCTGAATCAGGAAGGCTCTCTGAGTCGTCAACGTACCTGTCGCCCATTGAACTGTACGATTCAATGAAAAATCAATATCTGGAACCTCGGTCGACGCAGTGATGCCAGTATTGGGAGTACCTACCACCCGAACAAGTCGTGGTGTTCCATTACCGGCAGCAGAGGTCGGAGCGATGTCGAGCATCGCCGTACTTCCAGTTACCACACCCTGTGAACCAGAGAGTAAAACTTGGGCACCGAAGCTGGAGATACCGTTCATGACCCAAAATGCGTAACGGTTAGTAATCGTCGCATTTGTTCCAGCGGTTGGAGCACCAGAAATAGCGAAGGTGGCAGCAGTCGTAATTGTCGAAGCGCCAACGAAGGCGTAGGTCGGAGCCTGGACAAGGAAAGCTCTCTGAGTCGTCAGCGCACCAGTCGCCCACTGAACCGTTCTGGCAAAATTGAAGTTCACATCGGGAACTTCAGTGCTCGCAGTCATGTTGGTGTTGGCAGCACCGGTGACGAGGAACGCAGTCTGAACACCTGTGGCAACGGCTGTAGGAGCCAATGTGAGGCCAGTAGTCGCGGTGTAGGTCAGAGTCGCAGAACCCTGAATGGTATTGGTTCCTGAACCAAAGGCGACTTGACCAGAAGCAATCGAGCCACCAATGGTGCCACCGCCAGCGGTGTAGTTGACCGTCACACCATTGATGCGAGCGAAGAGACCGCCAGCAGAGGTAGTCCACAAATCACCATCAGTTGGTGATGATGGAGCAGTGCCGTGAGGAATGTTCAAACCGGCACGAGAAGTTGACGAGGCCGATGTCAGGACCGATCCACTGAAGAGCGATGGGTTGGTGTTCCCTGAGTAGATGGCGTAGGTGCCGGTGAAGCCGGTGGAAGATGGACCGATCAAAAGGGTGGCGTTGTTCGTACCAACGGTCTGATCAGCGAGGTAAGCTCCGATCGCACGAGTGATGGTTGAAGTGGAACCCAGGCTGTGTGCCAGAACCTGAACGCCTGCTACAACCGAGGCGGTGTAAGCTACTGCCGAGGTTCCGAGAGAAACTGAAACACCAACGACAGCAGAAGTACCACCAGATGTTCCGGTGAGGGTGATTCCAACAGCGGTCTGACCAACACCGCTCAGTGGATTGGTGGCACCAATGGCGATGATGTTGAGGGAGCTACCAGCACCACCGATGCCCATACGGCCAGCGATGGTTGCTGTCGTACCATCATAGGTGAAGTTCGCACTTCCCTGGATGGTGTTGGCACCGGAGCCGTAGGCGACCTGATTGGAAGCGATCGAACCGCCGATCGTTCCACCACCTGCACCAAACGGACCAACAGTAGATCCATTGATCTGTGCGAACATGCCGGCAGTGGTGGTCCAAACATCACCATTAGTTGGCGATGATGGAGCAGTGCCGTGCGGAAGACGAACGCTTGAAATGCTGGTGGTAGCTGCTGGAGCGATGATGGTACTGACCACCGTCAACTGTTGTGTGCTTCCGAAGGTCGCCGCGAGTGCTCCATTGCCGGTGTAGATCTTGATAGCATCACCAGCGGTCCTGGTAACCAGTTCCAGGTCACCAGTGCCATAGGCGTTGATTTGTTTGATCTGCGAAGCTCCACGGAAATCAAGCAAGTTTGCCGCACAGAAAGATGGAGCACGAACAGAATTTGAACCACCTGGGTCTGTTCCTGCGATGATGATGCCACCACCAATAGCAACGTTCGTCGCGGCAACACCATTACCAACAGTGACCGAACCAACAGTCGAACTCGTTGCCGAGGTAGTCTCTGGGAAGTTGACAACTGTGACAGTCGAGCCAGAGCGTGTGGCTTCAAGAACGCTTGTGGCGACGCTCAGAGCATCATCAACAGCACGAATGACGAAGACACCAGCAGAGGATGCGAGCACATCCCAGAAACGATTGTTTGCTGTTGCTGCACCGTTGTTCAAACCAAGTCGCGGAATAGATGCTTGGACAGTGATGAGAGCGTCGCTGGTAGCGCCTGTGGTGTACGAACCACCACGAGCGTGAACGCCACCACCAACGAAGGCATCACCGCTGATACCAACACCACCACTGATAATCACTGCACCAGTTGAGGTGCTGGTTGAAGCCGTGGTGTTCTGGAACGTGGTAGGGGCAGCCGTTGAGAATGTCACCGCACCATTGGCGAAGGTGGCGATGCGGGTGCCAGCCTCGCAGATGGCAACACCGCTGGCATAGGTGATGCCAGAGGTGTTGTTGGTGATGAAGCTGTAGGCTGGGGTTCCGACAGCGCCGCCGTCGGTAAGGAAGATGCGACCACCGGCGTAGATGTTTCCACCACCGATGCCCACATTGGTTACGGCTGTCGTCTGGTCACCGATGATCAGAGCACCAGTGATGGTGTTGGTTGCAGCCGTAGTGAGTGTGCTGCGGATGGTCTTAGCAGCAGCTAAACCACCAGCCACGAACAATGCGGCAGCGCCAGCCGTATAACCGGCATCAGTCGAATCCAGAATAGAAACTAAGCCAGCGAAGCTGGATCCATAGGTCGATGCTGAATAGATGGCATAAGAGCCGGTGTAAACGGCTGGTGATGTGGTTGCACTGATCGTCAGGTAGGCGCGGTTGGTACCGGCATTCGGGTCGACCAAGGCAAGCTGGTGGACTCTCGTGATGGTTGAGGCACCACCCTGAACAATCGGGCTCGCCAAGAGAGTGACGACATCATTGCATGTGAAGGCAGAGTTCTGAGTGGCTGCGGCGACACTGACACCAACAACCATTGTGGTGGCCGCACTCGATCCACGAACGAAGACGATGTTACCACCCTGCGTGGTTCCGGTCAGGCTGTTGCTTGCCGAAAGATTCAGGATGTACGAAGCCGATGCAGAAGTACCGACACCCATGACGGTGCCAACGTTCGCTGCTCCGGCCACACCAAGACCACCAGCGATCACCACAGCACCAGTAGAAGTGTTGGTCGAGGCTGTAGTGCTAGTGAAAGAAGAATCACCAGTGCCAGCAGCGATGGTCAGACGATTTGCGTTGGTGGTACGAAGATTCAGAGCGTGAGCGGTAACAGTACCGACAACAGCCGTACCGGCGAATGACCCAACAGCAACTTCAACCAGATTCACCGTGTCATAGCAAACCAAGGCTGGATTGAAGGTGGTGCCGGTGGCTTCCAGATAGAGGGCTCCAGAAGTCACCGCAGGACTTCCGAGTGAGCCGTTCATCAAAACGGTAACGGCACCACCAGTGCGCAACTGCTTCGCCACGCTGAGGCCACCGCTGAGAACCACCGAGGCGGTGCCAATCGCCGAGGCATCAGTCGTATCACTGATGACGACAAGACCAGCACCCTGGGTGTAGATGGCACGATTGGTGCCAGCACCAGAAATCGGTTCGATTTCAAGAGCGTTGTAGGTGGTGATCGCACCACCACCTGAGATCTGAGGAGCGCCGAGGTAGATGCCACGTGCTGTAGCGATGACTCCAGCAGCCGAGATCGAGACACCACCCGCACGGATGGTGAAGGCGTTCGTCATGTTGCCGGCAGCGGTGACGGCGATGTCGAAGTTACCAGCTACCGCACCAGTGACCGTACCGGTACCGGCGTGGATGACGGATCCATAGACCGCACGCAGGCCAATGGCTGCGGTGTAGTTGAAAGCGTTGGCGCTTGTTCTGACAATCGCTCGATTCATGACGCGATTGGCATTATTTGCCGTGAGCACCATCGTCACATCAGAGAGGAATGGACTTACATCAGCACCTGGATCAGTGATGGTCATGCCTTGGCTGATCGCACCTGTCAGACCGAGGGTAGAGCCATTCCAGGTAAGGTTTGCGCTTCCAGTGATTGTGTTGGTACCAGAACCATAAGCGACTTGGTTGGAGGCAATCGAACCACCGATCGTACCACTACCAAGCTGAACCGTCGCTCCATTGATACGAACGAAAGCCGCCGTTGTGGTTGTCCACAGATCTCCATCCACCGGCGAAGAAGGAACAGCGCCATGCGGAAGATTGAAACCAGCACCACCAGAGGCTGATGCTATCGTGGTCACCTTGTTCCCGAATGTCCACTTGTAGAGCGAACCAGAGATCACTGTTCCCGCTGAACTGTCTGCATCGAGGAATCGGTTAGAAGCAAGCGATGCAGTAACACAGGAGAAGAAGGCACGAGTGCCGGAAACATCATAAACGGTCGTCAACGCCGGAAGAGCCGCATAGGTGTCAGAGGTCAGGAAGATGCTGGTGTTGTAGCCCAGTGCTCCGACCAGTTGAAGACCTGCACGGGAGGTTGTTCCACCGAGGTAATTCTGAATCTTTGCAAGAATATCACTGTTGTCGGAATAGTTGAAATCGAAATAGCTGGTCGATGTCAGAACACCCGACGTGTCGATGGACATCGTGAGCGTCGAACTGCCTGGCATGAATCCGATGCCAGCGGTGGAACGGAATCCCATGGCATCCGCAGAAATGGCCCCTCCACCGCCAGACACAGCGGAGTAGTGGCCGAAGATAATAGGTGCCGTTCCACTCCTATAGAAAAGCTGATAAACGCCATTTGCCGAAGTAGAATCGACCTTGAAGATTTCTGAGTTCGCACCGCCCGACAACGTCAGCTTGCCGCCAGCGAAAATGTTTCCGCCACCGATCGCCACAGAAGTAGCCGCGACACCATTGCCAATAGTGATCGAACCAACAGTAGAACTCGTTGCTGAAGTAGTCTCTGGGAAATTGATGTGCGTGACAGTCGAGCCAGAACGAACGGCTTCAAAGGCAATCGAAGCGGTGTTCAAAGCATCGTTGAGAGCACGCAGTACGAACGTACCCGAAGAGGTTGCGTACGAATCCCAGAACCGATTGTCTACTGTGGCACCTCCATGATTCCAAGAGATACGCGGTGCAGATCCCTGAATCGTCAGTGCAATGTCGGAAGTAGAACCAGAGATATAACTTCCACCACCGGCGTGGATACCGTTTCCAACAAAGAGATCTCCGTTGATGCCAGCACCACCAGTGACAACAAAAGCACCAGTGGTGGTAGAGGTGGAGGTGGTGCTGTTATCCACCAACACACTGTTCGACCCAGCGGTACCGGCGATAATATGCAGATTTCCATTTGTTTGTGAGATATATGAATTGAATGCTATGCTATCGGTAAACTGCAAAGTCGTATCGGCACCACTACCATTTGAGGCAATACGATGGATGATATTCGCACGAAGAGTCGTGCTAGTGGCGTTGACCTCATACACATTCAAACGACTTGTGGTGGAGGATAGAGAAACGTTCGGATCAACACCGATACGGACAAACAAAGAACCAATCGCAGCACCAGCAACGATATTACCACCGCCGATACCAACGTTGGTTCCAACAGTTGAACCGTCACCGATATTGACAGCACCGGTAAGTGTTGTGGTAGAGGCTGTGGTACTTCTAATGGTGACCGTCTGTCCGGTGGTCTTGGCCACAGTGAAAGTGCTGTCAGCACTTACCGCAAGCAAACCATCACTAGCAGCGATGGGCAATGTACTTCCTACCGTGACACGGAAGTCTGTTCCCGTGGGAACGCCGATGTAAATGTGGCCAGTAGAGAAAAATGTAGCGCCATCAACACTTCCAGGAGCCGGACCACTGCTGTGCGTGATGGTGCGCTGCGTACCACTGAATTCGATGCTGGTATTGACGGTCAGCAGTGATCCATCAAACGTCAGATTCGCCGATCCCTGAATCGTGTTTGCTCCGGATCCAAACGCGACTTGGTTGACTGCGATCGTACCACCGATGATGCCAGCAGCAGACAACGTCGAGTTCACCCACAGTGTGCCGTTGTAGCGAAGAAGATCACCGGTCGTAGGTGAGGTGATCGTGACATCCGAGATGTTGGTCAGAGCCGGCAGAACATCAACATTCACCAGGATCTTACCAAGCGTCGGGTGTGCTCTGGCAACGGTACCGATTCGGATCTGATTCGCTGGTGACGTTGGTTGCGTGGCAGTCAATGTTCCAGAAGTCGTGAGCCACAACATATCACCATCTGAAAATGCCGACGTGTTGACATCGCTGGCAATTCCACTGGTGACAACATAGCCATCCGAGTTGTTGGCGATGGGGACCGTCACGATACCGATGGAGCGGAAGCCAGTGGAGTTGGCGTTGGTGGCCAACGTGATATTTGGCCTGAAACCAGTCGCACCCGAGATGTAGACGACCTTTCCAGCCGCAATGGTTGAGCCGGTGCTATTTCTGACCAAGGCAACCGATTCTTGCCCCATGTGAACGACCTGCACGTCGTTCCAGTAAGTCATGGCGTTCTGGTCTGAATCGTAGTAGAATCGGCCCTCTGACAGAGCCGGAACCGAGGCACCGGTGTCCAATTGTCCGTAACGGAAGCTGACAGCCTTGGAGGTCGAATTGAAGGTGAACGTTGCGTCACCGGCAAGCGTGTCGAGAGCACTACCGTAGCCAATCTGAGTGGCTGCAAGAGTACCCAGAATCGTACCAGTTCCTGCCGGCAGATCCGCAGCCACCAAGGCTCTGAACGTTGGAACCGCTAAACCACCACTGGTTGGGCCAGCGAAGACAAGGTTGGCAGCCTGATTCGTCAGCGTGCCAGTCAACGTTCCCGAGGTGGTGACTGGCGAGCCAGAGACCGAGAAGATCGACGGGAGTGACAGTCCAACCGAGGTGACCGTGCCACCACCTCCACCAGCACCGACAGCAACCCAGCCAGTGTTCCCAGCGCCGGATTCCTTGACGTAGAGAGTGGTCGACGTGCCGCCATCGGTACGCTGGAAGATGTCACCAACAGAACCAGTGACGACACCCTCAGGAGTGCCAGTGCCACGCTTGATGTTTTTGGCGATGATGACGCCGGCAGCGTTGGTAAAGTCCGTGCCATCGAAGGTCAGATTCGCCGAACCCTGAATGGTGTTCGTGCCCAGGCCGAAGGCCACCTGATTGGCTGCGATCGAGCCACCGATTGAGCCACCAGCACCGGCATCGAGTTGAACGGTCACACCACCACGGCGAGCGAAGACACCAGTCGACTCAACCCAGAAGTCACCATCCTGAGGAGTCGAAGGGGCAGCACTCTGAGCGATGTTCAGACCGCCACGAGTTGCAGAAGAGTTGGCAAGGACACGACCAGAGACCTGTGCATCGCCGGTGATCTCGACGCCATTGACCGACACCGCCAAGCGGTCAGTACCCATGACAACCGTGACCATTTTCTCGGCAGCAACAGTGCGGTCGAAGTAGAAACCGATACGACTCGGCCCGCTATGAGCTTCGAGCCAGGACTTGTCGCCATCCGCCTGCGGAGCGGCAAAAGCGAGGTAGGAGTTGTCACCAAGGACAACCGAGCGGAAACCCGTATCTCCCATCCATGATTGTTTCATGACTTACCTACGAAGAAGAGCCCGGGGAGGCGGACCTCCCCGGGTGTTTGAGGTCACTCGTCGTTCAGGCTGAGCAGCATCAGCAGTTCGATGGCGTACTTGGTCACCATGAACGCACCCTGCTTCAGGTAATAGCGCATGCAGGCGCGGACGGCTTCTTTTTCCTTGTCGGTCCACTCGACCTCGACCTTGGGATCGCCCCACTTGTTCAGGCGGATCTCATGGGCACTGGCGAGTTCATCCTTGTCCGGCTTCGGACGATCCGGCAGTTCAGGGATGGCTTCGCAGGCGGCGAACGAGCGGCAGATCAACTGACCCTGCTTGGCTTCGTCCTTGTACCACTGCGTGGTGGGAAGGATCTCGGCGAGGACGCTGGCTGCGCCTACGGAGATGGTGTACTTGGTCTTGGTCGGCGTTGCGACCTTGGCGGCTTCTTCGGTGCTCACGGTTTATAATCCCCGGTGGGCGGTGAAGGATCTACGTTGTTCGGATTGAGCTACGAGATCTCCTTCGGTGTGATCCTATGTAAGCCCTTGCCGGTATTTTGATGCCCACTTGTAGAGCTTGTTGGGCGAGTAGCGGCAGGGCTTGGCACCCTCCAGCAGGCCGATCTTCTTCAGGGTGGCTACGGCCAGTTCAGAACAGAACCATTTGGTCTTATTCTCACGGCTGATGCCGAGGACCTGAGCCATCCACAGACCGAACCAATCGTAGCCGGAGCCCATCTCCCCAAGGAGAAAAGACTTCACCTCTTCGAGTTGGGCATCGGTGAGGGGGATGTCGACCGTGGTCCAGCGGTCGGGATCGAGCAGCCGACCCAAGGCGAACTGCGTGACGCCTTGCTGATCATTGGCCTCGATGACGTTTCCGTGCTCGAACAGCATCCCGACGTGGAAGTACGGACCACCAGTCCACAGGCAGATCAGACGCTCGAAGATGTTGTGCGGACGCTTCTGAAAGATGAGTTGCATGCCCGATATTTAGCGGGCGAACTGCTCACTTACCGGCACGACGGTTCTTCACGGCGATCCGCAGGGCATCACGGCTGCGAGTGTCGCCACGCTGACGCATCTGGGCGACCTCTTCGTCGATGCTCATGGTCTCAGGCTGGTACTCGTGGGTCGTGGCAGAAGCCTGGGCTTTCGCCACCTTGGCCGGCTTCGAGACGATGTCAGTTGTGTATCGTTCGACCTTCTTGGAACACTTGGGTGGCTTTACCTCCAAAGCGGTTTCGTCGCTGGTCTGGAAGTCGAAGGTCCGTTCGTGGAAATCCCGCAGGCGCTCATGCCGTTCAGCCGTGAGGGGGAGACCCATCAGGCTTTCGTGGTTGAGGGAGCGGGCTTCTTGGAGGAGGGTGACGAGGGCGGCAGAGGTGTAAAGCATTGGGCGGGAGCATGTCAGTGCTTCCGCGTTTTCAATACGGCCATTCCTGGGCAGTTTCAGACAGGATCTCACCGCCAGTGGCGTTGGGTACCCAATCAGCCAAAGATGCCGATGTCGAGCTTCCTGGCCTGCTCAGTGATCACTTGGTCGACCGGGCAGAACCAGAGGTACTTGTCGTTGTCGGACAGGACACCGTCCATGGTCTTGGTGGTGTAGCCGTTGACGATGGGCTGCATGATCCCAGTGCCGGAGAGCGGGTAGCTGGGATCGTTGTAGGGAGCGTTGAGGTTGAGCGGGACCTTCTTGAAGCCGAACTTCTTGGCAAGCTGGTCCGAGGTGAAGGAGCGAGGTGGATTGGCACCACCCAGCTTCACCTTCTGCGCATAGGTGACCCACCAGAGGTTCTTCACCCCGTGAGCCTTGGCAGTGAGTTTGACGGCATGCATGGCCCAGCGAGGGAATTTGTCGACGACCTCACGCATGGCGGCGATGTCTTTTTGCCACTCTTGGGTCTCGGAAGACTCTGGGTCTCTCCTGTCGATACGAGCCCGGGCTTCGGCTGCATCCTTGAGGTGATGGTCGGCTTGCTTCTGAGCTTCTGCGAGTTTTTCCTTCAGGTCGTTGATCATCGCTAAAACATCATTTGGTTTGAACCACTCATTGGTTCTAGCATGCACGCCAACTTCATTCAGTGCTTTTCTTGCTGCGAGCATATCTGGAATGACATCCAGCAGATTTTTAGGAAGCGTTGGGTCATTCGTTGGTTTGAAAGAGTCCCAGGTGATATGCAAAATATCACCGAGCAACTTCTGTCTTTCTACTTCCAAGGCTCTCCAGCCAGCATCGTTGGCTTTGACAATTTCATACCACTTTTCAACGAGTGGTAGAGCCTTCTGAGAGTCACCAACGTTCGCCATGGTACGATGAGCGGCTTTGGTCGAATCGTCATGAGCATGCTGATGAGTCAGGGCGTTGTACTTCATGTTGCCAACCTGTGGATGCTCCAGGTTGTCGACATCCTGCTGTAGTTCTTCGATCAGCCAGTTCTCAGCATTGAGCTTGTCGATGCGTACCCAGCCAAAGGGACGGCTGCCACGATGCACTGACTTGTGATTGCTCTTCCGCAGATCCTTCATGAAAGCGTAGAGCTTCGGATGCTCTGTCTTCCATTTCTTCTCGACGCTGGCTGGTAGTCCAACAGAGACTAAGGCTGAATCAGCACCTTTACCACGGATCATCTGAGCGTTGTGGTAGGTGCCACGGAAATCTTTCACGTGGCTCGTGGCGAACTTATCCTTCGGAGCCTTCATGATCTCCTGGTACTTGTCGGCACGGAAGACCTTTGAGCCGTGTTCGTTCGGCGAGATGACGCCGACCTTCTCCATCTCACGGAGCATGGTATCGATGTCGGCCTTCGATTGAGTCTTCAGTTTGGGACGCAGCTTCTCCCAGGACGTGTCGGCGGTCGGTACCTCGTCTGGCATCCACTTCTGCCAGTGCTCGGTCATGGTTGGTCTCAGACCGACTTCTTTGCCGGTCTTCTTGGTGATCAGACCCTTTGCCGCAGCAGCCTGTGCCTTCTCGCGTCTGACCTGCTTGATCAGGTTCTGGGCTCGCTCAACAGCGGTGGCATCCCACGGCACACGGGTGAACTTGTATTTGCCATCGACCGTGGTTCTGACTTCACGCTCTGGATTCATTCCAGAAGCGATGGAACCCACTTCTCGAATGATACGTTGCTTGGACTGATTCTCCAAACGATCAAACAGACTCTGGTGAATATAGAGTTTACCATTCACATGATCGATCATGGCTGATTCAATCGAGCCGCTGATCTCCTCATTGCTGTATTTTCTGGTCAGAGCTTCGTATAGGTTATCCGGGAAGTCTCTGTCCGACTGAACGACCTTTCTTACAAAATCGTCAGCCTCTTCACCACTCATACCGGTGACCAGATCATCCAACTCTGAAGCCGTCCAATCACCCCACTCGCCAGTTGAAACGGCGGTGCTGAGCTTGTTCTTGAGATTGGCCTCTTCAAAGATGGCGTTGAGCATCAGATCTTCTCGATGAAGTTCTTGGTCTTGTCGATCGCTTCAGCAGCCTTCGAGCGCAGGTACTTGCGGACCTGCCAGATGGCTGCCAGAGACAGGCAGATGCTCAAAATGTTGGCGATGATGCCAGTGATCACAAGGAGCGTGTTCATGGCTTAGTTAGCCGGGAAACAGGCACCAAAAAAGAAGCACCCCGAGTCTTTCGACCCGGGGTGCTCGCCTAACCTTCAGGCTGCCTGATCAGAGATCAGAGCGAACCGCCGAAGATCGTTCCACCGACACCGCCACTGCTGAACAGGTTGCGGACGTTGAGGGTGGCGTAGTAATACTGGCCATCCTCGACGAGGTGCTTGGCGTAGCGGCTGAGCATCGCCTTGCGCGGGGTGAAGTCCTCGGGATCGAGGATCGCATCGGTCATCAGGACCGGCACGTACGGCGCGTGGATGTACGCCGCTTCCAGTTGGCTCTGCGGCTTGCGACCGATGAGGATCTTGTTCCGTGGGAACGAGGTCATCACGAAGACCGTGTAGCGGTCTTCCAGGGTGCCGGCCTTGTAGACGGCAGCATCCGAAGGAGCGATGCTTCCAGCGCCCTTCCAGGTGTTGACGTTGGCGAAGCGGGCAGCGATTTCCGGGCCGGTGACGATGAAGTTCGCCGGGCCACGGTTGGTGAAGCGGTGGATCTGAGCAGCGACATCGTTGATGCCGTGGATCAGAGCGATGTTGCGGTCCTTGAAGTTGCCGCTGACACCACCGACGACGCCGGTACCACTGGTCGCGTAGTCGAACTCGAAGCGCAGACCAGCGATGCGGAGCAGATCGTTGATACCTTCACGGTTCACGTTCTGCGCCATCAGGTTGGTCATGATGCCGGTGAGTTCTTCTTCGAGATCGATGTCATGGTACGCACGGAAGTCCATCTCGGCCTCGGGGGTCCAGATGGTCTTCAGCTTGCGGGTCTTGGCCTTCAGCATTTCGCTGTCCATGCCGACTTCGACTTCAGGAATCGACGAGTTCTTTTCCAGGTCGAAGCAGTAGTCGATGGCAGCGATCAGCGTGGTGGTCGCACCGACGGTGTAACCGGTCAGCCATGCAGCCGACGCGGTGATGGTCAGTTGGCTCGAACCGTTCAGGCCGACAGTCGGCTGGACGGACAGGGTGAGGCCGGTCAGTTCGTTGTAGACGATGCTGAACGTGCCGCCCTTGGATTCGACGACCGCCTTGACGGTGTTCGTGTCCTGGTCGATCAGGCTGATGCGAACCGGGGTGAACGTGCCGGGCAGGGCTGCCGGGCTGGCCAGCGAGGTGAAGTTCAACGCCAGGGTGTTGATGTTGGCGTTGGTGATCGTCGAGCCGGAAAGCTCGTACTGGATCGATTCACTGTCGTAGTATTGATCCGCGTTCCACAGGTTGAACTGGGGAGCCGCGAAGCCCTTGGGACGACCGAGTTCGATCGCGCTGTTGACACCCGCACGGAGGCGGTTCTGGGTCAGGCGCTGACGGAGGTAGAACACCAAGCCGGTCGGCTGGGGGATCGCCTGCACGTTGCAGATATCCGGGAGGATGATCTGTTCGCCCCATGCCTTGCGGATGGTCGGCAGAGCGGTGCGGGTGAACGCAGCGATGTTGCCGGAGACGGTGTCTTCGTTGATGTTGCGGACTTCGTTGTCCAGGAGGCGGGCGCAGAGACGGGTGCGGCTGGAGTCGAGACCTTCGCAGAGTCCCGCCCACTGTTCGGTGAGGGTTTCGACTTCGCGCTTGTCGCTTTCCAGATAGTCCGAAATTTCGGCTTCAGAGAGGCGTGGCATGTGAGTGTTTCCTTAGAAACGGGGGTTGGTGCTTGGCATCGACACGATGCTTCGCGGCAGCTTTGGACCCCCCTTCACCTACGCGCCCCTCGCATACACACAGGGGGCTGTTGAGGCCGGTGAAGACCCTCGCTGATGTCTATGTAGGGTTAGCGACAAAGACGACTTGATCATGCACCACAGAAACGAAGAAACCCCGGGATTTCCCGGGGTTTCGCTCGAATCCTGATCGGCTCAGGCTTACTTCTTGATGCCGGCCAGACGGCGCATGCGTTCCATCTGGGGGCTGAAGCCCTTCTGGGTGCCCTGTTCGCCCTCGGCGATGACCTTCTCACCCTTGCCGGTGGAGTCGAGGTGTTCCTCGTTGGCGGACGTGCCCTTGGTCGGGGCGGTCTCTTCGACGGTGACCTGGAGGCTGGTTTCCAGGCTCTCGCGGAGTTCCTTGACCGTGCCTTCGGCGACGTTGGCACGGGCGGTCTGCTCCAGGACCTTCTTCTTCTCGCCCTTGATCTGCTCTTCGAGGGCGGCGACCTTGGTCTTGAGGTCCGTGACTTCCTTCGGATCGACCTTGGCACCTTCGGTGATCTCGGCCTTGCCCTTGGTGATCAGCTTCTCGACCTCTTCGAGGAGAGCCGAGCCGCGCTTGGCTTCGGTCTGCTCGGCGATGCGGGCGAGACGGTCACCATGGCTGTCGATGGCGGAGACCAGGAGACCCTTCACGCGCTCGGCGAGAAGTTTCTCGTACTTGGTCAGTTCCTCCTTGATCGTCTTGTCGCCAGCTTCCTTGGCTTCTTCCAGCTTCTCCAGGTAGGAGGCTTCGAGCTTGATCTTCTCGGCCTTGACGGCTTCGGTGATCGCACCCTTCTTGCTGGCTTCGGCTTCGGCGACGGTCTTGGTGTAGAACGCCTCCAGCGACTCGACCACCTTGGTCGACTCGTCGGCACCGATGGTCTCGGTCAGGAGCTTCTTGAGATCGGCTGGGACGGGCATGGGCTATTCCTTCTCGTGTTTATGTACGAGGTTACTTGATACCCAGCCAGCGATCGACGAGCGATGCCAAACCGAGCTTCTGAGTGGATGGGCGGGCTTTGGTGAACTCGCAGAACTCACGGATCAGTTGCTCACTGACCACTGAGGGGCGGGCACCTGGGGTGCTGGGGTCATGGACCAGATCGTAGGTCTTCATCGAGTAGTCTTCACCCACCATGGTGTCACCACCCTTGGTGAAGAGACTGCCGGCACCACGACTGGAAGTTCCGACCTTGCCACCCAGGGCATCGCAGCAGCCGATGGCAGCCGGGCCGAGGGGCAGTGACGGGATGAGCGTCATGCGTCCTTCGGTGATGCCGCTGGAGTTCATGTGCAGACGGTCGATCCGCAGACAGGTCTTCTGCATGTTGATGTTGACCGTCTCGGGGTGATCGAGTTCCCCGAGGATGCCGCCGTTCTCTTTGATGATCTGCTGGAGCTTCTTGGTCTCACGCTCCAGGATGTGGAGCGGGTAGATGCGACCGTTCTTGTTGCGGGTGTTGGCCCGCTGGAACAGACCTTCGAGGACACGGGTGCCGCCCTCGCCGGCCTTCATCTCGCCCTCGAACAGGAAGGCTGCATGGCTTTCGCTGATGAGACCACGACGTGCTTCAAGAACGTCGTTCTCGTACGGCTTGACCTGCACCCATCCCTGTGATTCGAGGAGCGTCTTCATGATTACTGTCCCAGGCTCAGATCATCTTCCGCACCGGCTGGGGCTGGCTGGCCGCCAGGAACACCCTGGTCGCCTTCAGCGCCGGCTTCGTCACCACCCTTGTCGCCGATGGTGCTCATGTCGTCGAGATTTTCGTCGCCCATCTCATCTTCGGCGTTGGCTTCGTCCTGATCGGTCTTGTCCTTGCCGACGGCGTCGAAGTAGTCGCCGATGACCTGGAGCATGGAGGAGATGTCGTCGCCGGTGAGTTCGGGCTGTTCGCCACCTTCACCGTCAGCAGTTCCATCCACCTTGGCCTTGAGGTCGTTGAACTCATCCGAGTCTTCGATCTCGTCGCCGACCACGTCGAGGACCTTCTTCAGCATCTCACGGGCACGATCGGCTGACATCGAGAAGGAGATCTGCTCACCTTCGTCGTCGCCACCCTCGTCGTCCATGCTGGTGAGATCTTCGTCGCCACCGAGATCATCTTCACCTTCGCCATCGGCGTCGGTCATGCCTTCGGTGCTCTTGTCATCGTTCAGATCGTCGCTGCCGAGGTCATCGGCGGCACCGAAGTCGAAGTCTTCAGCTTCGAGGAACAGGTGATCAAGCTGCGTGCTGATCGGCAGTTTCTGCGACTTGATGGCTTCCGAGATCTCGTTGTCACCGATGCTGACCAGGAACTTATCCTTGGCAGCCTTGCCGTCCTTGGTCTCGCCTTCGGCGACGATGGCCTTGGCCACGGTGCGGATGTCGGCGGGATCGAAGGCGTCGATGTGCGGAGCGATGGCCTCGTAGACCTCGTCTTCCGTGAGCAGGGCCAGGAACGGCGCATGCTCGACGATCGCGGCGGCGGTCGACTGGTTCTTGATGAGGGCGGCGGTCTCTTCGGTGACCGGATCGGCACGGAACGACTTCCAGGCCACAGCGGCACGGTAGTAGAAGTCCTTCTTCGGATCGAGGGTTTCCTTGATCGTCTTCAGATTGACGACGACGATACCTTCGTCGGTCTTCTTCTCTTCCTTGTCGTCCTTCTTGTCCTCGCCGTCCTTCTTCTCTTCCTTGTCGTCGTCCTTCTTCTCGCCCTTGTCCTTCTTGTCGTCCTTGTCGTCTTTCTTGTCATCGTCCTTCTTCTCGCCGTCCTTGTCGTCTTCCTTGTCCTTGAGGAAGGCCGGCTTGTCGTCGCCATCCTCCTCTTCGGCGATGGAGACGAGGACCGCAGCGCCCTTCGGACGCATGACGGTCGGGACGCCGAGTTCATTCTTCTCGACGATGAAACCTTCGATGAGCGGATCACGCTTCGAGAGATCCAGGGTGGCCATCATGGCGACGGCAGCTTCGAGCAACGGAGCCAGCTTCTTGCCGATCTCCTTGCCTTCGTGGATCTTCTTGCGCAGGGCCGACGCCTTCTTGAAGACGAGGGTCTTGGCCGACTTCTTGGCTTCCTGGATGAGACGCCAGCGGGCGGCGGTCGACTCCTTCAGGTAGCGGGCACGACTGGCCGCGCCTTCCTTTTGCTCGACCATCTTGACGGCACCAACGGCTTTGGTCTTCATCTCCATGACCATGCCGATGAGCTTGCTGGCTTCATCTTCCTGGTCTTCGGCGACGAGGTCGACGAACTTGGCGGCGATCTCGTCGAGGAAGCTGGTGTTGTTCGCCTCCTCGGAGATGTTCATCAGGCGACGGCAGTCGGTCAGTGCGACCCGTCCTTCGCTGATGGTGTAGTGGGCGACGAACAGGTTGGCTTCACCATCGGCGAAGGCCACGCTGCTTTCGCTCACAGCGATAATCTTGTGGCTGGCACCTTTATGGGCCGACCACACGCCCAAGGCGAGGTCCAGTTGCTCACGGATCACCGCCTCAGAGCCGGCGTCGATCTTTTCCAGGATGTTGCACAGATGGCGCATGGGTTGCCTCAGGGTTTATCTACGGATTCAGACTACTGCTTCGGTTAGGCGCTTGATTTCAGCGTTGACCTTGCTGTTGATGGTCGATTCGTTGATGGCTTTCTGGGCGGTATCGAGCTTCGACAGGGACTCGTTGATCGTCATCCCGGCCTTGGTTTTGATGCTCAAACCACCCATCTCGCCATGGGTCAGGGCATGCTCGAAGGTAGAGATTCTGGTCTTGGCCAGCTTCATGCCCTTCCGCTTGGTCATCCAGGCTTCGACCAGGGTCTGGTACTGGCGTTTGGTGCGGTCGTGAGCCGACTCGGTGACCGGCTTGCGCTTGTCCTGCACGCTGGCCATCTCGGGGGTACCCGGGGTCGGCATGGCTCCGCCAGGGGGTGGTTGGGTGCCATCGCCCGGCACGCCTTCTTGGCCACCACCCTCGGCACCCGGGGTGCCACCGGCGACATCCTCACCACCTGGGCTGGGCATGGCACCACCAGGACCCATGCCACCCAGACCAGCACCGGCACCACCAGCAGCCGCACCCTGGGCAGCCGCCTCGGCCTGCATCTTCTGCTGGTCTTGCTGGAGCTTGAGTTGCAGGAGTTCGTTCGCCTCATCCTCGCCGAAGCCCATGATCTCGGTCAGGATGTAGATGTCCGGCAGGATCTCAGTCGCACGGGCGGTGCTGACGATCTCCAACTTGGCGGACATGGCATCGAGACGGAGGAGTTCTGACAGCGCCGACGGTGGCGTCATGCGCAGGGTGAAGCTGGTGATCTGACGGAAGTTGAAGCCGCGCAGCATCAGGTGAATGAAGCAGATCTTGTTCAGACCCTCGACGAACGCACGTTGCAGACGTTCGATCGTACGGCTGAAGCGGATGTCCTGCTGGCTGAGACCGGCCTTGGCGTCGAAAGCACCATCACGGCTGAGGTAGCTCGTGGGGATCTTCATTTCACTGTCGATCTTCTGACGGAACCACTTCAGATCTTCGATCTCACCCATGTTCTGGCCACCGGGCAATTGCTCGATGCGGGTGTTGTCTTTGTTGTCCTGGATGGGGATGTAGAAGTCTTCATCCCACGCCAACGGGTTCGCCTTCTCATCGATCTCACCGGTGCGCGGATTGATGAAGCTCTTCTTACGGAACTTCGCCATCAGGTTGCGGATGTAACCTTCGGCTTCATCCTCAGCGAGATTGCCGACGTTGACGTAGAACACACGACGCTCAGCACCACGGCTGATACGGTAGATCACGATGGAATCTTCCATCAAGCGAACTTGACGCCACGTGCGGCGAGCGGCTTCCATGATCGAACGACCATAGATCGAATCGCTACCATCCGGCAGACGCCAGTGGACGACACGGAACGGTGACAGGCTGATTTCTCCGCCCTTTTCACCACCTGCTCCACCACCCCATGACATTGCTTTGCCAGTGCGCTTCGGATCGTAGACGGCGTTGCGCAGCTTGAAGCCGATCAACTTGCCGTTCTCTTCCTGACGATCGAAGCGACGATGGTCGATGCGCTGGATGTCGTAGACGCCACGGAAATCCTTACGGAACTTGATCTCGTAGGGTGCATCACCGTAGGTCGCCAAGCGACGCATGGTGTCCCAGCCCTTCGAGTCGATGCGCAGAACTTGGAACAGCAGACGTTCCAGTTCGGTATTCACATCCTCATCGTCGCCTTCGACTTTGATGATGTGGTGATCGACAGTGTCGGCCTGTGTCGCTTCGTCGGCGTAGATGTCGAGACCACCGCTGATGGCTGCGTCTTCGGCCATCTCGGAGTAGTCACGATATTTTTCCTGACGAGCACGCCAGAAATCGAAGTTCTGGCGATAGTTGCCATCGCTCATTCCAGAGCGGTAGCCGGGCTGCACGCCATGCTTGAGACGCTTCTTCAGATCGTGCTGAGTCTCGATGTCGTCCATGCCGAGGCGATGGCGCGTCGAGAACTTGCGCATCAAATCTTTGAGTTCTGGCCAGCGATCGAGCGTGACTTCATCAGCCATTGGTAGCCACCTTCGGGAGCACGCCCTTCTGGTCCGCCAGCGATCCCGGACGGGACGCCTTCATGATACGATCCATCAGGCGCTCAGCCGGATCACGGCGTTCAGCACGACGAACCTTGGACTTCATCTTCGGACCATGGGAGATCCGACGACTGGCCTTCTTGACCGCCGAGGCGAAACGACTGTTGACTGCTCCGGTCAGATCCATGGCCTATCTAGCAGACCTCCTGAGGGTAACGATTTACGAGCATACATACTTCGCTACTTCAAGAGCCATCCCAAGATATCTTCACCGGCGATCTCGTTCATCTCATGCATCTTCTCGATGAACTGACCGTGCTTGGTGCCCACGAGTAGGTCTTCACGCTTCTTCTTGGCCAGAATCTTCTCGGATGCCTCTGAGTAGACTGGCTTTGAGACCATGGTCTCCTGCTCGCCGATGGTCTCATTGACCAGCAGGACCGATTCCGGCTGCCGTGGGGTGGCCCGCTGGGCTGCCCGGATGACTTGGTCAGCGGTGCTGATGCACCATGCCATGATCAGATCGTCGTGGCTGTGGGAGTCCGCCTCGATACGACCTGTCTTGGTGACGATGAACGTCTTGAGTTCGTCGATGAGACGGTGGCCATGGATGATCCAGGAATCGTCATAGAGACCCGATTCCAGGTCGGCGATCATCGTGTTGCGGGACTTCGAGGTAGTCGTCCAACCCAGCTTCCCGTTCTCAGGGTCTGAGTAGATGCGCTTGTACTTCTGGATCTTGTCCAGACTGACCAGGGTCGCACCACCAGCCGTGGCGTTGACCTCGACGGCAATGACGGCGGTACCGTACCGGTAACCGGTGTGTGCCAGGATCGCAGCGTATTTGTCTTCTGGCAGCTTGCCTTGGAACTCTGCGACCTGCTCGCCGGCTGTCACGTCGATCACATGGAACGCAGATTTGTCGAGACCACCAGCCGTGGCACAGTCAGCACCGATGGCGTATTTGTGAGCCGGTATCTTGGTGCCATCGGGGTTGATCTTCTCTCCGATGAAGTCTTTCCAGATGACCAACTTTCCACCGTATTCAAGACGCGGCTTCGGACTGTTCTCGTCCTTGGCGTAGGTGTCGGCAACGCGCTCCATCTTTTCGATGTGCTCGGAAGAGATGTAGGTGTTACCGGCAGCAAGGAATTTGCCCAAGACTTCCTGATCCCACTTGCGCTGACCAAGCTGACGGAGCACTGATGCTGCCCATTCCGGATTGTTGTAGTCCGGATGGTCGGTGTATTCCATGCGAGCGACTTTGAAGTCGTTCTCACCAGCGATGGCTTCCTGATATTTGTGGTAGTACCAACCACCGATGCCGCCCACACCGTTGACGGTTGAGACGACGAACACCGAACCCTTGGTGGACACGAGGGTGGGATAGATGCCGGCCCAGATGTCTTCGATGCGCTCGATGAAAGCCGCTTCGTCGATCACCAGGATCTTGGTGGTGAACGAACGACCACCGGCCTTGCCAGATGGGAGTGAGCGGATCTTCGATTTGTTGGGCAGCCAAAGTTCAGTGGCTGATTCTTTCAGACCACGAGCACGATCCCACTTGATGGGCTCGCCCTTGTCGTTGAGTCCACCACGCAGCCACTTCGGCAATGACTGATAGACTTCTTTCACATTTTCTTGCAGGTATTTCGTCGACTCACGTTGACCGATCGAAATCACCATGCATTGCATGCGCGGGTGAACCAGGGAGTACCATAAACAGTACACCCCAGTGAGCAGCGACATGCCAGCCTGACGAAACTTCTTGGTGATGACGAAACGTTCGTTCATCAACATCTGCGCAGTGCGAAGCTGATATGGGTAGAGTTTGAAGTGAACGTAACCGTGAAGCTGGTTGTTGATCCAGACGTACTTCGAGCAGAAGTATTCAAAGCCAGTCTGCGGATCAGCAATCTTCGCCCATTCATCACAGATACGCTGGTACACCGATGGGTTGGTCATCCCATTGAATTGCGGTGCATCCGGTGCTGGCTTTGGTGCCGGGCTGTGCTGCTGAATACCGTCTTCAGAACCTGGAGGTGTGTTCGTGCTTGGCGGCTGTTCTTCCTCATCGTCAGCAACAGCCGTAGCGCCAGTAGAGCGAAAATTCTTCAAAGCCTGCCGACCATTGTCGAGCAGGTTCTGGATATTCGCAAAGCCACTGCGTTTGAACATGCCTAATCTACCAGCAACACTCGGGAAGCGGGACTTTCTGTCCCTTGAGTTCGTGGAAGCAGTCGTCGAGGAAGTGAATCACACCATCGGTCAGGAAGATGTGACAGCGACTCTCTGGGCGAGATCCGTTTACCAACAATGACGGCGTGAAGGTTGGCTTCTCCATGTCGCCATTCCACTGCCAGACCGGTTCACGGCCTTTGATGCGGTAGGGATGGTGGCTCTTGCAGCCTGGGCAGTAAAAGACCAACGTGATGTCCTCGGCCTGCTCGTCGGTCGTGGCGTCTCCGCTATACAGCTTTTTGAGGACTGACATTGGTATCTCCCATGGCGAACGGTGCGTCTTCGTCTTCTTCCTTCGGCATGGGCGGTGGTTTACCGGTGGTCAGGAAGTAGGTGATGGCGGTACGCAGCATGGCGGGAATGGCTGATCCTTGAGTCTTGAGCAGCCACTGGAAGTAGGCTTTGTTGCCGACCAGGAACTTGGTGGCCTTGCCGACATCCGGGTAATCGATGGTGACACTGCCGTCATCGTTGACCACCAGAGACTCTGGATCGACGCCTGACGCCTGGGCGAAGCGATCCTTGATGGCCGTCAGGACCTTCTTCATGATCCAGGCTGGAGGCATCTTCATGCCCATGCGGCTGGCGATGGTAGCAAGGCGGAGGTCCATGGCTCCCCAGACCGGCCCAGGACTCGCCAGAAGCTCTTGGAAGCCCTTTTTCACTCCAACCGGGTTGCCGGCAGCCCCGACCAGTTTGATCGGTCCTGACGCCTGCTTACGGGCAGCAACGAAGCCATCCGGATCGCCATAGAGGGTCCAGTCGGCGATGCGCTGGGTGAACTTGTCTTTGTCCCAGGCTTTGCCGGTCTGTTTCTCGTAGCTGGTCTTGAACGTCTCGTAGGTCTTGTCGAGGTCCAGATTGTCAGCCGTGAAGACGGCTTCCCGCAAGATCTCGATCCGCTCCTTCAACGGCACAGCCTGCACCGGTGCTGGTGTAGGAGCCGGCTGAGGGGCTGGCTTCTGGGCGGCTGGTGCCATCTTCGACGGCTGGAGTTCCTTGTTGACGATCTCACGACCTTCGACCTTGCCGAGGTGGTAGTAGTCGAAGCCGGGCAGGATGGCGATCTTCTGCGGCGGAAAGTCACCGGTGACCACTGCGGTGCAGGCTTGGCCAACGATCTCAGTGAACAGCGCCGGCACTGCGGCAGGCGGTGCCATCTTGATGTGCGTGTTGTAGGCGCGGATCTCACCCTTGGTGCCGAACGGCTGACCACTCACGATGTGTGAGTAGTAATCGTGAACGGCACGGAACTTCAGATTCTGTTCATGAGTCCAGATCGGATGAGCGGTACCACCCTTCCAGATCTTGAGAACTTTGGTCTTCTTGACCTGATTCTTCATTTCCTCGGCATTGGGATACGGATCCTCGGCGACGTACTCGACCTTCACCACACCGGTGAGGCGCTTGTAAAGCGTCTCGATGTGGGTGATCAGAGACTTCCACGCAGGCGCAGCCTTCGCATCCATCATCGGAGCATCTTCGTAGGCTTTCGCCACGAGCTTGGAATACTCGCCGAAGTCTTTCAGTTGGATCGTCTCGGTGATCAGACCTTCCCTGATGACCTTGAGTTTTTTACCCTTCAATTCTGGCTCAGCGTATTTGATCGAAACGATGCATGCCCATGAGCCAGTCTTGTCGAGCCACTTCTTCAGGCCGGATTTGCTCTTGATGGCGAACACACCGCGACCATCAGCCCAACGAACAACGTAGGCTTTGCCTTCTTCAGCAGTTTCTGGCAGGTCTTTGTCGTCGATGATTGCCTGGACTTTGGCAACGTCGGCAGCCTCCGGCGCACCACCATCTTCGATCTCACGGATCTGACGGTGATTGCCGTAGGCTTTTCTCAGGATGCCTTTGATCGCTGGTCTCACGTTCAGCCCAGTGCGATCTCGACGATGGCCTTGCGGAGTTTGGTCTTGGTGCTCTCGGTGATCTCCTTCTTGACCTCGGTCTCATCCTTGCCTTCAGCGGCTTCGGCTTCGAGACCCGGCAGGCGATCCTGCATGTCTTCGATTGCACCTTCGATGTCTTCGATCTTGGCCTTGAGCCAGTTCATTCCGTCCTCGGAAAGATCATGCTTGGCCAGCATCCGCTTGTAGCGACCGATGTTCATCTTCTCGATACGGATGGAGACACGGAGGTCAGCAGCCAATTCGGCTGCACCACCCTTGCGCTCGTCGGCTTCATCCTTGGCGGTTTCCAACTTCTCACGAGTTGGATCTTCGGCGATCTCCTTCTCCTCGTCATGACCTTCAGGCTGGTTCTTCACTTCGGGAGCATCATCGCTGAGCGAGTGTTCCTTCACGTCAGAAATCTGCACCACCGAGGTGACAGGGTCTGCACCCTTACCATCGAACGTGTGTCCGAGGTAGTATTTCTTCGCCTCTTCGAGCGTGCCATTGAAGCCGGTGTGCCAGTGGTTGCTCTTGGTTGACACCTTGAGGTTGATGCGCTTCTTCTTGGCGGTTTCTTCCTCTGATTCAGTGGCGGTATGGATCACTGGCTTGTCATCCACCTCAGCGAGATGGGTGTGAACCATGTGCTTCTTGCTCTTGGACGGCTTGAAATGAGCGAGAGCCGCGTTGTGAGCATCAGCCCTGGTTTCGGCATGGGTCTCATGCTTCTTGTCGCCGAAGTAGGAGATGTAGCCGTACTTCTTCTTTGCCGCTGGCTGTGCGGTGGCGACTTTGGACTCATCGTTTTCAACGAGAGGTTTCTTGCCAACTCCGAGGCTCTTCATCACCCCGGCGACAGATTCGTTGATGCGGAGGGAGTTGATCATGGCTCAGTCTTTCTTTCCGATGAGGGCGGCGATCTTCTTGAGGCGTTCTTCGAGTTTTGCAGCGTCTTTTCCATCACGCTTGTGATTGCTGATGCGGGCGCTCAAAGCATCATGTGCTGACTGGAGGTGAACATCCTCGTGGTCGGCGATGGTGGTCTCATTGACCTTCTTGGCCTTGGCGGCATCGGCTTTGTTGCGCTCGACCGTCTTCTGAAGACATGCCCCACAGGTGAAACGATCAGTACACTGACAGTCCTTCGGCTTGTTCTTGCCGAAACGGGCTGGACCAGTGGTGACTTCGACGACAGGCTTCACGCCATGACGAATGATCTTGATCATGGTTAGATCCTCTTCACTTCACGGCTGCCGAGATTCTTCCAGAGAGCTTCTGGGTTATGCTCGTCAGCACGCTTGTTCTTCGTGTTGGCCACGATGTGAGCCTTGGCTGCTTCCTTGAACTTGCCCTTCAAGGTAGCGAAAGACTCCATCGGACGATGCAGCATATCGACCGTCAGCTTGTCACTGACGACGCCTGCCTGGATGCAACGTTGAACGATGTCCTTCAGCGTGTCCTTCTTGAAGTTGTCGTGATCGAGTGGCATGCCGACCTGAGCGGCCAGGAAGTAGATGATCTGAAGAGCATCCGGGTGGAACGAATAGCGGTAGTCGATGTTCGACCAACGATCGTTCAGACGATTCTTGCTCTCATCCTTGTGCTTGAGGTAGTAGACGGCGGCCAGGGTTGCCTGATCGTCGTCGTTCTGCATCTCGCCGTGGGCACGCAGGAACTCGTAGTGGCTCTCGAAGTCGTCACCAGCTTCTCCGCCGACGGTCTTGTTCAGCCAGTCGGTGAGTTCGGCTTTGTTGTCGAGTTGCATCTGGTTGATGCGGTCGGCGAGACCAGATGCCTTCTTGGTCAGGCTCGCCATCTCAATGCCATCACAGAGAGAGTGCATGATATCGATCTGTACCATGGCCTGACCACTCTTGTTGGTCAGATTACCGAGATTCGACTGCACACGCAGACGCTCGTCGTGATGATCCTTCCAGTTGGTCTGGCCATGACGAGCCTGGAGGATTGCACGCAGTTCACCGACGGTGAGCGGTTCAGCACCCTCACGGTAGATCGGGAACAGGAAACTGAACTGGTGGCCCATCTTCTGAGGATCGAGATCTTTGCCGCTGGTCTTGCTGGCGATGTCGCGGGTGTTCTGGGTGTTCTCGATCGCCCACTGCTTGATGCGTGACAGCGTCTCGGGCTTCTCCATGCGGATGATCACGTCGATGTCACCAAACACGGCACGGTTCTCCGCACCGAACTTGCCGGAGCCGATCATCTTGACCTGTACGTCATCATCAGTCTCGGCGGCGATACCGTCGAACTTCGAGCGAAGCTGCTTGAGCGTCGACTCGATGAAAGCACGGGGGACAAGGTCTCCACCGAGGATTCCAGACTCCACAATGAGTGTAGAGGAGTTTGCACGCTCCAAAATCACTTCATTGAGGACGCTGACGAAGGCTCTTTGTGCGGATGGGCGGATCACGTCTGCTTCCCCTTTGGGGAGTTGATGTTCTCGAACACCTCCAAGAGGCTCCCCTTCTTGGTCTTCTTCTCGATCGTCTTGCGACCATCTTCGACGGAGTCGCCGATATGATCCTTGTAGGGATATTGGCTACGACTCTTCTTCATCGGCTGCTTCTGAGGTCTGGTCTGTTGCTGCTGCGGCTGAGGTTGCGGTTTAGGTTGAGGCGGTTGTGGCACTGCTGGCCCACCAGTCTCTTCACCACCCTGAGCAGAATCCTGCTGCGGCGGTACTGGCTTCACTTCCGGTGCCGGTGGCTTGGCCGGCTGAGGGGCAGGTTCGGCAGCCTGCTGAGCGGCTGGCTGCTGAGCGGCTGGCTGTTGCTGGGCTGGCGGCTGGGCCGGTTGCTGTTGGGCTGGCTGAGCGTTCGGATCGACCTTGGCCCATTCGTACTGCGACGCCGGCAATGAGATTGTGCTCTTCCCATCGGCTGATGGCTTTCCAGTGTTGATGACGTAGTTGCCCTTGTCATCGACAATAGCGACCTTGCCAGTGTGAACCTGATTGGTTTTCGGATCCGTAGCAGTGACCTCATCACCTTCCTCGAATTTCTTATCGAAGGTGACTTTCTTCGCCGGTGGTTGAGCCGGTTGTGGTGCCGGCTTGGCAGCGGGCTGCTGTTGTTGTGACTGCTGCTGTTGCGGCTTTGGCTGTTGCTGCTGTTGCGGCTTTGACTGTTTCGGTTCCGAAGAACCTCCACCACTGAACACTCCAGCGTGATCACTCATCACACGCTGGATACCAGTTTTGATTGAGTTCTGGTCACCAGCGCCAGCTTTCACGGCTTTGTCGATACCATGCAGCGCACGAGCGGTCTGCACGTCACGAACTTTGATGCCCTTCTTCAGAGCCTCAGCTTTGTCCTGTGCAGTGATGAATGACTTCACCTGTGCAGCAGCTTCTTCCTTCGTCTTGCCCTGACCTTCGAGGCGCTTCTGAAGGTGATCACGAGCGGCTTGTGGGTTCTTCTTGTAGGCGTCGAGGAACTTCTCGGTCTCAGTCTCGTTGCCGAAAATCTTCTTCAGTTTCGTTTTGAATGCACCATAGAGGTAACGAAAACCGCTGACTGCATCCCGCCAGATACCTTCGTTGATCAACTCGTACTGATCATGCTCATTGAGCACGAACATCTGATCTTCGTTCACTGCGACAACGAGATCACCCAGAATGGCATCGGCCTTCTTCTCGACTACGATCTTGCGACCGTCAAGATGCGTGCTCTCCATGAGCGCCATGCCGTTCCTGGTGAACTGCCGGGCGATCTTGGTGACCGGCTTCTGGCATTTCATCTCGTTGAGAACAGACGGGTGAATGTTCTTGCTGTGCAGGTACATGCTGGCCTCTGAGTTATGTAGCGGCCTGGGAATCCGAGATCAGGTCTGCCAGCTTGGTCTTGATGAACTTGTTCGCCTCGACCAGGAAAGCATCCCACAGGGCACCACGGCCAGTATGGCGATCGGTCGGGACATTCTCGTCGTTGAGGTGCAGGGCGTAGAGGTCACCAGGGACACCCTCCTCCTCCAGGTGTCTGCGAACCCACTGCATCACTGCATCTTCGGTCACATCACCCTTGATTTCCTCCAGCGAGTGGATGGCTTGGGTGATCGGGTCGTGATTGGCGTCGGCGAAGAGATAACGACCGACCTGACCACGTACCCAGGCCGACAGGTAATTCAGGTCGCGGTAGTCTTCCAAGTGCTCACGGCTGTTGGCACCGTATTCCTCGATCGTGTCGGCGATCTCCTTGTCTACGTCGGCTGCCCGGCGATAGAGTTTGGCGACAACGTCCCTGTAGGCATCCCGCGTAACCGCTGTGCTGTCCGAGACTTTGCCCTGCTTGTCGAGTTTGCGAATGTCGAAATCGTCGAAACGTCGAATGGCGTGTCGAAAGAAACGCTCGTAGTCCTTCTCGGTCGGCTGGTCACCGGCCTGGGCCAGGAAGTTGTTCAGGATCTGGCTGAAGGCTGGGTCCTGTTCAGCCGACTTGGCCATGCCTGCCACGACCTTCTCAGGTGCCTCCAGACGGCCACGGAAGAGCAACGGCAGGCTGTCGGTACCCAGCTTGTGGGCGATGCTCTGGACCTGCGCATGGCTCTCCCAGCGACCGGCCATCTTCAGCGCCTGTTCCTCGATCTCACCAGGGTCAGTGAGTAGGTCAGAGAGACCGGTTTCGGGCACCTCATACTTCACGCCGACCACGACCATCCTGGCCTTGGCATCGTCCTTGTGCAGGCGCGTTTCCGGGTTGCGGGTACCGATCTCCACCACGATCAGGGTACCAGGATCGACAGCATCGAGCTTGCCGGACTTGGTACGCTGGATGATCTGTTCAATCGGCTTGCGCAGATCCTTCTGGGTGAAGCCAATGGAGAAGCCGACGTTATCGTCATCGAGATGGTTGAGATCGACCTCGTAGCGACCAGACCAGAAGCGCCAGCAGTCCTCGGGATTGTTGGCGGTGTCCTTCTCCTTCGTGCGGTAGCACTTCAGCAAGGCACCACTGGAATGGGCAACGATCTCGACTTCCTGAGCGTGTAGGTAGCGGACCAGATCCTCACCGCCGTTGTGCTCGATGAAGTCTGACAGTGCCTTGAAGCGGGGCTCCATGGCTTGGGCGATGTCTTCACAGAGAATGCGTTTGTGGTGGATCATTTGGGTAGTTCTCCGTCATCGCCCCAGGCATCGCCATCGCCCTTCTTGGCTTGCTGGATCTTGAGTGCGGCCAGAGCGGCGGCATCGCCGTTCTTCTGGGCATTGACCAGGAGTTCAGCCACCTTGTGAACCTGTTCACTGGCCTTCATCGCCAGTTCGAGGGATTTGAGAGTCGCACCGGTGTTGTCGGCGATGACTGTCGCCACTGGCATCGACAACTGCATGCTGTCCAGAACTTCGGCACGATCGAGATGCACCTGGAATAGCGAGATGGCCATTGCACGGTTGTGCTGGGCCAGTTGCAGGTCCTTGTTCAACAGGACTGCGAGGTTCTTCTCGAACGTACCCTGATCGCTCAGATCGAACGTAGTGGGTGCTGAAGCATCGGCCTTGGCCACTGTTCCACGTGGAACAACGCTTGGCAGCGCCACGGCCTTTGGACCACCAGCGGCAGCAGCCGGCTGACCCTGGCCGGAACCGCCCTGCCCGCCCGGCTGACCCTGGCCGCCAGCGGCTTGCGCGACCGCATTGGCCGGTTGAGCGGTCAATGGCGGGGCGATGGCCTGCGACTGTGGCGTAGGCGGCGGGAGCGCCACCGCCTTGTGAGCCGGGTTCTGAGAGGTGGGCAGCGTCCCGAGGAGGTCATCCAGCATCTGGATGGCGGGTGGTTCTGGGGGCTGCTCTCCACTCATGCGTTGAAGACCTGATCCAGCAGCTTGGTACGCTCCTCATCCGACAGCACGGCCTCTTTGAGTTCGGTGCTGCGGGGCGTGGTGAGCTTGCCGGGATTGGTGATCTCGTGATGACCCTGCGGACGGCCTGCGCCGTCCTTGCCGTAGCCAGCCGGCACGTTCTTGCCGTCAGCGCCAGGGAAGATGTCCTTGGCACGCTGCGCTGGGCGCTTGTCAGCCGCATCATCGTTGAAGGACTGCTTGTCGTCCGGGTTTGCAGCATCTTCAGCGGGCTGGACGGTGAGTTTTTCAACAGCCGTGCTGCCACCTTCAACACTCTCGACAGCCTGCACCACCGGCTTGCCGGAGGCACCCTGCTGACGATTCGCCATGGCATCCTGCTGGATGCCTTTGGAGGCGGCAGTCGGGCTGATCTTGGTCGGCTTCGGCTGGGCGGTGAGGTTCTTGTTCACCTGCTCCTGCTGCTTCGGGTCGATACCCTGCTGGTGGGCCATGTCCGCCTTGACGGCCTGATCACCCTGCTGGGCGTTGGCGGCAGCGGTGGCCTGCACTCCATTGGCCAGTTGCTGGGCGGCAGTCTGCACCTGCTGCTGGGGCTTGCCCGGTGCCATCTTCACCGGCTTGCCGGGAGTGGGCAGGGCGGTGCCGCCAGCGGCCTGGGCATTGGAGGAACCCTGAAGTTCTTCCAGGATGGCGGCGACGTTTTCGTGGTAGACTCGGCGCATAGGTCAGACCTTTTTGAACTGGATGGCCAACTGGCTCTTGAGCACCCCAGCACCAACAGGCTTGAGCGCCTTGGACTGGACGATGCGACCGAAACGACGGAGGGCGAGCGGATCCTTGGGATCGAGGGCGCTCTGCGTCTTCATGACGCGCACGATCTCCTTGACCAAGTTCGGCGACATGACCTTCGAGCCCGGATCGACAGTCGTTCCCAGGGGAGCGATAGCACGGGTGACGTTGTCGAAACGGCGAATGCGCAGACTCGAACCGTCACGGCTGATGCGGTAGTGCTTGCCCTGTTTGCCGACGGCAACGATGGCAAGAATCTTGCTCTCTTTGAGATCGAAAAGGTTGGAATAGCCGATGTAATCCGCATTTTGGTAATGCAGACCACCCTTGCTCAGGAAGGTGATGTCGTAGCCCAGATCACGCAGCACCCACGACAGCGTCTGGAGCGTGCTGAGGAACTGGCCGTAGTCGCTGATGTCGATCGGGTAGTCGGTGCCACCCCACTTGTTCTTGATCGGACCCTTGGCCTCGACCTTCTTGACGATCGTGTTGATGCGATCGGCCTTCTCGTCGGAGCCGCTTTCACCGGTGGCGTAGGCCATGCCGTTGTAGGGCCAGCGATTCTGGAAGCCGGCGTTCTTGCGTTGGATGGTCAGCAGGTCCATGGGTTACTCCACCAGCTTGGCGAGATCTTTGACGGCGTTCATCACGGCCTGGATGGGGCCACGCAACGTCAGTTTGTGAGTCTTGATCGAGTTGTCGCTGGCCTTGTTCTCGGTCAGCGCCTGGATGAGCAGGTCGACGGTCTTGATATTGGCCGTCACCTCGGTCATCTTGTCGGACACGTCCTGGAGAGTGTTCAACGACGTGGCAGGCTTCTTGAGCTTGACTTCTGGGTTCGTGGGTGGCTTTGCGCCCTGATTTTGGCCGTTGGGGGCTCCAGCCTTGTTTTGTGGCTGCATGCCGCTAGCCTGCCCGGCCTTGGGATCCACCGCTGGGGCTTCACCCGGCATATCGAGGGGCGACGTGCCACCAGCTTCGCTGATGATATCCTCGGGCTTCATGCGAACGCCGAGTTCTTCCAGAACGCTGTTGACGCGGGGATCCACCTTGCCGCGCTCTTCGCGCATCTTGTTTTCCGAATGGTTCGGATCGACGCCCATCTTCTGGAGGGCTTTGGCGACTTGGGCATTCACTCCACCGGTGCGTTTCTGAAACATGGTCACTCCCGGCTATCAGCCTGTCACATAGGTACCAGCATGTTGACCTTCTCCTACTCGAACGCTTGGACAGCCACCTACCAGGGTGACGTTCGGGGCGTCGCGTGGCTGAAGCGTCTGTTCACCTACACCGACATGGCAGACACCCGGCACAAGCAGCGGCTGGGTTATTTTCCCTCCTACTGCACGCTCGACACCGATGGGTGCCGGATGTCCCACGGGCAGGTGATCCACGCTGTACGGCACGCCAAAGCCGACGGCATCCCCATCACGATCAATGACCCCAGTTGCCGGTATCTGGTCGAATCTGGTCCTATCCCGCCAGATTACCTTCCGGAGATCACCGGGTACGACTACCAACTTTTGTCAGCCCAGATCGCCCTGGGCAGCGGGCACGGGCTGGTGGTGATCGCCACCGGTGGTGGCAAGACCGTCGTGATCGGGATGGTGCTCAAAGCTCTGGCCACCATGACCAACGTTCAGGGTATCCTGATCCTGATCTACTCGAAGGACCTGCTGAACCAAACCGCCAAGCGGATGGAGAAGTACGGTGTCCCAAGTGACGACATCGGTGTCATCCACTCCGACATCCCACCAGCCAAGCAGGCTATCGCAGCCACGAAGCGCATCGTGCTCGCCACCCACACCTCCATCGCCAAGTACCATGGGGTGATCGAACGGACGCAATACGTGCTGGTCGATGAGGGTCACCGGGCGGTCGGCCCACTTTACTCCGCCCTGTTCGGCAAGCTGCCCAACCTCGTGAACATCCTCGGCTTCACCGCCACACCATGGGACAACGAAGCTGAGCGGATGAAGATGCTGGCGATCTATGGCCAGATCCTGGTGAACATCCCGGTGCGCTTCCTCATCGATCGCGGTGTGTTGATGAATCCCGAGGTCTACTTCATCAAGCTCTACTACAAAGACCGCGACATCAAACTGTGCAATCAGATGGAATGGCGTGAAGCCAAGACTCAGTTCATTCTTGAAGACCGTAACCGCAATCTGCTACCGATCGTTGCTCTGAAGAAGTTCGGTGGTCGCATGCTCGTCATCTATGACGATCTCGACCATGGCGAGCATCTACAACAACTTTACATCGAGCAAGGTTTCGAGACTCGTCTCGCTGAAGGAAAGACTTCCACTAAGAATCGTGCGAATGCCATCGAATGGTTCGAGCAAGACTGCGAGCCTGGACAGTGGGGCAAGGTTCTGCTCGCCTCGAAGGTATTCGATGAGGGTGTCGACATCAAAGGCGGCTGCGACATTTTCTTCGCCATCGGTGCCGGAAAAGATGTCAGCAAAGTTGCACAGCGACTCGGTCGTGCTCTACGAAAAAACCGCAGCGGTAAACTGCGGTGTTTCGACTGCCAGGACAGCAATCATCCAATCCTGTCGCGGTGGTCATCCACTCGTCGTGGGGCGATCGAGGATCTGAAGATTCCGGTGAAGACGATCAGCCTGGAAGAGTTTGCGGTTCTGACTTGACCAGGAGTTGTTCGACTTTTTTGGCGAACGCTTCCAGCATGTTTTCCACGCCAGAGGTCATGTTCAACCTCGTCTGCTCTTGGCAGTAGCTGGGCACGTGATCGAACCAGTGCCAGTTCCACTTTCCTGAGTAGGGATTGAGATGGCCTCCACAGTCGTGTGTGGGGAGATGCTTGATTGCGGCTGGGATATCCTCGAAATGGCAGGCCAGCCAGTCATCCATGGGCCGGACACGAAGAGGGCCAGCCACCGTGTTGATCCGGAACTCTTTGTTCCAATCGCACGGTACTTCCTCCAGGTGAAGACGATCCTTCAGCTTGAGCAGGCCGGCGAGCACTTCTTTGGTCAGGTCGATCATGTGATGACTCCGTTCGTGAGATTCAGTTCTCCGACGTAGAGGTAGTTGTGCCCCTGGCTGATGGATGGGTCTGGGTAGTGGGCCGGTGGTTCGGCGAAGGTACACCCATCACCGAACTTCAACAGCTTCAGATGTCCGAGCGTCTTGCTACCAAGATCGTGGTTTTGGTAAGCCGCCCACCGTCCACCACGTTCACGTACCGTTGTCAGTGCCTGTGGATGGATACACTTCCCCTCAGCATTTTCATTCTCGGGGTCGATGAGTTTGGCGACAGTGGTGGTCATGTGATTCCTCGGGTTGATTGGTGTTTCAGCGTGAGATGTAGAAGCCAGCGCGATCCTTGCCGACGAGATCTTCGAGTTCTTTGTGAGCTTTGATGGCTGCCTGCTCAGCCTCAGCGAAAGCCAGCGCAGCAGCATGCCGCTTCTCACTGGCTGCTTTGGCAGCAGCACCGAGGGTGCGAGCGAGAGCATCGAAATCGGCAGCGGGTTTCTGACTCATACCATGACCTCCGTCTTGTGGGTGCTGTATTGTGGGCTGAAGATCGTCAGAGCCTTTACGACGCCATTCCATTCTTTCTTGATGATTTCCTCCGCCTCTGCGAGCACAGCGTTCATCTCGGCACCGTAGCGGATCCACGCCTGCTTTCTGCCGTTGATGGTGAACGTGATGAGGTATGGCTTCAGACCATTGACCTCTCCCAGCTTGAAGAAGGACGCCTTGGTGTATTCCACCCAGGCACCTTCGTATTCGGCGGTCTTTTTGTCTTCGTTGTTCATGTCCACAGTATAGCGACTAAAAGGTCGCTGTCAACACCCTATCCGAACAGCGCCTTGAGGCGGAACAGGAAGCTCGGCTTCGTGACGGGGTAGCGGCCAGCGGAGTTTGAGGTGTTACGCACGGTGTGTTCCTACTAGGGGGAGGCGTTCTGTTTTCTAGAAAATAGAATGGGTTAGCGACCACGTGGGGATGGTTCGCCGTCCTTCTGGACGTAGGGGGCGATCTTCACACCCGGATTCCAACGTTTCGCAAACGCCGCCTTGTTTCTCTCCCAATGGGCAAGAGCAGCCTCTTCACCCCGTTCGCTTGCGAGGTATTCGTAGATCAAGCCATCGCTGACGTTGACGTAGAGGTGGACGAGAGGGAGTTCGGCGGTGGTGCTCATGCCCAGATTATAGCGACACTTTAGTCTAAGTCAACACCTTCCTCAACACCGGTCATGGCTACATAAGCCATGAACCTCAAGCCCCTCGTCGAAGATACCTGTTCCGGCAACGTGGCTGCATTTACCCGGGCTCGCATTGGTGGCGGGGATGACAAGGTCGTCCGCAAGCCTGTAGAAAAGAAGAAGGGTACCGGACTCAAGCCCGGTACCCTCTTCGACTTCGTCAACGGCTACAAGAAACGCTAGCCGGCAAGCTGACCGGTTGCCTTGAGCAATCCGTTCAGCAGATCTTCAGCCGAGGCCGAGGCACCTGCCGGGGGTGGATTGCTGACCGGTGGAGCCTGCTGGACCGACGATTGAGCCACGACCGGGGGCACAACAGGGTTCGTCGATACCGAGGGCGGTACGGGCATCCCAGCGTCACTGCGGATGGCAGCCTTGATGTCAGAGACCTTCTCCAGGTCCTCCAACTTGGGCATGCTCACCCGGGTTGATGGCAGGGTAGCAGGAGCCGAGTGCAGGGGCGGCGGCACATGCTGGTGGCTGGTGGTGGGCTCGGCTGGCTTGAAGACCACAACCGGTTCCTGAGGCTGTGCGGTCGGACCATTGATCGGCACCCCACCCTCCTTGAACAAGCTCTGCTGGCCTTTGCTGGCGTTCTCCTTGGCGATCACGGCGTCAGACTCGGCGATGAGCGCCTTGTATGCCTTCTCAGCGTCGGTGATGTTCTTGGCCCCGGTGACGGTCTCGATCTGCTCCGGAGTGAACATGCTACGGCTGTTCAACTCGTCGACCATCTTTTTGAGATCGGCGTCGATCTGTTCCTTGGTGCGACGACCACGCTGAACCGTTCCAGAGATCGGCGGCTTGCTGCTACCAACACCAGTCAGGATCTGCTTGGTATCGGTGGTGACACCGGCTGTCTGAGCGGGTGATCCGAGGCTGGGCGGGGTGGCCGGCTGACCGTTGTTGCTGAAGGGGAGCGATGTCACCTCGTAGATGTCCGGCACTTCAATGTCGATCCAGTCGACCGCATCCATCATCATCTCCATCGCCCAGTCGGTCGAATAGAGAGGGAAACTACCAAGCTGACGAGCCGCGATCTCCGCTTCGGCCAGGATGACACCGAACACATAGCGATCAGGAACCTGACCAGCACCGCCGATGGTGCCGAGTTTGATGAGACGACCGGCGATATCGGCATCGTAGTCCTTCACCACACGGTTTTTCACGTCGGTGCCGGAGAGTTCCAGCGTCGCAAAAGTGGCGGTTACCAGACCAAACGAGCAATCCCACTTCACGCGGGCATTGAGTGATGCCATCAGACGCTGTTGGTCACTGACCATCAGGCAACCTTTGTCGTTGCCCTCAAGTTTGTTCTTCAGGTACCAACCCCAGACCTCGTTCGAGTTGATGTTCTGGACTCGACTGGTGTTGTCCAAGCTGATGATGTTCTTCTCAGCATCGAACTTGAAATTCTTGTGGTTGGCCTGGATCGCCTTGAGCAGGTACTTCACCGGCACGCCGATGACACGCGCCATCTCGAAGGCGGTGAACTTCGGCAAGACATCCTTGCTGAGCTTGATCGACTCGACGATGGATTCACGAGTGATTTTCATGAGTCGGCTCCCTTATGAGCGAGTTGTTGACCGGTGATGGTGATCGTGCCGGAAGTGGTGACGATGTGGACATAGCCGCTGTCGGCTTCCACCTCGATGTCGAGCACGACACCACCACGACACTTGCTGTCTGGTGTGGTATCGAGTCGACCGAAGAGCTTGGAAGAGAGTTCGGTGTGAAGCTGTTGGAAAGGACGTTCCAGACCGTTGGCCTGAATCAGTGTCTTGGCCGTCGAATAGGTCGCTTCGTTCTGTGCCAGCGCATAGGCAGCTTCCAGCATCGACTGGAGTTTCTTGTGATCGGTGCGCGGCGGCTTGACGGTGATATTCACTGGTCTTTGCGGGGCTGCGATGGTTGGAGCCGGAGCACCAGGAGCGACAGCAGGGGCGCTAGTCGCTGGGCGTGTTGGATCTACCGGGCGCAGATGCTTTCCAGCCGCAAGGGTTGACGGAGCGACCGCAGCCACGGTGACACCAGACTCACTGATGGGTGAACCGAGCGGAATCGGGCCATTCTCTTCGTGCGGTCGAGGAACAGCACCTCCAGCACCCATGATCTCAGGAACCGAACCTTCTTCACTGTCGAGATTGATCGCCTTTTTCGGATCGAACGACACGCTCTTGTTCATCTGAGTTGGTGTCTTCTTCTCATTGAGGACAGTGACGATCTCGGTGTCGTTCAGTTGTCCGAACAGAGCGGCGGTCCATCCGAGAGATTTCACCTTGTGCCAGATAACACCCTTGGCGATCATGTTCCCTTTGTATGGAATCAGTTCATCGTGATCAAAAGCCATGGTTTCTTTACCTGTAAATGGTGATTTTAGCGGCAACATCAAGATCGTCCTTACGAACGCCCAAAGTGCCAGGAATGGGTTTCGCATAGGCAACCAGTGATATCCGTCCTAAGACATAGGCGTCAGCGATATTGTTGTCGCTGGATTCAAAAGTCCAGCGTTTGTAGACCCCGAGCATCACTTGGTCCTTCTCACACGTCCCTTTGCCGGTGGCGAACTTCTTCAGTCCATTGGTGCCACAGCAGGCGAAGTGCCAGTCGGTCCTGCTCATCATGATTCTGAAGTGCCAGCCCAGACCACCGAGCTTGGCCATCTGATGAGCTTGAGAGAAGGCGAAGTCTTCCATCACCGCACAGACCTTGCGACCAGCAGCGATCTCGGTGACAAACTTGTAGGTCTCACTGAACAAAGTGACGATGCGGTGGACTTCATCCATCGGCGTCGAGCCGGCCTTGGTAGAGATCAGTTTCTGGCCAAGCAATGTGCCCTGGTCGTCAAAGATACAGACGCCAGTGCCGGTCATCGACTGGTCGATGCCAACATAGACCCCACCCTTCACCCAGGGAGAGACTTGCACGCATGCGGGTACGAGGTTCTTTTTCTTAGCCACTGACACCCTTCCGTCGCGCCCATCGACGTTCGTGTTCGACATTCACCGCTGCGACTTCTTCAGCTTTCAGCGATGGTGACGTGAGCGCACGGAAGTGTTCAGCCTTGAGGCGGATCTCATGTGCGACACGACGCAGTTCGGCTTGGGCCACACCTGCGCCGTGCCCGCCAGCCGCTACCTTCTCTCGATTCAAACGCTGGCTGTTGGCCAGGGTCACGAGATCGTCAAAGATGCGGATGGCGTCAGGAGTCATCAGACGTGGTTGTAGCCGTCCCCACCGTTATCGACGATGCTCTTGGCAGCAACGTTGATCGATGGAGCGGTACCAGACTTCGGCCAGTTGGTGTCGAGATCGCGGTTGGCGATATCGGTTTCGTTGACGATGAACGGACGGATCAGACGTTCAGCCCATCCACCGACTTCAACCTGAGCCAAGGTGGCTGACTTGTAGAGGATCATGCGACCTTCGTCGCCGACCTGAGCACCTGCGGACATGATCTTTTCGATCACACCGCCACCAACGACAGCGCGGGTCGTGTAGGTGTACTCGGATGACGACTTGAGGAACGTGTAGTCCTGGTTCGGTTTGAGACCACTGTTGGTCGGCACGAAGCCAGAGCCATGCACCGTCGGGACACGCAGAACTTTTGACGGCACCTCTTTCTGCGCTGTCAGACCCGGCTGAACAACGAAGTTCATGTCCCCGATGGTGAACTGGAGGACCTGATTCTTCTGGTTGTTCTGCGTCTGGAGTGCAGGGTTCTGATTCACTGCCGTCGAATCAAATGGATAGGTGGCGAGCATGGCGTGTTTCTCCACGCCTATGTAGCTGGACGCAGCGAAAATCAGAGTCAGGAGGGCCAGGGTCCTGATCATACCGGTTTGATCGCCCAGGAGGTCTGCTCATCGACCATGGTGGCCACGATGGTACCAGCACGGCTGGAACCCGGCACATCGGCGTGGGTGATGACGAAGATCCGCTTCACCCGATTGACCATGGAAGCGATCAGATCCTGCACGGCACGGCGACCCTTCACGTCGAGGGCGTCGAAGACTTCGTCGAGGGCCAAGAAGCCGGCACGGTGCCGAGAACGCTGACGGGCCAACTCGAAGATCGAGAATAGCGCAGCCAGATCGGTCCACTTGCGCTGACCGCCTGAGCGCCGGCCATACCGTTCCTGGTAGGTCAGATCCGAGTTGAAGGTGAGGGTCATCTTCCCGCCGAAGTGTTGTCCGATGTAGGACTGGACGACGAGATTGAGTTGTTTCACGCTCTGGTCAAGCAGGAAACCCCTCATGGAGCCCTTAGCGGCAAAAGCCTTGTCCCAGAACGTGATGTAAGCCGATTTCAGGTCCAGGGCATGCGCCTGAGCCTTTGAGGTTTCCATCGCAGCGAACGCAGCCTGTCGGTCGGCGACCAAACGGTCCTTGGCGATCTTCAGAGCGGCAGCCGGGTCGGTGGCGGTGAGGTTGCGCTCCTCTTGAGCCAGGGCCGCCTCGGTAGCGGCTCCACCAGCCTCCAGGGCCGACTTTTCTTGCAGGAGGGCCGAGAGTTCCCCGGTGAGGCGTTTGTGCTCATCCTGAGCCTTCTGGAGGGCTTCTTTGGCCGAGACGAGATCCGTCACCGCCTGTGATGCCAGGATCAGATCGGCCTTGGTCCGGTAGGCACTCATGATGGCAAGTAGACCGTCGAGGATCCGCTGGAAGCCGGAGGCAGTGATGATGTCCTCCAGCCTCTCCGGCATGGGCAGGCACTGGTTGGCCTGTTCTGCGAATCGAGCATCGACCTGCTGCCGGCGTACGGCGATGGCCTGCAACCGAGCTTCCATGTCCGGCAGGGACTTGGTCAGCGTTTCGAGCACGGTCTTGGCCGCAGCCAACTGGGCCAGGGTGGCGAGACCCTTGAGGGATTCATCAGCCTGAACTCGCAGTGCCTGGGCTTCGCTGATGAGTTTGGTCTGTTCGGCTTTGTAGGTCCGGTACCCTGCTCGCAGGCTCTCCAACTCAGCGTTGAGACCCTTCACCACGTTGACCATCGATTCGCCATTGATCGAAGTCAGACACGTCGGGCAGTCACCACCAGTGGTGAGCTTTGAGAGCTTTTCAGCCTTCTGTGAGATCGGCGTTGCTTGCGTGGTGGTGGCCTCGGCCTTCGCACCTTCAGCCGCAGCCAACTGATCTTTCTGTGTTGCCTCTTGGCGGAGGACGTTGGCACGTTCATTGGCAGCAACCACTGCCGCTTCCTGTTTCAGTGCCGCTTCGAGACCAGTGATGCGATCACGAACAGTGCCGATCTCCGACTTGAGGATGTTCTCCTCGTTGGTGATGTTGTTGTGATCGATGCAGCGGGAATTCCAAAGCGATTGAAAGCGAACGATGTTCTTGTTGGTCTCTTCCGCCTTGTCGACGTTGGCCTTCGCCTCGACACGGATCGCCTCGACACCACCAGAGAGTAGTTGGACCTTCTCGGTCGCAGCCTTCACCACATCGTTGCTGTACTGAATAGTCTGCTCACCACTGGCTTCTGCATACATCAAACGTTCGCGTTCTTGACGCATCTTGACCTGATGGTCGTTCTTGCGCTGGGCCACTGAACTCAACATCACCTGATGATTCTTTTCAGCGTCGAGGATCTGCGTTTCGATGGCAGAGATCTGCGCTGCTGAGCGTTCGATTTCACCAGCACGAACCTTCTGAATGTTGGCCTGTTGTTCGAGTTGATCACTCATGAGTTTCTTCAACTCACGAGTCTTCTCCAGGTAAGCGTCGAAGCGTTCGAGACCCAGCATCTCTTCGATCATGGCACGACGTTTCTTCTCGTCTCCGGTCATGAAGTTGGCCGTCACGTTTTGGCCCATGATGTAGGAACGACTGTAGGTCTCACGGTCGATGCCGATGAGATCGATGATCATCTTCTGGGTAGCTTTCGGATCACCCTTCTCGAATGACTCTTGATAGACGCCATCCTTGTAGACCTTCACACCAGTACCGCCGAGGTCGTGGTACTTGCGGAAGCGTTCGATGCTCCAGCCGTTGGCATGGTTCACCCGAACGTAGCAGTTCTTCCCCTTGCCGGTGAACTGAGGGTCGTAGACCACATCGTCAGCCTTCATCTCATCACGGATGGTCTCGCCGAAGTAGCACCAGAAGATAGCTTCGAGGAACGTGCTCTTGCCGGCACCGTTCTCACCTTCGAGGTACCACACGCCTGGACGCAGGTCATCAAAATTGATGGTGATCTTTTCCTTCACACCAAGGAAGCCCTCAAGAGTCAGGCTGGAGACTTCACCATCGAAAGCCATGCCACCCTTTTCGGCATCTTGGAAACGTGAATTCACCTCAGCGATGATCGATTTGCCGAACTGGATGGTGATGTCCACATCCAATTGACTATCGCCAGTGATGACCGACTTCACGAAGGGCTCGACGAGGCCAGCGGCGGAGGTGGCTTCAACACCGAGGACTTCAACCTCCTGATCACGAATCGCTTTCTCGATGACCGACTCTTTGCGTACCGAGATGACACCGGCAGCTTCGAGCTTCAGTTGCAGGGCTTCGTGCTGCTCATCGGTGACGAGGTCGTCATAGATGACAGTGACGAAGCAGTCCTTGAGTGTGGTCAGATCCTGCGGCAGATCGCTGACACCGAGAACCTTGAAGGCATCGTGGTGTGGATTGAGGATGAACCGGTCGTTACCGGTATCCATGTCGAGGACCATGATACCACGCTGGTCACCGGCATCGCCGAAATTGAACTGGAGGGGTGAGCCGCAATAGGTCACCCGGTGATCCATGCGCTGGAAGACGTGGAAGTGGCCAGAGTAGGTGGCCTTGAATGGGGCGAACACGTCGGGACCGACAGCACCAGAGAAGGTGGTCTTGTAGCGGGTGTTCTGTACCGCACCGTTGATGCCGAGGTGACCGAACACGGTCATCTTGGCGGCACGCTCGGGGAACTGCCGGGCGAAGTCCTGCACGAAGGCGACGATCTTCGACTGGTCTTCGTAGTAGGGGATGAACAGGAAATGATCACCTACCGGGGTGATCTCACGGAAGACCTTGATCTTCGGATGCATATCCAGTCCGTCGAGACTGCTGACGGAGGTAGAATGCTTGAGGTTGAGATCGTGGTTGCCCAGGGTGAGGAACACCGGCCACTTGTCGGCGAGCTTGCGAAAGAAGTTGATGGCAGCCGACTGGCTGACCACATCGACCGCTTCACGGGTAACCAGGGCATCACCCATGCAGACGACGGCCTGCACGCCTTGTCGTTGGAACTCTTCAATGATCCAGTCGCCGGTTTTGATGATGCGATCCAGCCCCTGTGGCTGGAAGTGGATGTCAGAGAAGATTCCAAGTTGCATCATCTCATCCTAGCGACATTTTGGTCTAAGTCAAATGGACAGCGGCTTGCCCGCCAGCACGTCATTTAGGGTCCAACGAGACCTCATCACTTTTTATCACACGTTCTCGTCTGATGGGGATTACCCGTGTGGTACCTGGGAATCTAGTCCCTTGGCGGTTAGAGCCACCGGCTCGATCTACGTCTGATGTGAGGATTGAATTACCCCAGCATTTCAACTACTCGGATCAGGAGTCACCGTCCCGGCTTCGCGTAGCCTCGAAATGCCGAGGTTTCCGGCTTGGCTACCATATCGGTGAAGTTTGGTGGGCTACCGACGCTCCCACCAGGAATCCATGATTCAGATTGGGAGAATCACCATGTAGGCGAACAGCATCTGCTCATCGGGCGCACGCACGTGGCTACCTGGGCTGAAGACGAAGAGGGTTGTGTTGGGGCGATGGTTGTCGAGCAACCACTTCTCCAGATCCACCATGGTGGCGAACTTGGTCAGCACGGTCTCTGCCGCACTGCCCTTCCATGGGAAACGGGTGTCCGGTGCCTGACGGATATCCATCTTCAGCTTGGCAGCTTCGGCAGCAGCCTTCACCCCTTCGATGGTGATGAACTTGCCATCCGAGGTTTGACTGACGCTGACTTCACCTTGGATGAGCTTGCGGGTCTTGCCGTCAGGGAAGATCACGACGTTCACCCAGCGTTCGACGCCGTTCTCAGACACCTTGGTCTTGATGACGGCGAAGCACCAACGACCGGCGAGCGACTTGTCGGTGGCGACGATGCGCTTGGCAGCTTCCTGAGGGGAGGCATGACCGGTTTCATCGATCATCTGTCCCATGAAGTCGTACCACGTCTGGCCGACGTAGGTGGGAATTTGCTTGGTGGTGACGCTGGCAGTAATCATATCAGTCTCTGGTTTCTTTGAGGGTGACGAGGTCGGTAACGGGTGGGAAGAAGTGGATCAGCAGACGGACGAAGTAGCTGGTGTAGCTGTTCGACAGTTTGAAACCGCTGTTGCGGTCTCGCGTATCGATGATGTGTTTCCACCGTGCCACTTCAACGAGCATCTTCATGCCGAAGGATTCTTTGCGCTCCAGCATGACCTTGGTCATCTGAACGAAAAGCGTCCAGACCTGCGGATTATCACGCAAGAACTGACGAGCCTTCTCGTCGAGATCGTTGCTGGGGGGAAAGGCCAGATCCAGTTTGGCATCGAGCAATGGAATCCCAGGCGGTGGCACGTAAGGAGGCGGCTCTGGTTTGGTGTCGAGACGTGGACCGGCACCAGCCTTGCCCAGTCTGTCGAGATCTAATTCAAAAGGATCGTCGTTATGCACGCTTCACCTTCTTGGTGAAGATCAGTCCAGCGGCACCTTCGTTCTCAACCCACAAGACCACACGATCATCAAAATAACGACCAAGAGTGGGATGACTCCTGGCCGATTCGATGATCTCTTTACCCTTGTCGTTGAGGAATGATTTCTTTCCTTCGATATCAAGATCGAAGAAGTCGACCTTGTAGTGATCGGCGACAGCCTCAATTGCATTCAGGCCAATGCGATTCAAACGCTGGTCGATCCGAATGTTGTCTTCGTCAGGTCTTGGAGACATTCCCTACCCCTCTGGATTTCAGGTAGTCGGCAAACAATTGGCGCTCGTGCAGAGCACAGAAAGCAGATTCTTCAATCCACTGTTCCTGAGTGCCGTACTCCAAGCTCGGATGGTGCTGCTTCATGTAATCCATGACGAGAGTACACCCGATGCAGTGTTTGTGATCGACGGTAAGCGCAAACTCCTGGCAGACTTCATTGCGATGAGCAATCATTCCATCCAGGAGAATGGCCAGCGGATCAGACGGGGAGTTTGATTGGGGTCCGTCCATCCTGTTCCTTGCCGACCGATTTCTCGGAACGCCAGACCGCTTCGAGGCGACGCAGGAAGTCCACGTCACTGGCCTTGGGTGTCTTGGCGCTCTCGACGTGGTGGAAGCGAGCAGCGCCCTGTGCCTTGCGGATCTCCTTGGTACCGATGTGTAGGTGGACCACATCAGCCTTGGAGTGCTTGCGGATCTGAGGGATTGCTCCAGCAGTGCCGTCGATCGCCAGAACGGCGACCGGCAGATCCGGAATGACACCGCTCACTTCCTCAGGCGTCTTGTAGAGGAAGGCTACGCGGTTGGCGAGCCAGCGTCCTGCTAGCTCGACATGCTTGTCCGTATCGCCGGTGATGAGGAAGATGGTTTTCATGATGTCCACTGATTCCTGTACGTGGTGCAGAGAAACTGGGCTGTTTGATTGGCTTGTTCGGTGGCGAACTGATGACGTTGTTCCAGCCAGAGGCTGAAACGGGTGAAGTTGGTGGCGATCTGTCGAATGCTCTTCTGCTCAAGCTCAGAGACGATGACTTTCACCTTCTGGTGAATCCTTGAGTTGAAGAGATCCATCATGGAGAGATTCAGAGCTACGACAGCACGAGCATCCTGTGCCACAGGAACTGGTGTCGGGTTGTTCTTGCTCTTACGCGGAGTGACCATGCCAGTCTCTTCGGCCAGCAGCGTCGGTACACGCTTTTCGATGATCGCCTTGGTGGCCGTGACTTCACCGACACCGATGAGTCCTGGGAGGTTGTCCGAGGCATCGCCCTGAAGGGCTTTGCAAAGCAAGGATTCCTGAGGGGTCAAGCCGGTCGACTCGACAGTACCATCACCCTTGTAGCGCCAGATCTTCCCATCTTCGCCAAGCTGATAACGCAGTGAATGAACTGGGTCGATCATGTAGGTGGTGGCATTGATCAATTGCAGGTAGTCGTTATCCGCAGTGATCAAGATGCCGGGCTTACCAACGTTGAGAGCCACCGCAGCAGCGGCCATATCATCAGCTTCGATCCATGGGTACTGGAAGTTGGGGCAACCCATCAAGGAGATGAGTTCTGGCAGTACCTCTTCGATGCAGGTCGTGGCCATGACATGCGCTGCTTCACGCACTGGATCCTTGGCCAGTTTCTCGGCACGATGTGCCTTGTAGCTGGGATGGACCTGCTTCCGCCAGCTTCCGCCCTTTGGATCCAGACACCAGTAGACACGGGTGGCTTGGTATGAGCGGATGAATTGAGCAACCTTGGCGATGATCTCCAAAGCCACGGCTGGAGGACCGTGACGAAGAGACTCGGGCGGCAGCGAGTTCGCTGTCGCATTGGCAAGGTAGGATGCATCGACGTAGAGGTACATCACTCGGCCTTGTGGATCATCACGTCGCACGGGTCTTTGTCCCATGCATCGAAGGTGTCAGCCAGGGTGGTGAGATAGGAAAGATCGGCTGACGATCCAACCACTCGATTGTTGCCGACGACGATCTTCACATCACGCACGTTGGCGAGGTTGATGAAGGTCATCTCTTCCTTGTCGCTGCTCAGCAGGGCTTTCTTGAGCAACGTGGCGAAGTTGTCGTCTTCGCCTTCACTGGTTGGGTTGATGCGGAAGAAGTGAGTGTCGATCGGATAGATGGAAGCCTTCAGATCCCCCAGGAAACGAACCGTCAGGCTGCCCTGATTCTTGAGCGCCTGATTGATCTGTTCCCGTAGAGAGACCGTGAAACTGCCGAGCACCGACGGGACCATGATCCCATCGTCATTGAACGGCAGTTCGAGCGGATCAACCTCAGCCGCCTTGGCGACCAACTTGAGCGCAGCGATGGTGCGCTGGACTGAGAAGTCCGGTCCAGTCTTATCCACCCTTCCGAAACGGATCACTTGGTTCATCAGAGTGCCTGCGGACCTTTGCCTTCAGGCGTCGGCGGAGGCAGTTGACCACCAACCTGTTTCTCGGCGTGGTGTTCAGCCGAGGTGGCGAGCTTGTTGCCGGCACCGGCATTCGGAGCCTTCGCCAGGATCTCCTTGATCTCATCACCACCGAGGATGCGTGGCTTGCCACCCTTCAGCGAGATCCACGGACCCTGCTGATCTTCCGGTAGACCGGCCTGGACGATCTGGAGGTTGAGGCAGGAGGCGATGGCACGGACGTTCTTGGGCTGCGTACGATGCAGGAACTTGAAGAAGTCCTCACCGCCGACGGTCCATTTCTTCCGGCGATCGAATTCATCGGTCTCATAGACCCAGAAGTCGCCGATCAGACTGCCGTCATCACGGATGGTCAACTTGACCTCGCACAGCGGCTTCGGCTTCTTCGGTTTCTCGTCGCCGATATTCTGGGTGTTGCCACCGGTGTTGTTGGGCTTGGCCATGACTGGGTTCCTCAGCTAGGTAGACGATGTGGTTCTGCCCCGGAAGTCGGGAGCAAGGTTGGTTGGCAGGTGATTGCTTACGATGGCGTCAATAGTGTCGCTGTCAATACGGCTACTTGGGAGTCGCTATAGGTGGCGGTTGGAGCCCCATACCCCAGGCAGCATTTTCAGCCTGCTGACCTTGAGTGAGTTGCACGACCGCATTTTTGGCTTTGACCGAGTGAGTGCCGAACGACGAGGCACCCAACAGCGACTCCATACCAGCCTCTGGACTGTCTGGGGTGAATGGAGGTTGGATCGCCAGGGTTCCACTGCTGGCAGCTTTGGCGATGGCAGCCGTGGTCGCCTTGGCTACCGCAGCGTTGTAGTTCATCGTTGAGGCCGAGTCCTCGGAGATACGCAGCGTCTTGTAGTCGACATCGGTCATGATGGTGTAGCAGTCGTCGAAGTCGCGGACCTTCGAGGCATACAGGCGCATCTTGCCCATCTGCTTCTCAGCTTCGGTCTGATTCAGCGTCAGCACACAGTCCAACACATGCATGACAGCGTAGGAGTCGGCGATGTCTTCCTTGCCGATCTTCTCCTTGCTGGCTGCATTACGATTCGACTGGAGTGCGGTGACGATCGGGATGTCCATCTCCATGGCGATGGCACGGACCTCTTCAGCGATCTGCTTGAGCTTGGCGTAGTCACGCTTCATGTCGACGTTGTCGGGATCGTTCGGCAACATGATGGTCAGGTAGTCGAGAATGATCACGTCCGGCTTCGGGCCACCGAGCAGCAGGTAGTCATTGAGCGATCCACGAACGGTGTTCGCTGAGGCTGTGCCAGTTGGATGCTGGATGACGTAGAGTTTCCCCATCGTCCCTTTGTCTTTGATCTTCTTCAGCGCATCGTCGAGGATCTGAGGGTTGTTGCGACGCTCGTCGGAGGAAACACCACCGATGCAGACATCGTAGCGAGCCTTGGTTTTCTCAGCAGAAAGCTCGAAGGTGAAGTGGTAGACGTTCAAACCATTGAGAACACAGCAGGCACCGACATTCACGAGGTTGATCGACTTACCAGAGCCTGTCGGACCCATGAAGGCTGACAGGGCAGCTACCTGGAAGCCACCACCATGCTTGGCATTGAAGGTTGCCCACGGTGTCTTCACACCGGCCTTGAGCGTCTTCTCCTTGGTAACACGGGCGACAACTGACTCAGCCTCAGTGCTGAGGTAGGCATCAACCGGTTGTGCCAACGTGTGGCGAACGGTGATCTCTTCGAGGAGCTTCGGAATCGACTTGTGATTCTTCTGAGAGATGAGCTTGGCAGCCTCGATGATGAAGCGATCGTAGTCGACCGCCTTCATGTGATCCATCAGACAGTCTTTGGTGTATTTCTCTTCGGTCTGGTAGTTCTTGGTGAAAATTTCATCGATATATCGGACGAAATTTTCCAACGCATCGTAGACGCTGAGATGTTTCAGCAGTTCTTGTTTGATGATCGAGATCGTCGGGAGTTCTTTGTACTTCGTCGTATGCTCATCGACGATCTTGAAGATCACCTGGATGTGTGGTTCATTCCAGTGATCGACCTTCAGCCGATTCTTCCACTTGACCAGGAAGCTCTGGTCTTTGGTAACGATGACAATCGCCTGCTGCTCGATTTCCGGAAGGAATTCAAGTTTGCGAGTCGGAATGTCGGTCATGTGATCTACCGTTCGATATGAATGAGGCGAAGTTGCCGCTGAAACGCCCGTCTCAATGACTTCTTCAGCGTGGGGATCCGATCTTGCGGGATGCCCAGGAATTCTGCAACACGTTCTTCGGTCCAGCGTTCTCCCGCCTGTTGCAAGGCGAAATCCATCGGAACGTTGTAGATGAAGTCAAACAACTTGCGCTGTTCTTCAGTCTTCAACCAGTCACGGACTTTGCCCATGAAGGCTGAGTCCTTGAGTAACTGCGTCTCGAACGATCCTTCAACTGAAGCATCCGAGGATGACTTCGGCAACGCGCTGAAGTCGATCTTTGGCGGTGACGACAACCGTACGGTAAGAGTGGGTGTAGTGGTTCGCTGCGGCATATGCCTCTTCCCATTCGGCCTGGGGTGTTACACCACGATGAGATTTTTCGGCAGTCTTACCGAGCGGCATCTCATGTGCGCAGGCTTCGACCGGAACGTAGAGATGACTGAGCGAAATGTTGAGCGCCCAGCCGGCAGCCTGCCCGACCAGATCACCCATCAGCATGTTGTATTCTTCATCCATCGCTTCGGTCACCGAGGCGAACTGCTCAGGGGACAGTTCGAGCTTCGAGTAGGCAGCGATGTCTCCGAACCAGCGATCGACGAAGATCACACCACCGCCATTGGCCTTGGCGGCAGCAACCTGGGCGATGAGTTTGCGAGCCAGGATGCCGGGCAATTCCCGCTGCATCTGCTCACGGAATCCCATGAGGTTGATGTCGTTGTAGGTCTCAGGGTAGGGCTTACCCTGTTCCTTGAGTGATGCCTGAGTCTGCTGGAACCATGCGGTGGAGCAGGAGGGCACCGAGAACTGGGTCAGGGATTTGTAGTCGTAGGAGGACAGATCGAACGAGCCGTCGATGGGGAGATCCGGGGTCTTCCCCTCCATCAGATCGGCCAGAGCACTCTTCAGATCCGTGATCAACGTACTCTTTCCGACGCCATGTGCGCCGGAAAGAGTCAGGATGGTGATGATGCCACGTGGAAACAGGTTGTGAGAACGCGGCATTACTTGCCGGCCTTGATGTCGGCGAGGCTCAGATCATCCGAACGACGACGGCGCTTCGGCAGGTGAGCGTCCGAGACGAAGCCCTCAGGCAGGATCGGGAACACGCACTTGTCGTAGTATTCCAGACCCTTCTCCGTCAGGATGAAGTCGCAGCGCGAGGTCTCGCCCTTCAGATTGATCTGAACACCTTGGAGATCAGCAGGCGCATCTTCGATCAGGCCAGCACTCTTGGCCGGGTAGACCACATTGCGCTTCTCGTTGCGGCTGAGAACTCGGTAGTCATTCTTGACGACCCAGAATACCGCAGCCAGAGAGCAGCCGGGACGCGGCTTTTCAGGGAATGCGTTGTAATACGTGGTCTTCGGGTGCATTGGCTTCGGTGAGCCCATAGTATCGCCTTTCGGTGCGGTCGCTCTGTGTATAGCGACAAAAAGATCGCGCACAATAAAAATCAGGCGTCACGACTTGGCGTGCAGGATTCCCATAGCAGCGGAGAGCACTACCGCCAAGTGACCATCATCAATGGACTCGGGTTTCCGAATGCCGGGCATCCGGTAAAAATTCATTCTCGGCGGGAACTCTTCCTCCATCTGCTCAGCCAGAGCATGACCGATCCGGTCGTTCTGTTGTGCAGTCTTCACCAAGACCTCGACTTGCTGAATCGTGACGACGGCTTCACGACTGACGTTGATGCGGGTGACCTTCCGAGGTGTGAGCGTGCGCTCCCCGCCAGCGAGAGGGTTCTTCACTGGTCCCTGGTAGTTCGAGAAATCCAGGTCCACCATGGCTGGCAGACTACTGGCTTGTAGCACCCACACAAGCAATAGCAGTCAAAGGATCGCTAGGATTGACCCATCAAAATTGCCTTACTCAAAACTGCAAGGGTCAAAAAAAACCCGGCGGAGTAAAATTTATAAAATTTATAAAAGTCATAAATTACTTGACAAAATATAATCTATCTGAGAATTGCCTTTGTCATGTCTTGCATTGCCAGGGTCCTGCCCTTGGATCAAGGTGGTAACAACTTAGCGCGAAGCGCGATAACTTACACTGACTGAGCTAAGCTAGGCTGTCCTTACAAGGAGAGTAAGAACAGCAAGACTTACAAGACTTGCAAGTCTTTCGCATTTTTGAAAGACGTGGTAGGGACTGCATAGACATCACTGGGGTATGAGAAGTCGCTACGCGAACTGGCATGAACCTATGTTCTTGAGGATGACCACACCTTCATGAGCAAGTCTTCGCGCTTCGCGCTGAGGGTGTCTTGCCCTTGAGCTAAGGGTATGAAAGCATCACTGGGATAGCTGGGGTCATGCAAGGCTTGTAAGCCGAGCAAGGCTTTCAAACCACACAGCCTAGCAAGCCACCGGCTTTCCGTTTTCTGGCCATCTGACGGGCTGTAGGTCGCCCAATGACCATCCAGGGTCAACCTGTCTCAAATCGCCCAGGAACGGCTCGATTGAGTACCCCTGATGAGATACGGATTGGTGTGACACGGGTCAATAGAGACACTACCACATCCAGTATCGTGTTGTATTGACAGTTTTTGGGTGATGCCACACTTCGGCCTTCCGGTCTAAGTCAACACCCAGAGGAAGTCATGCAAACGATCTACGACATCGAAACCATTGCCGTTCTCGATGCCAAGTCGATCAACCGTCGTTCCTTCCGATCTGGACCAGCCTCACGCATCCTTTCAATTTACGATGACCCTGAGATCCTACGGAAGCGACTTGAAGCGAATGTCCCCTGCCCGCTCAAAATGGCGATTGAAAAAAATGGTTACGATCCCGCCAATCCTCCGAAGTTGAAGCGCGGTCATTACATGGATCCGAAGGAGTTGTTCTACCGCACCATGAAAGTTCAGATGGCTGGTGGAATCGACAAAGCGGGTCGTGATGGAGAACGTTTCATCGAACTGCTGACCCTGCTGGCGAATGGTTATATGGGTCGCATCATGTTCAAGGATACCGGCTCGATGGCCAATCTCACTGAAGACATGGTGCAAGAAGCTATCACCAAGTGTGCGATGATCGTCATGCGCTTCAATCCCTGGGACCCCCGCGCCACCAAACCCACTCTCAATAACGCTTTCGCCTATTTCACCACGGTTATCCGCAATCGCTTCTATGAAACACTCACTTGCCCATTGGTCGGGTCGGATGTGTTCCTCGAAGATCTCAAAACCGAAAACCAGTCGATCGGTGATTTGATTTGACTTAGCGACAATTTGGTCTAGATTGGCTTCCTGGAGGAAGTCCGTTTGACGAACTGTGCGACTGGCATCACGAGTGCATCTCGTGACTCATCAACCAATGCGTCGATCTCCGCTGGCTCGATCTCGCCTTTGGCGGCTCGGGTGGCGATCAACTCGAATTTGTCGTGCAGGATTTCTTCCAGCCGCTTCGAGAGCGTGAAGATGTCACGCGCATGGTTTTTCTGAGATTCCGCCATGGCAGATTTATCCACCCCAGACGACATCAGGATCGAAAAACTTCGCCGCTGGCTGGAGGGTAAGGGGATTGACGTGGTACAGATCGGCAACGAACTGTGCTGCCCATCCCCCTTCAAAGAGCGTGAAAAGCGCAAGACCGACCCCCATTACCACGACGATAAGCGCCGGCTGTCGATCACAGTGGTCCAGGAAGCCGGTATCCCCACCCTGCGTTGGCAGTGTTGGTGGTCGAAGGGGAAGACCGGCAAGCCGTTCGGTGGTCGGTCGGCCTATGCCGTCTCGATCCTGGCCAAGACCTCACAGGAGGAGATCGCCAAGCTGCTGGATTTAGAGTACGACGCCCAGGTCGAAGCCGCCGAGACCAACCTCGACAAGGCTATTGCCATTCTCGGTCAGCCGGCCCGCCAGTTGGAGGCACGCCGTCAGTTCGCTGCCGCCAAGCAGGCCAAGGTCCGTCGACCTCACCAATTGCCGACCAGCCTGCTGCGCATGTGGGATGGAAGCCCACTGACCATGGGCGGTGAGCAGATGGTCACCGAGCGTGGCATCCTGCCTGAGATCGGGAAGACCTACGGGCTGTTGTGGGACTATGAGGAACAGGCTGTGGTGATGCCCTGGGCTGATCGTGATCAACGAGTCATGACCTACCAGTGTTGGTACGGCAGCAAGTATCGTTTCCCCAAGGAGAGTGAAGACCTGATGACGAAGATGGATGCCATCTTCGGACTGCACACCTGGACCCCTGGTAGACCACTCATTCTTTGTGAGGGTGGCTTCACAGCCATGTCAGTTTGCGGTATGGCTCTTGGTGGATCAACGATCTCTGATGAGCAGATCGCTCTGATCCACGGTTGTGCTCCGTCGATGACGGTGGTTGCCTTCGACAACGACACCGGTGGTCTCTACGGGGCACAGGGTGTCACCAAAGCTCTCTCCCAGGCTATGCCCTACACCAGAGTTGTGCCGGTCTTCGCTCCCACTGGGAATGATTGGAACGATGTCATCAAGGTGAATGGCTTTCAAAAGACGATGGAGCTTTTCGCTCGACGGATCAAGGATTCTCTCACGATGGAACCGGCACACGCCATTGCATTGCAGTATCGAGGCACCCGATGAATTCACCAGCCAATGAACCGACTGATCCGAAGGTTGCCTTCGTGCATGTGGTGAAAGATCACATCAAGCATAAGCCGATCGCTGAGATCGCACGATTGTTGATCTCTGATCAGTACGCTGATTTCTGGCAGGCACCGTTCTCCAACGGACAGGGACGCTGGGATTCCAACGGCGGTCTCGCTGAAGCAACTGTCCTTGGTTACCGTGCGATGCGCTTTCTCATGGCGACGGCGAATAACCTTTTCTCCACGCTCGACGCCGACGCTGAGAATCGGATCGTCGCTCTCTACCTCTCGCTCATGTCCGCTCGTTGGGCCGATGTGAGGAACCTCCATCGTACATTCAGCAAGTTCAACCCAGCCAGTGCATCGTCGGTCGCGGTGGCCAATGCCGTGGCTTTCGGCATCGACCTCAAGCCGACTGAAGTAACTGCACTGACACGCTGGTACTCCAGTCGTATTGAACTGGCCAGGGAGTTCGACGGCTTCACGGTCGAGTGGTGGGTTCTCAGTGAAACGATGAACTGGCTCTTCGTCGGCAACCGTCGGTGACTTGACAATTCCTCCCGCTCAATAGCGTGCAAAAGATCGCCAATGCCACAGTACCTCGTTCTCTTCGATTTGCCTGACGAACTCATCGAACACATGAAGAAACATGGAGAAATCGATTGGGGCGCTGTCGGCCCGTACTCGGATGAAAAACACATAGAGCAGTTTGCCACTTCGTTGAAGTTGACCAGGGAACACTTCAAACTCGAAGGGGATCAAAAACTTCACGGTCTTTATACCAAGGGCAGTGAGGTGATCATCGGGCACACCGGTACCTCACCAACCTGCGGCCTTCACGCTCGAATCATCACCGGTCTTTGGAACGCTCTTCACCATCAGGTAACGCATCCACCCATCGGTGCTGAGGGGGCTTTGCTGTGAACAATCAGAAGAAGCTCGAAAAGAAAAAGAAGAAGGCCAAGGCGCGTGCGGCCAAGCGTAAGGAACGCAAGAGAAACGCGGAAAAACCAAGGCAAGTCTTCATGACTGGCCAAGACACTCCAGATCTCTCAGGAACCGGATTTCCGTGACCGAACCTATCGTCGGATCAGCCGAAGACTTCACCATTGAAGTCCTCACCGAACTCGGTGCGAAGATCCGTCATGCGGCTCTCGATCAGATCGCAGTCAATGATGAACACCTTCTTCAGGATGCCAAGGAACTGCCGCAACTTCTCTTCTACTACCAAGCCGCATGGTGTCGTCTCAACCTGAGGGCAGCCCAGACCAAGATCAAACTCGAACAAGCTGAAGCCAACGCCTTCGTTATGCACAAGGCCAACAATCTCAAACTCGGCGAGCGCATGCCGGTCGAAGAGATCAAGGCACGCATCATCCTGGAACCGAATGTCATATCACTCACCAACGAGCATGCCGAACTGGAAGCCAAGGCGGCCACCGTCAAGGGCATCCTCGAAGCTCTTCGTCAGAAGGGTTATTCGCTGCAACTCGTTGCCTCCATTCGCGGCAAGGAGGAAGACTGGCTCCGGTCATCCTTCGCTGACCGCTTCGCTGATCACCCACAACGGGAGCAGATAGCTTCCGCTTTCAATTCTGTCATCGGCTCTAATCTGGTTCGCTAATCACCCCCTCATGCATCGTCACGGCATTCGCCATCGACACTTAGATGCAGGGACAACAACAAAGGAAGCCTACCATGGCTCTCTTCGACGTACTCGGTAACATCAACCCCTCCACCGTCCAAGGGCAGAAGCCCACCAAAGGACGCTTCATCAAGGAAGGATATCTCGACTGGGATAATCCTGAGATCGCCAAGGTCGATCCGAACAACAAGGCCATCAAAGAAGTCGTCGGCGTGATCTTGCCGCCGTACGCTTCCTACCTCCAAGAGCGTGTCGCTGCCGCACAAGCTGGCATCCCGTTCAACATCCCATTCTACCTCCAGGTCGGCAATCATGCGATGGGTCATCGCAACGATAAGGAGAAGGTCTACATCTCCTGCCAGCGTGAACTGGTTCGCAACAACAAGGTCGGCGCGGCTTACCCCATGCTGCACCCCGATGTCGCCAAGATGTCGGATCACTGCGAAGTGTGCGCGACCTGCTGGGAAAATCTCTGGCCGATCGTTCAGCAGTACCAGAACAACAAGAATTCGCCCGAGTACAAAGCCTACAAGGAAGCCCACAAGCAACTCTGCCCGCAGCAGAAGTACGTCTTCAACTTCCTGCCGGCTGGCTCAGCGACTCCTGTGCTGCTCGAAGCTGCCAAGACCCTCGGCGAGTCGATCGTCAATCTCCACTACGACGACAAGCATCCCGACCTGCTCTGGCCGTATCCGGTCGGTCACTTCGCCTGCGCCTGGGTGCAGTTGAAGCGTGAAGAGAAGCCCGACACCACGAACTACTCGGCAGCACCGGTCTATCACAACCTGCCGCACGTTCGTGATGCCGCCAGCGGTGCGTTCAACGAACGCCTCTACCTGGAAATCATCGGCAAAATGAAGGATCTGCGTGAGGTCAGCAAGCTCTACGTGCCGGAACAGGCCGACATCACCAAGGCTCTGCTCAAGCGCGACAAGATCCTGACGAGTGTCGGTCTTGGCATCGCTACCGATCGCTCAGTGGCGGATGCGGTGAATGGTGCCACTGCCGGTGTGAACGGTCAGATCGCCAGCCCGCCGCCGATCATGGCCACTGGTATGCCGGCTGCGTTCCCGGTTCCCGGTGCGACGCCGGTGCCGGCTGCAATCCCGCAGCCGACTGCCACGTTGCCTCCGGCGATCCAGAGCACCCCTGCTCTGCCGCCCGCCACGCCGACCATGCAGCAGCCCCCGGTTGCTCAGGCCAACGTGCCGGCCATGCCGCCCAGTCTCCCGGCGACTCCGCCTCCCGCCGCCACTCCTGCTCCGGTGAAGTCACCGGGTCAGACCCCGGCTTCGGGTGAAGCATTCAACATGCTTCAGAATCTGCTGGGCGAACCGCCCAAGTGAACTGAAGAGAATCGAGAGGGCGGCTCGTGTGAGTCGCCCTCGCCTCTTCGTCAACTCACAGCACAGAAAAAACCATGTCCAAAGACAAAAAACCCGACGGCAAGCACAAGGCGTCGAAGGTCGATCGTGAAGGCGACGGCCCAGACATCTCGAACTTCGACAATTTCATGGACACCATCACCAAGGGTGTGGATCGCATCACCAATGTCGATCCCAACACCGCAGTGCGCTGGTTGTCCTGCTACAACGTTGCCACCAACCTCGCTCTGTCTGGCCATCCCGAACGTGGGCTGCCGGTCGGACGCATCATCAACTTCGAGGGTGAAAGCGACACTGGTAAGACCCTGCTCGCCTTGACCTGCATGCGTGAAACGCAGAAGCAGTACGGCAGCCTCTTCCGTGGTCTTGTCATCGACAGCGAACGCGGCCAGAGTCTTCAGCGCAATGCCGACCTCGGCATCATGGTGAAGAAGAAGCCCAAGAACGCCAAGAAGCCGAACGTCGAAGACGGCGAAGACGACACTGGAGATCCCCGTGCCGGCACTTTCAAGGTCATCCAGACCACTGACGTGACCACCGTCGCCGACAACATCCTGCCGCCGTTCCTGGCTGCTGCTCGGGCACACCCCGAGATGATGTTCATCCTGCTCATCGACTCCGTGTCGATGCTGGTGACCGAGCATGAACGCAGCACTGACTTCGGTACTCGTGACATGGCTCGTGCCCAGGAACTCCGCAAGCTGATGCGCCTGCTGAACGATGGCTACTCGGACAACCTCACGGTATTCCTGGTCCATCACCAGACCGACCGCATCGCCACGGCTGGCAAGCAACTGACCGCTCAGCAGGGCACCCACGACAAGACCATCGGCGGTGGCAAGGCGATGAAGTTCGTCCCCTCCGTGCGCCTGGAAATCAGCTACGGTGGCAAGGAACGTCGCGGCTCCGGCGACAACGAGCGCATCATCGGTGCGAAGTGCAAGATCCAGGTCATCAAGACGCGCCTGTACCGCCCGCTCTTGATCGCCCAGACCTACATCGATCACAACACCGGCTTCACCCAGTTGGGCGGCTTGGCCGACCAGTTGGAACAGCAGGGTGTGATCACTTCGCCCAGTCAGGGCTTCAAGCAGTGCAAGGCACTCTTCGGCGACAAGAAGTGGCGTGAGGCCGACCTGGAGCAGGAACTGGAGAAGCCAGAGAACGCTCGTAAGGTCGTCGACATGATCGTCGAGAAGATGCAGATGGCATCCTTCGGCGAGGGTGATGAAGCCGAACAGGCCAAGACGGAAGCGGATCCTCTGGATCTCGACTCCCTCGAAGCTCTGGCCACCAAGTCGGCTGACACCAAGAAATGATGTGACCTGCCCCGGGAGGGATGCTCTCCCGGGGCACTACATGAGAGAGCCATGGCGCAAGATCTGTTCGTGACCTTCATCGATGACGACAACGTCGTCCATATGCTTTTGGCCAGGGAATGCCACTTCACGTCGATGCGTGGTCAGATGTCGATCGAGATCAAGGGTCGTGTGTACCATCTCGCCAAGAACACCAATTACACCATCGGTGATCTGGCTGGTTGTCTTCCGCAATTCAACCAAGCCATCGCCTTGACCAACCTGAACCGTCCACCCGAGATCTGAATGACCAAAGAACAACAATCTGTCGATGTCGAGTGCAAGCATGAGGTGGTCAACTACTCCATCCCGGCGATCTGTGCCAAGTGTGGTGCGCAGGTCGACGAGGGTATCGTAGCGGTGAAACTCTCAGACCTACCTGCCGACAAACAAGCCACGATTGCAGAACTCGCCCATGGTCTGCCTGACGTGGAGATCGGAGATGTCGAGTCGACTCCGGCTGCCATCAACATGCGTCGGCCACTCAAGATCCGTGCCGGTATCGAAAGAAAGCCCGCCAAGGCCGATTCCAAACCCTCAGAAGGCAAGAAGCCAGCCAAGGGAGCCATCACCAAGATCGAGGCTCTAAACGCCAAGGAACGCATCTTCGTGGTCAACGGGGTGAAGTTCTATGCCGCCGTGACCGACTCCGGCTTCCGGGTGCTCGCTGCCTGCCATGAGTCGAAGAAGACCCTGGAGTCGGCTGCTCGGGTGCTGGAGATCAAAGGCTGGATCCCGAAGGTCAAACGCTCGAAGGACGACAAGAGTCTGTTCTCGCTGGAAGCCAAAGAGAAGCGCCCGTCCGGCCCCTGGCCTGATGAGGACCCAGTCGAAGAGAAGAAAGCCTAGCCGTCTACGGTCACCTCGGTGATCCGCTTGGTCGGGTCCTCGGCGAAGTGCCAGACTGGCTGCTTGCCCGGGATCTCTTCTTTACAACTCAAACACCGGATGACGAGGGTGTAGCGCAACGGGGATCGTTTGGTCGAAACGATGTGGCAATCGTGGGTATAGATTGCGAGCCCTTGGCGTGGTCGGATGAAGGCGACGCTATGCCCCAGCCGACCAGGGGATGGGAATCGATGTAGGAACACCTTGCGGAAGCTCCTCTGTGAGACGATCTCGACAATGAGGACTCCATGACCGGAGGTATCATCGTACTGGGTGATCTCCCAGGACAGACTGTCACACCGGTGAAATTTCCACTTACCGCCACTCATGCCTAGAACCTAGCATGGTTGGTGTGGAATACAATAGCGATCAAAATGTCGCTTGATTTTGAAGTCTGATTTGGTACACTGCGGGCATGTTCAAACTCCCCATCCTGGCAGTCCTCCTCATCGCCACCTTCGCCTGCGGTCTCTACGTGGGCCACAAGCTCGGCTTCGCCCACGCGCAGAAGATCCAGACCAAGTGAGTAAGCCGGTTCAGGTCTATGATGGCAATGGGTTATTCGATAACGAATACTTCATAGCCAAAGAGTCGACCAAGATCGTCCTCGAACTGAAGGGATTGTTGATCGCACTTGAACGATATGCCAAGATGGGTGTTCGCAGAAAAGACGTTCACGGACACGATCTCGAACCACTGGATCCGGAAGAAATCTCACAAATTATAGAAAGCGCCAAAGCGGTTTATGATTGGCTGAATGATTTTGAACCTTACGAACTAGCGGCACCCGTCATTTATAGACTCGGCTTCCTTGCTGGGGAGTGTGTGAAGAAAGGATTCAATCCGTTTGCAGCCCAACTCCATCAGCTTGTCGGCGGAATGAGTAAGATCCATGAATCACGCCGTCATTGATGTCGTTCAAGTCTACGAGGGTGACGGTGTCAAACCGCCACGACGGAAAATCGTACGTCCTCCGAAGCCGTTCGAGAACGAAGGGAAGTTTCGGATCACCATCAATGATATCACGTTCATCATCAACTATAAGGTCCAAGAGTTCAAACAACATGGTGTGGTGACGAGTCAAAACGTTGCTGTGACCGGTTGCGGTTTTGGCGGAGTCTTCACCTCCAGTGATCTCAAATTACAGGAACCGGTGAAGATCAGACAGGTCATGGTCGGCAAACAAAAAGTGCAGACCTACCTGTGGGATCTCGATGTTCTCATGATCACACGTATGACGCTTGAACGCTTCGGCGATCACCTCGCCAAGCATGCAGCCCACAAGAAAAAATACTACAAGAAGAGGACATGGTGATGGAGATCCAGTGCTATGATGGTGATGGAGTTGAGCCATTATACGTTCGTCAGAAACGCGAAGCCGAGGAGGCTCGCTATCGCAGGCGTGTTGAGCAGGTTGGTCTGCGTCTGGCAAATCGTGAGCGCCGTGAACGCCATCGTTCAGAGCGTCAGAAGGCCAAGCCCATCGTTCGTTGTGAACGATTCGAGATGCGACGTGTCGGCAACAAGACCCATTTCCACATCAAGTCGACTGATCACCCAACCAAGCTGATCTTCTTCGCCGGTGACCATTTCAGGGAGATGACCTTTCGTTACCCTTCCTACGATGATGTCAGAGACCCCATGCGGATGCCGGTGGTCCTCAGGGCTGTCAACGTGAAGGTCCTCCAGATGCATGCCGTCGAACCCATGGGTTCTGACGATGACACTCCGTTGTTCTATGAGACTTCGATCACCATCGAATCAGACACCCTCATCAACGAGTCGGCCAAGGTTTACAAAGCCTTCCGAGACTCTATCTGTCTCCCCATTCCAACCCTGAAGGGCACTCATGGCTCAATACAGCCTGGGCAAGTGGCGTCATCCGAAGACCGAGCAGATTCGGATCTACCTCAACGGCCTCGACAGCACCGAGCAAAAGGTGTGGTTCGAGAGGGGGGAGCGAAAAAACGACCAGCTTCCGCCCGAGTTCGGCATCAAGCTGTGTTGTGAAAACACGGTAACGCTGACCAAGCAGGAGGTTGTGGAGGAGATCGCCGAGGCGTTCTCCGAGATGGACCTCTTCCTCGACAAGACCACCTGGAGCCGCCTGGGAAGGGCTGCTAGCTGGTAACTAAGTCATGCCGGTCACGCTCCCATCCCCGATCCTCTACAGCGCCCTGACCATGCTTCAGGACACGGATGAGAACGTCATCCTCCAGCGCCTGTACGACCGTGATGAAGCCCTACTGGCCGCCTTCAACGCCCTCAACGACATCCGTGAAGACCTGATTGCCCAGTTCTCCCGCTTCGACGATATCGAAGCCCGTATCCGCTCGATCGGCAACATCATCAACGCCATCATCGCAGCGTTCTATCAGGACATCGACGGTAACGGCATCGTTCCGGACAACTACGCCTTCTTCAACCAGTTGATCGCCGACCTGAAGTTGAACATCAATGCGATCAACGCCGTCAGTGGTGGCATCATCAACTTCCTTGGTGTTCAGACCGCTGTGACGCCGGTTGCTGAGCATCTGGCCCGTCTCCAGGGGCTCGACAATCTGATCAAGGAAAAGTTGAACTACATCTACAGCAAGTGGGACATCGATCCGAACGACGATCTACTCTCGCTGTGACGCAGGACGAGATCTACAAGATCTTCGCCAAATTCGTGGTGGGTAATCCAACCGCAAAAGCCGACGCTGTTGTAAAACACGTGCTATCGGCTTCTGGTGGATTCGGTGATCCGGTAACCATCAGCATCTGGTACAGTCAGTGGAGAATCATCTGGACCGAGTTGGCTCTCTAGTTGACAGCGACATTTTGGTCTTATATTTCCAATCATGAAGCTCGCCGTTGTTGGAAGCCGTGAATTCTCGAAAATAGATGAGGTTCCCCGCCTTCTTTCAATGCTTCACGCACAGCGTCCTCTCACCAAAATCATCACTGGTGGCGCTGATGGCCCAGACAAGCAGGCTGAGGAGTGGGCCAAGACCAACGGTGTCGAGTGTGTTGTTCATGCAGCCGATTGGAGTCTTGGTGAGGGTGCTGGCATCAAGCGCAATGGCACCATCATCGACGAGTCTGAAGCTCTGATGGCCTTCTGGGATGGAGAGTCCGCTGGCACCCTAGATTCAATCTGTCGCGCCTCCAAGAAGAAGCTCCCAATGCAGGTGATTCTCGCATGAACTCTGTTCAGGTAAACGATGGTGGACTCAAGTTCAGCGAGAAGAACGCAATTCTCAGTCACTGCGGAACCTATCGCTACGTGTTGACTCGTCGTGTCCCCCAGGTGATTCGCTGGGTGAAGCCGGCGCTGTTTATCATGCTGAATCCCAGCATCGCTGATGCTGAAGTTGATGATCCGACCATCCGTCGTTGCTGGGGTTTCTCCAATAGCTGGGGTTGCACCTCGCTGACCGTAGTCAACCGCTTTGCTCTGCGCTCCACGGATCCAGCAGGTCTGTATCATCACGCTGATCCCTATGGACCAGAGAATGATCGTCACCTTGAAGAACAGATCGCTGCTCATCGTCTTGGTGTGATTGTCTGCGCCTGGGGTGCTGAGCCGATCGCCACCGCATCACCCTGGTTCGAGCCTTTCATCCAGAAACTCAAGGAAGCCAACGCTCAGTGCCTCGGCATGACCAAGAATGGCAGCCCCAAACATCCGCTCTACCTCAAGAAGACCCAAGATCTCATACCTTGGAAGGGAACGGCAGAATGACCGACATCTGTAAAATTTGTGGCGATGACCACCTGCCCGAACAGGCTGATCAGATCCACAAGGAGTTGATCGCTACTCTGCGTGCCAAGACCAAGGTGATGATCACCGATGATCACGTTACCGCCATCCATTCATCGGTGATCGGTTTCTACCACACCATCACCCCTGCTCAGGTGGTGTTGAAGTGTGATCCGAAGAAGCCTGAGTGGAATGCGCTCAGACAGATGCATGAACGTATCCGCGAAGGGTTGAAGGCGCTTTTCACATGATCGGCGGATTGGTGACCAGTGTTTCGATCAACCTCAAAGCCGTGTTGGTAACCGTCACCGACAAGGGTGAGAGCATCGTCCGTGGTCTGCCACTGAACGACAAGACTCGCTGTATTGGCATCGGTGACGCCATCTGGTGGCAAGGAAAGAGATACTTCTGGACCCCTCAGGGGTCGTCACGCACGAAGCAGGGCAAGGACTTCGATATCATCATCGAGTGGGATGAGGTGCCGGTATGACCGTTGAAGTCCTTCCTCTCATCCTTCCTCCCAAATGGCCACACGGCTGGCCTGAATGTGAAGAACACAAGATCGTCAAGGCGGCGATCAAGTTCGGTGACAAGGTCTACGTTGGATGGCGGCATATCCACATCCTGGATCACCTCCGTCACGAAGGTCATGATCGTCTGAGCTTCGGTTCTCAAGAAGACCAGGGCTTCATCAACAATCTCGGATGGTTCTTCGATCGTTATATGTCGGCCAAGATCGCCTCGGGAGCACGGCAATGCACCTGGAGTCAGATCAGGGCAAAAACGTTACTGAGTGAAGATCTCTGGGATGAAGAGGGCACTCCTCACCCGCCGAAGCCGGCATTCGACTCGAAAGACCTCGGTGAAAGGGGATATTACCGGTGATCTGCAAGCAGAAGACGATTCGTTGGAAGTTCATCATGCACCTCAGCTTTGACAAAGCTCATGAGATGCACTGCAAATCGAAGTACCGTGGTCGTGAGATCGGTTGGGTGCAAGTCACCCCTCGTAAGAGAAGTGGTGAATTCGGCAAACCGAAGAGCTACTTCATGGATCTCACCAAAGATCCAAAGACCAGGACCGAACACACAACCAAGACCTCGCTGCTGACCGACATCGACAATGAACTCTCGATTGTAAAATCCATCAAGGGTAAAAAGAAATGATTCATTACATCGGCTTCCATGGCCCAAAGCGTGTGGGTAAGGACTACGTTGCTTCACACCTCGCTGAGGTGTTGAGAGAACACAAACTTCATACCACCATCGACCGCATCGCTCGTCCTCTCTACGAATGGGCTCAGGCGATCACCGGTCTTCCCGATGAATACCTGATGGGGCACGAGAAAGACACCCCTCTCAAGAACTCAGTCAACATCCCGCCAGAACTGGTTGGCCATTCACCTCGGAAGATCCTGCTCGATCACGGCATCTGGGTGCGCAAGACCTACGGTGAACAGTTCCTTTTCAACTGTCTGAAGGCTCGGGCAGAATCGTTGAGTGAAGATCATGACCTGTGGGTGATGATCGCCGACGTGAGGACCGACGCTGAAGCCTCTCTTTGTGATGTCGTCTTCGAGATCTTACGTGAGGGCTACGTCTACGAGGGTGGTGTCACCGAGAGCAAGCTCACCGTTCCGGTCATCGACATCCATATGAAGACGAACGTCTTCCACCCGGTCCATCAGTTTCAGGAAATCTTCAAACAACACCTCGAACCGTTGATCAAGAACTGATCTGCGAAGGAATCATAATGCAAAACACCATCATCTGCCCCGTTACCGGCGACACCATGGTCGATGCTCTGGCATCGATTGATCCCGACCTCATCAACCAGAAGTGCCTGGACCACGGTTTCGTGAAGACCCTGGACTGCATGCCTCGTCTGATCCCGATCGAAGCGAAGGGTTGCGACTTCGCCTTGGCTGACGCTGCCCGTATCAGCTACCAGAAGGGCACCCGCAAGGCCAACAGCGACACGGCTCTGATCGACCACCTGATCCGCAACGAACACACCAGCCCCATCGAGATGGGTGAGTTGAAGTTCCACATCCGCCTGCCGATCTTCGTCATGCGCCAGCACGTTCGTCACCGCACTGCCTCCCTCAACGAGGAGTCAGCCCGCTACAGCGAACTGGCCGGCGATTTCTACATTCCTGAGCCTCAGAACTGGGCCATGAACACCGCTGCCAATAAGCAGGCTACGGTGAAATACGACATGCCCCAGGCAGTGGCCGACAAGCTCCACCAGTGGATCAAGGACCACAACGAGGATTCCTACCGTCTCTACCAGCAACTGCTTGACGGGTCGGAGTCGGCTGACGCTGACATCGTCGTCCCTGGTATCGCCCGTGAACAGGCTCGCATGGTCCTCGGGGTGAACATCTACACCCAGTGCGTCTGGAAGTGCGACCTCAAGAACCTGCTGCACTACCTGCGCCTGCGCACCGACAAGCATGCTCAGTCGGAGATCCGTGTCTTCGCTGATGCCATCGCTCGGGTCGTAGCGGCCCTGTTCCCGGCCTCCTGGAACTCCTTCAAAGACAATTTCATCGAAGGGGTCCGCTTCTCCAGTGTGGAACTGGGGGTCGTTCGTTGGATCGACAGCATCCCTCGTGTCACGACTCCAGACACCTTCCAGGATATGCTCAAGGGTCTCGGTTGGAGCAAGACTCGTTGGATGGAGTTCAAGAAGAAGCTCGTCCGCTCCGGTCTGGGGAATGTCAGTGCAGAACAACTCGACCACCTGGAAGCTCTGGCTTTCCCGCCCGCGCCTGCCAAGGTCTGAATCATGACTGACGATTCCCTTACCCAACAACACCTCGGTCACGTGATCACCGCTGACAAACGTCAGTATCGTGTCACGACAGAGACCGGGGATATCCTTCACGAAGTCAATGATCGGTGTTCCTCTGCGCCGTTGACGAATGTCCAGAGAGGAGTCATGTGGTTGGAAAACCACCTTGGCATTGCCAAAGACGATGACGACGAGGTTGGTGGTCTGGCAGTTGACATCGACCAGAGTGTCGCTATTGTTCAGGGATGAACGAAGAGAAAAAGCGCCTTGATGAAGAGTTCCGTCTTTCGACTCGTTTCAAAGACCATGTCGCCACCTACTGGTGTGAAGAAAAGAGTCTTGGTCGACGAGTCGAAAGACTGACCTTCAGAAACATCTCTGGTTCAGGCAACGATTACATCGAATACCTGTCGATCGGTTCCGCTCTGATCGTGCGTGGTGATCTTTACGAAGCGATCTACGCTGTCAGTGGAGAAAAATCGTTGTCTTGGTGGGAAGGTACCGATCCCGATTACCTTTCCGGCAAGATGCGTGACCTCAATGGTGGTCGTGCCCTATCATCGGAGACCTGGGATTCTGATCAGGCCGATCGAGAACTTGAGAAGTTCAAGCAGGATCTGATCAAAAATCTCCGCGAGGAGACCACAAGTCAGTACGAGAGTTACAAAACCGATAGTGAGGAGAACGAGAACGTCTCTTACGAAAATTGGCTCGAAGAACACCTCGATGGTCTCAACGAGTTTGATGACAAGCAGCGTAAGAGCTATTCTCACACCTACGCCTTCCGGATGAAGTTCTGGAACGAGTATGAGCCAGAACGTCACACCAGTGATGAACATGAGTGGATCACCTTCCTACACGAGCATGGCGAAGAACTCTTCGGTGACTGTCACTACGAGACTGGATGCTATGACTTCGGCAAACGCCGGCATCCGATGATCGACGTTCACAAGCATGCGCTCGATCTGGCATTGAAGCAGCTTCGTGAGAAGGGCGTCGTCCTCTACGCCGTCAAGGAATGACCTACGTCCACCTGAACATCCCAAGGTACGATCGGGTGTGGCTGCAACGCCATCCCTGTCCGTACTGCAAGAAGGAACGCTTCTTTCTCGGCTGTTCCCAGGAATGGTACGGCTTCACCAAGACCTGTCTCCGGTGTGGGGACTCATTTACAGACGAAGGTTGGAACGCTCGACCGTTTGAACGGGCGTGGCGGAAGAAGGCAGTCGAATCAGCAAGGAGAATCTGGCATGCGTGGCGGAAGAATGAATCCAAAAACCAGGGACCAGATCGCCGAGATCCGACCCAAGCTATTTCTTCTTCTCCAGGAGAAGGGGGCCATGTCGACGCTCGACATCTGTGAACTTCTGAAGATCGACCCCAATGTCCTGGGCACTGTGTTGCGCCACAGTCAGATGACCTTCGATGTGAAGGATATCCAAGCAAACAACCTGAAGCGTCGGATGATCTCACTGAAGTCAGCCAATGCCTGCTCGGTGGTCTGATTCTTGACTTCATCCAGGTTGTCGCTATTCTCGTCCGCGTGATCACCATCGATACACCAGTCGTGATCGTCGGCGACAAGCTCGGCGAGATGTGTCTTCTCGATCTCCCCAAGATGATCGGACAGAAGGCGGTTGTCGAATCTGCACAGGGCGAAGGTTTCTGGTGGGTCAGGCTGGAAGACAACAATCGGATTCTGCTTCATCAGGACGAACTGAAGGAATTCAATGCACCCTGAACCCAATCTCGGCTCCAGCCAAGTCAAGATCCTCAAGGATCTGAAGAAGTTGGAATCAGGGTATGGTGAAGTGCCTGGAGATCATCTGGCCAGAGCCCTCGACAAGCTCTACAACAAGGGCTACGTCAAGTTCCAGACCGTGAACGGAAAAAAGGTCTGGGCCATCACCAAGCAGGGCGTTGAAGCTCTCGATCGTAAAGGACTCTCATGAAGCTCGGCGGCGAAGCGATCGAAGCACAGTTCACCAGCGGTGAATGGCGTGCCTACAAGGGAGACGAGTTGTTGACGATCGACAAGATCGCTCCGCTCATCGGACCCAACAGCATCGACGTGACACTGCACAAGCAGTTTCTCATCGCTCGCCTTGGAGAAGGTCATACCGTGGTCGACCCACGTGATCAGGCGTCGTTGGAGTGGGATCCATTCACTCTGGAAGATGATGATTCGCTCATCATCCAACCCGGTGCCTTCATGCTCGGCTCGGTCAACGAACGCTTCGTCTGCGAAGCTCCGGTCCTGACAGAAGAGTACGGTCCTATCAAGAAACACCTCTTCGCCCCGATGTACGAGGGTCGCTCCTCCTGTGGTCGCCTGGGCATCGCCAGCCACATCACAGCCGGCTTCGGCGACTATGGCTTTGGCGGTGCTTTCACGCTGGAGATCTTCAACCATTTCCCCTTCCCGGTGATGCTCTACGCCGGCATGCGAATCGGTCAGGTAGCCTTCGATGAGGTCTTCAAGCCGAAGCGGTACGTAGGTGCATACTCCGGCTCGAATCACCACAACGGACCAGTGATGCCCAAACTCGGTCCAGATCGGTTCTGATATGAAACACCCTGCTAATGCCAAGTTCGGTGAACCAGACCTGCATGGAGTGGCTGGGGAAGCCTGGATGGTCGATGCGAAATCGGCTGTAAAAAAGCCTGACCAACAAGCCGTCCTTGCCTTCTGGCAAGCTACCATTCCAGGTGCTCATCCGTTCTGGCACAGCTATGCTATCAGCGTCATTCACCTGCGTCCGATCGCGGGCGTCAAGGATGCCCACAAGCATTATCCAGAAGCTGTTTACGAAATCTGCGTGCTTGCGCTCGATCCTGACAAGCCGTTGAGCGATCCGAAAGACGGCGGCAACTTCGAGATGAAGCCACTCGTGCCGCTCAACCTCCAGTTTCAGTTCCATGGGATCACTGATGAGCAGGCAGGAGATCTCGCACGGGCATTGGTTGGTGAGTATGTGTCAGGGAGAATCAGCCCAGACACCGACTTCCGATCCTACAACATCCGTTTCGTTCGGGAGTACGTCGAGCGATTCCTCGGGTCTTGTGAAAAATGACCAAGTACAAAACGAAACCACAGTTCGTCGAAGCCGAACAATGGTTCCCTGGGAAGAAGATTGTTGGTGTCACTGAAGAGGACATCCCAATCGGCGGTCGTTATTTCCATGCCTGGACCGACACCCTCATGAGTCTCCAGGTTGGTGTTGAAGCTGGCGATTGGATCGTAACGAGGATAGACAAACCTTATCGAGAGGTCATCAAAGATCGCATCTTCCGCGCCACTTTCGTAACGCTCAATGATGAGCCGATCCCAGACGACATCACTCGCGTCGAGACCGAAGTCATTCGGAGGAAGCGTGACGAGTGATCTCAGGCCGAAGCAGCAGGCTCCGGGCACTTGAGACCACCGAACGGGAAGATCATGTCTTGGAAGTCAAATCGCTTCGTCTCCACCACACCCATCAACGGGATCTTGTAGACCACCGCATAACGATCGTTCGTCACGATGTCATCGTAGGTCAAATCAACGACCAGCTTCGCACGATCGACGAAGCGATCATAGGGGCCATACTCACGAAGCCGGTTGCTGGTGTAGCGCCAATACCGCAGGAACGACAGACAGCCACCGTTCGGCGTAGGACGGCAAAGGACCTTCGCTTCGGGCGTCGGAGCCTCTGGGGCTGGGAAGATCGGAAACAGGGCCATGTGTATAGATAGTTTCAGAGCATCCAAGGATACCCATGATTGAGAAAATCGGTCGTTCTGGCGTCGAACTCCACCAAGTCCGCAAGCACGTGGATGCCGATGGAAACGACATCGGACCACGTCGGAAGCCCAACAACGCCTATCTGGACGGCAAGGTGAAGACCCGTGGCGGACGGGCTCCCCAGGGCTGCACCCGCATGGTCAGCCACGGCTTCGGACCCAGCAAGCTCAACGTCAACAACGACGTGCCCAAATTGTCGAAGCAGCAGAGGACTCTGCTGCTGGCGATCGATGCAGGAGCCACCACGCTGACGACCGCTGCCTTGAAGGTGGCCGACTCCCTGGTCAAGCTGGACCTTGTGATCTGGAGCGATTCCAAGAACAACTTCGTCTGTATGGTCGAAGGTCGTCGCGTCGCTGAACTCCTGAGGGAAAACAAAAAGTGAGTGCGAGCCACGCCAAACGCAAAGTCTCACGCTTAGACTTCGAGAAGATGTTCCCAGAATACGACACTGATTTCTGGGAAGGCATTCTGTTGTTCGACGACATGAACGAGGCTTTCGTTGGAATTGCCCAGCAGTTCACCAACGAAACGGTTGCGGTCTACGACTACGATCTCTGCCTCAAGTGCCTCATGAAGAGTGGCATGTCTGAGGAAGATGCCCTCGAATGGTTTGTGACAAACACCCAGGGTTCGTGGATCGGTGAGCGTACGCCGATGATCCTCTACCAACGTGGCGACAAGAAGAAAAAATGAAAACCACTGAACTCATCCTGTGCAAGACAGTCACCACTGAGTCCTTCCCTGATCGTGGGTGGATCGGCCTCGTCATTCCCGGCGAGAACGGCAAAGAGTTGGCCGGTCTCTACACCCGCTCGGAACTGTACCGGGAGGTGAAGAAGATCATGGACAAGTACGGCGAGGACAAGGTCCGCATGACCGTCTCGAAGTTCAAGGTCCCTGAGGGCTACCAACTGATGTTCGCTCCGAGCCGTGATGCCTATGATGGCACGCACGCTCGCAAGCTCATCGAGAAGCACCTGTATGGGTGAATCGTGACGCATCACGATCATCGAAAGAACCTCAGAGATCTTTCTCGTGATGACCCAATGCTGACCCTGATCGAGCAGCCGTCGGCTATACAGGCCGACGGCTCTGTGCAGATAGGGGATGGGCTAGTTCAATCCCAACCTGCTGACCTTACATACAATACCGACAAATTCGGCAACGCCATAAAGGCTGCTGTGTTCGTCGCTGAGGTGGAGAACACACAACCAGCATTGCCAGCCGAACCAGGACCAGTCCGGCTCGCAGTAAATCGCACTCATCTGAAAGGTCTCCTGTGCCTGCCCGAGTCATCCCTATCACCAGACGAATCTGGAATCGAAAAAAGCTCATAGAACGAATGACTCTGACCAAGCGCGACGACAAGGACGGCATCGTCATCGATGTCAGTCCCGGGGCAGTGAACTCCATACTCATTGTTGAGACCATGGTGCTGCTGGAGCAATGCCAGAAGGACAAGGTCTCAGTCGAGATCCACACCCACGACGATACCACCTATCGTTCGTTCAAATACGTGGGTATGGAGAAACTGGCCGTCCTGAAGCGGATGCCGAACTAACTAGGTGCATGCCGCTGAGCAAAGCTCAGATCCAGATTCTGACCAACCCTGCTGTGCGTAAGCGGTTACCCGCCAGGGCGTCAGACTTCAAGTACGCCGACACCCTGCTCAGGGATGTGGGAGAGGGATGTCCTCGACTTCCAGCAGTCTGGACCAGGGTCTTCTCCAATCTCAGCCCAGCGGATGCTGCGTGGCTGAACCAGACCTTTCCCGGCCATCAATTCGCAGGTGTCGACCCCAAGGCACCACCACAGCCTTTGCCGCCGTTGGTGAAGCCGTCGAATATCGTTCACCGTGCGATTGAAGTCCTCCAGTCGTACAAGAAAGCCACATGAGCCTCGATCGACCACTGTTCTCGACTAGCTCGGTGTATTCGTTGATCGAACTCAACGAAGTCATCACCCGCTACGCTCAAAACGATGAGCAGATGAAGGCTGTCGCCGAATCGCTCGAACAGATTCTCACCACCGTCTCGGCTGGTCAGATCCTGTCGCCGGCTGATCTCCAGGCTGCGGTCGATGCGATCTATGATGCCGGCAGTCCGCTGGCCCGTGCCTACATCGTCTCGCCCCCTTCTCGCTCACTGCAAGAGATTGCAAACCTGATGACGATCTCGCCACTGAGCGATCTCATCGAGGGAACCAAGCTCAACCCCACTGCCTGGATGCCCATCCTGCGCGTGTTCAGCATGCTCAAGGGCATGATCTACCTCGTCGAGAATGGCCCGAGCTACGACGCCGATCCGGTCTTCGTGAAAGATGGCTCGTTCTTCTTCACGTCGATCACTGATGGCAACAGCCCTGAGGGTCATCTCCTCTGTAGCGAAAATGGCACCGTGCTCGAAGTCGGTGGACCGATCTACCGTGTCCTGCCTGATGGCACTGATGCGATCACTCTGATCGAGTTTATGCTTCGCCGATTGGAGCAGCAACGCCTGCGCCAGATCTATCGTTTGGGCTGCTTCGAGGCATCGGTCGATGCCAAGTACGACTCTGGCAGCAGCTACGATTTCATCGACAAGGTCTTCACCACCGGTGCGGGTCCTGAATTCAATCAGCGTTTCCCCTGTGGCTACACCGCAGCCGGTGAACTGCTGTTCCTGCGTTCGCAGGCTGGCAAGTACCGTGGTGCCGATCTCAACCTCTTCCGCCCTGGCTACAGTGCCCAGTCTGGCGTCGAAGATCGAGTCATCATCGGTGAGTCGACGGTGCAGACCCCGATGGGTCTCTTCCATATTCCGCAGTGCGTTGTGCGCTGGGATCACCTGCTGACCGATGAAGATCGTCAGCCGAATGCTGATGGCGATCCAGTCGTCTTCGTTGGCCTGCGCTTCAAGGTCAGCATGCTGAAGCGTACCTCCTACGCCAATGGCGTAGCAGAGCCTGATGCCATCGTTGACGTTGGCACTGGTGATGGCGTCGTACTGATGAAGAGAAATGCCTTCGGCAGCGAGATCCCGAACTACCCAACGACGTTGACTGGTACCCAAGCTGAGAAGTTCCCAGCCGTCGCGGCTGAGGGTGTTGAACATGGTCGTGTGATCGGCTTCATCCAAAAGGATGGCCTGAACACCTTCGCTCAGTTCTTCCAGGTCTCACTCGACGTGGCGATCGTCAAACAGCACGGTCGTGCCTTCTTCGAGCAGGGTGTCGGCTACGCAGCCGGTCAGGTCGATGAGATCGGCAAGCTGGGTGAACTCGGTACCGACATCGACGTGGCCCCATGGCGTGCCTTCGGTACCGGTCCACGGCATGTGCTCGAAGTGGTGCAGACCGATGCCACGCTCGCCGGTGAAGGCTTCGTGCTTGATGTCGACCAGGGTGTCTTGAAGCGCGAGGAGAAGACCTCCGACACTGCTGAATGGGAAGTCATCCTGCCCATCGGCCTGTCGCTGATGAAGAATCAGAAGCCCTTCAGCTTGGGTAACCTCAACGGCTGTTCGACCCGCTTCACGGATGCCTGGGCAATCCGTCAGGTGACCAGCGTTCAGAAGTCCCTCAACACGGTCATCTTCGACGATGGCAATGGTGAGCCCGAAGCCTTCCCCCAGGACTTCATCGGTGCTGAGGTGACCTTCTGGCATGCCGACCGCACCAGCAGCGTGACCACCATCGTGGAGCGTGTTGGCGACCGTCTGGCTCGGATCCCGACCGATGTGCTGGCCAAGGTCACCGCAGGTGATGTGGTCACCATCGACCGCCGTAAGCCGTCGAGCAGCTTCGATGGTGCCTACGAGCGTGAGGCCGGCATCACCAACTTCGTCGACCTGCGTCTGCTGGTACGCCGGATGGTCGATACCGAGGTCGTCCCAAGCTCGGAAGGGCTCCTCTCCCCCAGCCCGTCACCAGCCCAGCCCTGGACCGCCCTGGTGCGTTCTAAGCCAGCTTCCCTGGTTCTGGCTGCCATGGCCCCATTCGCCGACAACGTGGCTGCAATCGGCAGCAAACTGCGTTGGCACTATGCCCAGCAGTTCATCGCCCTGGCCAGCCAGCGGCAGGACATGGTCGACATCACCGGCACCACAGCCGAGCTTCAGTCTTACCTGCTGCGGTGGGTTCAGAACTATGAGGCTAATAAGAACCACGAGTGGATCGTCGGCGAGGGCTCGATCATCCACTGGCCTGCCAAGAACCCGGTGACCAAGGTCAACCTGCGCCGATACAGCCCGCCCATCCTCCCTGGGGTGGACGACGGGATCACCATCGAAGAGGTCGCAGGCTGGGGTCCGGTGCCGGTGCTGACCAAGTACCTCCGCTCCGGTGACAACCAACGCTACCCGCTGCGCATCATCAAGCCGTTGGTCTTCGCCTCCGAGCGTTCCTTCTCGATCCCTGGCCACACCAAGCTCGCCGGCAGCTTCCGCTTCCAACCCGAGGACACCTGGATCGTTGACGAGGTGATAACCTTCGTCCTCTATCAGACCCAGAACCGCAATGGCCTGATCCAGGAGGTGATCCTTGGTTCGTTCGACCTGCGTTGGCAGGAGGCATCCAACTTCTCAAACGCCACGGGCGTGTTCCGTATCGATGACGAGGCGAGCTACGATCCGACGACTGGCTTCCTGAACATCAACTACAACCAGATCATCGACTTCACGGTTGAAGAGGCTGGTCGTCTGTCGGTCACTGCCGTCTATCATGACCTGACTGAGGTTCACCCGATCTACTCTTTCAACCTCGCCCAGTTCGGCCTGAACGTCAGCCATCTGGCCGATGCCAAGGTGTTCTCGATCGTGGACGGCAAGGTCGAAGAGAAGGCCGACGTGCTGCGCCTGGAAGGCATCTCGATTTCCAATGGTACGGTCTATATTCGCTTCAACCGTGATGACATCTTCAAAGCCATTGCTGTGCGTGGCATCTTCAAGACCAAGTGGGTGCTGCGCAACATCGCCTGGATCACCATCACCAACGTTTCGTACGACGAGAACAACATTCCGATCTCTGTGGAATACGATGCTCAGAACGTGCGTGATGCGATTACCATGTCGACACTGCTGGAAGCAGATAAACGCTGCCGTCAGGTCTACATCCCTTGTGCCACGAAGTATGGCTGGATCGATGTTGGCCAGACCAACATCCACACCGAGGCCATTCCTCAGAACGATAGTCCACGTTTCGGCTTCTTTGAACTCGACAACATCAAAGGCATCGACACGGCTCTGTTGATCGATGGTCCGGTCTACAATGCCTTCAAACCGGTCGACATCGACTATCGCTTCCTGGAGAAGTACGTCGACTCAACGGATCTCGAAGAGATCAAATCAGTGGCCATCGTTCGTCACATCGTCACCGGCGCACGTCGCGTGTTCGTTGGTGTCTATCGTGAGGCCAACGGCGGCGGTGGAGTCACTGCTCTCAACAACGAGATCACGCTCGGCACATTGACTGATCAGGACGTTCTGTTCATCAACGATTCGCTGCTGGATTCGTCCTGGGTGCTGGACTTCGCTGGTGTCATGACCACGGCACCTGATGGTGGCGTTGGTGACTTCGGTGACTCGAAGCTCATGCTGGCCGGTTACTGGTATGCCGGTCACTCGCTGGAGGACCGTGCTGGATCCTTCACACGCTTCCGCCCTGACACTGCTCAGTTCAACAGTCCGACCAAGAATGCCGACTTCTATCGTCTCGGCGATGTACCGATGTCCTTCCTCTACCGTGGCAACACTCTGCTGTGGTCTGATCACACGAGACCGGCGTGACCAGACCGTTTCCTTATATTGAATTGCAATGCAATTTCGCAGAGATTGTTATCTGTGCTGAGTCTTCATCGTCTTCTAATGCATCAAGTTCATCAAGTTCTTCTTCATCATCGAGTAATCCATAAAGTGTAATTTTCTTATGATAACATCTTGGCTAGCTGTTCATCCGACGGCATCTTGTTGACGTTGAGTGGTGTCACTCGTGGTCCAACTGAGATATGTTGGTCACCGATGCGAACCTTGCGACCGTTGCCGATGTAGGCGGTAGCTGAACCAGTGCTGTGATCGGTTGCCCAAGACAGCGTCCGCTTCACAGCCTTCTCTACAGCACGGCGAGCCGCAGCCATCTTGGGGTTGCGAACCACTGCTGGCTTGCGGGCAGACTGGAAATGTACGTCCTTCGAGAGTTTCCCGACAGGGTTCTGTTTCGAGATGGATTGCGCTGGTGCTGAATTCTGTTGTGAAGTCGGAAGATCATAGTTCCGACCGATGATCATCTCGTCGACCTTGTCCCAATCTGGGTGAGGCGACTGACCGGTGATGTTGTGAAATCTTACGAACTGTTCATCAGCGTCATCAGCGTCACTGCGCTTGGCGACATACTCAGTCTTCCACATCTCTTTCAGATGGCGATTGTAGTTGAGGATGTCGCATGCCTCGATCAGTCGCGGCAGGTCCTTGCTGATGTTGACATCGAAGTTGGCAAACGAACCTTCCATCATCACCACGTAACGCTTCTCAAACAGTTCGGCCATGCCGTTGATCATGTCATCCAACTGGTGATCGTAGAAGCCTTCGGCACAGGTGCCGATCATGATCGCCTTGGCAGCTTCGTAGACTGGGCTGTCCTGGAGCTTCTTCAATTCTGTTGGCTTGATGGCAGCCGACTCCTCGCCGGCCTTCATCGAGTCACGAACCTTCAAAGCCTCGGTCACACCACGTTGAAAGTGGGGAATGCCATGACGACGTTTCACTTGGGCATAGAATTCGTTAGCAGCCATCCAAACAGAGACGTGTCCCCATTCGGTCTTTGGCTCGGTCCAATGCCAGTGGATCGTACCGAACAACTCCTTCAGGCCACGGCTGACATGAGGTGCGGTGTTGACCACATGATCGAGATCAATCTCAGAAGCCTGTCCGTATGCCTTGAGACGACGATGAAGCTCGATCAGCACATCGCGCCACACAGCGGCACGTGGGTCGATTCCACGGATCGGCTTCCACTCGCTTCTTGGCTTCACATCATGCGCCAGCTTGGCAATGTGACTGACACCATCGTCGAGTGTCTGATCACGTCCAATGCTGTAATCGATCACACCGCCTTCGGTGTAAGCAGACACCCCGGTCGTTGCTCTGATATGTTGGCCTTCCTGGCGATGTTTTGGCTTGCCAGGAACTTCTCCCTTGTCTGTGAACTTGATGCTGGTCGACACTGCCCGTCCACGCTTGGTGATGGCCACGCGAGGCATGCTCAGGTTGACCTTGCCGGTGGTTGGAAGTGGATTGGTGAAGGCTTGAATGCCGCCGTGAACTGCACCCAAGCGAATGATCTGATCACGTGGATCGATGGCGTTGATGACACGACTGATGACCTTGCGTTCACTACGCTCTGGGTTCCAGACTGAAGGATTATATTCGCCCTTCTTCTGTTGAGCGGTTTGGAACACGTCGATGATGTCGAAAGCATCGGAACGCATGAAGAATGCTTGTTCTGGTTCACCGTGGTAGACCACGGCATCCTCGGGTCCCTTGGCAGTGTCGATCACGACACTGATTCCAGCCTTCAGGAAGCGAGCACGCTGATCATTGTGGTTGAGAACACGCTTGGCGAATAGCTTGTAACCGTTGACCGTGTTGGCCAAATCAAAGCCTGATTGAGAGGCAAAGAAGAACGCCTTCGGCACCGTCACGGGATGTGGCGACACTTTGGAAGCAGTCATCTCCCAGATGTCTTGCCAGAATTTTTCGACCGGTACGTCATCTCCCTGCGGAAGGACCTCCATCACATTGAGGATCTTCAACGCAGCGTCTTTGGTAAGAGTCTGAAGATCGAGTACCTTAGCGTTCGGTCGTAGTTTGATGACGCGCAGGTACCGAGAGTTGCCGGCGTAAGGAATACCGGCCTGCTCACTGATCACGAATTCGAGCGGGTAGGTGTAGATGGCAGCCGGGTCAGAGTGGTTGGGCTTGGTCCACAGTGTAGTGTCAGGATGAGGGGTACGGGCAGCTTTGAGTCCGAGCTTTTTACGGTTCGTTGTCCAGTACCGTTCCTCGTAACCCGGTTCTGGACTTCTACCATATTGCGAGCCTACCATTCGCTTGTCATCGGTCGACGAGGCGAAGTTGGTGAACTGCACGAACAGGTCTTTGCGATGTGCCTGCGGCGTGTACTTGGCGACGAACTCACGCCAGCCCTTGGTGGACACATCAGAGACCAGAACCTCAGTGACGAGTTGATTGTAGAGATCCATCAGAACTCGCCGAAGAGGTCATCGACTGACTCGGCCAGCGTCTCACGCTTGGCGACCGAACCAGCACTGCGGATGAGGTTGATGACCTTCTCGGCCCGGTCACCCACCTGCAAGCGCCACGCCGTGCGCTGGAGGCTGTTGGCTGCCCTGGGATAGTCGAAGCGTTCCAAGTGATCCCGGGCATCCAGGTTGGCGAAGCCGGTCGGCCCGAGGTTGTAGATCAGGTCGGTCACCGCCAACTGGACCTCCTTGGGTTGCTCCTCGAAGGTCTTCATGACCCGAGGACCAGCCTTCAGGGCATCGGCGACCTTGGCGGCGAACAGAGCCTCGATCTCTTGGTCGGTCAGACGGCGTTGGCCGGTTTTGACGGCGGTGTAGTTGATGCCCAGGTCGCGCAGGTACCGAGCCGCACCGGGCTGATCCAGGTTGAAACCGACACCAATGGTCCGCTTACCGACCGAGTCTCGGTAGACCTTCGCCCGGCGACCCTCGTTGGGGTGGATGAACTCCTTGGCCTCTTCCAGGCTCAGGGATTCCCTTTGGAAGGCCGTATCTGGCCCGGGGGGTGTCTCGGTAGGGGGCGGCGGGTAAGATGGCTGTGTGGGCTTCTGGTGCGTCGCAGTGGCCGGTTCCTTGGCTTCCACCGGTGGCTGGTAGCTCTCCTTGTTGCCGAGAGCCTTGGCCGCCAGCAGGCCGAGGAGGACGCCAGTGCTCGCCATGGCGGCACGCTTGGTCCACGGAAGATCGGCCTCGGACACCATAGGAGCGAATAGGCTATCGACTGATTGGCTGAGTCCAACCGATTCCTTGACGATTCGGCGGGGTGGCCGGCGCACCTCCGTTTGATGAATCCACAGCGGTTGTGCTTTCGCAGTCATGCATCTATCTAAGTCATGCACCGCGTTGATCTGACCGACCTTGCCAGGATCTCTGAAGCTCACTACTCGGATGTCTTCGGTGCAGCGATGCGGCGGTTCCACGACAAGTACAAGGACGCCGGTCCCGAGTTCTTCGTGAATTTCAACCCGGTGGTCAGCGATCCCCGGGACAAGACCATCCTTGGCCAGCAGAGCGATATCCCGGCACCCAAGAGCGGGCCGGACGCTGGGCACCCCCTGTTCAAGAAACCCGACCACAGCGACCCGGTGGGCACCTACGTCTACCCTGCTGAGTACGTCGCCAACCACTGGCATGACCTCCAGTACGGGTCAGACATGGGCAACCTGCGGGTGCTCAAGGTCAACACCGATCCCGAACACACACTGATCCTCAGCGACATGACGCAGGATCAGTTCCTTGAGGCAATGAAACGCCTCAACCTGGAATTCCATGTCCGTGATCACGGCTGGATCTACACCCGGTCGAAGCGTGATGCGATTGCGATCTATGAAGCGATCTTCGAGTGGGAGGCACCGTCGGCACCCCATCACCGGGTGAACTCCTACGGCAAGGTGCTCTTCAAGCTCATCCAGAACGACTACCGCTTCGAGCCCAACGTGCCCGAGGAGGATGAGGATGCCGATGAGGAGGAGGGCGAGAACTGGAATGCATTCATGGAAACTGGGTTGTCGAAAGACAGCAAATACTCCTCAGCCGGTGAGTTCAAATACGAAGGTCAATTGAAGGTCCAGCACGTCACTGAACTGACGCAGATCAAGCAGACTCGTCGTCTGTTGAAGGCCAAGTATGAAGTGGTCATCGACCGGGCCAAGACTCCGCTGGAGGCTACGATCTACCCGTCCGAGCCAGAGCAAGCCGTCTGCCTGACCAAGCGGTCCTACGAGGTGGTCGACACCTACAAGATTCAGAACGCTGCTCAGGGTGACCAGACCGTCAGACCAGAACGTCTCGACCGTGAGAAGCTGACCAAGAAGGCTGGGTGGTTGATCGCCAAGACCATGGGTGAGTCGATCACCGAGAACGTCAGCCATTTCTTCAACCGCGAAGGAGTCAACCAGCCCGGTCGAATCAGGAATCTCCACATCCTGCGGAACTGGATCTCCACCGAACGTGTTGAGCAGCACCCCATCTCGTCATGGGATCCCACTGGTCAGATGACGGCTATCGATGCCTGGGTAACCACCAAGGGCAACCTGATTGTGGTCGATACAGTTGTCGCCAGGGCCGAGACCGTCGCCGATCCACAGGCCAAAGCACGCACTCATCAGTCAGTCTCAAAGGCTCGCATCCGTCCCGGTGAGGATCAGCAGGCGATCACTGACAACCTCACCAGCTATGTCGACTCGGCGATGGACAAGTCTGAGCATCGCAAGTTCGGCGCTCACAACACCATCTCTTTTGCGATCGGTCTGGTCACCGCTGCGGCACAACCAACGTTCATCAGAACCAGGGCGAAAGAGAGCCTGTCAGATCTGCCGGCGAAGGTTCAGGAGGCGTTGCACAAGAACAGCGCCACTGCACCCTTCAAGCGGATCACCAACGCTCTGTTGGAAGAGTTCGTGAAAGCAGCCAAGAAGAAGGTCGCTTTGGTCAAACCACACGCAGATTCAGCAGCGAGTACATCCGCTGGAAATCCTCCGACAGCCACACCAGCGGCACCGGGTGATACTTCGGCGCATCCAACACCATAAAGCCGAGAGCATCGTTCCAACAGCCGGCGTAGAGGCACCAACGCTTGGCGCACTGGCTTTCAACGAGCCACCAGATGGCTGACATGCAGTTGTGACGAGCACAGGATGCAATGATCCGATCACGTGGATCCAATTCAGTGCTCAGACCGGTGAAGCCGTTCTGACCGGTGAGTAACTTTACACCACCATCGACCATCAGGTGGTAGAAGATGTCGGCGATCTCTGCGCCTTCTGGTCCGTTCTCTTCGCAGTAGCCACGACGAGTCAGATACTCTTCGATATCTGGCTCTCGTTGCGCTTCTGTAAATCCAGGAAGATAGGCACCAAGGACGACGAGACTCATAGCGTCTAATTACGGTGCTGATGCTCGGCGAATAGTCGCAATTTTTCTTCCGCTTCTCGTTGCATTTTGACTGGGTACCACTTCAGACACTCCGAGCCGAATGACTCTGGCGGAGCCTCCCTGTTCAACCAGTCTTTGATGTCTTGGTAGTTGCGTGTGGTGTAGTGTGGATTGTTCAACACCTTCTCGTAATCGTTCTCGAAGCATGCCTGAAGAAAGAGATCCTGAGGGATCTGTCCGAACGCAATCCAGGCAGCGATCCAGTAGTGAAATTCTGGGAGGACCGGAGTCTTCTTCAGAGAATGGATGACGTGGTGGTATTTCACCGTTGGTGTACCTTGACCAGATCATCGCGGAGCTTGAACAGTTCACGACGAACTTTGATGCTGGTCCAGAGCACCCACGCTTGAAGCGAGAGAAGGATGCTGGTGATCACCCATGTGATGGTTGCAAGCACTGGGTGATCATTGGTGAAGAAGGTGAGGCCACCGAGTGCCAACAGAACGGTGGGTGGGAGAGCCTTGATCGTTTCTTTGGTCACCTGCCAGAACGTTGGGCGCTTAGCTTCACGGATTTCTTTGAGAGCATCTTTGATCAGATTGGCGGCGTTGGTTGCCATGGCTTCTCTCAGTGGACGATGGGGGTGACGACGCCAGCCTTCTTGGCTGCGGCCTTCTCTTCACGGGTCATGCGGCGGTAGGAGCCACAACCCGTGCGGACCAGGGTGGGCTTGTTGGGCAGCCACTTACGGATCTGGCTCTCGTAGTAGGTTTTCGGTGCATTGTGATTCCACGATGCGACACAGGTTCGCTTCTCCTTGTCAATCGTGTGAACCTTGATCGACCAGATGCCGAGCGTGCTGAGCTTAGTATTGCCCATCTTATACGAATGGCAGTCGTAGACGACGGAATTCTCTTTCAGGCTCTCGAACTTCATAGAGTCCTCAGTTTTCAGATGGGCTTGTTTGAGATTTCTTTCCTGGTTTCCCATTCTTGATATCTGGATTACAGGTGCAGATACCATTTGGTTTCAAACCTGGACAGTTGTCATCATGATAAACTGTGACGTGTGTAACAGATCCAGGTTTCAGTAAACCAGCCTTTATGATTTTTTCGATATAGGATTCTTTTGGTTTTTTACTCACAGTACCTCCAGCAGCGGGATATGGTTTTCGAGGGAGACACGGACCTTCACTGGTCCTTTGGCTTCTTGGTAGAGCTTGAGGAATGTCGCGGCGAGTCGAGTGGTGACCATGACATGGACACCACCAGCATTGTCGGGCAGCCATTGGTCGACCACATACGCAGCAGCTTTCGCAGCGGCCTTGCCGATATTTGGCCCTGGGGTGAGAGTTATGGTGAAGGGGGTCACGCCTCGACCCGTTTTGCCTTGGCATTAGACACGCCGTAGTCAACGCATGCCTGTTTGGCCTCGATCAGAGTTTTTCTGGTCGAATAGCTGGATCCGTTGATGGAAATCACCCAACCTTCTTTTTGCTTCTTGATCAGATATCGGTTCGATCCGATATCTGCACAGTAGTAAGCACCGTTCACGGTATCCCAATGCGCAGTCCACAGGAACCGTACCGGTGGGTTGAGCAGCTTCTCAGCGTTCGAGATAGCCGTGTGGAAGCCAGGAAATGCTGCTCCGTTGATATAGGCACGGTGCGAGAAGTTGACGAGTTCTTGCAGGACCTCTCTGGTTTTCTTGTTCATTTGAAGACGATCTCCAGAATGGTCGGCTTGGGAGTGTAGAGCGGCATCCGAATGGAACCGGGAACCTTTGGTGGGCACCCACCATTGAGTCCTGAGAACTCGGTCGCACACCTCTGTGTTGCGAGTTTCGGCATCCACAAAGTGACGCTCAGAATCACCACCTTGTGAGGAAGGGGAAAAGAGATCTTCCCCTTCCTGATGGTGCATTCCTTCGTGTGAGATTTCATCTCAGGCAGCGAAGCGAGACTCGTGGATCCCTTGGGCAGGTAGTCGACCCGGCAGTGAACCTTCATGCGTACCACGAGCAGTAGGTCTCGCGGCCATCCCACAGGTGGGCGCTCTTGCCGTAGGTGTACTTGGCCGAGTTGCCGATGTGGAAGCTGTCCTGGCTGACCAAGGTGACTTCGATCACCTCGCCTCCGGTCGATTCGAGATCGGCGGTGACGTAGGCCGACATGCCCGAGCAGCCCTTGGTGATCTTGTAGCCGATGGGCTGGACCAAGAGCTTGGTGCGGCTCTTACGACCGACGACCCTGAAGAAGTCGACGTTCGTCTGTTCCCAGCCCCACGAGTGGACGAAGATCGTGCCGTCGGCGTGCTTGCTGCTGTCGATCGCGGCCTTGGAGGCTTTCTTCTCAGCCTTGTAGGCGGCGACGCGGTTGGCGATGGCGTCGGCATCTTCGAGGAACTTGGTCACGAAGGCATCGCGCTGTTCGACCGTGCGGAAGTTGTGGAAGAAGTCGGCCTTGTTGCGCTTGCCAAGAAAACCCTTGGCCAGGATGACCTGCTTCCCGCCCCGATCTTCGATCCAGGCGTAGGCCACGCCGTGACCCGTCTTCGAGTCGAGCTTGGTGGCGTTCTTGTCAGCCGAGGGGAGGAAGTATTCGCGGGTGAGGGTGATGGCCATGGGTTTGTCCTTTGCTGTGCTTTGACCAACGAAGTATAGCGACCTTTTGGTCGCTGTCAACTACCTACTTTTCGAGGTCTGCGAGCAGCTTCTGACCATAGGCATGATCATTCTCGGCTTCGCGGATTCGATCGGTCACCTGGAGGTAGGTGGTCGATCCCAGCCCTTCCAGGGGCAGAACCTTGAGATTCGTATCCACGGCATGCTTCAGGCGGTGGAGGGCGGCATTCCAGGCCAGCATGTCGTCACGGGCCGGTCCCGGGCTGTAGGTCGGCAGAACCTGATCAGAGCGGGCCATTTCGTAAGAGATGAGGATTTGAATCTCATACCGTAGGCGATCCGCCAGGGCCGGGCTGAAGTGACTGGTATCGAAGGAGGTCAGGAGTGGGCGGGTCATTTGTATGCTCGCTTTGACTAAGTGGTCAAAAGATGGTTGATGTTGAGCGGTCTGGTAGCCTTGAAGGCTAGCTCGCCCCACTTGCGGCCACGTCCATCGATCTTGGCGTGAAACTGACCACGCTTCATGATGACTGAGTAGGAGGCGATCTCCTCGTTGTTCGGGTTGAACAGGGCGACCGAGAAGAGGGAGTGGTCGACGTAGTATTCCTGTGCCACAGGGGAGATCGGCAGGCCGATCTGCTGCACGATGTCGATCAGTTGGTTAGTGCTCCCACAGTCAAACCCCTGTTCGGGGTACTGCGGAACGTCATAGACCGGGGGAACCGGCAGACCGTCGTCGAGAACTTGGATGCTCATCAGACCCTCAGTTCTGGTAGTTGGCTTCAGCCTGGGCACGCAGGGCAGTGATTTCGTCGAGCGAGAGGCGACCGGCGAGGTAGAGCAGGTGGAGGACTTCGGAGGAGGAGTTGCCGCCACCGATCTCTTTGGTCTGGAGGAAGGTCGAGCGGAAGTCGCGCACCGGCTGGCTCAGAGCTTCGAGCAAGAGCTTCTGGAGTTCGAGCTTGGCCTTGGCGAACTTGCGTTCCCGGGTCGTTTCAGCGTTGTCGACCTCGTACTGGGCATCCGGGGTGACCGTGGCCACATCGCCTTCCAGAACCTCGCGGGAGAGCGGGAAAGCCTCTCCGGTGGAGAAGGATGGGTTGGCATCGCTACCGCTGCCATCCAGGCGCAGTTCGGTGCGGAAGAGGGTGCCGGGCTTGACGTGCTCGGACTGGAAGTCGCGGGTGAGGTCGGTTTTGCCGAGGATGAAACGGGTACCAGCCTTGAGCACCGGGCGATTGAGCCAGCCTTCGCGCATGCGCTTATCGACCACCTCAGCGAAGGGGTTGGCGATGTCCTTGGTGAGGACGTGGGCGGTTTCGGTGTAGTGGTAGGTCATTCGTATCCTCGCTTCGATGAGCAGAGTATAGCGACCTTTTTGTCTAAGTCAACACCTTCTCTATGTGGCCTGGGGTGTACCGCTTCCCACCCGGTGATGGCAGATCACGACCTGCGATCCAACGGGCACCGACCAACGCAGCGTTGAATCGGAGCCACGTCTTGATCTCCTGGTTGGTGAGGTTCATCTCCTCGAAGGCAGGTTCGGTCCCGAAGACCTTGTTGTGTGCCTGCAACAGTTCAGCGACGATCGACAGGAACTGTTGCTTCCGGGCGATCTTTTCGGCTGTCAGTGGGGTGGGCATCGTTTGATTTTCCGTGAATTGCGGCGGTGCAGGTGGTGAGGAAGTAGACAACAAGGATAATGGTCGCGCATTGTGCGACCTCCGAGACGGCGGTTGGCCAGTTCTTCGGGTTTTGACCGGATCCTCTTCGGTGGTGGAATCAGGCATCATCTTTCTCCTGGGCTCGGACGAACTTGAAGATCTTGGTGGCGATATTGGTGCCGGATTCTTTGAAGGTCTCCTCGGGCAGATCGAAGTCTCCAAAGGTCTCACAGAAATCACTGTGACAGATCTCCAGCAGGCGCTTGTAGGGATTGACATCCTTGTGCAGGAAGTTGGCCGGCACGATGGCTACCAGGACGCCACCCGGCCTGAGAAAGTCCAGCGCATGCAGGATGTGTTCGGCATCCTGACCGTTGGAGAACGGTGGGTTCATGACGATGCGGTCACAGGAACGACCGATGGTCGGCTCGAACTGGAGGAAGTCGCCATGGCGGGCCATCGGGTACTTCTTGCGGAGGATGGCGACGGCCTCGGGGTTGAATTCGATCATGTCGACTGTGTTTGCGGAATCGGTTCCGATTGCACGAAAGATTGCATCGACCAGGGCACCTTCACCTGCTTCCGGTTCCATGATTCTCTGGCCAACCTTCAGATCGGCATGACGTACCAGGATGTCAGCCGCGAAGTCGGGCGTGTAGAACGACTGGAAGAGGTTCTTCTTGTTCACCACCTCACCGGTGCCCAAGGCTTCGTCCAGCACTTCGGTGATGGGTTTGTCGAAGACCGTGGCCTGCGCCGAACGGTTCCACTTCCCTCCCAGGAGTTCCAGGATCTTCGCGCATGCCTTGTAGACCTTGGGATCCAGCTTCTGCTCGATCTTGAGATGGTTACGGTTCGGGCCGGTGATCACCGCATTGCGGAGGATCTTGGCGATGTCGGGATCGATTTTGACTTTGGTGCTGGCAGCCATGAGGTTCTCTGGGTTGGGTTGATTGATGAAGGACTTATTTTCTCATGTGCGCCGACAGACCCCACCAGCAGAGCGCATCGCGGATGCGGAGGGCGTTCTCGATGTGGTGACGGCGGTTCTCGTTTTTCATCCTGGCCATCGCACGATGGACGATCAGAAAACGTGCCATGCCGAAGGCGTGGTCGAGGCCGACTGTGTAGCACTTGATCTTGATGTCGCAGTGATTGGTCGCACAGACGATCTTGCGACCGTGGTATGGCTCGAACCCAGCCGACCGATGCCGCTCGTCGATGCCTGCGGTGTAGATCTCACGCAGACGATCTCCGGCAGCATGCTGGAGCGTGAAGCCAGCATCGGCTTCTAGGTGTGGGAAGAGGGTGGCGGTGGCGTTCATGCCGACCTCATGGGCCAGGGTTGGGGATTCTCCGCCTTGGGCGGGAGCTTGCCGGCTGCGACGCAGTCGGGGCACACGTCGTACTCGGTGCGGTAGCGGGCGAACTTGTTGCGCTTGCCACGGATGGGAGCGGTCTCAACCGGTCCACAGGCGGCAAGGTAGCCCCGGGAGTCGTAGGAACCGCTTGGCCACTTGGTGACCACGACTTTGTTGGTGCAGCCTTCGCAATCGCATTTGCGATGTAGGATGCCGGTGTCTCGGTTCTCGATGATCATCATCCTTCTCCGACTTGAACGAGTTTGCGACGGTAGGTGGGCTTGCGCTTCTTCTTGGGCGGCGAGTAGCGGTAAGCGCGGCGTTCGTCGCCAAGACTGATCTGAGTGAGGTCGTAGGCGTCGGCGATGACCTGACGTTCAACGAGGTGGTGTTCCAGGCGGACGCTGCGACCGTTCTTGTGGGCAGGAACTTCCAGCGTTGGCCGGTAGTTGCCAGCGGCGTTCAGGACATCGGTCAGATCTGAGAAACCGGTATGAAATCCGACCAGACGATCGAGGACTTTCAGGGCGGCGAGGGCAGCAGCGAGGCGCTTGCGACCACCCGGGAACTTGGTGACCTTGTCACCCTCGATGATCTGCACTTCGTTGACGGTCGTGTCGTTGTTGCTCATGCCGGGAGTATAGCGACCAATTTATCTAAGTCAACACCTACTTGGTCTCTTCGCGTTCCTTGGCAGCGGTGGCGATTTTTCCCATTTCACGCTGAACGGTTTGCAAGTTGTTCCCGTGGTGGGCTACTATCGCCATCGCGGTGGTATCTTCCCGCACATAGTGACCAGCCAGACGAAGGTGCTCCTGAGCCGCTGCGATGTGACGCTGAGCGTCGCGGTACTCACGAGAGGTTAGTTGGTGGGCCATGGTGTTCTTTTCATGTGAGAAGTTTCATTTCCCGCAAGGCGTTCTGAGCCGTGGTGTGCATCTCGAAACGAAGATCTGGATTTCCACGAACACGTTCAGATCGATGGTTGGAGATAGATCTCAGGGCTGCGATGGCGGTCTGTAGTTGCTTGGCCATGTCTTCGATGTCGATGAACTTCACGTAGCTGCCGTCGTTCATCGGTTCGAGATCATAGCGTGGACCACCTTCGCAGTCGCCGACTCCGTAGCGTTGGAGAGCCATGAATTATTCCAGTTCGATCCAAATCGAGACATTCACTTCTGGCGTACCGCCAACGAGGTCGTTGTGATATTTTAGGACGTGTTCGTGTTCGACCTTACGGACGATGCCGTAGACCGGCCCTCTTTCTTCATGGTAACAAATGTGCTCGTCGATTTTCGGAATCGAGGCACCGGCTGGCCATGTGAGCATGGTCAGGATATCAGAGTCGTTTGGATTTTCCTTTTTGTAATGGTAGATGGCGATGGATTGATTGCTGAGCATTGGTTCTTTCCTTACGAATGCTTACAAATTATCTACATACGACTGAAGCGCGTTGTCTCTCTGCTCTGCGGTGTCATATGGGCCATGCTTGTTGCACCACACTTCATCCCAGAACCAGAACTTGCCATCCTCTTTGAATCGAGGATCTGAGGAATCACCCTTTGCCTTCTTGGTCTCTTCGGCGTTGCGGTATTCCTTGAGTCCCTTCTCAGCCGCAGCACAGCGCATGCTGATGGCATTGATGCCATTGGTCAGATCACCACCGAAGGGACCGTTGGGATCTCCGAAGCCGCCGAGGGCTTGTCTGGCGCTGTCGATCTGTGCTCGCATACATTTGACGCAGCAGCCACAGGGGCCATCACCGTCTTCCATGCAGCCGACACCACGGAGCATGTCGATCTCTGCCTGTTTTTGCTCGTTGCCATGCCTGAGTTTTTGCAATTCTTCCTTGGTGAAGGCATTGACCTTGAGCAGGAAGAAATCAGGTAGGCCGGTGTCGACGTTGGGGACATCTGGATAACCAACGACCTTGGCGAAGTTGACCAACATGCACTTGCCCTGATAGAACAGTTCGTCGTACGCCTTCTCGGCGTCGGTGACCTGGGTGAAGTCATGCTCGTTGGCGACCATGAACATGGAGATCTTTTCGAGGAGTTTGAAGTCCTTCGCTCGTCCGATCTCCCCCATGCATTCACGCAGTAGCTCGGATCCAGCCTTGATGCGTCCGAGCAGATGTCGGCTGTATTCTTGAAGTTTGGCGATCTCGTCAGCCTGTGTGGATTCTGTCATGGGCTCCTAATTAGCGACCTTTTAGGTGCTATCAATCGTTATTTGATCGGTTTGATTGGATAGTGGGCGATCGGAATGATCGTGGCCACACGGCAGATGGTGCGCTTCGTTCCTGGTTTCAGGAAATACCAGCACACCGATCTGGTTCCGTTGTTGGCGATGGTGACCTGCCAACCCTTTTTTTGCAGTTGCGGTCTGATGCGTAGCAGAATATCCAACACTGCCTCAGCCGTCGGTGTGAAGGTCGGCGTGGTCTTGGCCGCAAGTTGTTCCAGATCACGGATGGTTTTGATGTAGGTCACGACTGCTCCGCGATGGTGTAGGTGAGGCTGTTGATGTTCTCGTATCCGGCTTTGGTGAGGGCGGCGAGGATCTTCTCCTGAGTTGATACCGAGAAGACTTCAACGTCTGGATTCCAGTAGTCGCTGCCGGTCTCTCCAGCTTTCTTGCCATAGAAGGTGCAGAGAAAGGTGCGTTCCTTGGCCTCGAATTGTTCCAGCATTCTCGCCACGTTGAAGTGGGTCATCCAGCACCAGCCGTTGACCCCGTCGATGAATGTCGTCGGGTAGATGCCGGTGCGAGGGCTGTGCGGCGAGATGATAGATGCCAGGGCGTCTTCGTACTGGCCACAGAAGACCCCTGAGGGATCAGTAGGATCCACGATGCTCAGTAGGAACTCTCCATTGCTGTTGATCTGCAACGGCTCCTTGAACTTCTTCTCGAAGCAGGCAGCGAGGTGACGCAACCCCTCGGCCAGCTTCTGTTCACGGGCGATGGCAACCTCGATAGGGCTGCCTTTGAAGTCATGGTGATGATAGGTCATCAGATCACTTTGAGGCTGAGGTGTAGGTGCGGCAGGTGTGCTCGCCATTGGCGCTGCGGCGTTCTTCGATGCGGGTGGTCACGGTGCGGAGCATGCCGTTCCACGTGGTGCGGACGGTCAGTTCCCAATCGATGGAGAACTTCCGATCCGGGCTGGTCTCGTTCCAATTGGCGATCTCACCCTTGGTACGCCACCGCTTGTCGTTGCCGTTGACCGCAAAGAGGGTCGGTCCCTCTTTGGACGCGCACATCTCGATGAACTGCTCGACGATGGTTGGATCGGCTTCGACCTTCTTGCCACGGGCGCGGATCTGTTCAGCGGCGGTGGGCATTTGCAGCGTCTTCATTTGAAGATCCTCTCACCGGTGATGATGTCGATGGCGTTGGGTCCGAGGTTGGCGCGGATCTCGCACAACTCCTCAGCACTGCGCACACGGGGCTGAGCCCGGTAGGCGGCGAGGAAGGCGTCGATCTCGGCATCCAGGGCGGCCTTGTGCTTGACCCGGTCATAGCCAGCCGGCGCATTGGCGTCCAGGCAGTCCATGGGGACGCAGTGGTCGTTCTCGACCCAGCGGAGGATACCCTTCTCATCGATCAGGGCTTCGGCGCGGTACGGGCTGTTGTTCATGCCCGAAGTATAGCGACCATTTTGTCGCTGTCAACAACTGGTTGGTGGTATTCGTCTGGTAGCCCCGATATACATAGAACATGCTCCTGATCGACATCGCTGACAGCACTCTTCCAAGTCACCTCCTGTTGGCACAGGCAGTTATGGAAGCCGTTGGCAAGGCAAAAGAGATGCCGATGGGCTGGAAGCATGTCTCCAAGTACCTGACCGAAGAAGAGAAAGGGAAGATGCGGAAGGACACCGCACAGAAGTTGATCAACATCTTCCGTTCCCTGCCCAACGAGAAGGAGTTCGAGGCATCAGCCCGTGCCGGCCAAGCCAAGAAGGGCTGGTACGCAGCCTCCGCCCAGGCTCTGATGGAAGTCTTCGGACCTGACACCCCTCGCTTTGCCGCCTTGCTGGCCAGCCTCTCCCCTCAGGTGTCGGTGCAGGAGAACCTGCGCAATGCCATCCGTTTCTGGGAGAAGTGGATCGAAGCTGGTCGCCCAACCCATGGCAAGGAACTCGACGCTGTTGGCCATGCAGCAGTCGGCCAGCCACGCTGGGAGAAGATGAACTGGAAGCAGAACGTTCAGCGTTCGATGTTGCACGAAAGCCCCGAGAAGGTTGTCCTGTCTTCGGGTGGCATGGCTGGCAAGGTCGACAGCTTCCGTGCCAATCTCCTGGGAGATCTCAGCCGCGTCACCAACGACGCCTGGATGGCCCACTTCGCCAACATCGATCAGGCTCTCTTCTCCAGCCCCGCTGGCTACCTCGCCATGACTGCCCGCGTCCGCAAGGTCGCTGCCAAGATGGGCTGGTCACCGGCTGAGGTGCAGGAGACCGTGTGGAGCTTCTTCAAGGCTCTGCACGAGAAACAGAATCAACAACATCAGGGTCGCAAAACGCTGGAGAAGCTGGGTCATGACGACGTGAACTCGTCTGAAGATTTCGCTGATCTGCTGGTCCGCGACGAAGAGGTGAAAAATGCACTCAAAAGACTCCGGGATCGAGGGCTCGTTGGAGAACCTACTCCGCGCTCTAGAGACGGAGGGCAAGATCCAGGATCAAGCCCACAATCCGCAGCAGCGCAAAGAGGTCTTGCTGGCAGTCTTGGGCGGGTCGCCGACCGAGCAGAAGCCCTCAAGCACCGACAAGACCTCCAAGAACTCGCCACCCGTGGCTACCACTTCCCCAACGCCACCAACATCAAGTACGGGCACCACCACGTTACCTTCACGCTAGTCGATCCACGTGAGATCGCCGAGTGGAAGGAAAAGATGCGCAAGCCGGAGGACACCTACTCGCTGATCCTTGGTCGCAAGGATGGCAAGTGGGATCGTTTGTCTGGTGTCACGCATGGCATGCCGACGGTGACCGACAACGGTACCGATGTCACCATCACCCTGCCATTCGCTGAACGTGAGAAGATCAAGCCAGCAGCGATTGATGCCGAGCGTTGGCGCTACGTTGATGCGAAGAAAATGGAACGTGCCAAGAAGTTGAACAAGGCAGTTTAGTGTTGACTTAGACCAAATGGTCGCTATAATGTGGGCATGAGCAACAGCACCACCCCCGCCACTAAGACCTACCTCGTCCGCTTCGGCGGCGGTGGTTACAACACGGTCAATGCTACCAGCAAGCGTGAGGCTGAGAAGAAAGCAAAGGACAAATTCAACTTTGCCATTTCTTCAGTAGCTTTGCCCAAGAAGGGTGAGATCGAAGCTCTCGACGAGTTCTGGGCCAGCCAGTTCCGCTAAGCCACCAGGACCTTCCCGGTCAGTGAGTCGAGCAGTTCGTCGGCAGCCTTCTTGAACTGACCAGGGAACTGGGCCAGGACCTCCTTCGTCCCCTCGGCATGGCCGGGCTGGGCGTAGGCGGTCCACTTCCGTTTGCCGTCATCGACCTTGATTGCCCCATTGGAGGCGTTCAGAGCCACGTTGCCGGTGAGAAGGTACTCGGCGAGCAGATCCTCGGTAATATGGTCAGGATGGGCGTGGAAACGGCCTGTGTGGGCACTGGCTACGTGGTGGTGTTCACGGCTACCAAGGCCATGCAGCGTCGACAGGCGATTCAAAGCCTTCCAGACCACCGTATCGACGACACGCCACTCCAGAGACTTGCTCGACTCGGCGATGCCGGCCATGCGGTGAGCCACGTGGCCTGACTTCAGTTCGGTTTCATCTGGTACGGTGACGATGATCGAGATGACACCAGGGGTCGGCATTGCGGTGTCGACCTGCTTCTCGAAGACCCCATGCTCCAGTTTGTCCTCGGTGCGATAGGTCCGAAAGTCACGGGTTACCTCGGACCAAGGCTTGAGGATGGGCGTCAGCATCAGAAGAGGATGAGGTGCGTGATCGCCAGAGCCCAGCCGGGCTGCTTTTCAATCGGGTAGGTCCAGCGGTGGGCGAACTTCGCACCGTTGGTGAGGATCACCTCGACGGTGTCGAACGTGGCACCGACCGAGGTCAGGGCATCGAGTTCGACTTCGAGTTCGACAGCGTACTCATCCGCGTTGAACGGATAGGTGACGCCAAGGGAAATGGCCTTCTGAGTCAGTGCCAGACCGACACCGTTCCACTCCAGACCATCGGCGAGCAAACCGCTCACGTCGGCTTGGGTGTGGAAGTAATTCTCGGTCAGGATCGTGTCGTACTGCGGCAGCGGGGTGACTTGGGTGACCGGTGCTTCGAGGGGACGGTTGTTGACGTTGTCCCAATGGTTGGCCAGGGCATTGGAGTAGCCGCAACGATACTTCTTCACCTGGAAGCCGAGACCGATCGAGCCCGGCGTGTTGGAGAACGCAGCCGCAGCCGAACGACGAGCGTCGTTGACGACCGTGTTCTTCTCGAACAGGGAATCGTAGGTGGTCTTGCCAGTGAGGGCATCCCAGCAACGCATGCGAACGTAGCCCTGGGCAATCTCACCTTTACGGGCGAAAGTATCGTGTGATCTCATGAGGGCTTCCGGATGCGAAGGATGTAATTGCCGAGGGAGGAGAACGGGGTCAGATCGAGACCGCTGGTGGCGATACGATAGACGACAACCTGCGGCACACCAGAGAGCATGAAGAACGTCGCCTTGTAGGCGGTGGTCGGCAGTTCAACACCATTCTCCAGCAGCGAGATCTCGCCACCGGATTCCTGGAAGTCTGACCAGTCATACTGAGTGGTCAGTGGGAACACCTGATGGTCGATGTCGTTCAGAGCACCGAAGGAGAAATTGATCCGGATGTTGAGCGGATCCTGTTCGAGGTTGACCGCACGCAGTGTGGAGGCGGCATAGCCGGTCTCATTCTGCATCGGGCCGGTGTAATAAACATTTTCGTTACCAACCAAAGTCTCCCAGGTCTTGCCGAGGAGAACTCCGTCGTTGGCGACGATGACCGGATCATTGATGAGAGGGTCATTCCAGAACGTGGCGGCGAACTGGCTGGGCACCTTGGTGTTCAGGAAATACAGGCGCTGAACCGGGCCGGCGACCTGAGTCCAGTCGTGGTTGCCGCTCGGGATGAGGACGCTGTTCTGCACACGGACATCGATGTTGATGGCTGCACCGTTGGTGCCGATGGCGCGGATGCTGGCGAAGACGGTCAGGTCGGGACCTGCGGCGACACCCTTGTAGGCTTTCGAGCCACGTTCCTTGATGACCTTGAGCAACTTGTTGGTCGAGTCATACCAGGGCATGCCGGCGACGGCGTAGCCCGGCAGGGAGGCTCCGGCTTGGCTGCTCAGCAGGGAGTTGAAGTTGTCCCGGACAAGCTGGGAAACCGCCAAAGAGTTGAATGCCGGTTGTGTCGGGGTGAAGGACTGCATGGGCTTATCTAGCGGGTCCGACGCTTCTTAGGTCAGTAGAACAGGACGCGCATCGAGCCATCAGGTTCCAGTACGGTGGAGATGCCTCGGAATACGAACATTTCACGCTGGGTCAGGGCGACCAATTCAGCCCATGCCTCGTTGGTGTTTGGGATGTTCATCACCTTGCCAGCGACCGACTTGGGTGTGGTCACCGAGACCTTCTCACCCATCAGAAAACCAGCGATCTCGTTGATGCCCTTGCTGTCCTTCAGCAGGGCGTTCTGGATCTCCATGGCGCACTTGCAGTTGGGGTTGTCCTGGTAGCTGTTGATGTTCGCTTCCTGATTGGGGAAGCGTTCGAGGAACCTCCGGCGACGGGCGACCTCTTCAGGTGTTGGTGCGGCAGCATTCTGATACCGCAGAGCCTGGGTCAGTTGTTGAACGGTAAGTGCTAGCATGGTGACCTATAGATGGAGCGAAACGTCTTCAGAGACGGTCGAAATCTAACTTCTAGACGCTACATAACCAAGTGAGACCAGATCCTTTCATCGATATCGTATGTGGATTTTCTAAAATCCAGTTGTGTCTCGGTTCTTCGGGTCCGTCATCATCCAGTCTTTTTTCTTCAAGCTCTTCTTCGTCCTCAAGCTCAAGCTCGTCAAGCTCAAGCTCGTCAAGCTCAAGCTCGTCAAGCTCAAGCTCGTCAAGCTCAAGCTCGTCAAGCTCAAGCTCGTCAAGCTCAAGCTCGTCAAGCTCAAGCTCGTCAAGCTC